TAGTTTCCATGGAGTACACTAAAAAATGTACTCTAGTAAACAACTTTTTGATTTAAACTGTGTACATTATACCAAAATAAGCTATATATGTATATGCGTATTTTTGACACACTTCGATCAGTTGGCTTTAATCGCAAGTTTAAATGAAAAAAGGCTGGTCAATCTTTTGGACTGCCAGCCTTTTGATTACTTATATCTCAAGTAGAAACCAAATAACTAAGGCACCAAATGCGATATAAAATAAGATCCCTAAACCTAAGGTTTTTAGTTTTTCCTTCACAATGACCTCTAATAACGTGTCCACATGAACACCTGATCATATTAAACTAGGTAAAGGCATAAGTCAAGAACTTCATTATAAATACTATACTATATTTATGCTTTTGGTGAAAGGTAAGCTTTGAGCATAAAAGTTTAGATCAGGATCTTTACTGCAATAGTACATGTCAAATCGTTCCATTAAATCCGTAACCTTGTGCGTACTAGCTGCCACCATTACTTTTTTTGGTATATAGTAGGTATTAAAATCTATACTACAATCTAAATGATCAAAAGATCCTATCGTATAAACTACCTCAATCTTTTTACGGTCAAAGCCGTAGTCTAAATTGTTGAACGATATTACACGATTATGTATATCGACAATATTGTTTAATAGCCTAACATCATCAAAATCAAGGCCAAACTTTTCAATAATTGGATGAATATGTTGGTAAAGTTCTGCTTGAGTTGGAATACCTGCAAATTCAAAATTTACTAGGTCTTCCTTGATCGGGGCATGTACAAAACATTTGAATTTTCGGTATTCCATAGTAGGTAATTATCCTAGTGATTGCATCCTAAGTTTTCATAATGGACAGTGTGTAAACTTTTCATTTGATTCCAGTAACTTTGCACCAAGGAATCTGCCTTTGAAAAGATTGTATCGTAATCAGACAGGCGGTTTATCAAGCAATGCTTGATAGAAGAATGCCCATAACCAACTAAGTGCTTTAATTTATAACAGCCGTGACTAGGAACATCAGGTAAGAATAAAGGTCGGTCTGTTTGTACACTTTCTTTAACTGCATCCAACGCTGATACCATAAGCTCTAAAGTTTGAGCGGTATTCAGTAAGCTTCTAAAACACTTTACTGATTCTATTTCAATAACGAATTCTTTAATCAAGGACTCAAGAAAATGATATTGATTTAAAACCGCATTCTTATTGAAAACAACATCATCAGCACTGTTTGACTTATTTACAGCCTCAATTCCCGTTCTTATTTTTCTTAAATTCAATAGACTGAGTGGATCGGTTGCAGTGCCTTTTCCTATACAAGAAACTAGTGAAGTTAAAAAGCCGTTAGTTAATTCATCCATGTATTGAATGGCACATAAATGTTTTGCGTCCAAAGTACAGGCAGATAACTGCATATAGGATTTTGGATATATAGGTAACATAGCTTTCGTTTTACAGTTTGATATTAAATCCCTTAAGCATTCAAGTGTATCTAGGTCTAAGATAGTCATAAAGTTTCCTGTTTAATAGGCATTAATGATCCTGAATGTCCAAGCTCACGTAAATAAACTAGATAGGCAATGCAATCTAAAGTGTCGCCTTTAGCAAGATGTGCATGAAATGCTTTTAGGCATTCTTCTTTTGTGTTGAAGAATCGACCATCACCGGCTTCTACATTTGTAGGCGGATTACGCCAGCCATCTATTAAACCATGTTTTATTTGGGATTCAAGTAATTTTTGTTTTAACGCTGTTGTTGCTTTATCTACAACTAATTCTGTTTCTGTATGTAACTGTATAAGTGCAGGATCAAAAGTATCTGTGTTCCAGATAACAATTGTTTCAATTAGTGCAGAAGGATTTTGCGGATCAGCCGAACTAAAAGAAGAGGCATAAGCATCATCAGGTAAAATAGCTGGAACCCAAGACACATTAATTTTTCGCCATTCTCCGGCTGTTACCATTAATGGGTCTAAACCTAATTCTTCTATTTCTTTTGTATTCATGAAGGTTCTGTATTTTTGTTTAATGTTGGCCATACAAGGAATAATTTTATCACCCATTTTAAAGTCCCCGTTTAATTAAACGTTTAATAAAGTTAAATATTTTAATTTGTAAGACTGAAGCATTTTTTATATAGCTCTACATCATCTAGATTGCCGAATGTAACAGTTAGAGAATCAGAGTATACGACTATGGAAAAACCGAATCTTATCAGCTGTGTTTTAATAGGGTGTTTGGCTTCAAGTATTAAACTAATCAAGTTTTGATTTACGTGAAATTCAATAGCGTTTTGTTCTACATTGAAGTATGTAAGATTAAGTTGTATGCCGCACCAATTCAATGAATTTACATTGTCCAGCATAGAGTCGGCTGTGTGCTTTAATAAACTAAATAAAGGCTCTAGCATTGAATTTGAATTTGATCTAAACCTTTTTGCAAGTACCACAGATAGACTTTCCATTGCACCAAATAATAACATAGCTGTCTGAATATCTATAGGAGGGCAGGTTTTAGGATCACGGATAACCGTTTGATGACCTAAGACTAAAAATTTAGTACAAGACATATCCAGTGTAATACAATTCATTTGACGCATACTTGCATCATCTCTATCTTTGCCTGTTAAAGGAATCAAAGATTCACTCGTAGTGTAAGTTAAATCGAGAAAGTTTGTAATAAAACTATTTTTAAAATATTTGATAGATTGATCGTACAAATCCTTTATCGAGTTCTTAAGTTCTTGCCTTACCAACTCTTCTTCGGCTACAGATTTATCTGGTGCCAATTCTGCATAATAGCAAATTGTGTTTGGCTCAGGTAAGCATGTTTTATTAAAAGTAACGTCGAAGCGCTTTGGAGTTAAAGGTCTAATAATTTCAGATATGTCTGTATTTTTATCAAAAGTAAGAGCATAAGGTAGGTTCATTTTATTACCTGTAGTCATATTGAATCGACGTTACTGTTCAGATTACAATTTTAAATGCTAGTTAACGGACATAAATTAATTCGTATGCAATCAAATTTTCTCTAGGTGCTGCATGTCGAAAATGTGTATGATCTCCAACAAAAGTAAAGTCATTATTTTTACTGTGTGTCCAAATTAAGGAAGGTTCTGAATTCTCGAATTTAAGCATACGAATTTCATCAGGCTCCCACCAAGGTACATTGATAAATAATGCTTCGGCCATACTAATAACTTTTGTATCTTTAAAATCTAATGGTGGAACAGCATAAAGAACTGGTGCCTGTGTAGTACCATCACTATGGACGATTGGTAACAAAAAATTGTTTGTATCCTCTATGTGCTGTGCAAATTCGTCGATATATTGCCTATCCAACTTTTTCACTGAAGTCGATACTGACGCAGGTACAAATTGTTGTTTAAGTGCTGCCAGCAAAACTGCTTTAGGTACTTTGGTATCTATAAAGCAGTTAGCTAGTTTTACATAACGTTTCAACCAAACTTCCAGTATTGGATATTCCAGCATCAAAGCTTTATAAGAACCTAACCCTTCAAATTTAGTAGTCTCATTATTTGGAATTTTCATAAAGTTCCTATCATAATTATTTTTGTATTATTAGATCTCTTGCCTTATACATTGAAAAGCAAAGGAAAGCTGCTTTTCGTACTTGCTTAGATATTCATTTATCCAGTAAACATAAAATTCATAGGTATCTATTGGACTGTCGATGCCTTTGAACAGATCAGTATACGCATCGATCTGGTCTTTTGCGCATTTTAGTATAGAAGTATGACCTGCCTTGGTTAGATTTAGTAGATCCAATGGAGTATTAGGTATCCTTAATCTAGAAGGTTGAGTATTTTCTATGTTGAAAACAGGTCCTTTTAATTTAAATTTATCTAGTTTATGTGATAATACTTGAGCTTCGTAGAATAAAGGCACCAACTGTAACAGTACAGGATATTCAGCAAAAAATCTTGTTACTATGTTTTTAATGTCTGTGATGTTTTTAGTATGTGCCTCTAGAATTTCATCATCTGGAAAATGCGTAGTAAAATCTTTTTGTAAGGTATTGAGGATAGTGTTCTTATCAAAGTATTTTAGATCTAAGCCCTTTAAGGTGTTAGTGGATACTACTTTAACAGTGTTATTTTTTACTTCGGTCTTAAGTTCAGCACTGCCAAAAGAAGCAGGAAAAGACTTCGACTCTTTATAGTTTGATATTAAATTGATAAGAATTTGCTTATCTTTTTCCGAGAATACGTTTTTTGTTGTCAAAGTCTTAACCTGAGTCTTAATCATTTAGAGTACCCTTACTAAAATTATTCGTTAGATTTTACAAGCGCCTCCATCGCAGTCATTACTTTCGTCTGCTTGGCTTTCAGTATCATACTCAATGTCAGGATCAGGTACATCAAGATTATCCAGTGCATTAATATCTAGATCTACAGTTAGAAATTCATTTAGATCCCAAACTCTTTTAAGGGATGTTCCTGCAAAGTGCATTGAACGCATTACATTAGCTCGGATCTTAGCAGATACTTCAGGATATTCAGATTCAAAATCTGGAACAGGCTCATACATAAATGAGACAAGACTTTTTTCAACAGTTTTTTCAGTTTCACCTATAAAGCGATAAGTACCTAGTCTATAGATACGATCAAATTCAGAATCTTGATCGTAATCTTTAAATTGTGAAGTGTAAACATGAGTAGCCCAGCTAGGTAAGGCTTTCAAGTTATTCAGCATTTGCAGGTCTGCTTTGCTGTAAAATGAAATATAATTCTTATCTACTAATGCCAGATTGCTTTTTGTACATCGCTTAAAAAAATTTGGACTGTGTTCAAATCTATTTGTCATAAATTTGTCTTTAGTAAATAACTTACTAAATCCGTTTACCTGTACACCAAAAGTAGAGCCGTTCACTCTAGCTAATTCAGTGTAAGAATAGTCATTTTGTGCTTCTGGTAACACTAATAACACAGATTCGTGTTTTAAATAATCATACTTATAGCCAATAGCTATATAGTTTGGTAGATCCGGATCTACTTCAACATCTGCCTTATATTGTGATAGAATAAGTAAAGATGTGCGGATATTGCTATCTTTATTCTTCTCAGCAAATACATTACCGATCATACCAAAATTAATTTTTTGTAGACCACGTAAAGAAATTGGCTTAAAGTCGATCTCTAAAATTTGGTTCATTTCAGGTTTCATAAACTTACCTATTACTGGATTGTTGAATTTATTTTGATATCAAGCGATTCCATACTAATACCTGATTTATTAAGGCGATCAATAAGAGTTTCTGCTTGTGAAGGACTCAGTATACTTTGTTCCAAGTATTTTACTGTTTTCTTAATTTCCTCTATTTTTTCCAGCATGAAATTTATGCCTATTATATTAAATTCTGTTTGACCTACTTTGTATTGTTGGAATTCTGATAATTCAGGAACATGAATTGTCGAATTAGGTGAAGAACGCAACAAACGTTTTCGCCATTCAATATACTTGTTAGCTGTTTCTTCAAAGGCTATTTTTAAGTGTTCTTCAGTTAAAACCGTGTGTTCTTGTAATGGATCTAATTTCGTACTGTAATCAAGTTCCGACATTTACATTATCCTCTACTGGAAGATCTAGTACGTCTTTATCTTCAGCAACATGCTTTAATTGGTGTGCTAAAATATAAAGATTTATATAGGCACCTACATCTTTTAATTTTTTACCGTACCTATCTCGATAATCTGGTGTAGGTATAGATTCGACTTCGCTAATGAAATCCTGAATATTTTTACTTATTAAAACAGTGCTTTGCTTGCTCAGTAAGATTGGTCTGCCTACGTTCTTTAGAAAAGCATTATCTATGGCCGCTGTTATATTTTTTAAAATATCGTCTTCCACATAAGCTTTAGTATGCTGGTCTAGTACTTCTATAGTTTGAAGTACTATTTTTTGATCGTGCATACTTAACGCACTTTTATCAATTGACTCTAATAAAGGAATCAAAGATTTTAAATTTTTACTCTTCATGCTCTGTATCATGATCTGCCCTTACAACTTCAAACAGCATTCCATGTGTATTTAATTCCTTTACCAAAGTATCTACGTTAGTGGAACTAACAAGCCATTCAGTGTTCATCAAGCTTTGTATGTTTCTGACAATAAACTGACCAATATATTCAGAAAAGTTTTCTTGTGCAAAAACACTTTCTTTTAAGATAATTGTGTCGATAACACTAAAATCTTGGTCAATAGTATTTATACTGACAGGTTTCCATCCAGACTGTGCCGCATTCATATTTATTAAGGTTTTAGCTGAATAAAATACTGTAGAGTCAATTAAAAGATTCAGGTACGGCCTATCTGGCCTAGATGTCTCTGCGTCAAGACTTTGATACCAATATATTTTCTCTTTGATCGCTTCTTCAAGATTTTTTAGTTCTACGTGACTTACTAACATAAGGTTCCTTAATTCGTACCGAATAGCATTGTTTTGAGTTTATAAAATTTGAAGACAGATTATCTATGTCTAAATATTTACATATTAAAAACACTAAATCTTTCTTTATTAAGATAACGCCCTTCACTAGAGCGTTATCTTCAATGTCATTTATTGAAATGTATCCACGCCCTGAGTTATCTTCTTTTACATCAAGATCGCAACGAAGACACAAGTAAGGCAAAACAAGATCTATCATGTCAAAGAAAATTTGTTCTGCAACATAATAAGCCCTTCCCCAATCGCAGTAACCTAACTGCTTTAGATAAAAACATTTACGTGTATCCAGGTCATACTCTAAAAAACTCGTAGGTATTACAACAGTTGACATTCTACCATTCACAAAACTTCTAGATGCCACTGGAAACATATGTTTATCACTGTACATGTGTTTGACCAAAAACAAGAATCCGGTTTCATCTATATCAATATCAGAATTTAAATCCGCTCTTATAAAATCGTAGGCTGTTATATATGAAGTTCCGTGTACAAGCTTTGTTGCGGTACTGTCTACGATTTTGCTTGTGTTATCCTCAAAATTATATTCACATATTTTAATAGGTTTTTCTTCGTAAAGAAGCTTAGAAAAAGATTTATCATGCTTGTATGTTATAATAACTGATTCACAGCAAGCACTAAAACTTTTTATAAAATCTTTGAAGGCTAACTGCCAAGCAATAGATTTTTTATATCTTTTCCGAGTAGTTAGCCTTAACATACACTACCTTATATTAAATGATCACAGGCATTCTTAATGTAATGCAACCTAGAAAACGATCTACAATATTTAAACGACACAATTGCTATATTGCAACAGGTATTTAAACTTTGTATGTAGCCATCTAGCTGTGTTTGTCAAAAAGTTGCTCGCTTGAACCGTTTTTTAGTACTACCCTAAAGGTAGTGGATCTTCAGCAAGGAAATCATCAAGTGTTCTACTATCGGTAGCAAGATACTTGGGTAAAAATACGCCTGAAGTTCCCGACTCCATAAGTTTAGACCTACCAAATTCACCAACACGCACAGCATAAACTTTTGGCATAATACAACGATAGGCTTTTTTCAGTTCTTGCGGCTCACCACGCGCACAAGCCGCTGCATGAGATTTGCAGTCTAGTTTTAAACATTCGATTAGTCTAGGTATATGCCAAAAACCGCTGTCCATGAATTCGGGTACTTCTGTTAAATACCAACCAACAAGCTCACGCTTTTCAATGTCTTCAACAATTTCATGTTTATAGGGATCTAAAAATTTAAAACTTGAGTCAACAACCGTATATAGAAAATGTTTGTAACCTTGCTGTTCAGCCAAGTAAAGTTTAAGAGCGTACATAAGGCGATTAGATAACTCTATGTTTCCAATTACTTCGGTTCCATTACGACACTCATTAAGCAAGTGAGCAACTTTAGCATGGGCTGATTCCTGGTTTAACATGTTTAAAACTTGTGGTAGAATTTGCATTATGTACGTCCTTAATTAATTCACAAAACGATGCAACAAATTTCGTGTCATTGCATTCACTTTGTTATATTTTAGATAAACAGGCAACAACTGACGAGCAGTAGCAACATCACGACTCTTTGACATCAAAGCAGTTTTATTACGTGTTAGTAGTCTAGCAAGTTTATCAGGTTTATTTTTTAATATCCAAAGTAAGTTACTTAGTGTCAGAGTTTTAAGTGACTCAACATTAGCCTTACCTTTAGGTGGTTTGAGACCTACTGAGTGCAGTCTAACCAAATGATCTCTATCACGATAAGCAGATGCCATTCGATTACGAGCCAACACAAAATATTCTTTACTTAATTCAAATCCAACAAAACGTCTTAAACAAACTAGTGCTATTTTACCAGTAGTACCTGATCCTAAAAATGGATCGAATACTATATCATTAGGATTAGACCACGAAAGTATGTGATCATATACTAATCTTTCTGGAAAAATTGCAGGATGTTTAAATGCTTCGACATCGTTAGTTGAGTGGCCTTTACCTACAGGATAATACCAAATGTTACCTTTAATCTTTTCAGTTCCAACTGGCTTTCGCTGTTTACCTGATCTCGCTGAACGCATCTTTTCATCAGTAACACTAAAGAAACTGTTTTTACGTGCGCCTTCTTTTTCAGGAAACTTTGTGGGTATACGTATTGGATTGAATGTACGCGGTCTGCCTTTACTGAATACAAACATATACTCAAAATCTTGTTCATATCTGTTATGATTTTTAGGTAAACTATTTTTGTGTTAAATCATTGTGTCGTGTAGTTTAAAACCACACTCCATTGCAAACAAAGCTTGCCGAAAGCTTGTGCCTGTTTCGCTTTTATTAATGGTAGCGTCACCTACTATCCAGACAAGGACACCTCCCAAACACGTTACACGGTATAAATTCTTTAATATTTGTTTCCAAACATCCTCGTTCCACTCAACAGAACCGTTGTACTTACGTAGATTATCGTATGGAGGACTGGTAACAGTTAAATGAATGGAATTGTCAGGAATCTCATGAAAATAATCTAGACAATTGCCATTCGCTATCCAGTAATCAGAATTTTTAACTTTCATAGTTTAAATAGCTACATCAGCTTTGATCGCTGCACAATGTTCGTATTTTACAACCCGAACATTTGCCATTGTTAAATTCTTAAGATCATTCTTTTGTGTAGGTCCAACACCTATTGTAAACATGTAAGGCATTTCCTTACAACTATGTAAGTTGTTTGCTTGTTTTTGTAAGGCTTCTACATGATTTTCATAAATATGAATATCTCCAAAACTAAGTATCAAACGATTTGGTATCATTTGTGTAACCGCACAAAATAATGCGGTTAGTGCTGCATAGCTGGCTATGTTAAACGGCTGACCAAGAAAAATATCACTGGAGCGCATGTAGAGATGTGTATTTAACAAACGTGTTCTAGGTACAATGTGATCTCTATAGCTATCAAGCAAGTCCAGAACTTCTTCATCATTTAAAGCGGAAAATTGGGTTTCCGTGATATCAAGTTTAATGCCATTTAAATATGTTGTGCCTTCAATAGTGTAAACATTGAACATTTTTAAATCACGTACACGGTAAATAGGGTCTGTTGTATCAACAGTACCGAATTGAAATAATGTATGGCAAGCTGGCAAGCTCTGTCTTCCCATTGCAGCTTGCTTTGTAGGATGATCATCTGTTGGTAATACAGCTGGATTCCAACTATCTACTATTAAACGGCGACAATTTGGTTTTAAAAGTAACGTATTTAAAACCTCTTGAATCTGATCAATGTTACGTGTGTAAACTGATCCAGTTTTAAAACCTGCTACAAATGTATATCCATTGTTTTTGCAGAACTGTGTTTTTTCGAACCAGTAAGGATCTTTGTTATAGATAATAGTAGTATCTTCACGGTTACGCCACTGCTGTCCATAAATAGGACCCAGATCACCATTTTTATTGGCCCAGCCATCCCAAATGTGTACGTCAGCATCTAACAGTGGTTGAATATTTGTATGTCCATTGAGCATCCAAAAAAGTTCTTCAAACATAGGTCTGATATAAACTTTCTTAGTGGAAAGCAGTGGAAATCCCGCCATTAAATGTGTTTCTAGCTGTGTACCAAAATATTTATAGGTATCGAATTCAGTTCTATTACCACTGAATGAACCTAATCGCATTATTTTATCCGCCATTTCCAGATAATCTGTATCAAGATCGTTAAGTCCGTTGTCCGCTTGATTACCTAAGATCAAAGGATTGGCTTTTGTAATATTCATTATTTAGTTTCCTTATACTGAGAATGAATTGGATGATGTAAAAACAATTGAGTTGTATTACTTACAACGCCTGTGAATAGTGTAAGAAGTTGGTGGATCTTTGAATTAAATTCTGGATTATTATCCAATACCATTTGATTTAACTGTAACTCTATTTCAATCAAATGTTCTTCTCTTAAATTTTCTCCAAGTTCCTGTATTTTTCTGTTGAATGCTACAGCATACGCATCAGTTTCAACATAAGGAAACTCAAGAACGTTACTATCTATTTCCAAAAATAAACCAAGTCCGTTACCTGTATTAGGTGAAGTAAAGGTAATAAACGCACTGGACTCAAAAGATATTAAGGCACTTTTGGTTAAAGGCGTTTCATAAGCGATTTGAAAAAAATTTGGCACAATTTTTATCATGAGTTTCCTCTCTACATTCCATTAGATGTTGTTTGTTTATTCTGGCTAGAATTTTATAATACGATAAAGGTCTGGCATTTTCTTCGCCTGCTATAACTGCATCTACCATATTAGCGTAAAATAATTTACCGGTTCTTCCTGCATTAGAGTCATAAATAGTATAACTGTCTTCGTTGCCTTCGACCAATATGCAATCCCAAACATAGTCATCTGCGTCAACATATAAGTTTAAATTCGGCACATAATAAATATAAATAAATTCTTTATCCAACTTGTGTCCGTAAGTTGTAGGGCATTCAAACTGGATCCCTAATTCATCTAATATTTCTACGATCTTAGGGCGATTTGATTTAGATAAAGCAGATCCTAGAAAAACTATTAATAGGTCGATAGTTTTTAAGTTTTTACCTAATAACATAGCTAAACAGGCTAAATGTGAATCATGCTCATTGGTCTGTTGTACCAAGTTGATCATGTTACTTCCCCCATATTAAGTTTCTTTCACTTATATTTACAGTTTGAACATTTATAAGAAAAATGGCCTGCCGGATTGATATCTGACAAGCCATTTTAATTAATTCTCTATTTCTTGATCTTAGCGTATTCTTCTCGAACTTTCTTTTGAAGTGGTTCAAGAAGATCATGAAGCGTGTTCCACTCTTCTTCAGTATCTGCTTTCAGTATTTGACAATGAACTCTTGATACAGCAATTAAGGCCATCATTGTATCTCTTTCATGGTCAACTGCATATTTACCGTTAAGTGCTACCGTATATTCACGCACAGAACGTTCGGCAATGTCTAACCAACGTTTACGTAATTTAGGATCTGGCTCAAAAGTATAGACAGCTTCCATGTACTGATCAGCAAAAGATTTAGGTACTATAGATTCCTTCTTTTTCTTTTTAGGGAAAGTCAAGATCTTACCCGAAGACATGCTGATATTAATCTTCATGTTTTTCCTTAAGATTTCTTCATAATAAATTTAGCCAGTTTTTGGTAGCTATCGTCTTGCATCTTTTTCTTTTCTACTAGCTTACTTTCTTTTTGCATTTTTAGCAACAGTTTATCTATTTCAGCCAATTCTTTACGTAATTGCTTTTGCTTTTCTTTTAAAGCTTTTACTTTAGCTGATTGTATAATTTTATCTGTATTTTCTGAATTTCTATCTTCACTAGTTTTCTTAGGTTTTTCGTAAGGTAAAAATTTGAACTGTTTACCTGCACCTATAGAATTAATATCAATTCCTTTTGCTTTAACGTTGGTTTTATTTCCAAACGCATTTTTAATCATTACCTTTTGACCACGTAAGGCAACAACTTTAACAGGTTTCTCGTGAGTTTCCCATTGATTTACTGTCTTGCCTTGTTTGATAAATTGTTTTCTTTCACGTAGAAGGTAAACGCCATCTAATTCAGGCAATTTACTGGCGCTAGTTGAGATCAATACTTTCATATTTCTTCCTTAAACACAACATTCCAATCCCACTCAAGCTGAGATCGATCAGGATCTGTGTCATAGTAAGCAGCTACAACATAAACTAAGTCACCAATGTCACCGCTAATTTCAAAGGTTTTATCCACTTGTCTAAGTGACTTAGGCATTAATGTTATTAACACAGGCTTTTTAAGTTCAGCACTTAATCTATTGATCTCTTCTTGTATTTCACTTGTTGATGTATTAGGTTTTGCCTTTACACTAGCAACAAATGTTTTTGAAGAATATTTAGTGGATGAAACACTGATCTTAATTTTCATAGGTTATACCAACTTCACTTAAAGTATCTGTTAGCATTTTATAACGTTTAAAATCTTGAATGTCTTCAGCTTGACCTATCTTAGCAAAAATTCTATTACAGACAGAAGCTAATCTTTGCGCCAAATACCATTTAGCTTCATTAGCTGCTGTTACATCTTCTTTAGTGACTATTTCCAACATTTTCTTGAAAGCAAGATTGCCTATTTTTAAAAGTGTTGGATCTATAGAAGAATAATGACTTTTATCATCGGCACCCTGAAATTTCAATTCACCCGATTTTTTGTTCAATAGGTCTTCCATTATCTGATAAGACGTTCTAATAGCGCCATGAGGCTTTGCATTAAACATTCGGGTCAAAGTAAGACAAGAATCTATTATTGTCTTGTAGTGACTGTCGTACTGTTTAGTTTTCTTGAAATAAGTTTTAATAACCTTATTCAAAGTTTTTAAATTTATGTTATCGTTTGCTGCACTTAAACTGATCAAGATCTTCATTGTTTTTCCTTAATATAAAATATGCCTTCAGCGGATAAAGTATCACGCAAGGTTTTATGGTGTCCGTATTTAGCTTCAGGATCAAATTTATGGTTGATCAGACTTTGCGCTGAATTATTTAAAGCAGCCAATCGATCAAATAAAGCTAAATGTTTTTTAGCTTCTTTTAAATTTATTCCTTTAAATTTCTTTAGCTCTGATTTAAGTTTTGCAAACGCTTTATATGAAAGATCTTGTTCATAAGTTTTAACCGCTGGATAACGTCGTTTTTCACTGACATTATCGTCTGCTGCATTTTCTGCCGCAAAGATCGCATCATCTAAATTGTCTGCTTTATCAGGTGCATTCAAAAATTTTGTCATAGCCAAAAAGAACTGGCTCATTCCAATATTTGGGATTAAGGCTGAGTCACATACTTCATGAATTAAAGTATTAAGTTTTTGAATTTTTTGTTCGGTAGACATAACATTACCAGAATTTAAACTGATCAAGATCTTCATTGTTTTTCCTTAGTTGTTGCCTGCCCAATCAGCAATAGTTATATGTTCTACGCTAATTGTTTTACCTGTGATCTTGTGGGTCGCACGTAATTCAGCAACAAAACGACCTTCAATAGCGGCAGTGCCTGCAACTGGCTGAGCTAATACAGTACGGAACCATCCAAGTTGCGTGCTATTTTGTACACAACGTTTGTCTGCATCACCTTTGCTATCAATTACGTTTGGAACAGCTACGCCAAGATCAGTTAATAGAGTCATTGCGTATTTTGAAACAGTTGTTTCGTCACGAATTAATTTCCAGACAAGACTGTTATTCTTGGATCCGTCTTTGTTAGTGTACATCACAAGTTCAACATCATACATTTGCGTAATGTCTGTGATCTCTTCGTGTGTACTACCTATACTCCAAGTAACATTCCATGCTTCTGTTGCATTGGCCAATGTTAAAGTGGAAACGTTTTGTTCAATGCTTCGACCTTGATCCCATTGAGATCTTCTGTGAGAAGTTAATGCAAGTTCAATAAAATCATTGTGTACAATACTATATTTATTTCCAGGGATCCCTGTACCAACGAACAGAGTACCGTTAGGTAATAAAAAACTTGTATTTAAAGCAGAAGCAAATTTACTAATTACTTCACCTTCATTTATCTCAGGCATTGGAATAGGATCTACTAAATTCGCTTCTTTTACAATTTCTTCTATTACATCAGAGTAAGTTTCAACTATATATGGTTGAACTGCATTGTAAATAGACTGTTCTTGGTTAAAACCTAAATTGTGGTATTCTGCCACTTGCTGCCAATTATTAATAACAGCATTCTTTAATCCATCTAGATCGGACTCTGTGATTTCGGGAAAAATTTCAGATTGATCAATTAAAATAGTTTCAGGTTTTCCATTTACCAAACGTACAACTTCTAGATTTGGATTTGAAAGTTTAACAATTTTAATACCATCGACGTCATAGCTCCCGTTACGAATAAAGCGATGAAAATCACTAAAGATAATACTAGCAAAATTAAGTTTCATACTATAAATTCCTTTGATTAGATATCTACATTAAATTATCTATATGACTTGAGAATGTCTAAGGACAATATTTTTTCTTTATAAAGAACATAGTCATAGATTCCTTTAAAAAGTTTAGGTAGCTCTACATCTAAAGAATCTGCTTTATTGGATTTAAATGCAATGTGAGAAGCTTTTTTAGCTAAAGTGTCTGCGCGTTCATTACCGAAAATACCTGAATGTCCTCGAACTTTATTGAATGTAATTATTCCAGCATCGTAAAGATTTCCAAGTACTATAATAAGATCTCTGTTTTTTACCTCGGTTCCTGTGGAACTTATCCAGTTGCTCAATTTCCATCCTGAACGCCACTTTGTAACAGCATCAATAGTATATTGGCTGTCTGTGTGTATGCAGATTTGTTTTTCACCACTTATATATTTCAGTGATCTGATTACGGCCATTAAACAACCTAATAATTCCATTTGATTGCTTGTAGCATGTAAAAAACTAACGCTCATACATCTGTAACGTTTTTTATTACCAAACATCCGTTCACAGTAAATTCCCAATCCTGAGGGACCTGGATTGTTTATCGAAGATCCATCTGAGTATACATCAATTACTTTCATACTGAATTCCTTTACACTAATTTATTACTATAGTATTTACAGATCGAGGTATCTAATGGGCAAGCCAGTTATTGTAAAAGGGAAAAATAGCACAGGTCATCCTCCTGGTTTTCCACCTACACCTGCAATTCAATGCAGCACTAAAGTATTTGCTACAAAAATAGGTGTGGTACGTCAAGGCGATAGTTATAAATTACATTGCTTTAAAGGCAGTTGCCATGTACCTAAAGTTGTTGCTGCAAGTAGAAAAGTGTTTGCAAACGGTAAAGGAATAGCGCGTTTAGGTGACAAACTTAGCTGCGGAGACAAAGCAGCTAACGGTGTAAATAAAGTAAGGGCCGGATGATGTTTCCTTCTATAGCAAAAATATCAAGTAGTAGCCAAACAAGTGTTTTTAATTATACTTTTAGCGATGTCAATCTACAATTTAGTAACCAGCCTGATGAATTTGTCTATGATATAGATGCCGTCATTCAGGCTTTTCTCATTTTGTTAGGTACTCCAAAGCGAGAACGTTGGTGGCGGCCTGAGTGGGGAACTTATAGTCTGGAAAAGCTTTTGTTTGAACCTTTTGATATAACAACAGCTGACCAAATAGCTGAAAGCATTAAATCTATTTCTGAATCTTCAACTAATGGAAATATACGTTTAATAATTGACGGTGTTAGTGTTAGACCTGACTATAGTACGCAAACATACGAAGTAAATTTAAGAATAAATGTGCCTGAGTTAGGCAATAAAAAAGTACAATTCTTTCTAAGACAGCCGGAATAAGGATTCTTTATGGTACGCGCAACTTCTTTAAATTCAGCAGTAGGTTTCAATCAACATGTTGCAGCCATTTTACAAGACTTCCAAAAACAATATGCTTGGTTAGATAAAGAAAAAAGTAGTATAGGAGTATTTTTAGTCGATGCACTGGCAGGCATAAGTGAAGTAGGACAAACACATTTAATGTTTGCTATGCGCGAAGCTTTTTTACAGAAAGCTCGCAGAGAAAGCAGTATATTGGCCGGTGTGAAATTTTTAGGTATAGAAATAAGTAGAAAAAGCGGATCTGCTGTAGTAGCTCAATTAAGAAATAATTCAGATAATGCGGTAACAATAAATGCGTTTTCTCAATTTAGTGTAGGTCAAAAACCATTTTATAATCCTAACGGTGCAATACTTCAGCCTAGATCAATTTTAAATTTATTTCTTAAACAAGGTGAAGTAAAAATAAAAACTGTAGATTTGTCTTCATTGGATTTGGTTTTCCCTGTTATTAATCTAGATGTGCCTGAACACATAGTATCAAATGAAGATATTCAGATAAATACAATTAGCAATAACATTAGAACTCAATGGTATAAACATTCTGATTCACTGTATGAATTAAATTCAAGTGACAGAAAATACATGGAAACCACAACAGAAAAAGGTGACGTAAGCTTTTTGTTTGGTAACGGAGAGTTCGGTACTAAATTGCCGGATAAAGGAATTTTAGAAATACGTTACATAATTACACAAGGATCTAACGGCAATATAGGAAGTCCAGGTGCAGTAGTAAACTACAATGTAAATAACTCAATTAACGGTGTTACTGTAGAAGGCGCTGTCGGCGGATCTGATCAGAAAAATGCAGATTTCTATAAATTTTATGGCAGCAGGTTATTTGAAAGCCGAGGCAATTTAATAAAACCTTCTGACTGGGAGGCGCTGGCAGAGTATCCAGATATTGCAGATATAGTTCCACAAGGACAAAAAGATTTAGCTCCAGATGATCCAAGCTACATGAACGTAGTAAGATTATGTGTGTTACCTATTAATAGTAGTAATTGGGGAGGAGCCAATCCAAACCCAACAAGTGGTCAGTGGACTAGATTTTTAAAATATGTAAAAGAAAGATCTGGAAGACATTTAACAATTATCCCACATAATCCAGAAAAGATCTTAGTCGATATTTCTATTGAAGTCTACGTTTATGAAGATCAAAATACAGAAATGTTAAAAACCGAAATACTTGAAGACATAAATAAGTTTTTTGCCCGTAGAACCGGTATATTAGGTCGTGCTTTAATACCTAGCAGCGATCTTGATCGTGTAGCACGTAGAACCTTAGATAATAAAATACGTGAAGGTGTTGACTACATTAAAATATTAAGTCCGACTGTAGATATAATTCCGGCTTCGAAAATCGAATACGTTAGTCCAAGATCAATTCAAGTACTTGTTAAGTACACTGATCGTAAACGCGAGACTTTCTAATGAAAAATTTAACTAACTTACTTATTGAAATGTTAAGAGCAGATCCTTTAATATCTTCTGCTCACGATGTAATAGATGAATACTTCAAACAAAATGTTACTCAATATATCGATCAGTTTGAACAATTACGTGCCATCAATGAAAATACACCTAATCAAATTGTAGACGATAGCATTAGATTAATAGGTATGAATATACCTAATTGGGTAATGGAAGCGAACGGTAATAATATACGTCAATGTTTTTACCACCTAACTCAATTCTATCAGGTTTCCGGTGTAAATGCTTACCCAAAATTTATTGAATTTCTATTGGGTAGAGGTTTTAAAGTAAGTAATCTTTATACAAGCGATTATGTTTCTTTTTACACAGAACCGAAAGGAAAATTAGTCCACGAAGGCGGCACATGGTTTAGTACAAGTCATGTAGATCTTGAAGTTTACGCTAACAATATTTTAAATGCGTACCCTTTAACCTTGAATGATCAAGATGTAGTTTGGATCAAAAAAAGTCTAGATTATGAAAAACAACCTCAGTGGAAAAAAGACGATATTGATAACGATATAAATTTAATGATTAAAAACGGAACAGTGTACGGTATCAATGATGCTGTTTATGCTTACACTGTACTAGATAAAAGAATCATTGATTTGTTTTATCAATTTGCACCTATTGAAGAAGTAGTGCGCGGTATTTACATGACTATTGCTTCAGCAGCAAATTTAATTATATCAATGAGTGTTGTTGAAGAAGGAATTGATTTTGTAGATCTTAGCTCAGCCAATCCGTTAACTGTGATTTTAGAGCTTAATAGTATGTTAAGCGCAGGTAAAGAGTATAAATACTATGCCAGAGTTATTTGGGACAATGAAAGTGAAACCATTGAACCTATTAAAATAACTTGGGCGGATCATGGTTATACTCTAATAGATAAAGATACAATTATTTTTGCAGAAGTAGAAAATCTTATACGTAAAAATGTAGTTTTACAATATACTTGTGTTGGAAGATCCTTATCCAGTACAATTACTGTGTATCAGGGAGGCGTCGAATTAGTACCTGCTGAAGTATTAATAAGCGGCTCTAATATTCTTAGAGAAAATTCAGTAACTCAATTTAAGGTTTTAGGTAATTTTCGTGGTCCTCAAGGTGACACTAAGATACGTGAAATATTCGATGTAGAAAATGTCAAATTTTATTCTGAAAGTGAACACGTTTCGGTAAACGGTTTTCAAGTAAAAGTAAACAGAATCTTTGAAGATAAAAATATTAAATTGTTTGCTGAATACACAACCAGCGAAAATGTTATAATAGCAACAGAATACGATGTTGTACTAAAACAAAATCTTAAACCAGTATTACCTATTAATATAATACAAAGATTTTTCAAATTGGTAATAGATGTAAATGGTGAGGTATTAGGTGAATCTGAAGAATTTGGAGACTTGGTTCAAGGAACAACTTACAGATTTCTTACACAAGTACTTTATTCTAACAATCAAGTTGTTGATGTTAGATGTGACAATTTATTATCCAGTCCTGTTATTACTATTGATTCCTCTGATAAATTTTTAGTCACCGCAACTGGATCTAACTACTCTAATGTATTCACGTCCAAGTACGTAGAAAATGATGAAACCTTAATTGTTGAAACTAAAAAACTGTGCATGTTTCCTCAAATAGAATTGTTGAATTTGGAAATCCAAGGCCCAAGTTTTATAAAAGAAGGAGAAGTGCAAAACTACACAGTTATAGCCGAGTGGAGTAGTGGTCAATACAGCAGTGTACCTGCGGCTACCTTAACAAGTAAAGAAAGTTTATTAGGTAATCAATTACTGTACGCTTTGGATATCAACAACTTCGGCCAAGTAACTGCGCCTGTAATAGGTAGAACGCGGCCTGCTTTGTTAACAGCAAAAACACAACGTTACACTGACGGTCAATGGATAAGCACACAAAGAATTATTGAAATTAAAAATACAGAAAGAGAACCAGTTACTTTAGATATTATAATGTCTGAAGTTATTAATGAAGGAAATATACTTCCCTTATATTTCTACGCGAATTGGTCTGACGGAAAACGAACTCAGGTATTACCAAACAAAGTTGTTTTAAAAACAGACAGTAGAGTATTATGCTCTATGATCCGTGAAAATGAAAACAGTCCTGATCTATTTCAAGAATTTAAGTATGGTGGATTATCTATTGAAAACGATCCTAATTTGGTTTTCACTGATTTTGAAAATGGTGTAGAATGCAAACAATTAAATCTTGAATACTCTAGACCTAGTTCAATAAAAGGATTAGTAACTATTTCTTTCGAGTATACAGATCCTGCCTCTAGTGTTACACTTACTTATGATCGTATTTTCACAGCCATAGCCTATATTGTAACACCTACAGATATAGAGCTAGATTCACCTGTTGTAATGGGTGAAGGTACACGATATTTTGTCCGTGCTTTAGTGACGTATGAAGACAGTTCAGTAAAAGAAGTGGATGCGATTTGGAAAATAACGGATACTGTAGGTGACACTGAAGATCTAGATGCGGATATAAGCCAAGGCTTCTTTACACTAGATCAAATAGTCCAAAGCTTAATCGGTGAGTCAAAAGAAAATATAACAGATTTAGCTTTAAGTGGGCAAAATTTAGATCAATTCCAAATAAGAAGTCTTGTCCAAGGCGAGCCTTTATTCAGATCGCTACAAAACCAACCTATACTAGGTCAAACTTGGCCGCAAAAACTTGCGATTTTATATGCCCAATATAGTGAAGCACTTCCTAGATGTGTGGTGCAAACACGTTTTGGAGATCAAGACGCTAAATTTGTTTTAAATTGTTCGTTCTACGCACTTCAAGACCAAAAAGTAATAGATGTAATAGATAAAGAAGTAGAGCCTTCTAATAAAATTTTAAATTGGTATATAACTGGTGATGTTGAAATAGTAGCGAATTTATACAATTTTTATTCTTACGGTCTTGTAGTAAAATACGATGACACCGGCGTAGAATATTTAGTAAGTAATGATTGGAGTATTGAACTATATGCTGATGATACTTTTGATCAGCGACGTGAATTAATCAGAACTATAGTAATGCGTGACGGTGATAGCATATTGCCTATGGATAATGATGGTAGCGGAACACGTAAAACTGTCGATGAATTAACAACTGAAGAAATGTTGAATATAATGCCTACTAGCAGCGTAGTTGACATAGATCAAAATGGTTATCTGTATCCAAGAATAAATGAAAATATTAGAGCAGTCATTACAGCTGATTATGATGATGGTGAACAAGTATTTAGTGAGTCACTAAGTATCTACATGAGAAAACAAAATACTAGATTGAAAAAGATTGAAATAGCCTTAATAGGTCCAACAGGAAATTTAACTTATGATTTTAAAACTAAGTTAAAAGACGAACCTAATGAATGGTCTTTTGTTTCACCTGAAAACGTAGTTTACTATCAATTCAAGGCTTTTTTAACACGTATGGATAGTATAGATCCTGTAGAGCTATCTAAAAACTTATTTTGGAAAGCTGAACCCATAGGTACAGGTGTTAGTTTTGATGAATTGACTGGCCGACTTTATGTACAAAGACAATTTGATGATAGTGATATAACTATAGTGGCTAAATATGAAGAAGAGTTCCGTGAAAGCGAAACAAGTTCAACTGTATTTCTAGAGGAGATTGTAGCAAGATCTATTTTAAAAATTTTTGCACATAAAGCCTTGGATGCAATTGATGTAGTGGGTTCTTTGCATACAAATAGCGGTACAACTTATTACCCAAAAGTAGATGTTGTTAGACGTGATGGATCATTGGCACAAAATGTTTTGCAATTTGCTCTTGTTTCTGGTCCTAACGATGTAAGTTTGACAGCTGATCTGTTAGGTTTTGTTATACCAAAAAGAACAACAGATGCAACAATGATCATTCGTGCTTTAGCGACAGAAGGATCGAGAGTTATAAAGAGAGATCTTGAGATAAATATACTAGCTTCTTTTGTTCCTATGGATTTAGTCATAAACAGTAATCCTAGCGGCCTTAGAGATAATAGTAAATATTTTCTAAAAGCTTTTTTAGAAATGCGTGATAATACTGTATATGATGCAACTCAAGAATGTTACTGGTTATTGGATACAAACTTTAATGGTTTAAATTTAGGAAATCGCAATGGCATACTCGAAGTTCCTTATGTTGAGAAAGATACTGAGATAGTAATTCGTTGTATATATACACGTAATGAAAAATCTTTTGAGAAAAAACACGTTATTACCATACAATCAAGTTATCCAATATTTTTCAGTGAGGTTGCTCAACCTATAGATGATCAATTTTTGCAGACAATATTGGCAGGTAGTAAATTTCTTAGGTTGTTGAGTGATGTAGGTGGAAAATTTACTTGCGCACCTAATGCCAATGAGTACTGCTATTTTGCTTGTAAAAAATCTAATGGAATTGCCAATATAGCTATAGTACCTAGTTCAAGTAATCAAGTTAATTGGGGAGGTATGTTAATGCCTGTTGAAGTAACTAGAACTTATTTGGACGGTACTGCTGAAATTTGGAATATTTACAGAAACACAGTTAGAGGCTTTGGTGTTGCAGAATTTAGTGTAGCATATACTTAAGTAATTACATAGATTGATGTGAGTAGTACACTAATTTATATCAAAGTTTTATATTTAATAGGAAATTCTTAAAATGATTCCAGATCGTTTATTATTGACTCCAGAAGGTAGATCGGCTTTATTAAGTGCAGAAGCAGGCGGCATAAAAATCCGCCCTGCTTCTTTTCGCATAGGTAACTATTCAGGTGTAGCTACACCTGATACACCTACGGATATTCTAGGTGATGTACTTTTTGAAGACACTTTATTTTTATGTGAAGTAATTTCAGGTAATACCGCGAGATTTACAGTGGAAATACCTAAAACCGATAGTACTATCAGTATAACAGAAGCAACAGTTAAACTGGAAAGTGGTGAGACACTAGGTTACGTCCGCACTAGTGTTCCATACGATAAAGCAGCCAATAGAAAAATTCGTTTAAGTTTTATGTTACATCTAGATGAAAATATTGCACATGTAATTGATGTTACTTTAAGTACGTTCGGTTCTGTACCTAGTGTAATTTCTTTAGATGAATTACCTTCACCTGTAAACAGCATTGCCAATACTTTAGTAGTATTAGACTTGCAAAAGAATGGCCTTGATGATTATAGCCCTGAATTAGTTTATAGATTTGGTGCAGGAGGTTCTGTTTGGGGCTTCAGCGGTTGTACAAGATTATTCAATGGCAATGTGAATTTCACAGATAGCGCAAATTTCGAGCAGGATTCTGTTATCGAAGATTACGAACTAGAAACAGACGATGAAGTTATTTGCTTTATAAGTAGTGGAAAAGGTGCAGGATCCACAAGAAGATTTAAAGTAATAGCAAATAAATTTATGGCAGTTAATGCGGGATTTGTAGATGCAGATAACAGTTCTGTTCTACATATATGGAGGCAGATTGGAGGCATTAGTGGATCGGCAGGTTTAGGTTTACCTGACAGAAATGGTGTAGGTCCCGATTGGGTACTTGTAGCAGGAGAATCTAATAAATTGCCTTATTGGGCACCTGCTTCAAACGGTGCCTCTAAAACTCGTGGTAATATTTATAACCCGCCAGGTAAGTTAAAAGTACTTCCTATTACATTAATGCCTACTGCAAGCCAAAAATCTTTTGTTTTATATAATGAAGATCCTTTGTCTTCCAGTGACGAAGAAAGTTGGATTCACAGATACTCATATCGAAAAAATCCTTCTTATTCTATGATTGCCTTAGGTAATGTTAATCAGTTACATACATCGTACAATCTTTATAATAATATGCTGGAATTTCCAGAAGATGTCCCAATTGAAGCTATTATTGATGCTAGACTTTTTGAGCTTGATTCACATACAGGCACCAGAATGTTTATGAAATCAAATACTCATGTAGGTGACAGTTTAAAACGTGAATTTGATTTACCTGCATTACCTGAAGATTCATCTAATGTCTTTGTGTATTTGGAAAGAACATTATTGAGTCCCGCAACGTATACAATCGATCTGTCTAAGAATAAGCTTGTTTTTTATGAAGCACCTAAAATCGGCCTTAAATTTGAAATCAATGTAATGGCCTATGAAGATATTGTAGGTTTTGCTACATTGATGCACGTACATCAGGTAACGGTTACTGATAGCAGACGTGTTTTTGTTCTGCCTTTTTCCGTAGGTACAAAAGAAAACATTTTAATTAACTTGAATGGTTTGCATTTATTCAAAGATGAATATGTATTGATCGGAAATAAAATTGTTACCAATGTCGATATTCAGGTAAATGCAACAGGACCTTTGGATTTAGAATTTATTATATTCGAAAACGTAAGATCAGAAGGCACGGCAGATACTGCTTTACGTAATATTGTAGTGGATGCAGTATTGAATAAAGACGGATTGGTTTTAATTAGAAATGGCGCGGATAATATCCCAATACCTTTGCCAAAAATAAATATTACTTCTAGTGACGGTATTAAAATAGAAGGGAATTTTCCAAACTTCCATTTAACACTACCCGCAGTTAAAAGTAAAAACGATCAATTTAGTGCTATATCTAAAACAGAAAAAGCGTTGAACTCTAATGAATTAAATGCAACTTTTAAAGTAGAGTTCCGAAATGACATCATGATAAAAATTGATGCTTATTTCGAAGCACAGCTAGGTCCAGGATTTAAATCAAGTTCAGGTCTAGAGGAAATGCAATTCGGTGTCGGATTTAAAACTTTAAAAAGTAGCCAGCCTGAGTTAGGTAGAAATATCAAAGGTACTGGTATTTCAGGTTTTTCTGTAAGCACTGAAGCAGCTACAGGCGTAGTAGCTTATAGCAATGGCAGTGTAGGTGATGCTATTATACTAAAAGCAGAAAATAATCCACAAGGATATATTGAAATAGTGGCTACATTAAAGTTGGTAAATACTAAAGTAGGTGATTACGGATCCAACGCTCGTATAACACTAAGCGGTATAGTAATACCTGTAGGTTAAAGGAATATTCTATGAATTTTTCCACACGATTGGAATTAATATCTAATCAAACAGATCCTGATCAAAGTCTAGGTAAACTAGACAGTTTAGGATCTGTTAAATTTGACACAGAACAAGCTGCAAATCCTTTAAATATATCTTTTGCTTATGATAAAAAAGCAGGAATACTTTCTTTAGTTTTATCTCCAGACAACATAATACAGGCTACAGGTTTTATCACGGAAAGTATGGTAGGTACGGGATTACGAGGCGGGAAAGGTAAAAGGGGACGTGATGGAAAAAATGGAAGATTAGGTTATGATGGAAAAACTGGGAAAACGGGATGTGTAGGGTTACCAGGTAAAAAAGGTAAAAAAGGTCTAAGTGGAAAAGATGGCGAAGATGGACCTATTGGGCCAATAGGTTATGCAGGTCCAATAGGCGAAGATGGCGAAGATGGCGAAGATGGCGATAAAGGTATTATAGGACATGAAGGTTCAAGAGGTCTAACAGGTTCTAGCTGTTGGCAAGGTGAAGAAGGAATTCAAGGACCTAAACCTTTTGAATTTGTACATTTTTCACCTACTCCACCAAATGACTTAACTGTTTATCTTTGGGCACAGCCTGTAGAAATTTCTGTAGATCCGACAACACCTGCTATACCGCAAACTCCAATGTCAGGATCTATAGAAAGTAAAAGTATGAATGTGCCGACTGTAGGATCTGGTTGGTATCAAGGAACATTATACTTTAATCTAAGTAGTTTTCAAGGAGGCACTGGACCATTTATATATAAATGGTCAGGTGACTACTCAGGAAAGTTAGAATTAGTTGTTGTAGACACAGGCGAAGCCAGTCAAAACCTAAATTTAAGATGTAGACTTTATTTAAATGAGACTACTGTTAAAAGATTGGAAGGCAAAGTGTATCTTGAAATAACAGATTCATCTAACGGACAAAAGTTAAACTTAGAGGCCAATTACTCTTTTATCGTACAAGCTACTTTAATTGTTGGTGGGGGCGGTGGTGGAGGCGGTGGTGGTTGTATACTATACGGCCAAAAAGTTTTAACAGTCACCAAGAAAAATGTTTTAATAGAAAATGTTTTATTAGGTGACAGTTTATTAGGGTGTGATATTAAAGGCGTTCCAGATTCTTCTGGAGGCAGCATGAAATATTTTGAGTGGTCTACAACAAATCTTATTGAACATGAAACGGATGTGTATGTAAGAAAAGCTGATCACTCAACACATAATGTTTACTATGAAATAAACGGTGATCTGTGTTTAACAGGCGAAGAAGCACTTTTAGTGTGCCGTAATGAACATTGGCGCTTTTTGCGGGTAGTTAATATAAAAATAGGTGATCTGCTCAAGCATATAGATGGAACAAAAAAGATTACTGAAATAAAGAAAATCGAAAAAGATGTTAAAGTAGTCAGTTTAGATGTTGAAAGCATTGATATGTTTTATGTGAACGGTTACGTTATACATAATAAAGAAGCTTTAGATGCAGAATACAAACAAATAGAATATTAAGAAGGTAATATGTCAAAATTAACTACAGTTCCTGTAGGTTTAATTACTGCACCTTCAGGGCAAGATGGTGCAAAACTTCAGGTAAAAAATAAAGCAATTGTACCGGTAACAACACAAGATCAAAATGTCACACCGATAACAAAAATGGAATTCGATGCAAGCGTAGGTGTTTTGACAATTGTTTTTTTAAACAATTCTTCTATGCCTGTTAGTGGTTTCCCTACTTTATCTGATATACCTCAAGGACAACAAGGACCTGAAGGAGAACCAGGAATTGATGGTCGTGATGGTCGTGATGGTCGTGATGGAAAAGATGGTGAAATTGGTTGTGTTGGCCCAGTAGGTGAAACTGGTGATCAAGGTGAAGATGGTAGAGATGGATTAGAGGGACCTATTGGCCCAATAGGTATTCAAGGACCTCAAGGAAAAAGAGGTGAACGTGGGAAAAAAGGAGAGCAAGGAGATCAAGGACCACCCGGTAAACAAGGATTACCTGGTATAGAGGGACCACGAGGAAAAATTGGCAAACAAGGTCCACCAGGAAGAATAAATATTTTAGTAAGTGAAACAGATCCTGGTCCAAGTTTAGGTATCGGCGGTATTTGGGTAAATCCTTTAATAGGTCAAGTCGCAGATGATACCGCACAATTTTTTTCATAAGGTAATTTTATGAGTATAACACAAATTCCTTTAGATTTAATAAGTCCTGGTGCAGTTTCTGGAGTATTAAGTGCTGCCGGTAATTCAGTTCATGTCACACCAAGCTCAAACGATGTAAATGAATTAAGAGGATTTTATGATCCTTCACAAGGAATATTAACTTTAAGTATTCCAAACATTGGAAAAATAAATATCGCAGGTTTTCCAACAAAATCGGATGTTGGTGTAGGCAGACAAGGACCTAGCGGTCGAGATGGATCTGCTGGCATTGACGGGTTGATAGGTGAAGCAGGCACAAAAGGTTCTCTTGGTTGTCGTGGCCCTGAAGGACCTCAAGGAAGACAAGGTGAAAGAGGACCAAGAGGTTTAGTAGGTCCTCAAGGACAACAAGGCATTCAAGGCATTCAAGGTAATGACGGACGTGATGGAAAAGTTTTAATATTCATACAAAGTGAACAACCTGGTGCAGTTGGCGCGGGCGCAATTTGGATAAGACCTTAGTAGGTTCGGTTCTTTTTGGATAAACTTTATTATTAGGAAATAAAAATGCAGATCAAAAAATTAAATTTAGATACTAAATCTTTTTTATCAAGTTCGATGGATACAGAAACAGCCTTACTTTCAGCCAATAGCGCTGTAGAGTATTACAAAACAGAAATGCGTAAACTTTTTCCTATCTTTATGGTACAAGCTACTGTAAGAAAGGTTTTAGGTGGTGACAGCATGTATCTCGTTTTTGCGAATGTCGGTAGTAAAGACGAAGCACCTAATAATATAATGGATAATGTTAGTGGCTACTTCACTATTGTTATTGATGTTGCTCGTGGTGAAAAATATAAACCAATTGAAAAATTTGAAGCAGAAATGGTACGAGGTGGTGTATCCAAACGTGTTCAATCTTTTGGTGTAAAAAGCTTTAGAAAGATCAGCGGTGCCGATCCTATTGAAGTAACAAAAAAAGTTGTCAAGTGGTATGCTACTAATAAAGAAGCTTTAGAAAGTTTGCCTGTTAGTGTTTATTAATAATTGGGGATTAGGATTATGGCAAGGCTACGTTTTAGATCGCCTTATAATAACAAATGGTTAGATGCTTGCAATCATCAAATATTTATCAGGTCCCCTGATAATAGAACTTGGTATCAATTAGATCCAAAACGTGCTAGTGTCCGTGATGGTGGAAATTTAAATTGGTTAGAACTTGATTGTAATCCTGATCCACTTTTTGATGAACCTTGTGCATTTAAAGATATAGCAAGCGTTAACTGTCCTAGTGGTACTCCTACAATTGAGTTAGGTTCAGGTGACGGTACTGGAAGTAATGGTCCTCAATTCAATTTAGTAAATGGTTATCCGGCAGGTTACGACTTGCCGGATGCTGGTTCTTCAGGATTTTTCTTAGATACTTTAATATCAAGTGCAAAAGGTTTAGCTATCAAAAGACCTGCTTTAAATTTTGCACTAGAGTCCTATGATCCGTCAGGTACAACAAGTAATTTAGGTCGTGGTACATACGATAACCCTAATTATTTGTGGGCAACTACATTTAGTAGTGGCTGTGCTATTACCGAAACAATTTACGATCTTGGATTAGTAGCTGGTTGGTATGAAATTCCATTTGCTTGTTATCACCCTGAAGGTATTAGCGTAGACGTTTATTATTTAGGTAGACGCATTGCAACAACATGTGGACGCATTAAAGATCGTTACAAGATTGAATTCTTTTTTGATCCAAGTGCAGGATCTGGTGAAAGTCGGATAATGATCAGAGTACGTGGTGAAGAATCAACACGTTGGTCATTAATGGTTATAGGGCCAAAACAAAATTTAAGTGTATACAATTTAGATTGGACAGATTTAACTCAAGCGCTTGCCATACGCCAAGATGAATATAATGGTACTCCTATATTTCCAGCACCTTGTCACGCCACAGTATTTCCAAGAACATATAAAACTAATGATGGAAAATGGTTTTATGAATTTCATCACTATGTAGGTGAGAACGCAGATCCTACTGAAATCGCTAGAATGGTTTTAGACTATAGTAGTTGGATGAATCATGATAAATTTGAAATATATCATGGAGGTCTAAGAATTGGAAGTACAATGGATCCAACTACTTTATTAGGTATGATTGAATTTTTGTGGGAACCTAATCGTTTTGTTATACCTGTACCAGATTTAATGATAAGGGTTAGTGCAGAAAATAGAGAATACGGCCAAGATATAATGAGCTGGTATTATACATTATTCTGTCAAAATACTGCTGGATATAGAGCGAATCCTTGGCCTTGTGAAACGCCTATTGCAGGTTTAAGTAGCATGGGACATAGTAGCACCGAAGATAACTATAACATGGATAACGGAGTACAAAAAGGTGTTGTTAGTGTAAAAGTTATTCCTTACGGAGACTTCAACTACTCTGTTAGTATATTCGATATAGATCAGAATTTAATTTCTTATACTGAAGCATCTAAAACAGCATTTATTCAGTTTTTTATTTTTAAAGATCAACATGGGAATTCTAGAAATAGAATAACAGTAAGGATCGATGCACCGCTAGGATCAAGCTGGACTTACTTTGTAGGTTGTCCTGTTGAATTAATTGATATTGAAATAGATGATAAAGTTGTTCCTGTGTGCGATGGAGATGTTGAGATATCAATTCAAAATTTAAGTATTCAAAAAAATACAACAGGCAAATTTACATTGAATACTAATATTCCTGTCCCATCTGATCTAACTATTAACGTAGCTACTTCTGACGGTACAGCGTTGAGTGCATTAGGTGCAGCAAACTACGGAGGATTACCTAATATCTACGGTATTTTCAATGATGTAGACTCTATATCTGATGGTGCTACGGTAGCAACTAAATCTGGTAGATTTTTAATACAGAATTTTCCAACTGCTTCAGTTATTTTTGATAACGGTTGGGGAAATTTAGCAAATCCAGAGTACAAAGGTAAGACACTTGGTAGCAACACTAGATTTGCTGAAAATATTCTAACATCTACATTTGCAAATTTAAGTCCAGATGCAAGAGTTTTAATAAACTCTTGGAAGCATCGCTTAGGTGATTTAAGTGGTAAACGTTGGTTAATATTAACCGACACCTCAGACAGCTTAAGTGATTTTTCAGTAATATGTTCAAACTTTATTCAGAGCATGATAAACATTTATGGATTAACTGTACAAGTAGTCAAAGACGATTACAGTAACTTACCTGCTCTGTATGATATCCTAACAATTGCAAATAGCAAAAAATGGGCAGATGTAGGCAAATATAGTTCAGGAGGCGTACATTATATTAATAGAGTTCTACAAGGATATAAGAGTCCTGTAGCTATAGGCATAGCCACACAAATAAAACAAAATAAAGTTTTTCACGCCTATTTTAAAAATAGCGCAAATCGTTTATCTGAAAATATTTTTATACGTGACGTAATGAATTGTTTTACCGGCGTTAAGTTGCAATGGAATGAACAAGTATCTAAATCACTGTCGGTTCCAAGTGTAAGTTTAAATGTACACACTCAACAATTTCCTGATACACCACTAACAAATGGTATAACTGAACAAAAATTAGATACTGATTTTTCAGTTATTGATATGCGTTATGATACTGTTGTAAATTTAGATCCTGATTATGAAGCTAGATCAGGAACTGTTGTTATTCCAGCAGGTCAAAGTTCAGGAACATTTGATGTACGTACTTTAGATCCAGCAGCCAATCCAGTCGGTAAATTCTTTTTCCTAGATCTTTTGACATCTTCTTATGGTGATATAGTTGAAGAACAAGGTAAAGCAACAATAATTAATTCTACAGCACCTAATCCTGTAACAGACGTACACTTCACAAAAACATCTTATGCTGCAATGACATGGACAAGCGACGCAGGATGCAGTGTGGTATTTGGTGTAGATTCTGCTAATCTAGATCTTGGTGACATGATTGGTTCATTGGCTGCTGGAGAATTTGATTCAAATCCTTCAGGTAATTTTAATAACGCCCGTTATTATAAAGTAGGCAGTTATAAAAATGATTCTACTCTCACTTATGAGTGCAAATGGGAATACGTGGTTAAGGTAAAGGATTACGCAGCTAATTTAGTTTTTTTACCTACATCAATCACCAGTTTTCAACCTATTTCCTCGAATAAACGTTTTATAGTTTCTATGAATGTGCCAGCAGGTACAGAAGTAGATCAAACGGCAATAGTGGAAGCAAACTTAATTATTAAAGATAGTTTAGGTAGAATATCGAAAAGTAATACAGTGACAATTGTTTTAACTTACGTAGTTCCTGGTTGGGGAGGTGGCGGTGATACTGGACCTAGCGGAATTGTTTTCTAGGTCAGGACATACAGTTCAATCTTTATTAATTGAATCATCTAATCTAAATAACCCTCCGATTATAATCGGAGGGTTTGCTAGACATCTACATGATCTAAAAGGTTTTAATGATATTGATTGGCTTTGCTATGACCAGACTAGTTTTGTGCAAATGTGCAATTTAATGAATAAACATTTTGAGTTAATAGCTATTTCCATATGCAAAGACTACTTTTATTATAAAGAAGTTGTTGGCGCGAACAAAATAATTCATCAGGTTCATACTTTACCTAATGTTGGTTGTCACCATGATTTTTTAAACTATGCTGATTTTACTGTTAGCTGCATAGGCTTTAATTATACGACTATAATTAAACATCGTTTATTTGATTATGATCTTAAACAAAGTATTTTAAGAAAAAACGAAAGTTATGTTAAACCTTTTGATAGATCTAGGATCAAGAAATATACGGATCGTGGATTTAAAATGAATTTAATTTAGGATAAGAAAAATGGCTGGAACACCTTTTGTATCAGTTTATGAAAATTTAAATGCAGATCCAGCAGACACAGTTGCGAATTATACTTGGAAATACGATCACGAGTATATTGTTTATGTAGTAGAAAGACATAAACGTACTGAATTAGGTATGAGTTATACACTAACACTAAGATCTGCTATAGGTTCATCTGATAGAGGATTTATCGCCAAACACATCGACTGCTATGTTATATTTGATCAGCAGGATATGAAAATAAAAACACAGACTAGACAAGGTGATTGGTGTCCGATAGTAAAAATACTAGAAAGACCTGTAACATTTGGTGTAACTGATCATACTTCTGAGAATTGGGAAGAGTGGTGGACAGGTACGGCAGCTCAAGTATCAAAACCTTGGGAAGATGACTACGAATATTTTGTACTTTCAAGTCAAGGTGCTGCCCCTGGAAATATAGGTTGGTCAAGTTTTGTTACTTCTTTACATTTTTTTATACCTGAAGAATTTGAACAAGTCCCTATAAATGGTGAGTGCTTTATGCGCCCCACTGTGGATGGAGGTATTAAGTTTTGGCGTCCACATTGGGGTGGAAATAAAAGTAGTAGATACGTAGCTACTTGGGGCAACGTATCTATTATTTCACATATATATAGAAGAAAAATTCGTTTTGATACAGCACCATCAAAACAATTTAATAGTTGGTTTAAAAAGCAAATATTCGGTTTTCCTTATGGCGTATATGCAGGTAATAAATGGCGCGATGCGAAGCCATGTAATTGGGTAGAAGATAAAGAAGTTATTATGATGACCTTGGACTGTTCTGGTCCTGACGAATTAGCTTCCTCTTATTTTTTTACCGATAGTGCTATGTTTACTTTGCCTAGTAGTGTAATGAATTATAGTGAAGGGGGCATGGTATGCGAGTCGGGAGTTAGTCATTTTACCATGTTAAATACTCCCAATTTTGCAAGACACGGTGTTAAAACTGTGCATACCTACGGAGATGATGGTGCAACTGTTTTTGTAATGTATGAAAAACTGGATGTTTTAGCTGACGATCCTGTTATTATTGTTCCTCCTGAACCAGATCCTAAGCCGCCGTCATGTTCAGACTGTGTAAGGGCAGGATCTATTTGGGAACAAACTGCAAATATTGAAGTAAAATTTTTAAAGCCTGTTGATTGGCAATTACGTAATTACCGTTACGTGTGGTCCGGTGATATAGGTAATGGAAATGTTGAGTTACTTGGAACCGAAGACAAAGGGCGTATTGCCAAAATTCGTTTTGCAAAACAAATGGCAGTTGAAGACTCTTCAACCTTTTTACCTGTTAATATTGTAGTAGAAGTATTTGACGAAGATTATAGTGCAATAGGTATATCTGATAAAGATAGCGCAGTAATATCTTTTGAATTGCCTTGTGTAATATTAGCGAACGAACCTAATATATCTATACAGGATTTAAGTATTATAGAAGGTGATGTCGATAATAAAATACTGTTAAAAATTTCTGCCAGTGAGCCAGCTGAAGGTGGAGATATAACAGTTGATTGGACTACAGTTGAAGACACTGCAACGAATAATGTAGATTATTACCAAGCTAGCGGGACCGCTACTATAGTCGAAGGATCAAGTGAAGCTATTGTGGAAATAATGTTGATAGGTGATGATATTTTAGAAAGCAATGAAACTTTTATTGTACGTATTTCAAATGCAAGTCGTGGAAATATTGTTAAAGATACAGGTATCATAACTATACTAGATGATGATGCAAGTCCTTGCGGTGTAGATACGCCAGCAGGCGGTGCAGGTGTAACAGAAACAACACATTTCTTAGGCTCTAATCCTGGACGTGTTATAGTTACATTTGAAATGTACGGTGTACAAGATAAAATGGAAATTTTTTATGAAGGAAATTTAGTTGCGGCCACAAGCCCAGGTCCTGATGGTAAAAATGTACCAGGAGGTAATATTTTAAATCCTGGATTCGTTAGCGATCAAGGTAATCTTTCTTTTGACTATTTTGGTCCACCTAGAGCAACTTCATTTATGATCAGAATGACAGGTCCTGATGGAACTGAATGGAATTATAAATTTAATTGCCCTGTTCCTTTCGATGGTGGATGGGATGGAAAATTAGATGCAGTTCCTACATTAATATTCGATCCTTTAGGTAATGGTACTGAGTTTGACGCAGGTTTGTTTATTATGCCTGATGGATCTATCCAAGCAACTTCTGCTTCAGGACCTTTAGGTTATTGGAGTGGGGCAATTGCAAATAGCTCTAATTCCGAAGTAAAATTTGAAGTTATTTCTGGTACGGCAAGTGTACATAATAATGCTCCGGATTTTTCACCTTTAGCATCTTCCAGACAAATATGGTTACGTCTTCCATTAAATTCTCCTGTTACTGAAGTAACTATTAGAGTTTATTTGCGTGAAGCCGGTTCTACAACAGCAATAGTAACTAAAGACGTGGTGTTAAAAGTAGGATCTGGAGGAACTGGAGGTGGAGGCAATGGCTGTTTTATTTACGGCACATTGATCGACATGGCTGACGGTACTAAAAAGAAAATTGAAGATATTGTTGTAGGTGATAAATTAAAAACTTTATTAATACCTGATATGCCGGACGCAAGTGCAGAAGATCCTACCAGCTATTTCGATTGGTCTGAAATAGCTATCGCACCTACTTATGCGGAATGTTATGTAAAAGATGTGGATCATAATAGCTTTAGTTATTATTACAAAATATTTGCAGAAAATATGTTTGAACCTTTATGTATAACAGTAGAACATCCGGTATTAGTTAAATTTCAAGAACAAGGTATGGAATGGCATTGGGATACACCAGCTAGATTAAGAATAGGTGATTATCTTTATAATAATAAGATGGAAGCAGTTAAAATTTTGACGATAGAAATAGTGGTTGAAAAAATAAATACCGCTAATTTAAACGTAGAAAATTTAGATACATATTTTGCTAACGGTATATTTGTACATAATAGTGAAAATACAGAAACACCTAAAGAACCTATAGGGTAATCTAAGGAGTAATATGCCTAGAACTGTTAGATTAAGGGTCAGAGATATTAAAAATGTTTCTGATCCTTTTCACATTAAAAACTTCCATAAAGGAGGTTGGAAAGTAAGAACTTCAAAAGGATGGGTACGTATGGTTCCGGCCAATACGAAAATAGTAAATCCCGATTTTGATTCTTCGAAACCTGATAGCAATGAAAACCCAAAGTTTACAAATATAATTGGTGAGTAAAGATGAATCTTACACAAATACCAATGGCTTTGGTAAAGCCTCAAACAGGCGCTATAGCAGGCCAAACAGTTAGTGTCGTAAGTCCAGAAAAATTAGGTACTGAGGATCCGCAATCAGGGTTAGTTCCTGCTGTAATACAAGGAACTTATGATAGTGAAAGCGGAACAGTAACATTAGTAAATGCTGACGATAGTATTGTTACCATAACTGGATTTCCAACTGAGAGATCATTACCGCAAGGCCACAGAGGACCTGAAGGTAAAGTTGGCTTACGTGGTTTACCTGGTAGGTCAGGACGAGATGGTAAACCAGGAATACAAGGTTGTCCAGGAGTTAAAGGAGATCGTGGATTACGTGGGCCGATAGGGCCAGAAGGGCCAAGAGGCCCACAAGGAGAAATAGGTAAAACAGGTGAGAAAGGTGATAAGGGAGATAAAGGTGACGCAGGTGCTGACGGCGTAGAACCTGAATATTTAAAAACTAGTCGTGGTGTTTCTATCACAATAAAAAGAAGTGGCGGAAATATACAAAGCGGCTATTATGAAAATATTTTACAGGATAGAACAATTACTGTGCTTTTCCCGCGTAACCTTGTTAACCAAGTAGCATCAATAATTCTTTTCTTTAAAAATCCTAGCAGCTACCAAGCACAAAATTACGAAATAGGGAACTATTTTTATGATGACCTTGAAATTGGTGGCTTTACAATAACTTTAAAAGGTACTGTACCTACACCGCTAGAAGCTTGGCAATTCTGGTGGCTGGTAATGGGCGATTAATATGCAAACAGATTCTAAATATGTAAGTTTTGATCCTGAAAGATGCGGATCTAGTAATATTACAGGTATCTATTCAAACCCAGCTTTAGCTAAAACTCAAAACGTTGTACTTATATCAGGTCTTGAGTTATCACAATATCGCAATGCACCAAATGATTTTGGTATAGATCAAGACAAAAGATTTACCCGAATTAATCGGGCAGAAAACTCCATTGTCAAAACAATCGCTCAAGAAAGAAATATTGCAAAAAACGATATTATCAAACCTATTCAAGTAGACTTAAGCTCTAGTGAAATTTCTGAATTATTTGAATACATTCCTGACATGACTCTTCAACTAAATTTAATGAGCGGACTGCATTTGACTTTAGCAAACAAATCTTCTGTTTGTAGGTTATGGTGCAGGTCAGAGTCAGGTGATTGGTTATTTAAAGACCATTCATACGAGCAACTTATTAAAGTTGCAAAAGCAATTAACGCGCGTAGAGAAGCTATGAGTGAAAATGTCTACGCCACTTTCTAAAGTCTAAGGCTTAATCTATGGATCAGCTATTAGTAAGTTTAATTACGGAGTGTTTAGCTAAATCAACTACATTAGGCATAACAGGATCTAATACAGTTGTATTATCTGTAGGTGCATCAGATAATGAAAGTGTTAATATTTATGTGAGTTACATAGAACCGAATTTAGCGGAGCTTCCGTTAAATTTTATGTGGTTGGTGGCAGATCAAAATAGCGGTAATTACAGAAAACTATTAAAGCGTGTTTCACGTATAAGTACACCGCCATTTAATAATACTTATATTGAGTTAAGTACACGGCAAGAAGTTTTAACCAATTACATGCAATATGATCAAGCTAGCTTGATCCGAAGCGCTTTAATTAACCACGTTGTTAGTACAGGTAACAGTCACAATGCAACACCTACACAATTAAGTTCTGTTAATGTAGGTGGAGATCAAATGGTAGGGCAGTTGTTAGCCCGAGCCAATTGGAGAACTGTTCCATTAGTGCCTACAGAATTTATACCAAATCAAAGATTGATCGATGCACAGAATGCGCAAACAAATGGATTCTACACGATCATAATGCAGTTAAATTCTAGAGTAAGTAAAGTAGAGGAAGAACTAAGGAATTTAAAACTAGGTAGGATAAAAGAATTAGAGGATAGAGTTACATTAATTGAAGAAACTGGTAATGGATCTATTGATATAGGTATTGTACCAAGAACTTATGTTCACATACAAGAAACGGAACAAAGTATTTGGACAATTAATCATAGACTAGGTAATACAGACCTAATAGTTCAATACTGGGTAGCTCAATTAGATGGTGATGGAAAAACAGTTTACGAAGTTGCTGTAGCTGAATCTATAACTTTGTTAGATGGTGAATTTTTAGTTGTAGAACATAACATGCCGGTAAAAGGTAAGGTTGTAATTCTTGAGGCAGGTTTAGATCCTGCACCTATTAATTGAAAATCCAAAGGTAATGGAGTGCCTTAATGAAAGTTTTTACATTAGTTTTTATTTTACTTTTGTCTTTTAATTGTTGGCCTCACAGTTTAAAGATAGAAAACAAGCCAACAATATATCTGGTAACACAGAATCCGTTAGGTGCTTATTATGGAGATAGAGTAGCAAATCATTTAGCAAAGTCATTTAAAGATCACCAAATAAATACATACTACCTGAACATGGATATAGGCACGTCAGATTCTAATATTAATTATTTGCTGAATTTGATAGTAGATGACATAAATAAAGTAAATCCCAGCTTTGTTTTTGTTCATAATTCAGGACTGACGGTAGCCCTGAAAAAAGAATTAGGTTCGAAGTATATAATAAGTGATTTCTCAGTAACTAATACTAAGGATGACGTGTTACTAGAAGATCCTATAACAAAACTTATTTCTATATTAGATGCTTTTGACTACACAGTAGGTAAATATTATATAATAACGGATAAGACAAATCAAAGTAAAAGAAATTCTTCTTTGTTCAAAAGATTGCTAAAAGCTAACAAAGTTAAAGACGTAGACATAGAGATACTTGAGGTCTCTGATGCAAAGAATTTAACTAAAGAGTTAAATAGACTTAACGGTTTACCTAAAGGTGTTATATTTAATGCGCTGTACTTGCTTCGTGATAATGAATTAAATAAAATAAAATACGCGGTAGAGCTGAAAAATCAACTAACAGAATTCAATAAAAAACACATTGATGTCAGTCCTTACTTAAGTGTTGGAGGCAATGAAGCACTTATATTTCTAATTGACTTAAATCAAGCCAACAGCTTTTTTAAAAAGTATATCAATAAGTCTTCAGATTCTGAAATAGAAAGGGCAAACTTTAAGGTATTGTTGAATGTTGATAGATTCGATAAGCTGGGATTAAAGGAGCATTATATGAAAAATATAAATGTTATTGATGGAGTAATTTATGACAAACATTAATCCTAATCATATAAAGAGTTTGCTTATTATATTTGTAGCAATAGCGCTCTTTATGTTTTTAGGAGAGTTTTTTCTTAATGCAAAGGATGATAAAGAAAAAGCAATAAAAAACGAAATAGTACTGTGCGCAAGCGCAATATGTATTAATAAGAAAATTGGACATCAATGTCTTGAAATAGATCCTGCCATGACACGGATAGTAATCGCAGAAGATCCTAATTCTAAGTCTCAACGTATTATCATAGAGACAGGAAACAGTTGTGCAAACAACTAAGGGCTTAAAATGGGTGATGTGTTTAAAGTGATATTAGATCAGTCACCAAGCACCGCAATTCTACTGCTGATTATTCTAGGTATGTCGTGGTTCATTTATAGTCACGCATTGCCTGCTATTCAAAATTTAAAAAATCATGAAATAGAAAAAGAAGCGTGGATTAAAGAGCGTAATGATCTTAATACTATAATTGCCAACCACGTAGTTAACGATAAAACAGAACAGTTAATACAAGAATTAATAAAAACTTGTCAGGCCACACATCAAAAAGTTTCTGAACTATCTTTACAAGTAGATGATGATTTTGAAAAGCTTGCAAAAGAAGTAGAGAACTTAATGCGTTTGTATCGTGAACTGATAGCATCAAGTGATAGTAATATGCTAAGAAGAACAGAAGGAGTGGATGCGAACCTTCAGTTAATAACGCAGCAAGTAAGTATTGTAAGTCACAAGTTATCAGGAATAACAGGCTTACTGGTTGGGAACCAACATAGAGCTGCACTCGAACTCATGGGTAGTGAGTTTAAGGATCTCAAGTGATGTCTCTTGAATTTAAATCGATCATTTGCGAAACCAATTCAAGATCTTGGTTGTGCAAGAACCAACTAATAAGAATGTTTCTGAATTCGAAAAAATACAAATTCAGTAATACAAGTTTAACAGTGCTTGAATCTGAAATAGATCTTACAACAGATCTAATTCGTTTAACGGAAAAAGAATTTTTAGATAATTTAGATATTATCGAGGCCAGAAGAAACATACTGGAAAAATCCAGATTGTTGATGGCTACTCACATTGATTCTTTAAAGTCGAACACAAAATTAGAGCCTAGTCTATTGTTAGTGTATATGGCGGTCAAACAAAAATACATCAAAGTTTTGTTAGACAGATTAGCGGTATTCCTTCAACAAGAAAAAGAATTAAGCTATCCAGAAATAAGCAATTTTTTATGTAGCGTATTAAACCACTTGGCCTTGATCTTAAGTGAGATAGACTATTTGGTATTCTGGAAGTCAGTGGACAATTTTGATCCTTTTGTTACAATAGACTATTTAGATCTCGTGTTTACACGGGATATAGATAGAAACTTTATAACAGAAAGATTAAAATTTTATAAGGAAAATAATCTGTTACGTGATCCATTTTTGTGTGTGAAGTTATATGTAAGTGCAGAAAGATTGGATAGTGATACAACATTATCTGATAGCTACGAACTTGCATTAGTAGAAATAAAAAAGTGTGGTTTTAAAATAATCTCCATTCTGTAGTAAATAATCTTAAATAACTGAGGTATATATGTCTAAGCAATACGGTAATCTGGTATTCATGGGTCAAGGCCAAGTAAAAAACTTCACACCTGAAAAACTGGCGGCAGATCCAGTAGGTGTTGGTTTATGGGAAGGTCGCGTATGGACCAACGAAACTGAAAAATGTATTAAGTTCTTTTTAGATGGTGAAGTTAAGCAAGTTGCTGAAGGCGGTTCACTGGAAGATTATTTACGTCGTGACGGCACACTGAACATGTTGGCAGACCTGACTTTAAGTTCAGATGATCAAAGTGCTGCCGCAGACACTACTGCTGTAAGTAAGAAACATGTTGAAACTCGCTTATCTACCAAACAAAATACTGTAACTGGCGCAGCAACTTCAATCGTTACAGCAGATTTAACTGCTGAACGTGTTGCTGTTTCTGATGCAAGCGGTAAAGTTGCAGTTTCTGCTGTTACTACTACTGAATTGGGCTATGTTGGCGGTGTTACTTCAGGCATTCAAGCACAGATCGACAGCAAACAAGATGACCTTGGTTATGTACCAGTAAATCGCGCTGGTGATAGCATGACCGGCCAGCTGGCAATGAACAACGAACGTATCATTGGTGTAGGCGCTCCAGTTAACGCAAACGATGCAATTCGTAAGATCGATCTTGATACTGCAATCGCAAACTTAAACTGGCAAGATGACGTATTAGCAATTCAAGTTGATAATACTTTAGTTCCAGAATTAGTTGAAGGTTCTCGTTACATTGTCACTGACGTTGCAAATTTAAATGCGGGTTTCGGTGTTATTGCTGATGTAGCAAATAATGATATCGTTGAATATGTCGGCGGTGCTTTCGTTGTTGCATACGATATTAGTGCTGCTGGTGCGCAAGCTGCTGGTACTTTTACTACCAATATTGCTGACGGTTCATTCTATCGTTACAATGGTTCATGGTCACGTTTCGAAGGTGTTGACAGTATTGTTGCTGGTACGGGTTTAGTGCGTTCAGGTAACGTTTTCAACGTTAACATGGGTGCCGGTATTTCTGAATTACCTTCAGATGAAATCGGTATTGATGTACGTGCTAACGGTGGTTTATTTCTTACTGAAGATGGTTCAGTTGCCTCAACTGGTGCAAGCGCACAATTAGCTGTACTGTTACAGTCTACTGGCGGTCTGGATATCGGTGTTGACGGTGGCGTACAAGTTAAATCACAAGGTATCGTCGCAGCAATGTTAGGTGCTGTTGCTGCAAACGGTTTAACTGGTGGTAACGGTGTAGCTGTTAGTGTTTTAGCTGCTGACGCTTCTTTAACTGTTGATGTGTCTGGCGTTAAATTAAATGAAACACACACTGACGGCATTTATGCCCGTCAAGATGGTGCAGATTTTACTGGCGCTGTTACTGTACAGGCTCCAACTGCTAATGCAAATCCGGCTACAAAACTGTATGTTGATACAAAAGAAACTGCGTTACAGGATGCTATCACAGCAGTAAATGCTCGCGTAACTGACGGTCATTTTGTTTATGATGGTACTGCTGCCGCTGCGTCAACACACACTGTTGCACACGGTATCGGTCAGAAATATGTTTCTGTAACTGTAGTAGATGAATTCGACAACGTTGTTGGCGTTGATGAAATTACTTATGTTGATGCAAACACTTTAACAGTTTCTGTATTGCCTGCAAGTAAAATCCGTGTAATCTGTGTTGGTTCGGCTCCAGTAGTAGCATAATACAGATTTATAACAAGATAAAAACTATGGGGCGTTAATTCGCCCCATTTTTGTTTCTTCATTTTACACACGAAGGAAAACCTATGAAATTTTTAGGTAAAATAAATCTCATGGGTAACACTGTAAAAAATATGACTATTGATAGCGACGATCAGGGAATTGAATTTCCAGGTGAAGGTCGCTTAGTTAGAAAAAATGGTCGCTTACTTTTAGGTGTTGCTTATATAGATGGATCAACGCAAGGAATTGCGTATGTTCCTATGTTACAGGAAAAGAATACACACTTACATGATCAAACTGTTCCTAGTGTTGAGTGGATAATTACACACAACATGAATAGCACTAGATTAGCTGTGCAAGTTTGGCCAGAAGGTGAAGTAGGTACAGCTGAAAAAATCGAAGCAATTGATGCGGATACTGTACGAGTTACTTTTAGTATTCCAGTAACAGGCACCGCAACTGTTATTGTTGGTAATATAGATGGCTTACCTAAACCAGATATTCGTTTCGAACAAGCAGTAGTAGACCAAACTTCTGTAATGATAAATCACGGCTTAGGTTATGAACCAATTATACGTGTTCTAAACGAAGGCGGTTTAGAATTACTGAATTATTCCGTAACTCACCCAACAGTAAATAGTTCTATGTTGACGTTTACCGATCAAACATCAGCAACAGTATACTGTTTTTAAGGAGATCGTATATGGCGATTCAGCTTACAGTACAATCTCACACACATTTACAGCAAGTACCTAGCAGTATGTGGGTAATAACGCATAATCTAGGTAGATTGCCTGCAATTGATGTTTATGTTAATCATCAAGGATCTTTGCAAAAAATTCAACCAAAGAATATTGTAAAGCAAGATGATAATGTTTCGAAAATCTATTTCAGTCAACCTATGACTGGACAAGCGAGGGCGATCTAATGTTAATAGATGGCGCACAACTATTAGAAGGCAGCACCTTAGAAATATCACCAATTGATTTTGGTACAGAGTTTCCGGTCAGTGCTGATGACGGCAAACGTTTCAAAAAAGAAGGAACTGATGCAGGTAACTACGTGTATTCATTGTTTTTAAACAAATGGATAAAAGTAGATAATGTTAGTTTTAATAGCTATGATATAAGTGCAAGCATATTTGATAGACCTAGATCTAATGATGTTGTAGTGCGACATATCGCAGCACGTACCTTTTATCTTAAAAAAGATTTAGAAGGTTCTTTAGCTAGTGCAAACTTAGCAGCAACAGATTTAACTGTGTTCGATGTTTTTGTTAAAAATGAAAATTCTAACACAAAAGTAGCTACATTAAAATTTTTAGCAGGATCTAGTATTGGTGTATTTGAAAGCCTAGATACTCAAAATAGTATCATACTAGGTCGAGGCTACGAACTAATAATTGTAGCACCTGAAAATCGTGATGCAACTTTATCCAGTATTGCAATTACTCTATCAGGATACTTATTCGTCTGAGGTAAATATGGATCTGATTCAGTGGGACAAGTCGGCACTGTTAAATTTAATGGGAAATACAAATGGTAATACTGAATGGTTGTTCTGTTACATGGACACAGACCAACTTGTTCCGCTGATGGAAGAAACCACTTCATTAAATGCCTTTCAGTATTTTGCACAGCATTGTATAAGTACCAGAATATTATTGATGCGGGCTATAAATAATTCTATTGTGGATAAATTTGCTAGCATCCTATACAATGACGCTAATAGAATTTTTCACCACAGAGGAACTTTAGATGTTCCTTCTTCAAATCTTAAACGTATTGTACCTGTTAATCAGTACATAGAAAACATCAACGAACTCAGTTGGTTAAATTCAAATATCCCCTTCTACTCTAGCGCTTTAATAAATTCAAGTCAAAGAAGTCAAAACATTTTAATTCCAATGCAGACTAAGTTAGTATTCGAATTCCACGATTTAATTGAAATAAATTCTATAAACTACTCAAATGCTTTGAGTTCAGTAGCGTCCAACCGACCGGATTTTCTTCAAATAGAATACAAAACAGATTTAGATCAGGATTGGATATCACTTCCTGAGATTACAGCTAATAACGCAAGCACGTCATTACAAACTTTTTTAATCAATGTATCATGCAAAGCCCTGAGAGTAGGTTCAAGAAAAACAAGTTTAGGTACTAACTGGTTGTTCGATACAATACAATTTAATACATTAATGGATAAGCATTTTCTAGGTGAAGAAGTTAGGTCTCTTATTATGATACCTATTCCGAACAGCGGGCATGTCAATCCATCTATTTGGGGAACCGGTGTAAAAGTATTTGCTTTTGGCCTAAATGAATTAAAGATGAACATTCTTAAAACAGATCGTTTTGTAGAATTAGGTGTAATAGCATCTAGATTAAGTTCAAAGGCGGTGATATTATGAAAATGAATGTTGCTGCATCAAATCTAATGTTTCAAAGAAATTTATCAAGTCCTGTTGCTTTAAAATATCAAATTATTTTTGTACAAGGCTTTACTCACACTGCCTTAGAGCTAGAGAACAACTTTAATAATGTTGTTGGAGGCACGTTAACAAACATAAATACTTTAATAACTCAAATTGCAGGCAGAGGCGGAAAAGTAGTAGCTTTTGCTGAATTATTACCTAATACAGATCCTGTACTTAAAAATAACTTTGTTAATTTACTTGATTTTAATTGGAGTAAATTAAATCCAACTATTATAGCATCAGGTACACCTGACTGGTTTTTAATTTACGTAAGAAATTCAAACGTAGCTTATAATGCGGCAGGTCCTTGTGTTTGGTCCGTGTATGGCACTATTACAAATTTTTCAGGTAACGGCGACCTTAAAGTAGGTAATAGAAATATGCTACTAGGTCAAATGTACAGCATGGGCAATTTTAGATTGAAACGTGAGGAAGTAATATGAGTAATAACCTTCTTCATCAGGCTAATTTATTCGGCCAAGATTTCGATCAAAGTCTTTTCTTTTTCCGTCCAAAACAATTCACGTTTGATTTAAAATTGGATGATCTTGAAATAGTTAATACATCCAATCCATTCTTAAATTTTAACTCTGAACCGATTAAAGTTGATTTTATAGATTCAAAAAATACAATTTTTGAATTCAATACAAACTCTTTGTCGGTGGATATTATAAGATCTAAATCTAGTAAGTTTTCTTTTTCAGGTATGGGTATAAATTTAGGTATTTTGACAGCAAACAAAACATTAAATTCGCAGTTCACAAATACAATAAATTCAAATATAGTGTTTGTACGTGAATCCTTTTTAAGCATTTCAATTTCAATTTGAGGTAAAACATGGAAACATTTGGATTAAATGCCACAATCACTGAAGCAATGAAAAATACTATGCCGACTAGAGCATTAGCTTATTTATTTAACAATACTATGCCTGTGGATTTTAATTCACTTGGATTCCCACTGACAGCAAAAGGTCTTATCGAAAATTGCTCCAATGTACTAGTATTAAATAGTTACTTCGTTAATACAGAAGCCCGTAGTACATATTTTACAAGCTCTGCTTCTTTAATTAAATCTGGTGATGTTGTAGCACAGTATCGCGGTGAACCCGTAACTGTACGTGAAGGTGCAAATGTAAGTTCTTCTTTTGCAGATCACGTCGTATGGTATCCTAAATCAATTACCTGTAAAAATGACTACCGTGATCATAATACTTTTACTTGTTTTATGTACAAGACAAATGGTGAGTACGGTTTTGACGGCTTAGATACTTTTATTGCACGTACTACAGAAAACGACGAAGCAATTGTTTTTGAGTATGATACGGAACTTAGTGTTAATTGCTTTGGTATCAAGCAAAGCACAACAGTAGGTCAAGTAGCCAATCAGTTTGTTGTAGAGCGATGGGACGGCAATACGTGGGTAAGTATTGAAACAACGCCCGCCAATCAAACAGGCTATTTAATAATTCGTTTTGCTGAAGTAACTGCTTCAAGATTCCGTATTAGGAAAATTGCTACTACAGGCGCTGTGGCTAACATTGATGTGGCGTTTGCTTACTTCGGTAAATTTGGTTTTGCTCAAAATGAATTAAGAAAAAATGTAGTAGCGCCTAAATTTGCGATTATTGTACCAGAGCATATTTCAGCAACCACACTGAACAATTTAATTACAAAGCAGAATGATATTTACGGAAACAGAAATTCAGATACTGATCATCTAATCATGTGCAGTGCTGGAACACCAGATCAAAATGTCTATATGCGAGTAAATTTTCCGTCAAACGACGTAAACAGTAAATACAATTTTTATCTGGTAGCAGGGCAATTACTTTAAGGCGATTGTTTATGAAAATGTTAGGACTAAAAAACTCGTTAGCTAAAGCCTTTTCTGATACGGTAGTAGGTACTACTTTTGCAGAAGGTCACTATAATTGCACTGTATTTTTGTTTGATGAACCTATACCGACGGATTTAAATACATTCAGGTCAGCCTCCGCCGGATATAAAAGTGATTTTAATTATGAATTAGTCAAAGATTGTGTTGGTATGTTTAATGCTAAATTCTACTACGATCAGGCTAAAGATAAATTTGCTTTAACAAATGCAACAGGGGCATCTGAAAATCAGTCAAGTAGTTTAAGAAAAAACGATCAATACGCTCCAGAAGGTATAAGTTGCTTACTTCTACCTTCAGTTAGCCCAACATCAATGGTTACGCCAGTAGCATCAACACTCCCAACAAATACATTATATTACGCGCCATCTGTGTTGAAACAACTTCCAGCTTCATTAAGTGTTACAGATATACAAGGAACCTCAGATTTTTCTGCGATAACACAGGTAGAGAATTTTGCGCACCCTAGATTAGGATCGAATAGACCTGTAAAAAATATACTAAATTTAGTATACGGGGACCCAAACGGATTTGGATCTCACCCAAGAATTAGAATAATATCAAAATATAAACAAGCTAAAACATTTGATAGAATTTTGATAAAGATTTCATATAGCATTAGGGTAGATGCTTGCACATTACGCATACACGCTAAATCAGGCCAAGGAGCTTTTAACCTAGTTACTGAATTTAGGTTTGTTCCGACCGAGACAGGTAAATATTTAGAAATAAACTTACCTCCATTTGAAGCAGATACTATTCATTTAAGTGGGCATTTTTTAGCGGGCGGTTTGACTCAAGGAAGTCCTGGTGTCATAAATTTAAGTGAATTGGTTTTTGGTAGATCAGGACAAACTTCTGAAGTACCGGCGTTAACCTCTAATTTCGGAATAGTAGCGTTTGGTACAAAAGATTATGGTTTAAGAATGAATGATCCTAACGGAAGATTTGTTCAATCGCATGTACCAATGTTTTTACTTGAAACTGGATCTGGTATAACAAAGCTAGATACGAATTTGAACGTACCTACAAATTTCCTCCGTCTAAATAAAAATGTAGAATTTGGATAATAACATGCTGACAAATACATCTTTCGACTTATGTACATTAGGTCAATTTAGTGCGGCACAACAAACACCTTTTGATAATACTAATGTGGTAATTTTATCAATTTGGGAAGGAAGTTTGCTGTCCGAAGAAGAAATTCAAAAAATACACAATTCAAATTTTAATATAAGTCCTATATATCATCAATATGACGGATATTACATAAAAGACGTGAACAGTTATGAAGGCCAGTGGATTAAGAGCACTAATCCTAACGTGGGATTAGTTGGCATGGGTAGGCGTGAATTAGTTCGTTGCGTATTTAATAATTTTACGAACAAAGCTTTAGGTAATACAATATACGAGAGAATTTTCCAGTTTTCAAAAGATCAGGGTCAAATAAAAGCTAAAGCGTCTGGAACAGCTCAAATGTTTAGCCTGTGTATTGTAAATCAAGACATTGATGCTAGTGCAGCAGTAAATGCAAATAATAGAGCAAACTTTTTAATATTCGGTAGCTGTGGTGATTTTAACTCAGACGCAGATTTAAAATTGAGTAGTGTGAATATTTTGCAAGATAGTTCTGTCCGTATTGCGGATATGAGATTCGAGTTTGATTTATTTAGCTCTATCGAGTTAATAGATCCTGTTATTCCTGTGTATGAGTACAGGGAAATAATTCCTTCTATGACAGGTTATTCGAACTCCGTAGCTACAATTACGGCCAGTGGTGAATACGATCCTAGTACATATCCTGCCTGGAAAGCCTTTCAACGCAACGGGCTGCAAAATTATTACTTAGCTACTCCAAATATGTCAAATGGAATACCCTCAGGATTTAACGTAACAAGTTCAGGTAACTATAATAGCAATTATTTACCTTCCCGACTATTCAACTCCGTAGATGCAACTACAGGGCAAGATGGGTGGTTTAGTCAATATCCTGGATCCGCACCAACAGATTTAAATCCACACTGGGCGCAGATCGAATATCCTGCTCCGGTAAGGATCGATGCGTATGTAATACAAAATTCAGCAGATCCTGAGATCGTGAAAGCCTTAAAAGGCGGATTACTTGCTAGTAATGACGGTATAAATTGGGCAACACTTGATACTTGGGAATACACAGCAGCTAGTGCGGTTAGTTTAGGATTAAGACCTATTAGGTTAATAAGTTCACCTGCTAAATATAAATTTTATAGACTAGCAATCTATAAAACTAATGAAGCTACGCATAATGGTGTTTTCTTAAACTATGTTAGTATACCAAGATTATATTTACTTTCTAAAGAAGTTAATGAGTATCAAACTAATCCAAGAATGTTTACGATCACAAGTACACTAAATACTGATTCTTGGCTGTCTGAACTTAGGGCGGCATCTGAAGCAAATCCTTATTGGCTTAAGGTTGAATTTGCGGTCGCCAAAGTTGTTACTGCCTACAGAATATGGAATGGTGATAAACCTCACATGTTGAGTGGCAGTGTACAAGCAAGCAATGATAATCAGAACTGGACAACATTAGATAGTATTGACTTGCAGACTGTGCCTACAAATTACACTTGGCGGAATCTAGTAGAGCTAAATAATTCGGTGGCATATAAATACTATAGGCTTAATATCGTCCGTATCAGTGAATGGAGTGCTGTGTGCGTAGGTGAGTGGGTTCTGTTTGAATCCATACTTGTAGAATAAACCGTTAATTAGTTGAGGTAAATAATGAAATTTAATAAAGGTGCTATGTTAGCACATACATTCGCATACCACAGAACAGATCTTGCGAATACAGCTAGTGTTACTGTTAGCTTTTTTACAGGGCCTGTGGATTTAACAGCGACTGAACGAAATGTTTTCAACAGTGCCGTTGTAACCGCAGTAGCTAATGGTTTAATTAGTCATAGTGCTGCACGTACAGAACTCTTGAAGACACGTACTGAATTAGGTCAATTATTTTTACCTAATTTTACTCAACGTCGGATCGGCGCAACACCTGATGAACGCATTTGGATGTTCACTCAACGTACTGAAGAAATGACGGGCTTAGCCGCAGGCACACCAACATTTGCACTAATCAGTTTGCATGGTGGAGGCGCTGCATATCAGGCAGGTAACATTTGTCGAACTATGTTTGCTTGTTCTGTTGGTGCAGTAGGTGAGCCAAACGTTGAATTCGAATACAATGGAAATATTGTTGTAGGTCAACGTTATAAAATAAATGATTTCCGTTTCAAGATAAATAACTTACTTGGAGAAATCTAATGCCAAGTGTTCACATAGCTTCGTATTATGCGAATAGGTTTGATCCTGATACATTGTTTCCAGAACTTGCTATGTTCAAGAGTTCTGATGTTTTTTACGGTACAAATTTAACAGCATTAAATATAGAGGGCTTAGAGTTTACTCCTAAATTTGAAGGCACTTCAGTAAATGCACTGTATGTTAAAGATGTTGCAACAGATCTTTTAAGTAATTTTATACCTGAAGGCAATCCATTAATATCTAATCAAGTGGTAAATACTTTATCAGTTGTTAGTTTGATGGCAACATTAGGTTTGACATACTTAACTAATCCTTTCGCTGAGTTTGATATGGGAAATCAAATGAAAGCGGATCAACAAATTTACGCAACATACTCAATAGACTACAATTTAAAAAATATTGTCAATAAGTTAGATTACATGACCGATCTAGCTTTTGAATCTAAATCAGAAAATCAAAATCAATTTGTTCATGCAGGATACAAATTTTTTCTGATCAATACAATCGAACCAATGGAATCTTCTTTTATATCCAATTCTATCCCTAGTCCGGTTTTCATTAGAGAATCTGTTTTAAGTATTTCAATTTCAATTTGAGGTAAAGTATGTTTATATTAGGTGAGAACGCACACGCATCGAGTATTTTAGCGCAAGCTGGAACTCAATGGAATTTGTTTTTATTTACAGGTACTGCCCCTACCTCAGTAGATAATGTTCCATTCAACATCAGTAATATGCAAGAAATTTATGCAAATGCTGTTGCAGGTTTACGTTTGTTAGGTGTCAACAGCACAATGTACGGACAAGAATTAATTGCATTTGAAAACGTTGCACAACTGTTTGCCTTAAAAATGCACGGCGCACGTACAACCAACGGCATTGCAGGTATTCAATTATTACCTCAAAATATTACAAGTAACATTGCAGGTCTTGAAAAACCCGCAGGCTACGTAAACGGATTAGAGAACAATCCTTTAGCTAATGCAACAGCTTCAACGCACTTACTGGCCAATAACTGGATCGAGTACGATTTTGGTACAGATGTGAGTGTTAATCGTGTACTATTCGGTAATAACTCTAATACTGCACGTAATGCTACTAGTATGGCAATTGAATATTTTGATGGTAATGCTTGGCAGATAGCTGCCAATAACATTGCGATTAAAACATATGTGGCCGCAGGGATTGAAAGCAATTTCGCACCAATAACAGCACAACGTTGGAGAATTCGTTTCCTGAATGATACAGGTACAGTAGTCTCTAATACATTAATCTACAACTTTTTGCGTTTCTTTGGTGCAGAAGTTCCTGTAGATGTTATGTCAAAAGAAAATTTAGATTTTACTTGGGCTATGTTGGTTCCTGCTCAACCTACTGTAGCATCCATATATGAAAATTTGTTTGCTCAACGTGTTCCTGCTTTTATTGTCAGTGCTGGAGGACCTGTTGATGGAGCAACCGCACTATTAAATAGAAAACGTGCAACTATTAACGACATTATTAGTTGTGTAAGTTTAAAAGTTAAAACAGCTGTAACTGACGAGGTTTAATATGATATTAGCTACTGATGCAATGATTCCACTGATGAATCAGGCTCCAATTATTGGCGTAACTCACCGCAAACTATTAACTATGTATGATGGGAGTATGGTGACTAAAGCAGACATAGAAGCTGCTTTATACTCAACAGTAAGCGGTAGCGGTATTATGAATGGTACTACACGAGGGCAGTATCGCCAAGATCTAATTCATAATCTTATACTGGCAAAAGGTGGGATACTACGAGGTTTCATTAATTACGCAGCTGCTTTAACTCCGCAAATGAACGGTGCCAAACGTTTACGTTTTCCTTTGAGTGAACGTAATGAAGAACTTACTAAGTCAGCTGTAGGTAATGTTACGTTTTTCACTATGGCAATTGTAGGGAATAATGTGGCTAATCCAACCACTAACACAGCGGTTTATTGGTTAGGTGTCGGCACTGTTGGTGTTCCAGGTAGTGGCGCAGATATGGAACTATTCGGTGCTGCAATTGACAACACTCGCGCAGTTCGTGCTAATGATTTAATATTTGATTTTAGTGGAGTTTAATATGTTGATCCACAACGGCGCTAACGCAATGCAAAGTATACAAGATTATTGCGGCCCTAATTGGCAAATATTTTTTATGGATTCTCATGTATTTGGTGAATCTGTACCAACAAAACTAAGTGATTTAGTTTTTGATCCTTCTGATGTAGATCATTTATTGACAAGATCTCGGGCAGTAGTTCAAGCAACTTCTAACATTGTGAATGGGGTACTTTCATTTACCCATAGTTCATCACTTGTTAGTTGCAGACAAAACGGCTTGCCTGTTCAAAATACAATGCAAGATTCTATACCTCTTTATAGTGTGGCACCTACTAATGTAAAAGCAGGTGGAGGTAGAACCCAATTAACTTTAGCTGAAAGATTGGCCTTACTAAATGATGATAATGTCGGTACATCTTTTCCACTAAATGCTTTACCTCAAACTTTAGTTTTTGATTGTATTCCAAACAATATTAAATTTGTTGAAATTGAATTCGGTACTCAAATTCCAATCTTTGATATTGTTACTGAATCCGTTGCTTCCGGTGCTATGCAACATACAAAAACTTTAGTAGGCAGCTCAAGATACAGAATAGATAATGTTCGAGATGATATTAAACAAGTAACATTGTCTTTCGGTCAATCACAAACAATATTCGAAGTGCGTGCAATTAGATTTTTCACTGACCAAATTATTGCGGATTCTGTTGCCGAATTTGATTACGCTATCTTACGTCCAGTATCTTGGAATACTGCTATTACAGGGATTAATGCTCCGGCTCCTTACCTGTTGATTAGTTGTGGAGGACCTATGAGTAATGCGGAACTACGAACCAACCGTCAAACTTATAAACCTAATGATATTGTTTCATTAATGCACTTACAATTAAAACCTCAAATTCTGGAGATCTAATATGATTGCACTATCTCCAACAATGAAACAGTTGTTGTCAGCCAAATACGAACAAAGTAATTCAAGTAAAAAAGTAATGTGGGTTTTTAGTGGCAATATTCCAACTAAAAATCAAATTACAGCTTTAGTTCAATCTGATGGAACTGTAAGCTCAAATGCGTTGAAAGCTTTAGGTACATTAAGACTTAGCGTAGCTTATCCTGCAACTGTATTGCCTAGAAAAGTAAATGCAGATTTACTTCGGTGGGAACTAGCTCAAAGAAACGAAGCTTTTACAACTCACTCACCTGGAGTAGCTAATTGGTTTGTATTCATGTATGTGGCTACAAATATTAATGAACCTGCTTACAGTACTGATGCTAAAATATACCAAGCCTTTATAGGGGCAGTCGGTGACATAGGTACGCCAAATGTAGATATGGAATTGTTAGGTGGTCAAGTTGAATCCGATAAGATCTATAAGACTACAGATTTCGAGATCAAAACATTAGCCTAAATACTTAGGTGGGTAAGTTTACCCACCTAACTCAATTTGACGGGTAGTTATATGGAAACATTTGGATTAAATGCTAGCATTGTGGCTGGTATACAAAACATATATGGCAGCAGCGGCGTAGTTTATCTATTTGACTCTGACATGCCTGAAAATTTTAACCAGATAGATACTAAGTTTCTTATTGAAAATAGTAGACTCATTAGTTCAGTAAACTTGAGTGCAAAACCAAATACTTCTTATCTATCAATTACATCTAAAGGTAACTATGTAAAAAATGCAGATGTTATAGCAAAATATAAAGGTGAACCTGCTATATATTTCGATGGTACAAAGAATTTTACAGCGTACCCAGATCATTTAGTTTATTACCCTAAATCTATTACCTGCAAAAATGATGATAGAGATCATCAAACTTTATTAAACTTCATGTACAAACAAGTTGATGATTATGGATACACTGGATTAGATACAAATATACTAAGGCACGTAGAGGACGGTGAATTTATTGTTTTTGAATACGATCAAACAGTAGAGGTCAATTGCTTTGGTGTTAAACAAGATTCTGCTAACGGCACTCAGTTTATAAAATTAGATTTAGAGTATTGGGATCAAAATACATGGATACCCATTACAAGCACACCAAATGAAATAAATGGATACTATATTATAAAATTCAATGCAGTTACCTCAAATAAATTCAGATTGCGTAAATCAATTTCAGCAGGAACTGCCACTGTTAAGATCAAGGTTGCTTTTGCATATTTTGGTAAAATTGATTACATATTGTCCGACATTCGTATAAATATCTCTGAAATGAAATGGGGTATGTTAATGCCAGATCCTTTAAGTTCTTACCTAAATAATGCTATCCAAAAACAAAATGATGTTTATAGTCAGATTAACCAAGATACAAAACATTACATATTGTGCAGTGCAGGTACAATGGATGCAAATAAAGAATTAAAGTTGTCTACAAAAAATTTGAATTCTGGTTCAGATAGATACGGACAGACTTTAATTTTAGGTCAAATAGGTTAATAAGGTGAGCGTATGAAACATATAGGTATAATGGAAAGTGGTCTAAATTCCATGATTCAAAATAAGTCTACAGCGGTAGGTCTAGTATCTAGTGCTATGGTGGAAAACTGTGCACTTTATTTGTTTAAAGGTAAACAGCCTGACTTTAACGATCTCGATCTTAAAATTCAAGCATCTAATTCAGAAGGTTTGAAATCTTTTTTGATTTCCCAGTCAGATGTTAGAATACCCTTCAAACTTAAAACATCTAAATTTGGAAATCAAATAAGACTGAGTTTAGATAATGCTTCTCACGACATAAGCACAAACAGAGATAGAGTATCAAAGTTTCCTGTAGATTTAAGTGCCGAATCTTACCAAGATATTATCCCATTAATGAATTCTAATAGTCAGAACGGTTTTAACATAACTGTTTCCAGTATGGCAGTATCTAACCCAGGATTCAAGGCGTTCCAAAAAACAACCGAACCTTTTCCATCTTTTGGCTGGCTAAGTGCTTTTGTTTCTACCAATTATAATGTTTTTTCTGTACCTGAATGGATTCAAGTAGAGTTCCCCTCCGCCGAAGTAGTAAATGCTTTTTCTATTAGAAACGGATCAGAATCAAATATAGTACGAGGTAGATTAATAGCAAGCAACAATTTAACGGATTGGACTGATCTAAAAGATTTTTCTCCCAGCAAAACAGGTTACGCGATATCCCCTAAATTTATTTTTGAAAATAATACAGCATTTAAATACTATAGGCTAAATATATTCGAAACATCTGAAAACAGTAGAGTAGGTGTAGGTGAATTTCAATTATTCAAGGCAATAGGTAAAGTAAATGGTATAATGTATGGAATCAATAACTATAGAATTCAATTTAATGTCCCTACATCAACACCTATCTTAAGTTTGCCTGTCATAGTGCCATCTGCGTATGAAAACCTACAAACATTTTACGAAAAATCTGTTCTTTCCGGTGCAGTTCGTATAGATCAATATAACAGATTTAGTAATATGGGTCTTATGGCAGGAGAACTGGGAGATTTACGTTACGCACAATCGGGTGAGCAGTATGAAAATAGAGGAACTGCTTTAGCCTTAAGAACGGATCAAGTAGTAGATGCCAATTGTATAGTAATGTACATAATGCACACCCACTGGCCAAGAGCTACAGCACCACTTAGATTTTTCATACACGATGAACAAGACGTAATTCATGAAATTCCTTTAGCGGATTATGAAGTTAATAAATACGTGAAAATTAATTTCCCGCGTAAGATGGTTAAAGGTATATCCGTATATTCAAGAGGCGTTGAATCAAGACAAACAATATCAGGCATGAGATTCTGTTATTTTAATGTACTTACCTTAGGCTTGGACGTAGCGGATTCTTCTGTATTTCAAAATGAAGTAGATTACACAGCAGCTTTATTGGTTATTGACGAAGATTCTACAACTAGATCTTCCATACATGTCCCTCCAATGTTAGTTATGTCAGTAGGAAATTCTGAAAGCAACGCCGAAGTTATATTAGATAATGTTTTCGGTAAAATAGTAAATTCTTCAGCAGTATTGTCCTCTAAGATTTTAGATTTACCTTTGCTAGGAAGTTAATTATGAAAATTAATCACAGTTTTGCTCACAATCTTTTTAGTCCTCTGTGCTCAAAATACAAACCTAGTACGTATGGGACGTGCCTAGTAATTTCATTATGGTCAGGCACAAGTCTAACAAACAATGAACTTATTAACATTGAAAATAATAGATCTAGCTTTAATATACCTGGTAATTTTATGGGGTTTGCTACAGAACACAGTAATAGAAAAGAATTAGCTAGATTAACTTTACCTAGTTTTTCAGATAGATTTACTGTTAACGAAGAGGATTTTAAGTTAGCTTTTACAAAAAGAATAGAAGATTTTATTTTTGTTTCTTCTGGCACTGCTTCTTTTTTCACAATCTTTTTTGCCCGTGACAACTTTACTGCGTACAACGGTGATATAGCTAATAACAGCGGATCTTGTTTAATATCAGGTAGTGTAGGTATTGAAGGCAGCAACGCAGATTTGATTTTAAGTCAATTAAATATTATTGATTCTAATATAGTAATCAAGGACTTCGATTTCAAATTAATTTCTACGACTTTACAAAGATTTTGGCTATCTGCCGATCTACCCGAAGGGAATATTAGATTACCGTTATATAATATTTTAGATCAGACCACAACAGGCTGGAAAAGCTTTGCAAGATCAGGAGCAGGTAAAACAGTGTCAGATGTTGAGTGGTTAAGTTTATGGAATAACCTAACAACAGGCATCAAAATAATGGGTGACGATGGCAGGGTAGCTTTCTTATCTGTAGATAAATTAAAACCTTCAGGTGTCGATGATTTAACTAAAACAATAAAAACGCCAGCGAATTACGACTGGACAAATAATAGTGCAAGTAATTATTTTTACCATCATGAAATCGTAGGGAATAATGCAGCTGGAGGAGATTATTCTATTTTATGTTTGACTTCAAATGCTAATGGAGGTATATGGAACGAAAGTAATAGGTTCGCTTTCATGAACTACACCAACCCAAACAATGGCATAACTTACGCAGGTAAGCCTAATTGGCCGTTTACTCTTTACATTCACTAAGGAAATATTATGCAAGATCAAGTGTCAGCAGCGAATTTATTGGGACCACTGTTAAAATATAGTTGGGACTACTTTGTTATATCCTATTTATTTACAATGTTAGGTATAGCCATTCACTATGTAAAAAAATGCGTACAGGAAAAATTAGATTTTGTACTTTACTGGACAGCAAACAAACAAAGTAGTATTCTGGTAGTTTTAACCGCAACAGCTAGTTACTTTACTACTTTGTTCGTGGATCCTAATCCTAATCTTTTAACTTTCTTGGCCATAAGTTACATGGCAGATAGTATGCTGAATAAAGATGGAGGACCTAAAAATGACAGAAGAAGCTCAGACTAAATTGCCCTGGTATAAAAAATATTTTAATATACTGGTCTTTGTTTTGCTGGCTATTGCTGCTGGGATAGGTGCGGCGTTCGCTAATAGACGTGTGTTACCTCAAGAAAAACAGGACGCATTAGATAAGAGTCTGATTGATGAAAAGATTGATATATCTAACCAAATGGATGCGGATTTGGATGCTAAAATTATAAAGGCTTTAGATACTTCAGCTAAAGCAAGTGAAACTATAGAAGAAATTAAACTAGCGGATAGTTTAAAAACAGATGACGAAAAAATCGAAGACCTTAATGATTTTATGGCAGACAGAAGAAGATGACAGAACAATTTAAAGTAAGTACATCCAAAGTAAATACAGGATTTTGCCCACCTCCAATATTTTTAAATAAATTGCGGTTAGAATCTCTTGAAGGTGGATACAAATTTATACTGATCAATGATTTCACTATGGAATTTTCTTGGGACCTAGAAAAAAATATTGTGGTGCGAAAAGGAGATATTCAGGTAAGGAAGTACGTCACTGTTTCACTTACTGCTTGCTCTGGATTTGAAACGGATCTAATAAGCAGTCCTCGATTTTTATGGTCGCTGTTTCCTCCAGCAGGATCAGGTTTAATGTCTAGTGTAATACACGATTTACTTTATCGTAATGACGTACCTTCACCAGACGGCAAATATTTCGATCAAAAGGCAGCCGACAAGATCTTCAGAGCAGGTTTAGATATAGAGGAAAATGTTAGTGTCTGTAAGAAAGTTGCAATGTATACAGCTCTTAAATTGGCGGGGATTAGAGCATGGAAAGAAAATCGAAAATAATATTACTTTCTTTGTTTCTTTTAGGGTGTTCGGGCACACCTACAGAAAGAAAAGAAGTGATACTGAAAGAAATAAAAGAGTTTGAGTACACAGAAATAAAAAGTGTTGAAGTACCTAAGCCTTTTGTTAATGATGTTAAAAAATTCATTGACAGCAACGGGCAATCATGGGCACTGGTACATGTAGATGATTTGTACTTGATTAAGCAGGCTTATGTAAGTGCAGAACAAAATGCTGAACTTGTAAAACAGCTTAATCAAATTAACTATCTTACGGCACAAAGGGCTAATCTTATCAGGGAGTTAGTTGTCTTAGAGGCATATAGAGCGGAAAAGATGAAGATTAGTCTGGAAGACGAAAGAGCAGATTTTAGAGAACAGCAAATAAGAGCTAACATAGAAAACTTAACCTTAAAGATCATTACCATAATGTCATTAGGTTTAGCACTATAATAAGTAATACGTAAAAATGGGAGGCAATGCCTCCCATTTTCTATTCGAAATCTTTGAATACCTCAGTATCCAATACAAATATCATACGCGCACCAACATTAGAATCAAGTGATACATAAGGATAGGCACTCAAAATCAATGAGTTAAATTTAAAATTTGAACACTCACGAATATAATTACAAACGGATTCATTCAGAGCCAAAACATTACAAATTTTTTCAATGTAAGTTTTCTGCTCTCTGTATATTACAGCGGCTGCACCTTCATTAGTATCGTTCTCAATAGTATTTAAACTATAGTCCTGATTGAAATTAGGTGTAGTAATAACGATTACTCTTTCTTGTTCTTCTAAGGTAACTAACTTAATGCTTTGGACTACTCTATAGTTTTCGGCTTCTTTTAACGACTTGGATATGGCTAAATTTAAACAATGTACAAATTGAGAATGTTTGAGTGATCCTAGTTCTTTAGGTCTTAGTGAAAAACCGTAGAAGCATAGTGAATCTAAGTATTTATAAAGATCTGAATACTCTTGAGTTACATTAGTGAATCCTTCAACAGAAGCCAGCCTGAGATGATCAGGTTTGCTGTTATGTTTCTCTCTTATCTTATCCCCTAAGTCAACAATTTTGTGTACTTCTTTTGTGATCTTACCTTCCAAGTCTACGGAAAAAGATTCAGCGGCTAACAGTAGAGTTATTAAAGAGCCTGACATTTCTTGATCTAATTCACCTACAGGTCTAGAATATACATAATCAACAAAAGATAAAACTTGTTCTTTTGTTAAATTCATAGCCTGCATGGTTTCAATAGATTCTTCTGCAAATCTAGAAGCTCTTTCTTTTTTGTCTAATGCGACATGTACTCCAAAGGTTTTAGTTGCCCAATATTTTAATCGTTTGGTGTAATTTTCTAGTGCCATTTATTTTTCCTTTAAAAACTTTAGATAGATGCTTTATATTTGATCCAAAACATCCTTTAAATACCTATCCTGAGTTAAGACTACATGGTTACAGTTTTCTTGGTCGAAGCAGCCTTCAATAAATGATTCCCAATTTTTATCCATCATGTTGACAAAAGCTTGAGGCGATCCGCGATCTACGTAACGCATCAAATATTCTTGCTTACACTCAACGTTTGGGTAAATTAAAGTAAATGGCAGACCTAACTGAACTAGACCTTGACGTACATCACTGTGTGAGGAAACAAGAATAATATCAAAGTTTCCTTCTGTATAAAGTGCTGATATGTGTGCCAAATAGTTTTGAGGAAAATTACTTTTATCCCATTTACTGCTATCGCTGTCAGCAACATTTAGATCTGAATTGGCTTTTAACCAACTTTTACCTATACCAGGAAAACCTGATATGATGGTAGGTGATTTTGAACTTATACTAATTTTCATTGTTTTACCCCAAACATTACATGTGAATTTGTTACCACAACAGTATTAATACCTAAAGCAAGTAAAGTCGATGCCGTCACTTTTGATCTGTACTCTTTAGCATAAGGATCAGTGTAATAGCATAATTCAATGCAAGAAGCCTCTACTAAATTTGCTCTACCTATATCATCATTGTCGTCAAGTGAGAATACTTTGACTGTATCTACATCACCTTTTAATTTAGGATACGGCCAAATACCTTTACCATTTAAATCAAAAGAAACAGCTTTATTGATTCCAAATTTCTTTTCGAAAGCTGATTCACCTGACTGTGGGTAGGTTTGAACTGAAACGGGGCAAGTTAGAAATACATTGTATGTATTTCTATCATTATTAAACATTTCCACTAAATTTTGTAAGGGAACACAATTATTTAGGTATTCCATTAATTTGCCATAGTTTGATATCAAGCCGTAGGTTGGGTCTGGAGTTAATTTTGCCATCTAAAGTTGCCTTACTCTGTTTATTTTGTTCTTGCCAAAAGGCATTTAGAATACTACTAAGGAGTTTGAAATTTAAACATTATGGACGTCCTGATCTTTTATTTAGTTTTGCCTTTAACCTGTCCAATTGCTTTGATTTAATTTTCGAAGGAACAGTACGAAACTTCAAACTCATTTCACTTAATATATCTGATTTAACTGCTTGTCCTATAATCTTGACGGTAACTTCGTTAGAAAATGCACCGTTACTTTCATCCAATGTTAAAGAGTCTTGCTGTGCATTTCCTTGACCTACTAAATTTTTCATACTAAGTTACCGTCCTCTTAAATTAAATGGTAAAGGCAGACCTACGGTTCTTGCGTCCTGTTCTAATCTCTTCTGTTGCTGAACAATGAACCCAACCACTAAATGCACCTGTACTTGGATTATGAAATTCCAAAATTAACTGGTCATATTGAATACCGCTAGAGTTTTTAATCCAATCCCATAGTGCTTTATTACCTAAAGAACCTTTGATTTCAAAATCAACTGCTTCGCCTCGTGGATGTTGCTTACTGCTGTAGTAGTTATTCCACAAGTGCAGTAAAATAGCATACGAATCCATTTTGGAATTAGTTGCGTTTTTAATTAAATCACGTAAGAACATAGTAGCGTGTACAAAAGTAATTAATGTATCAGCAGTAGGTTCGCTATTACTACTACGCTTGTAAGTTTTTTGAATGTACTTAGAAAATCCATCACGATAAGTCGCTGCGTACTCTACTTCAGGTCCGCGATACCAGCTATTAGGCGTAAAACTCCCAAATTTAGATCTACATACTTCCAAAACATTTGCAGCTGTGTACCTAGCGTTTTCAATTATATCAATACGATTGGCTGGAACTCTATTCTCAAGGCCGTATTTTTTAGCGTTATCGCTGGCAATCAATTCTTTATACGTGAAGTTATCACTTAATTCTTCATTCATATTTATATCAAGATACCCATCCTTATCAAGATCTTTATATCGATCACTGAGTTGGTCTCGAATTTGTTCTATAGTAAAGAGTTTTTGGTTAACAATTGCTTTTTTAGGTGCCAAATTTTCTTTGGCTAACAAAGTATAAGGATTTGATTCTGTGATATACATGACGAATACCTTTTATTTAGTTACGTAATTACGAAAACGTGTTTTTCTTGCAGGTTCTTCATTAAATGTTTTTCTAATTTTTTCAACAAAATCATTAAATTTGTCGGTATTTTTCTTATTACAGTACAGTCGATGAATGGATCCTACTTTATTAGATAGGTCTGGATTGCCCATTATACCTGCAAGATAATGATTAAGGCAAACGTATTGTAAATGACTATCCAGCTCAAGATATAGATTATACGGCATTTGTACTCTATTACATACTTCAATACAGTCAAAGGGATATCCTTTATAGTAAAGAACTTGACGTCCAATAGACTCTAAGTACTTAGCCATGTCGGAACCGTAAACATCATAATGTAGTGCAGTGTAGTATTCACTTACTTCAAAAGTATTTGCCAGACATTTTATACTCATTAACTTAATGCCGTATTTAATACAGACGATATCAAGAATATCATTAAGTTTTTTTACAAGTACCGAATGTCCTTCAATAAAACTAGTTAAATTCAAAAGAGCTTGTTCTTTATTTTTACCTGTGATCAAAGATTTTGAGTAAAAGTTCATCAAAGAATTTAATTCAGCTTTAAATTTGTCTTCACGCATTTAATATACCTTGTTCTTGCAGAAAATCAAGATACGGGATATTACTGGCATCTGATTTTAAATTAATTATAAGGCTAGTAAATTCTTTATTTATTTTAATGGATTCAGCTTGAGGATAACCGAAGTACTTTGGCTCTAGATAATTAGTCATGTCTATTTTATACTTACGTCGTAGTGTAAGAGTTAACTCTACAACCCAATTACATAATTCCCACTCACGTATTGAGTCACGTTTAGCCGAGGACCAAAGTGAATCAAGACTATATTTGATCTCTAGTACAATTTGAACACTGGTCAATATTTCTTTATTTTCAGAGAAAAGTTTAGGTAAATCACTTATGTTTTTGAGCATATTCAAATCAATATATCTGTTTAATCTTGTGCAAATAGGGAAAGCATCAGAGGTGTTGTTTTCAAAACATGTGGAATACTTAACATAAGGTACTTTATTTATTTTGAAAACCGTTAAAAACACAGAATCGAATTTATTATTTTCTACAAATGAAAAATTACCTATCAATTTTTCCATAGCAATGTCTACAGGTATAAGGTTCAAATAGATAGGAATGTCATAAAGAGAGCCAATAGCAGAGTCACAACTTTTTTTATCGGCACTGGGTAGATAGCAAGATTGTACTTTGCCTCTATTTACGTAAAATACTTTAAATTTGTTTTTCTCAAGAATCTCTTTATTAGCAGGATCCTCAAGAATTGTAAGATCTTGATTTGCTAAAGACACGTAGCATTGTGCAACTTTTGGATCAATGCTGGTTTTCATAGTTTGGCCTTTTATTGAGAACAGTCTTTTAAATATCTAGGTATGAGAATATGATTACTTTGTGAAATTTCTTTAAAGAAGCTGTGTTCTTTATTTAAATACTGTGGAATAAAAACAGTTAGTTCGTGGTCAGCCATGTCCAAACATCTAAGTAAAACACTTTGAATATCAAGCCAAGGCGTAGAATAACTGCTTTCTGCACCAAAATAAGTTAGACCAAATTTAAAAGAATTTCCATGTATTTTTTCCAAATCTTTTATCAGATCTTTAAATCCACACTCAAATTTATCTAGATCAACATGTGTTTTCTTATTGTAAGGCAAACGTTTACCAAAAGATGTTTGTACATATAAATGGCTAACGTTCAGTATATGTTCTGAAATACTATTAGATGCCCCAACAATACTCCGTGTAAAATAATTAGTTTTTAATTCGGTACTTACATAAGTACCGAGTCTATTCGCGTCGGAAACTTTTGGTACTGAAGCCAAGACATTTATAAAGTTTTCTTGTATTACTTTTACTGCACCACGGGCAACTTGTGCAGTATTATGAGGAAGAACTAGTGCGGTATGTTTATTCAGAGTTTGATATACAATTAAATCTAGAACGTTATAGGTACTAGCATAAACTATTTTAGACATCAATGTTAACCTATTAAATAGTTAATGTTGGCTTGAACTCAAAAGATTTTTCTAGTTTTCTTACTTTCTTTTCTACTTCTTTTAGGTCAGGCACGAGGTAAGAACTTATTTTTTTATCAACTTTTAAATCTGTTTTAATGGTTACAAGTTCTCTACACATAAGGGCAAGAGACTGATAGAAAGGATCTGATAACTTTTTACCTAAAGCGCCTTTATGTTGAGCAGACAAGATTTCTTCAAGTGTATCGTATTCTTGAATTAGTTTAATTGCTGTTTTTTCACCTAACCCCGGTATACCTGGAATGTTATCAGACGCATCGCCACAAAGAGCCAGAAAATCAACAAAAGTAGAAGGCAATACACCATATTTCATCAAACAGTCTTGATAAGTAACCGTTAATTCTTCACAGTTAGCTTGTTTAGGTAAACGTAGTCTTGTATCAGGTTTTAATAATTGGGCAAAATCTCCATCACGACTATGTATAAGTTTTCTACATTTCAGTTGAAAGCATAAACTACCTATAACATCATCAGCTTCACCTAAAGGACTTCTAATAGTTTGAATGCCACGAGCTTTTAAGATTTCAATGGCCATATCAATTTGAGGTCTCAGGATTGAAGATTTTTCGTCGTTCTCTCTATTTCCTTTATAGCCTGTTAAGAACTTTTCGGCCAATTTATTTGCATTTTCACCAACAGCATAACTTAAAAATGTTTGCATTAAAAGCTTACGGTAGTCGCTTCCTTTTTTATGGTCAAAGACAACTACAAGATTAATACTATCGTTTGTACGTAATCTTCTTTCCATCAAATGATTTATCATTGCAAGGAAAGTCTTTAAAGCCCCTGTAGGTACTCCTTTGCTTGTATGCAACTTTTGAGATTCTGCATTAGCATAAAACGCACGATTCATAAAGTTGTGGCCGTCAACTATATCCAAAACTTTTGACGCTTTTCCTGATTTAGTTTTTTTCATCGCATCTTTTCCGCTTATATGTTTATACTAAGTATTTACAGTATTAATGCTGCCAACTATTATTATTTTTAATTATTTCTTGATTTGGATGTTTTTCCAGATACTCACGTAGATTGCCATATAGCTTTCGTGTGTTCAATTTTCTGTCGGACATATAACAATAACAGGTTAGCTTATCATCAGAATCTAACATAGGTAAACACTGTTTTACTTTTTCCATGAAGTTAAACATAAAATTGTGTGCATCATTTACATCAGATGTTTCGCAGAGAATAACTGTTTTAACCCCACTTAAAGTATTTTTAGCAAAATGCGGTACGGTAAGAACGCTAGAATGTACAAGTTGAATTTCCATAGCATAATCCTTGAGTTGTGTTTGGTGGGTATGGATCCATACCCACCAATAGTTTAAAGATTAAACTCCAAAATCATCTTCATCATCTTCAGCTTCAAAATCATCTTCACCATCTTCTGTTTCTTGTTCAGAAGTTTTAGTAAGCTCTATTAGTAAGGTTGCTTTTGAGCCTATTAAAATTTGAGTTACTGAAGTAATCATAGCAAGTACATTTACTTCATCGTCATCATTAGATTCTACCATGCCATTTCTTTCTAAAAAGTCCTCAAAGGCAGGCATTAATTGTTCAGCAGTTTCATAGTTATGGATTTCCATAACATTGACGTATTTATGAAAATCCTGCTCGAAGGCACGTAAAGCATTTTCTTCTTGTTCAGTAAATCCTTCCGAGAATACTAAAGAGATTGCAGGAACAGCACTTAGGTCAATACTATTGAATGTGAAAAGTCTCATATTATACACCTTTTATTTTTAAAACAGCTTGCATTATCATTGAATTTTCTACAGTAAGTAACATAAAGTAGAAAATATAAGGATCTTGTTCGTTTTGAGGTTTCGCGTAAAAATCTTCTGACACAGAGCCTGCGATCTCAGAAGCTACAGCTGCACGGTCGGCATTACTTAGAAAATTTAAATCTAATTTAAAAGAATCAGATTCCCAGTCCTTGACGTTTTGATTTGTTAGTTGCGCCCATTTATTATTTAATTCGCTCATTTATGATCCCTATACACTAGTATTGTATTGTATTCAGTAGAATTAAGTGGCACAGAGCCTAAGTTTGTTTTGCCTTCTACCCAAGATCTTAATCTGCCGTGAATTAAACCTGCGGGTAAATAAAGTTCTGCTGGAATGACGTTTACACTGTTAAGTGGTAAAATATTCTCTAATGGTGTATTCTGGTCTAAAGCGGTTCCATCAGAAGTACAGAAAAATCCAATACAAGGAATAATACGCTGTACAGTATATTCAAATCTTACTGCAACACAAAAATTCGGCAAATTGGCCAAAGTAACCAGAATTTTTAAATTAGATCCAGATTTTTTATGTATGAAATGTTCTTCGAACGTATTCCAATCTAAATCCATTTAATTCTCCTTTTTAAATAAATAGATGTCGGAGGGTTTTCTTTTTTGTTGGAAAAAATACCTGCCTTCCGATATCATTTTTTGCTTCATCTTAGTTGAGACCATTCTATTCGAATAATAGATCGGCAAGGAATTAAGAGTTTTCTCGTACAGATTAAAACTATATATTCCAACACTGTCATTTAAAACTTCAAACAAATACTCTTCTAAGGCAGTATGGGCTTTTATACTATCTTCCGTATCAAGGGAAAGATAATTATGCCGTTCATACACTAGATGGGCTGAAATTGCATGAATATAACTATCTACGAAATTTCTGGCATCTGTTCCCGCGAAGAATTTTAAAAGCAATATAGAGATAAGATCATCAAATATCTTTACGTATGTGCTTTCATTAAAGTCCGGTGAATAATCATTACTCTCAACATGAAAGTTTTTTCTTAATTCGATACAAACTTTTATTATTTCAGGTGAACTATTACTTTTTATTGATTGCTTTGATACCTTATTATACAGCTCACTATATTCATAGTCAGTTATATCAAACAGGTCTTTGGTAATCAAATCCCTTAAAAGGAAAGCTCCGTACTGATTAAACATACCATTAGCAAACAAGGCTGGCAATTTATCAGGTAACGAGTTTAATACTTTATAAATTCGATCTACTTCACACTGTATCTTTTCCTTTAACGTAGATTCAAAGAAAGACAAAGGCTTTGTTCTAAACCTGTGGTAAACTAAAAAGTCAGATAAACGGGCACAACTTTTATGGTAAAAATTACGCAACTTTATCACGGTATTACCTCAAAAATCTTTTAGCTTTAGCTGCAATACTAGAAAGATCTGTGGTTGTGTTTGAAGTTAATAATGGAGCATTACCACTACGTTTCATCGCACGTACAGCCTTAAATATTTTATCATTGATTTTTCTGTTTTCAGCAGCTTGATTAAATACATGGTGCTTTTTACCACCACCACCTACAGTAAACAATTCAGAGTCTCCGCCAAAATTATGCCGTAGTAAACTTTGCTTACTACCTTGCAGTATAGTGCTAAAGCCGTGATCTTTATCAGAATTTATTTTTCGTAAAGAATTATCACTACTAAAAGAACCCATACCTCCACCTTCACCGCCTTCTGGATTTCCTGCTATTTCAGTAAGGCGCTTTTTATAATCAGTTAGCTGTCTTTGTATTGCAAGATCTTCATCTCGATCCATAAGCAACTTGTCTAAATTCATACCTCCAGCGGCGGCCATCATTCTGATAGGAACTGGAATACCTGCCGCTGTCATACGATCAAGAATATCCATAAATGCAGCATCCTGCTCAGGCTTTAAACTTTTCGCCCAATGTACTGTAGGTATAAGAAGTTTAGATCCATCTTGCATTAAACGCAATCGTTCTTCGGTATTACCATCCATCAAGCCTTCTTTACGTAAGATTTTTCCTTTTCTCATTGTAAATCCATGCAACAATGAAACTAAAGGAAACACTTTATCGTAAAAAACATTTCTTGTTTGAGTATCACGATATGCGCGAAGTGTTTCAGTAAACACTGTCATAGCGCCTTCCATCGTTTGATAACTTGCATCACCACTCAAAAAAGCTTCGCTGATGCCCAATGCCCGCATTTTATGTGGGTTAGTTTGATCCCAAATATCTGTGACTTTCCAGAAATCACCACCTGGTCTCAATTCGCTGACACTAATGCCTAAACGTGTGGCAACCACAGCACCGATTGGATCTGCATCTGCATCCAAAAACAAATCTGTTGCCTGATCGTAATCTTCCGGTGTAGGTTCCCAACCTTCTTCACCTAACATAATGTGCATGATTGCACGTTGACGCCGACCACTTTCTATTAAAGTACCACGATATAAATTCTTTTCAATCAACCAAAGAGGCAATACACGTTTGTAGTAACTAACACCTTCACCAAATGAAAAAGTTTTACGTGGAACATAAATAGTTCCTACAGGATCTAATTCAACTTGGCCTGACATTAGTTTGCTTACAAACTCTTCACCTAAACTTTTCTTTATCTGGTCTATACGTGGAGAAGCCAAACTGAGTGTTTTTCTAAATTCAGGATCTATATCAAGATACATAATAGGATCTTGACTGTACAAAGGTAAAGTATGAATGGTTATATTTTCGTATTTATGGCACATTAGGTCAATAAATGATTTCTTTTTACGATCATATAAAATGCTGGCACAAAAAGCGCCTGTAACTTGATGGTCAACACTCATGCGAGGCATAGCAGTTCTTAAATTTAAGATTTCAACCGCTTGCCTGTAGTGATCTAGGTACTTATCTTCAGCACCACCTAAACTAAATTCTGAAAAAGGTAAAGTACTATAAAGGTCAACACATGATCCACAAACAGGATCATGCCAGTACATATCTCGATAAACTCGAAATAATTTTTGATCTTTAAGATCACTATCCATACCTTCTAACAGTAGACTAGTATCCAGATTTACATCTAGTCCTCCTACTCTAGCTCCTGCACCGGAACCCGTACTACTTTCACTTTTAAATGAGTTTTGAGTTTTCTTGTGTTTCTTATCTTCTATATGTTTTTTTGAGCTAATACCTAAAACGCTAGATTTATCTTCTTTAGGTTTAAATGTTTTTTTAAAGTCAAACATGCCATACTCCAAATATTTAGTATATACTACGTATTTACAGTATATTATTCTTTTACTGGAGTAGCTACACAACAAGATTCACAATAATAGGTATTTAATACTCCGCGTGTGTGAGTATTAGCTTCGACCATTTTCATACTCGATCCGCATTTAGGGCAGATACCTGCAATTTCATTATTAACTGAACTTTTACTTGTTAGTTCTGAAGACGTAGATTCAGTTTTTTTAACATTACGTACTCTATCGAACAAAGGTGACGCATGTAAAGGTTTCATATTGGTATCCTTAGGTTTCTTTGCTGAATTTAACTATAAATTATTGACTATAGTGCCTATATTTTTATCATATTGAGAGACTTTTAAACGGACGTACACCACGAAGTTCTTTATCTTTGGATAATCTTATTAATTCTACCTTAGCAAAATCTATGAATACATGACTATTTTTTAACATAACATACTTATAATGATCCGTATTCTGTTTAACAAGTTCAAGTACCTTACGTAAAAATTTGTTAACATACATATCTTCCATTAAAGATCTAAAAATTTGCTCTGAAGACTGCACTGTGAAAATAAATTTTTGCCTAACACCTAAAGTGGTTATTTGAGTATATAAATCGAATAGAAAAGTAAAACGATTTGTTCTCGAATAATCAATCATTAAACCGTCAGGCATTTTGACTAATACACTATAGCCAGCATTGCTATTTTTGTCTATTACTGTGGTATAGGGTGTGTTTTCAAATCCAGCTACAAATTCAGGAAAAGTAACAGGTTGTATATTAAACTGCTTTAAAACTTTTTCATGATCTCTTTCAGAATATACATAACTCATTAGCTACCTCGAAGATTTTTTAACGCCTATATATTTAGTACTACCACTAAATACGCGGTTGCCGCTAGAACTAGTCAATTTATCGTAACTGCCAAGTTTACGTACAACAGCTAACGGCGGTTGTTTAATTTTAGATTGCTCTACTTTCTTAGCCAATATTTCTTGATACTCTGGATGCACTAGTCCCCAATGACATAAAGCGCCTGCCCTCCAAAGATCATCTGTAAAGCCATCACCTTTATCAATAGTCTTTTTACCTACATCCACAACCGTAGCCATTTGAACAAGTAAATGTTCTACAGGTTTTCCGTCAAAACAATTTGGATATGAATCTATATTTATGTTTTCCATTATGTCTTTTATAGATGGATTTTCAATGTAAGGTATTTTTATGGCACCCAACTCTACGGCGGTTTTGACATCACACATGTCGTTATATTTTAAACTGTACTGCGCAGATATTTCTAGCCCAGGATAGCTTGCCTTTGCATCTTGCAGTAGTTTTATACTGTTCCATCTATCAGCTAATAATATTTTTACATTCCTGTGTTCAATAAGTGGAAGTATAACATCAGAAAATATACGAGTATGGCTAATTGGAATACCAGGTAAAGATATTATTTCTATCAGAATATCTAAATGTGGTGTTCCGTCATGTATAGATCCACATACAACTGCAAAGCTATTATTTGAATAACCAGCATCAATAGCTAACACACTAACACTATCATTGCGTTTTATATTAAGTAGCTCTACTGTTCTGTATTTTTCATCTTTAGATACACGATCAATTTTAGATCTGTACTTGACCCAATTCTTTTGCCCTGTCCTAACAGTTTCCTGTATAAGTCTGTGATTGGACATGAATGGGTTACTGGATAAACTAGGTTGTGCGCCAAAGTCGCGTTCAGCACCTATAGGGTCTTTACGATATTCTTCTTGAATAAGAGGTCCATCAAATGTAATATGTGGATTCATTTTCCATGTTGGTTTATGTAGACCTAAACTTTTTTTACTGCCTATACTTTGTTTATAAAGTTCCATGATTTTATCACGGATGTTATTTGGAGAACTAACGTTTAACATATAACCTGTTAATAAGAATTGATCGTACCCAAGTGCCACCAATCTTTTTTCACTTTGCCTTGCAGTAGCTAAACTATTAGACATTGCTTTATAAACTTCGTGTGCGTTATCCTTAACTTTTTTAGTATCTCTATTACTATCAAACCAGCCTAATTCATCTAAAACACCTAAGAACCTGGTACGTCCACGTAAGGTTCTTTTGTCGGGTGTAGCAGGATAAAGCTGAAGATTTCGGTGCCTGTATTCAATAAATGTATCTTTAAGCTTTAATATTGTTTCACCGTACTTGCGCTCATACTTACGTAACAAAGAATGGTACGATTTAAACCAAGGACTGTTATTAATGTAACCTAAGAATGGTTGCCATAAGTTTTGTGTTGCTTGACCTAAAGTAAGGGCAAGGAAAGTTCCGTGCAGCACTTCGTTACTACGAATACCGAATAACTCTGTTGGTTTACCGCACTTTAAAAACAAGTGCAGAACATAAGCGCTGATCATTGTAGATAACGCAGATTTTCCACTATTATGTGATTGTACTCCGCTTGTTATAAATTCCTGTGTTTTAGGCATAGTGAAATCATACATACGCTCAATGCGTTCTGTTTTGCCGGAAGAGATAACAGGCAAATAGTATGTTTTTTTACCTATATAAATAAGATTTGTCAAATAGTCCAGTGCCTTGTTATTAACAAGTTTAAAACTGTCTGAGTCTATTTCTACTATGGAGGGAAGTATACCTATATTCAAACTCAAGGAATACAATGCGTAGGCTGCTTGTTTTGATATTATGCGTTGTTCTTTATAGTAACCTAAAAGAAATTCTTTAACGAAAGATAGCTTTAAATCAAAGAATTTTTTTACTGTATTTTGATCTGGAGATTTCCCTAATTCTTGTATTTGACTAGCCGAAAGATCAATTGATTTAGTTCCAAAACTATTTAATCCTGTCACAACTTTTACATAATCTTTTTCAGTAAGTTGCGTTATTGCTTTATATCCAAAATCTTTGGTCAGTACAGGATGTTCGTGTGTTCCACACAACTCAAATCCGTTTTTAAGTTTTAAATAGTAAACTTTCTCAGGATCTGTAACATATAGCTCTTTTGATTTTTCTTTGGATTTACCATTATGTACAGATAGTTCAAGCTTGTTATATCCAGTATTTAATTCGTTTCCTATGTCACCTATGTATTTTAAGCCTTTATCCGTAAAAACTATTGTATCACCTGTAACACAACGCTGTCCGGCTACTACAGCTAATTCATTATAAAAATTTAGTTCTCCATTAGCTATTAACTCAGATTTACGTGCGCCACATTTAGGGCAAATACCGTTACGTAATAAAGAAACTTTTTTTGTTAGATTGGACATTGGTTCATTTGCTTCATGTCCATCATCGCTAAACCATTTCATGTCTGTACAGGTAGGTCTTGGGCAATATTCGGCCATTAGTTTGATACCGATTATTGCTTGTTCTAGATAAGGAGGGGAATTAAGAAAGGCTTCGTCCATACAGAAATGGTAAAAATTTTTAGCTGTAGGCATTGAACTATCATCAATACGTAGATCTCTAGATACAGGATGAAAAGCATCTAATTCATCCTGTATCATTTTTTGAATATTTAATAATTGCTTGTCATCAAGATCTTGTAGATGTAATTCTGGAACAACATCATCAAAATCTTTAACTACTTTAACGTCAGTAAGATCAATAAGTTTTGCAAATTCACTTCTAATAGATCTATTGTTGCTTATTTTTATTTTCGGTGCCGGTTTCTTTTTCATTCTTTTTCCTAGATCTTAAGGTCCCTATTGAGGTCTGCTTAATCTGGCCTACAGGATTATCTAGATTTGGGCGGTATCTATTCATGTTGTAATCTAGCATAGAGGCTTCTCTTACTTGATTTTTTGAAGTAGCTATCGCATCCTGTACTAATCCGCTTAAATAGGCTTCTTTAACACTAACAGGTATGTTAGGTAAATCCATTATTACACTTGCAACGAAATCTACTTTAATGCCGTTTTTAATATAAGGTAATAAGTTGTTATCTATATTAAAGCCATCTATACCCAAGCCGTCACGGACAAAAGCTTCAGTTCTGGCAGAAGCATGTTCTATACCTAAAAGTTTAGGTATATACTTTGATACAAACATAGAGTCAAAAGCTTTGGTTTCTTGATCTAAAATTTTGTTAAATTTAGCCAAATCCCTTTTATCTATTTTTATTACGTTCTCAGGTTCTTCTCTTTCATACTTGAATCTAGAAGGTTCGAGATAAGGTTTTTCCTCTACATCATCGCGTTTTCTTAGAACGTCAAGATCTACATAACTTGAGTTAAATACAGTATCCTCATTTTTTACTTTTTGTTTTTTAATAGGTTTTACTATAAAAAGATTGCCACTGAATATAGGCAAACGTCCTTTGCAGTAAGATATTTCACCGACAACATAATCTGATATTAAAGGTTTATCTATTTCATTAAATAAAATACTTACTGAATCTAATAAACCATAAGGGGATTCGTCATGTGACCTGAACATAATTTTTTCCAAAGACAAAAGGCCGCAATTGCGGCCTTTTTATCAAATTTTAAGAAAGTGCGTTTGGACTGTCATCTTCGTCATCTTCGTCGTCATGGGCTGGATTATTATTCCTTGTCCCGAACTGAGAGTTTTCAACTCCTGGGGGATTTTCAACCCGCATGATTTCGAATTTCTCTTGAAGATCCATTCTAAACAATTCACCGTCCCGTGCTTTAGCTACATCAACTGGTAATGTTTTAGTTTCACGAACTTCAGGTTTGCTGTAGTTCCATGTCCAAACAATATCAGCATGTTCTTTCATACCGCGAGAATAACGTAAGTTGTTGCTATCACTGTCTAACTGAGCAAGAACAATAAAAAGAACTTTAAACTCTGAAGCATAAACTTTAGCTTTACGACATATAGCACTTAACATACGCCATTGATTATCATCATCAACACCTTCTAACAGACTAATGTAATCTAGAATGACCACTTTATAGTTGTAAGGTTTAACCATGTTAATAACATCATCAATGGTCATAGATCCTGTTGGGCTACTATAACTAAATTTCGACTTAAGCTTTTTAAGCTTTTTGTCGTGTTTCATAGCTGCTTTTAGGATTTTTTGTTTTTCAATTCTTGTAAGCTTTTGTTGCTTTATCTTCCAGAAAGGAATTCCAGTTAACATAGAAAGAATACGGTTTGTTTCTTGTTCCGCAGTCATTTCAAGTGTTATCTTGATAGCTGTTAATCCTGGATTTAATACAGACAAATTGTGTTCTAAGTTTGTTGCAAGTACAGACTTACCTCCACTTGTCGTACCTGCAAGTATCATCACTCCTGTTGTAGGTAATCCACCGTTTTTGCGATCATACTCAGCAAAACCAGTTCTGTACATTTTCTCTTGGGGTTTAAACAATGTACGCTTTAATACTGCTTTAATATTACCGCCAGCACCAAACGTATGTATTTCCTGTTCTTTACCGAACTCTTTACGGTTATTCGCCAACTTATCGGCAACGCTATTAGCTAGTTCCTCTGGATCTAAACTATCTTGCTGATCAAAGTAAGATACAATATCTTTACCTATGTCAAACAAAGATCTTAGTTTTCGATAACGATCTAGATTTTGAATAAGACTAAGAGTTTTCTGTTTTGAAGATAGTGATTCAATTTCGTCACTATCTTCCAAAAATTCTCGGACTTTTGCATCAAAAGTAGGATCGTCTACCAAATCATCCCACACAGGTACTCGTTGCTTTATCTCGACAATTTTTCTTAATCGAGTGTAAGCTTTTTTCACGGCCGGAGTGTGGAATAAGCTTGCATCTGTTTTACCTAACAACATGGATCTCTGTCTGTCGTTAAGTTTAGCGTTGGTCAATGTTTTTAATAAGCGAATTTCCGATTTAGGCGAAAATAGCTTTTTAGACATTGACACTACCTTTTCTAAATTCTAAATCATTTATCACAGTATTTATTAAGAGCAGAGTACAATTTTCATTTTCTAATTTAGTGGTCCATTCATCTAATAACTCTTTATTGTTAATATCATAGAACACCTTACTAGGTTTTCTAGCTTGTGGTCTATTCTGTCTTTGTCTTAAGATTGGTGGATTCCCAGTTACATCTGTTTGTAGTGCCGAAAGCATTTGATTAATAGATTCCAGACTGTAAGGAAATCTCTTCCCTAAATGAAAAGTGATCATGTTATTTGAGATACCTGGATATCTCTTTACGGTCTTAAGAACAACATAAAGTAAATTATTTTTCTCAGCAAACATGCCCTGAGAAATCATGCCAAACAGAACAGACCTTTTCACCATTAAGTCGTGGTCTACTTTACCTGCCAGCAGCAACTCTGTGGTACTCATTATAGTTTTCCCTTTAGCTACACAGATACGCCAAGTTCGATAGCTGCTTCACGTAAACAGCTCATTATATATTTTTCGTCACGGTCAATGTACTTACCTACTATTTGCATTGCCTCTGACCGCGACTTAGAACAAATGAAATCTTGAGAAGTCTTATCTGCGGATCTAAGCAATCTTTTTGCCTTTAACCATTCAGTAAACTTTTCTACTTCCCTTCCTATAAAAACAGACAATACAAATCCTTTACGTGTTTCTCCGAATTTGTTTAGCCATCTGTCAACGCTGTAGTCGAAATCACTAATAAGTTTAGTTAAGGCAGATTCATCATAATAGTTCTCAACAGGAATTTCTTGCCCTTCAGAATCATAATTAATGAACATCTGAGATTCAGCTACAACATTTAGTTGATAGGTTCGTTTTTCACCTTCCCCTGAGCCAACTAAATTTTGACGTTTTTCAGTCGTATAATATTCTATTAAATTCACAACTTTGTTATTTACAGAAGATCTTAAATAGTTGCAAACGTATTCATCACTTTTAGTGCATGGATGTAATAAGTAGTAAGCACGTAAAGCACAGATTAACAGTTCAGCATGGAAATCTTTTTTATCCATGTTGTTGAACTGGTAGATAAATCTCAATTTTTTCTTTGTTTTAAATCGGATAAATCTAGTAATGTTTTCATAATGCTTATCAAAACCCACACGTATCAAATTGAATTGCTTAGGATCAAAACTTTTAAAAGTGTGACCTAGGCTAACGTATTTTTTCTTTATGTCTGTTCTAAGTTTTTTAACAGACTGATAAATGCGTACAGCGTCACAGCGACATAAATCGTATTTAGTGTAAGATTCTTCTGCCACGTTAGCATCAAGGCCACGGTAGCCTGATAAGTAGCAGGCATAAAATCTCATGTTAAAAATAGCTTGTCCCGATTCAGCCAAGCTAATTCTAAATTGGCTAGGTGAAATATCGAGTTTTTTGAAATCAACTAAGGTTTCCAATTTTTTGTGAAACTTAGATATGGAAGTCTGCATCGTAAAATGTTCAACTACAGCATCGAACAGTTCTTTATTGTTTGAGTATTCTACATTTAAAACATTTTGAAAAACATAGGATAATGATCTTGAGTCGAGTATCATTTTAAATATTCCCTTACTTAATCAAACTACCCAATTCAACACGAGAAGACTTTTTAGTCTTTTTGGCTTTAGCTTTAGTTGTTTCCTCTTGTTCTTCCATACGCGCATCTAAAACTTTTTCCAAGTGCGCTAAATATGAAGTCGCTAGTATTTCACGTATTTCATCAAGATCTTCATTTTTTATCAAATCCTTAGGGATCCGAATTTTATACTTACGTGCGAAACGTTGCAGCTGACGCAGACCCATATCAACAAGATCTTCGGCGCAGGTAATTTCTTTACCATAATCAACGCCTTCATCTAAGGATACATGACCCTCTTCGTCTTCATAAGCAGCTTTAGCTATACCTTTATCAATATCACGGGCTATGTCACTAAGGCTGTAGATCTTAGTGCCTGCATCTTCAGCACGTTTTAGTTGATCACGGTTTCGTTTTGCAACAGAGCCAATGTCATCAATAAAGCCCATCACCCCGTTAGTGTTTAGTTTAAGATCAAAATCTGATTCAAGAGGTTTAACTTTCTTATCAAACTTTTCAGGACTAGGATCTAAATAGAGACCTTTAAATTCTAACTTACGGCGCAACACTTCAAATTGAGGCAAAGTAAAAACATTTTTTTCATTACCCATATTCTGAAAAGACATAACAATCTTTCCATCATCACTACAGACTCTAATAAGGTTACTGTCCACACTCAAAATACGAGCAGTCATGAAATTAGATAAATACGTGCGCGAAAGTGTACCACGATATCTAACATAAACTTTCTGCAAAAAAGTATAATTGTGTTTTCTAGTAATATTTTCATTTAATAAAACCGCAGCAAAAGTACGTAATTGCTCTAAACTGAAGCCGCGAATTACGTCAGCTAATTCGAAAAGACTGCTGCCATTTTTTTCCACACTTTCAGCAAGCGCAACACTGTTAGGTGTAAAACTAGAACAAGATACATGGCTGGCTTTTTTGCCTTGTTTGCTACAAGTAACGTTTTCCCCGTTAATTAAACGTTCTCTGGTTAACCCTATACATTCACCACAGGTTAGTTTTTCTTCGGTTAATACTCTTACCCGAATTTTTTGTCCTGTCTTCTGAATAGTTGAGTTCTTTGCCATTTTTCTTATATCCTTTGGAACTTAATGTAAAGTTTATGCAAAACAGAAGAGTTTGTTCCATGTTTGTAATACCAGCCAAATCCTTTTTCAGCAATTCAAGACCTTGCCTTGTGGCAGGATCTGCATGTACCATAGGAAGCAACGTCATTTTTGCATTCGATGATACTGGAGGTCTTAATAGTGCATCTACTAATATCTTTAACCAAACTTCGGCACGTCTTTCCGCAGTTTCATCTGACCAGAATTTTTGAAGAGGACCAGACTTCTTTGCTCCTATACGCGCAACCACAGCATCTGCTTTTGCGTGAAGTGTTGTATGACAAGATCCATCAAGAGGTATTTGCAGACTTTCATGGCCACCGCACGATCTAGGTATAGTATGATGCCAATTAATATTTTTAAAAAAATTACCGCAAATACAACACTGTTCGAATCCATCTGATCTAGCAACTACAGGTAACTTATTTTCTATTTTTGTTTTTGACATTACGACCACCTAAAGGCAGTCCCCAAGATAAAACTTTAACGTTGCCTTTAGTTTGGCTATAAAGGTTTCTATATACAGATGAAGGAACTACCCAAGCTAATGCAATGTCATTGTTTTTGGGGCTAGTTAAAAATTCAGAAGACATTAAACTATATTCATGCCCTCGCTCACGCAACTGTTCTAAAAATTCTGTTACTCTAGTGTAGTAAACATTAGAAGATTTTTTCTCAAGCGCTCTTACACGAGATTGATGTAAAGACTTTGATTCACTGACTCTTTTAATTGCTTTACCTATATTAGAATCTTGTCGATCTAACTCTGATTGTTTTAAAGAAAGTTGTTCAGTAAGTTCCAGCTTTTTTACTTTAGTAAGTGTACCAATACGCTTATATGAAAGCAAAAGATTCTCAATCTTTTCTATTTCAGATTTAAGTTTACGCAGTTTAGATCGCTCAGACTTTAAATTAATTTTAGCCAATTTTAACTTGTTGGCAATCGGGTCATTGTCTACAATGTTATGCGCGATTTCTTCGGCAGAAGTACGGCTAAATTGAAGAATTGTCTGCTTGGTCAATATCAAAGCTATATCACTGCTATCCGCAGCTGCCAGACCTAAAGGCTCTACAGTTTTAAAAACATTACGTAAAATTTTAGTGTTACGTAATGCAACGTTTTCGAATGAAACAGTAATAGGTAATTCAACTGGTAATACTGCGTCACGGGATATATCTAATTTCTCATTTTTAATTTTACTGACTAACGAATTTGATATCAACTTGGTGTAAGCAGAAAGCTTATTATTGACATATTCGTATTGAGCGTTAGAAAAATCACAATCGTTTTCTGTTACCTCAGAAGAAACTTTTTCTAAAGCTGCTTCAGGGTCTTCGTTGTATTTTTCAATTTGATTGTATGCTGCTGCTTGTAGATCTTGCAACCTATCGAATACATCTGTGCGAACTTCTTTGCAGAAAGTTGGTACATTTATTTCTCGATTGCTTACAGCATACTTTAAGGATCTTATAGTATTAATTAGGTAGATTGTCGGCTTTTTCTGTTTTGAAAACTTACGATTTGATTTCGAAGCCGTCAAAAAATCTTCTAATTGATCTATAGTTGTTTGAAGGGTTTTTAAAGTTATATCTGCATTTTTAAAGTTTAAAGCATTATCTGCTTTTTTTATCAATTTTTGAGTTGAGCTAATGCTCGACATCAATGATTGAAGTGCGTTGACTTCTGACATTGTTGTTATTCCTTTTTCCATTTTTTTAATAATATGGGTTTTCACCCGAAAGAGCTAGAGAATAAAAATTAGTGTTCTCTAGCTCTTTTCCTAAAGGTCTAAATTGTCAGTTTTTAGCCTTTTTCTTTTTGGCCGATTTTTTAGTTTCGGCAATAGAAGCGTTCATTAGCTTTATATACTTATTTACAGATTCACTCAATGAAGAGGAAATACGCGGATTAGGATTTTTTAAATCTTTCTTCCAACCTTTAATATCAGCCTGCGCAGTCTTTAGCTTATCTTTAATAGTATTAAGCTCTAGCTTAGCCAAGCTACGCAACTTTCTTTCAATAATATAGGTTGCGCGTTCTCGATCAATCTTTAATGTTTTTGCTGCGTAGGTATCTGGATCATCTTTGTCCAAAGCCTTTTTCATTACCTCCAATACTTTATCTTTATTTATAACAGCAAACATTTGTGTTTCATATTCCCAAATGTCACGCTCACGTTTGCTAATAACGTTTTCGAGATATTTTTGTTCTAAAACTATGCGGTATTTTACCCATTGGGTAATGTAATTACTAAAGTTTACATAAGCAAACTTTGTTTTCGTTTCATCGACATGGTTAACTACTAAACCTAAATTGTAGAATTGACTACCAGTTAAAATCTTTTTAACTTTTTCAGCTAAATCATACAGGCCGTCGTCGTCAACACCGCGTTTAGGTACAACGTAGTAATATGCTCCGAATGCGCCAGCGTTCGGTCGCTTATCACCACAGTCGCTTACCCAACGACTTACTCCAGGTAATTCACGAATTTTATCTCGCTTCTTTTCAACCATTTCTTCAGATTGAAAACCAGGTGCATAAGAAACAATTTCAATGATTTTATTTTTATAGTCAATATTTATCTTAGGGCGATATTTTATTGCCTTAGCTCGACCTGTTTTAATAAAATCTTCTAGTTCTTCTTTGGTAGAAACACATTCAGATCCAAACGGCGCATTTATTCTTAAATGCTTGACACATTCTTCATCCGTAACTTTGCCTTTATTCAAAGCAATTTCAACCAACTTTGCAACACCTTCAATTTCAAAACTTGGATTACAGGCACGAACGCCATAGGCAATACCACCTTCGTTACCAATCAATAACATTGTTGGAAGCAATGAAGGCAAATATAATGGAATATCTTCACTGTCATCGAAGTTTTTAATTCTGGGAACAACTTCAAGATAACCACTATCAAGTAAAAACATTTTTGCGTAGTCGGCTAATCGCACTTCGGTATTATGTACAATCATACCGTTCGCTGTATAAGAATTACTCACAGGAACAGTGAGATCGTAAGTAGGTTCATCTCCTATATACTCGATACGTTTGATAGGCACTAAGAAATAGTTCTTATCTAAAATATTAGTCAGTTTATCCACAAAAGTAGGGAAATATTTCCCTACAAATTTACCGACCTGTGTTAGCCAAAGTTTTAAAGATTCTAAAGTCAATGGCATACTGCGTCCAGATAGTCCATATAGCATAGAGGCTATGTACTTAGGAATTGGATTGCCTTCTTCATCTTCTTGTTTACTCAGAATGTCTTCATAATAAGATCGCACAACTTCAGGTAAGAAACTTAGTTTCTGATTATCATACGCCGAATTGAGTACATTACCGCTTTTACGTTCAGATAAAAATCCGATTTCAGATTGAAATCTGTCGTGCATTAGTTTACTGCATAGATAAAGAGTGTCTTTAGTTTGTGCAAAAGGTAATCCAAATTTAGATACTAGAATCGTCTGAAGTTGATCTAAAAGTTTGGAACTTTTGGATGTATACGTAACGCCGGACGCATGTGCAGATCCATCTCCTTCAAATAGTGAGGAAAGAAATGAAACCATCTCGACTTTACTCGACATAAGTACGCATAGCGGAACTTCTTTCTCACGAGCAACACACGGAAAAATTCCATTAGCAGATAAAAAAGAAATTAAATGCGTACTATTTATAGTACATTGGGCATACGGACGTTTAGCCCAATTTATACCATCAGGCTCACGCCATGTGACTGATACATGTACGTTTTCAAATAAAGATTCAGTCAATTCTACAAATAAATCAACCATATCTTTATCAGAATTCATAAATTGGACTGTGTGTTTAGTAATGCTACCTTCTGAAATAACCAAACCTAACCAAGTGGCGAATTCCGAAGACATTTTCTTGGGGAGACCTAATATCTTCATGGAAGAACTTCTACCTTCAATATCAGGCTGGTTTAAAAGTTTTGATCCTTTAGTCCATTTAATTTTAGGATCTCTTTTATAGCAAACTATGTCTCCTTCAGAAATATCTTCAATAGTTTTCCAACTAAAGTCTAGATTAGAATCTAAAGTAAGTAAAGGTTCATTACTTGTACCTTTAATTTTACCTAAGCGAGTTTCAACTTCAAAGATCTCACGAACACCACTGTCTAACCAGTGTGTAGCTAATTCAACACCATCACGCGATTCAACTTTCAAAGAAATTTCTAGTTTGCGTTTAGGTGTCTTGCCTAAGACTTCAGGTATACGTCCAATAGGAAGTAAGCCTAATTCAGAACTAACTAAAGTATCAGCGGTAAAACAATAACGCTGGGCGGCAGCATTATCAATCGGTGAACCCCAGTTTCCACGACCTTGCGCAAGTTTTGGAAAAGTATTTGCAATAGTAACTAACGCGCCATAGCAGGCGCTATTATGCGCAAGCATTACTCTTAAACTGTTATCTTGTGAATTACGTCCAGTAGCAATCAACATGTTTTCATTACCTTTAACAGTAAAATCATACATTGGAATTGCTTTTTTACTTTTAACCAGTTTAATACTACGTACTGCTAAATATCCAGCAGTAGGTAATCCTTCAATATAATCTCCATGATGTGAGGCATGTTCAGATCTATCAAGAACTACGATATTGTCCGGTCTATTATTTTCACGATCACCGTCACTATGATGATAAATTTCGTCAGTGTCTTTATCATCATACAAGTAAGCTCCAGACAACTCATGAAGATTACAAGATACATGCGTATTCAGCGAAAGTTTATGGTAAGATTCTCTTAAGATCTGCCCACCTACCAATTGCTGACCTACCTCCAAATTTTCTGTACTAATCCATTTACCTTCAACAGACATAAATGGATGGTTGCCAGTTGCTTTTACTACATCACCATTAGAAAGTTCAATATGATAAATGTCTTTAGTAACTTGCCCTACTCTAAATGAGTGCGCTAAAGCAGGCTCAATTATTTGTTTTTCTTCATTGTAAGACCAGACCCATATAGGATCTGATCCTAAAAGGTTTTTAATTTTGCGTACAGATCCATCACAACCTAACACACGAGTATTACCAGATAGGCAATCGCCATGAGGGTGGTATTTACCTATGGTATCACCAATAACACGGGCAGATTTTTTAAAATCTGATCCATGTAAATTAAGTTTGTGCATTGCATAAATCAAATGCCTGTGTACAGGTTTAAGTCCATCACGAAATTCTGGAACAGCTCTATCTTTTACAACATACTCACCATATTCAAATAAATTTTCTTTTGCAAAAACAGACATCATTGCAATAGAAATTTTGCTCTGTTTAATCGTGTTAGGTAAAACAAAATCGGTTTTAGTTGCCGGAAGTTTTTTAACTTTTTTTGTTTTAATTTCACCCAGCTCTACTCTGCCAGTCTTTTTTGTTTTTTTCATAAACTTTTCCAGTTCCGTAGATAAATACGTCAAGCATTATACGGGATTAAAATTTGAAAATCAATACAAGGCTTTTGACACACCTCGATCAGTTCACAGTAAACTTGGTAAACCTTTAGGCAATATTACTTTTAAAAAAGCTGTATACAGTGGACGATCAAAAGGAGAATTTGAAGAAATATAAGAAATATACGATTTCATATCAGGTAGCTTCAAACAGCTCAAAGTTTTTTCATTTGAAACTTTTATAGCTTCTTCAGGAATTAAAACAGAATTAGTGTTCAACCAAGCAAGACCTTCTGTGAAGACACGCGGAACCGAACCAATCAATTCATTTGGAGGATATTTTATAAAAAATCCTTGACTATCTATAATTGTCAAGGCTGCTTGATGTAGTTTTGTATCAGCTAAACATTCAAGCTTTGAATTGTATTCTACTTTAGATTTTACCCATGACACATCGTTCTGTAAAACGCCTTGCGAAAAAAACATGTATACGTATTTTTTACTCATTAAACACCTCAACAAATATTGTATAAACTATTTTGAGTGAATGGAAGAAGTGCCATCTTTTTCTTAAAGATTTCTCTTGATCCGTAATTATTTTTTATGTTAGCTCTAATTGATTTAAGATCAAGCAGTGTTTTCGTATCCCAATCACTAGCTTCAATACTAATGCGATCAAGTACATTTATTATAATGCTGGATACTCTGTTTACTTTTTTAGGCCATACACATTTTATTATATAACCACTGTCATCAAGAATAATAAAAGAAAGTTTTTTAACTCTGTGATCTAAATGATTTACCTTCAACCAAAAAACTGAAAGACTACTATTTTGCATGTAGTCTGGATTCATTTTAAACGGAGTAAAACTCAGATCCACAAGTAAATAGTAGTTTTTCATAACTCTTTTAATCCGATTCAGTTAGACCTAATAGTTTTCTACGTGCTGAAGCATCTTCACCAACAACAGATTTAAAGAAATCTAGATCTTGTTTTACACTATCATATTCAATCTGAATAAGATTACGGTTAGTTGGATCGAACGCAATCGCCTCTAAAAGATCTGCGTTAGTTTCTCCCCAACCTTTAGCACGGAATACACTTCCCTTAGGTGCATTCTTAGGCAGCTGCTTTAAACATTCCTCAAATGAATCACCGCTGTAGTGTTTGCCATCAACCAAAGCATTGTACAAACTTGCTTGAACAACAAACAAACGTCCTTCCCGAATGAAATCTGGAAGCAACTTATAAAACAGTGCAATCAATAGTGTATTGATGTGTGAACCATCTGCGTCAGCATCTGCAAGTAACAAGCAAACTGCTGCACGTAGATTCTTGGTGCTGAATGTTGGATTATCTGCTTTAACATCCAAACTTTTTATATCAACACCGAGACTTGCCAAAATATCTTGAATACGATCATTAGAAAGCAACTTAGGTAAACTAACGTTTAAAGCATTCGGAATTTTACCACCGAGTTTCAATACTTCTTGATTGTAACCACGCGCATTCTTAGCGGAATTATGAACTACCGCTCCATTACCTAAACAGAAATTATGATTCTGCGTTACAGTTAGATCGTATACAGGTACAGGATTATCCAGCTTAATAGTCCGGATCGACCTTACCTTTATTGTTGATGGTGTCACATGAATCCCCTTTAACAATGATAATTTAGACTTTTAATAAATAGGAGTTTATATGAACCTAATCAAGCTACATGCACAAGTATTAAAATTTCCAAAAGAGCTTAAAAAGATTCTGACTATGTTTATATCAAACAGAAACAGACGAGGTTGTAATGCTTTGCTTAATAAGCCTAATTCCAATATAGGTAAATTACTACGTGATTCGTTTAAGTCCCCTATAAATAAGATTGCTATTTCAGATCTACATACAGCGTTAACAGGTGAAGCTTCTGCCGTATGTTTAAGAAAAGGATGTACAAACAAAACAAATTACTGCTATGCCGACCGCAAATTTCGAGCGTGCTGTTCTAAGAAATGTGCAAACATATCAGGTTATACTCAAGCTAAACGTGAAGAAGTAATGCTTGATCGTCACGGTGTAAAAAACCCATACCAAATGCCTTCTACTAAGAAGAAAATTGAGGAAACTAATCTCAAAAAATATGGCGTAAAAAATCCTTCTTCGTCTGAAAAAGTAAAGCTTAAACGTAAGAAAACTTTTCAGGATCGTTATGGTATAAATTCACCAATGGAAAGTTCTGAATTTAAAGACAAACAAAGAGCCGTACTTTTAGAAAATCATGGTGTAGATAATCCAATGAAGTCTTCTAAAATTCGATCTGAAATGTCAGAAAGATTTAGAATGAAGCATGGTGTAACTAATCCAATGCAAGTTCAAGAATTCGTAACTAAATCTCAGAAAAACTACGAATTGGCTTGCATTAAAAAGTATGGAGTACGTAATGCAATGCAGTCTCCAGAAATTCTTAAAATATGGTCCAGTGCGCAATCAAAAAGAACTGAAATTTCACTATGTGGTACAACACTAAATCTACAAGGCTATGAAGAACATGCGTTAAATTGTCTTTACCGATCAAAACCTTTCAAGTCAATAACTAATGATCCTACAAAGATGCCTCAGGTCAATTACACAATTAACGGTAAGTCGAGGGTGTATCTGCCTGATGCTGCAATCAAAATGTTTGATGAATCTATAAGAGTGATCGAAGTAAAAAGCTGGTACACACTATCAAAAAAAGACAACTACTACAAATTTCGTGCAGCTACTAAATTTTATAACTCAATAGGTGTCGATTTTATTCTTGTAATCGTAGACGACAAAACAGGCGCATTAAAGATCTTATTTAATCCATATAAAGGGTTAAGATCTTTAATACGCGCAGCGAAAGTTCTTAGCTCAGGCCGTCGAACTTGGTAATGTGATCTTCTACTGTAAGATCTTTTGCTTTAGTATATTCACTTCCAGTCAACCACAGATGATCTGGTGTACACAGCCAAACACTGTTATCTTCCAAAGTAACCTCAATAAGTTCATCCACGTATTTAGTTATACGTGGATGTTCTAGTAGTGATATCTCAAAAGCGTCTTTTTCAATCGAATAGCTAACTCCTTCACAAACAAAACCTCTTTCATACATATATACAAGTTCTTCGAAAGTAATTGTATTCCCGTTCGACAATTTTACAGGTGTACTTGCAATAAAACAACCTCCCGCAGAATCGCCCTCCACCAAGTATAATTCGCGTTCATGAGGTTTGCAGTTTGGTGCTTCATAGAGTTTGACAGGTAAACTGCCTTGACTCTTTTTGACCTCGCTCATTCCTTTCATGACTTTTGCAAGATCTTCACGCGAAGCAGCAACTTCAGATGCACGTTTAATAATTGCTTTTGCCAGACTTTTGTTTTTCTTAAAGAATTCCGTTAAAGGCTCTGTTAAAAGATCCGTAACTTCATTGTCAATTTTACTTACAAGTTTATCCTTTACCTGTCCGCTAAACTGAGCGCTGTTCATTTTCCAGTTTATTAAGGCAACGGCACCAACATACAAATCATCTGGTTTAAATGCGCCAGATTTTTTAGGCATATAATCTTTTAAGGCTTTCGACATAGCTGCACGGAAACCTGTTACGTGTGTACCATGATCAACTGTTGGGCTACTGTTTACGTAGCTACGAAATAAATCTGTGTCGTGGTAATTGGACCACTGAATAGCTACCTTTAATCTGCCTGAATCGAATTCGAAAGGCTTACCTATACCTTCAAGCTCACGATCTTGTAGAATGTTTCCAATTATACCTGATAAACCTTTATCATTGTAAAATTCTTTGATTTTATTTGTTTCAAGATCGTGTAAAGTCAAAAGAAGTTTAGGGTTCATGGTACTCATGAACTTTAAATAATCTTCAACTATAGTCGGCTGTAAAATAGCCTGAGTGTATGTTTTTAATTTTTTTGTTCGGTTAGCGTCAACGCTGATCACACTTTGGTCAGGAACAAAGCGAACAATAGATCCTAAACGTTTATACTTTTTCTTGATAGTAGCTAGATAACCAAATTGTTTTTTCAGAAAAGAATCAGAAACTTTTTTAACTTCAGTTATTGCTTTACCACAACTAAAGCCTTGGTAATACCATTGATTTTCACGGCAAGTCCAAACTTCAAATTCTTTACTTATAGCATTCAGCGCAGAAATCCCGACACCATGAGTATTACCAACAAACACACCACTAGCTAATAAGTAGGTATGATCATTTTCAACACTCAGCCCGTATACAGGAACCTTGTCAACTTTTTTGATTTCAACAGAAACAACTTTATGGTTACGTTCTTGAGCTAATGATGCAAGTTCTGAATTCGAAGAACACGAATCAAAATATTTAGCCAATTCAACACCAGTTTCCCAGTTCGGACTGCCAGCTGTACGATTGTTTTCATACCAATCTTTATCTATATGTCCTACTTCTGACAAGCAAGCATTCAATGTAATCAAAAAACGAGAATACGCAGTTTGTTTACGTCTGTCTGTGTAATCAGAAACTTTTTGTTTGGCTTCTAATCTACGTTGTTTGGCTTCAAGCTTAATTCTTCTGTTTTCAGCCTCTACACCAGTATATAGAAACACATCTGGATTAAGTCCGTGAGCAACACAGTCAACAAAACGTCCAATCGTAATATATTTTAAAACGGAAGCAGCATTTAAAGTTTTAGCTGATTTTAAAATGGCATAAATTTTGTTGAAGTCTAAGTCCAATAATTCTTCCTGAGTTAATTTTTGATCAAAAACAAAATTCAAAGCTTTACCTACAATTCGTTTTGCAGTCATGAACTCTGAGTTATCAAAAATCATTGAATTGGCAGATAGACCAACTTCGTAATCTAACGAATCAAAAAATCTCTGGCCAATTTCTTGTTTCTTATCAAGTCGATCTTGGAAATAAGCAACAGTATCTTCTACGTACTTTCTGAAAGTAGCAGGCTTATCAAAATAATATTTTAAAGTTGACCAGCTAGGAGCGCCATGAAACCTGTTAGCTTCGTAAAGCTCTTTATTAATTCGTCCAAATTTTACGAGACAACGGCTACCAATTTTAATTGCTTTGCCTGTAACTTGCTTGAATATAAAATCTGGATCTGTATTTAGCTCTGTAAGCATTTCAGATTTTAAATGAGCAGTTTCTTTTACGAAATCCATCCAAGCAAACCATTTATCAGGATGTTCTTCATAATGTTCTTTCTGTGTAATCGCTTTTAAATTTTCATAACGATTATCAGTCTTATCTTCGTTTTCGTGGTGAACGTGAAGATTATCAATATCTTCACCGTTATACTCCATGACGAATCTGTGAACACGACCTAATTCACGGCTAACTAAATAGCCATCTTTATCTTGTTTAAAATCCAATGATCTCAAGCTCATACCAGCTTTTAGTTTTTGAGCCTGAACTTTCTTTAAACCTGTTGTGTAGAATGGATGGTCAACTGTACATTCAATTGTTTCACCGTTATCAAGTTCAATAACTGCAAGTTGATCGACATACTTAGTTATTTGGACATTGTAACAGGCGTTGATTCCGACTTCACCTGTTTTAGGATCTAAACTAAACACATCGAAAGGTTTAGCGTCATCTTCAAAACGTGAATACAATTCTTCAAAAGTTGGAGTAGTTCCATCAAGCAACCTGACACGAGTTGATCCTACAAAACAGCCACCAGATGTTTCATAAGCACTACTGTCAAATTTGCCTCCAGCATGTAGCTCAGTCAGGATTAATGTCAATGCACTAATCTTTTTACCGTCGATCAACTTATCGCCTACAGGGATACCTTGCGCACAATCTGCAATAACGTATTCACCTACTTTATTATTATAAGCAACGTAAATAGCATTGTTACGGCCAGCTTCGTATTCGTCACGGCTGTTTTCAACAGGCTCTTTGATAGCCCGAAACATCATGGCGTCACCTAATTCACCTAAATACATCGCGACATTGCCACGAACTTTATCTAGACCTAAAAGGGCTTTGATGTCATCTTCATTATATGTTTTAGTTTTTAACTTTGCCATCAAGGTTAACCTTCTATAAATCTTTCACTGAGAATTCTAATGCAAGTCTGTGTGACTATTTCATTTTTTTCTGGAAGAATATTTGAATTCAAATTCAAAACAAGTTCAGCATATTCTTTTAATATATCAGGATCAGTAATATCATTTATGGCTATTTCTGAAAAATTACTATCCATTGCTGTTACTTTAAACAGCATTTTAGAATTAAGGCCATCACCATTTAAAGTAATAAGGAAAAAACAAGAATTTCTTTTTACTACACGAAAAATTTCCTTTTTTAATTCTTCGATAAGTTCTATGTGTTTACTTATAAAACTATGTGCTTCCAGTTCGGCAGCTTTGACCTTTCCTATTAACCAAGACATATATTTTTGCCTATACGAGAAATAAGGTTTTTAGTTTTTTGTGTTACGTCGTTAATTATTTTTTCAGCGTTGTATCCACCGTCCTCAAGTCTTTTTACTAAAGGATTAAGAATATCTATAGCCGCTAAGAATCCGTTTTGTTTTTGTTCTAAAAGGGATAACTCAAGAGCGTAGGTAGATACAACAAATTCATGGTAGCATTTATCTTCTGGATCTAAATTAGATCCATTTATTAATCTAATAGATTTTAGATTATCTTGATTTAGACGAAAGATTGCTTTCTCTGTTTCTAGCAGATTAAGTTTATTTAAAAGTAAATGGTTTGATAGAGTGGAGTAAATAGAGGAAATTTCCATAGAAGAGTTCAATATACAGTCTATATCATTAGAAAGCCCTAACAAATTTTCCATAATTTTTCTCCCGAAAAAAGATTAGTACAAGCACAAATAGCCAGTAAATTCGAATTTACTGGCTATTTGTTTTATAGATTAATTATCAAAAGCGAATTCGTTTGATTTCTTTTTTGATTTTTTATCGGCCTTTGGATCGGCTTTTTTGTCGGCTTTTTTGTCGGCTTTTTTGTCAGCTTTAGCTGGAGCTTTCTTGTCAGCTACTTTTTTATCAGCAGCTTTCTTGTCAGCTTTAGCTGGAGCTTTTTTGTCAGCTTTAGCTGGAGCTTTTTTGTCAGCTTTAGCTGGAGCTTTTTTGTCGGCTACTTTTTTATCAGCAGCTTTTTTATCGCCTTTTGCTGGAGCAGCAACAACGCCAGCTAAAGAATCGGCTTGCAGTTTTGTAGCAGCAGCCAAAGCGTCAGCTTGATCAGCTTGTTTAGCCAATGCTTCGGCTTGTTTACGTAAAGCAGCTGCTTGTTTAGAAGAAGCGTTCGCAGATTTATTTAAGGCAGAAATGGCTTGTTTACTCATGATGTTTTTCTCAATTTTAATTTTAAATAAAAGGTAGGCTAACTTTAGCCTACCACAAAAAGATTAATTACGGATTGAATGGTAGATTATTCTTCTTCTGACCATTCTTCCTCTTCTTCATCTTCATCTTCATCTTCGTCAGATGAATAATTTTCTTCTAACCACCCACGAAGTTTATCTTCTGTCTTCAAGTATTTCGCCGGTACTTCAAGATCATTGTCTTTTACAAACTTTTTCAGTTCTTTTAAATCCATTTCGTCGAAGTCAGGAGCGTCATCTTCCTCTTCCTCTTCTTCGTCTTCATCTTCGTCAGATGAATAATTTTCTTGCAAGAATTCACGAAGATCATCTTCGCTTTTTACTTTCTTAGGAACTTCAATATCATTATCTTTCGCAAACTTTTTCAGTTCCTTGAGGTTCATTTCGTCGAAGTCAGGAGCGTCATCTTCCTCTTCCTCTTCTTCGTCTTCGTCTTCATCCGAAGCAAATTCTTCTTGTAAGAATTCACGTAAGGCGTCTTCGGTTTTTGCTTTCTTTGGAATTTCGATTTCGTTATCTTTACAGAATTTCTTCATTTCCTTGAGGTTCATTTCGTCGAAGTCAGGAACTTCCTCTTCCTCTTCTTCGTCTTCATCTGAATCTTCCTCTTCTTCCTCTTCCTCTTCTTCCTCTTCGTCTTTCTTTTTCTTTGACTTAGAAGGTGTACCTGAAGATCCAATTACAGCAGAAACTTCAGCAGAAGTAACAGCACCTTCTTCAATTGCTACGCCTAAAAGTTCCAATAAAGCCGATGCAACTGTTTTGCCTGAAGATGCTTTTGATTTTTTAGCCATTTTTAGTTTTCCCTTATTACTTTGAATTTGAGAGATTAATCGAGAGTTTTTAAAGAGTAGGTTTTGTTCCCTACTCTATTAGATTTACAGTTTTGAAATTGTAGAACTTAATCTGCTAAAGACGTTTCTAAAACGAAACCTTGCTTGTTATTGTTGTTGAATACTGTGGTATCGCCAGTAGCTGAATTTGTAATTACAACTGAATCGCCTTTGATTGTAATACGTGCGCGTTTACATTCAAACATAACATCACGTTGAATTACAGTCATTTTCACATTTTCACCTACAGCGCCAGTAAAGAACATAACATCATCTGCTTTAATTAAGCTGACGGTGTTTTTTGATGATCTAGGCTTTAAGTGGGCAACTTGGAAAATATTCCCATCAGCAGACAATAAACGACCTAATAATTCAACAGGTGCGTGTGCTACAATACGAACAGCAAATTCCGTTTTAGGATCTGCTTTTTTGGTTGTGATCTTAGAAAGCTTACCTTCGTACTTTTCAAGCATACCGCCTGAAACGTTTTTCTTTGCAACTACTTTTTTACCGGCCGCTTTAACAGCTACATTAGGTTTAACACTTGGGCGTTTATTATTAGACATACACTTACCTTCTTTGTTTGTTTATTAACAGTGTTATTAGATTATCAAGTTCAGGCCGGAAAATAAAAAATCGACCTGAACTTTAATCTTAACCATTATTTACAGTTTTGTACCACGCACGATTAAGCTGAGATAAGATCAACTACAACGGCGTTGTCCCATAAAGTCAGACTATCGACGCCTTGGTGTGACTGGGCGAAGTCTACTAACAGAGGCTGATATGGTTGCTCTTCAGTCTCAGCTTCAGAATTTTCCAGATAACTTTCGTCAGTTTCGTCAGTTTCTTCAAAGTCTTCTTCAGATTCTTCTTCAGATTCTTGCTCTGCGATTGAAATCAATTCGGTTAGTTTATAGTTCGGCTGTGACGAAACATAGTCACGAATAGCGTCATTATTCAAAATGCTCGACACGGAAGCCGCAAAAACAAATCCATGTTCAACATTTGAGTCTGTATCTTCTAAAACAGAATCAGTAATCTTTGACAAGATTTTAGTCAAAGACACTAACATCTGTTCAAACTTTTGTTCAGACCGGACAGAATTCAAAAAAGGCACATTTAAATGTACTACTACGTCAAAGAACGATGTAGTATCAATTTTGTCTGAGTTTAAGCAAACTTTAATACCTAAGAAATTGTTGATACTGAAATCTTCAGGTAGATTAAGTCCGCAATTTTCAGACAACATTGTTACACTGTCCAGTGCTTCTGTTAAGTTATTTAACAGCGTGTGCATGGTGATCTGAATATAATTCAGAGGACCTACATAAGTACGGTTTGCTGCATTAAATTCTGCAAGTAAACGCACTACGCCTTCAATGGCGGTAGTGGCAAACCCGACATTATGGTCGTTATTTCTGGCAGCGGAAAGAGATCTTAATGGATGCTGTAAATCGTAAACTTCACCATCAATACCAGAAACGTTCTCTAATTCTGAAATTTCTACAGAAGTCAGATCTTGATTACTTTCAGCATAAAGCTGAATGATTAAACGTGCTTGAGTTTGGATCTCAATATGAGGCACGTTAGTATCACGCAAGTAGTTTACTGATTCTACACGATTCATTACATAATCTTGAGTCGTTTCGTTTTCTTCGTTTTCTTCGAATTCGGTTTCTTCGAATTCGGTTTCTTCGAATTCGTTTTCTTCGTTTTCTTCGAATTCGTTTTCTTCGTTTTCTTCGAATTCGTTTTCTTCGAATTCGTTTTCTTCTTCGGTTTCTTGATCAGGATCAAAATCAGAATTTAGACTATCAATATCCAGATCCAGTTCTTCATCTGTAGAGTCTGAAGATTCTGCTTGAATACCTTCAAATTCTGATTCGTCATCAACGGCGTTTAAGCCGGTTTGAATCTCATAGTAGTATTCTAACAGCATACCGCGTAAATCTGTTGTTGAAAAATCACGCCAACCTTCATACGTATTTTGAGCCGGTAAATATTTTTCAACATGATCCACACAAGCTTGACGATCCATTTTGTCAACTGTAGAAGTTACAAGATCCATAGGATCTTCCACACCAGCGGATTCCAAATCATCTAAAAGAATACCGTTTAGCGGATCTTCTTCTGTAGTCCCATCTACAGAACCAATGTCATCAAGTGAATCTTCCTCAGATTCACTTGCATTAGATTCAGACGCAGATTCAGACGCAGATTCACTTACATTGGTTTCAGATTCATCAAATGAAAAATCACGATCAGCTTTTAAAATCAGCTGCAATTCATCCAGAAGAATCTGACGAAGACCGCGCGTATTATTAGCGTATTCTCTTTGAATTTCGTTATACTTATTCGAGCCTAAGCTAGAGAGTAAGTCACCTAAACCACGTACAGATAAGTTGTCCAGATTTTCTTGCACAGAATAATCTGTTTTAGAATCATACGGAAGTTTGATTGTTTGCATTTTAAATCCTTAGCGCTTTAGCGCAATTTGCCATTTATTAAAAACCTAAACTTTTGAGTTTCTTCATTACTCGCGTTTTGTCTACATTAGGGTAAATTATTTCAGTACCATCTTTTGCAGCACAAAACATTTGATCAATTTTCACAAAAAACTTAGTTGAAGGATCGTTTGCTTTAGCTTCAGCTCTAGCATTACGACGCAACTCTCTATGAGCTAAACGCTTACGCTCAAAGGCTTCAACTAATTGACGCGCAGATTCTGCTTTTTCCAAAGCTTTTGCATTAGGTTTAGCTAGCTTACTAAATTCTGCCAAATAAAGCTGAGCAAGACCATTCTTTTCACGATATTTTTTCATCCAATGTAAATAAGGTGAATTTATATCAGTCTTTTCTCTAGCAATTTCATCCAATCGATCAAGGTCTAGATTAATCCATTGATCAATTAGATTTTTTTGATCACCTACAGCATCCTTTAGTTTCAACTTACCTTTTAAAACATAAAGTTTATCGCTAGAACCAAAACAGTGCTGAGGTAAAACTTTAGGGAATAGACTATTTCCTTGAAACGTAAAATCCACGCACTTGGAAAATGTACGCTCTTTTCCCTTTTTTAAATAAGCCAAAAAAACTGAAACTAATTGAGTATCGTGCTGGCAGTTTTTATAGACAGCATAAATATCATAAGATTTTTCGTTAATGTCTTTGGCTATGTTGACCATAAATCTAAGATAGTCAGTGCTAGGTATATACATACCGCTGACCTCACAAGATTTGTTTATATGTTCTTTCAAAGCACTAAGTAAAGTTTTTTTAGTTATTCGTTGATCTCTAAACTCTAAAGCGTCATAGCCTGCAATGTTAAACCACAACATTGCATTAAGAGAATCTTTCGGCAAGCCAAGACCTACATAATAAAGTTTAGAAATATTTTCACAGGCAACAGAACTCCCACGCTTAGCCTGATCGTAAAGACTACGCAAAAGATTTTTGGAAATTCTGTGCATAAAGTTGTTGCCTGTTTTTTGGTACTTATCTCCAGCAACAGGAACAGATTTAACTATCAAGGATTGTGTAGAAATAGTCGAAGGAGCTGTTTCAAACAAAATTCCTGAATACACTAAGTTCGAATAGTGCATAAGTACCTCTAAAGCTAGGGCAGAATTTCTGCCCTAGCTTGATTTTTTAAGCGATAATACCGGCGTCTTTTAAACGATTGACTGCCCAAGCTTTCAATTTTTTGAAAGTAACTGGTTCACGGGTTAAAGTCTTAACTGTGTAGTTTGACTTGATTTTGATATCATTATCAGAACACAGTTGCAGAATCTGTGAAGGATCCATAGAAAGAACTGCGTCTTCAGTTAAAAGATCAGACTCTTCTTCCTCTTCTTCCTCTTCAGTGTAAGAAAATTCATCAGAGTCTACAGCAGACTCTTCTTCCTCTTCTTCCTCTTCCTCTTCTTCCTCTAAGGAATCTGATTCGTCAGGAAAGAAAGCATCCAGAATAAATTCAATTAACTGGTCGGAATCTGCTTCATCGACAAAACTTTCGTTCTGTTCCAGGTCTTCAGATTCTTCTTCACCTAAATTAATATAGGTGTAAATAAAGTTGCGTAGCTGTTTCTCTGTCTGTTCCTCTAAAACAGCCTGAGCTTCGTCACGATCTTCACAACCTGACAGAATGTGATCTTCATCTTCATCCATATCAGCTTCTTCGCGGTTATCATCCGCTTCTTCTTCAATGAAGTCTTCATCTTCTTCAATGAAGTCTTCATCTTCTTCGATGATATCTTCAGATTCAGTTAATGCCTGAAGATCCAACTTTTCAAAGTCTTTAGATCCAAGATCTAAAGTTTCACCGTCTTCAGTTTCAACAATTAAACGTGCAACAGGCTCACGTTGCAGGCCAGCAAAATACATTGCATTACCGTCTTCGTCAACCAAACGGGATCCGACAACAAAACTGTTCTGTTCTTCTTCTGTTTCCAAAGCTAAAGCCGCGAAAACTTTTTGGGCAATTCCTGCATTTTTTGCCACTTGTGTTTCCCACAAACCTGCAACAACTCGACTTAAGGTTGTTTCTGAGAAATTGAATTCGATATCATCTTCTTCAATTTCTTCAGGTAAATCAAAGCCGATGTCACAGATAATAACAACTCGATCCGTTAAAGCACCATCCAATTCAGGATCTTCAACTTGACCAGAACAAACAACACCAGAAACATTGGTAAAGCGTGATTCTAAATATTCACGCACTAAAGATTCAATACCTGGACGCACAACAGCAGCAACTTGCCGAACGTCAGTTACCAGTTCTTTTTCAATTTCAGGCTCTGATTTTTTCTCGGCTACTTTTGTCTTTGCCTTTGCCTTAGGTTGATCATCTTCAAAACTTTCAGCTACTTTAGCTTTTTGTTTTGTTTTTGTTTTTGTCTCAGGTTTCTTTTCGACCTCAGGAATGATCAGATAACCTTCACGCACTTTAATTTTGTCGGTGATATCAGCATAAGCTTCAGGATCTACTTCAAAAAAGTTTTGTCCTTTACGTGCCAAACAAGTTGCAGGCAACGCTTTGCGCCGATCTCGCATTTTGTACGATCTTGCACTAGCTTCAACAATCTTATCACGAGAACCGTCAAGCATCGTTACCATTTTACCCACTAAAGATTCGTTCGGTACTACATTAATTTTCTTAGCCATCTTATTCACCTTTTGCAAAAGATATTTTTGAATTTGATAATGAATTTACAGTATTGGCGCTGTTAAGTGCCAGCGCCAAGCACAAACTTTTAAAAGGAAATGAATTCGCTGGCGTCAACTGACACTTCACGGCCTTTTGAAGTAACACACTTAAACTTGCATACACCAGCACGAATACTTACACCATAAATGGCCATATCGCCAAACTTTTCATTGGTAATTGTTTTGCCGAACATGGCTAAGGCTACACCATGTTCTTTAGCCTTAGCCAAAGAAACTTTAAAGTCGTCTTTGTATTCAGCGGCGTAATCGCCTTCACGCCAAACTTTTCCTAACGCACCAACAGTACGAACAAACTGTTCGGTTGTTTGTTCGTTTGGTGGTGTTTTAGTATTTACAGTTTTCGGTTTTGCAGATCCTGAATTTTGTTGAATCTGCGCTTTAGTAACCAGTAACAAACTTTCAATTGATTTTAAAATGCGCTCAATTGATTTTGCATCAAGAGCATCCACTTTTAAACCGGCACCTGCTAAAACTTTTTTATCTTTAGCCGGTAATTCTTCAAAAGAAAAATTCTCTTCTTTTTGTTTGACAATACGTGGCTTGACCTGACCTTTTTGGTCACGATTTACAACTTTTTGATCACGTACTGGGAAACGATTGCTTTTGTTGATAGCCATTTTAAGATCCTCACAATTAAAGTTTGATTTTGGAAAGTAGCACTATTGCCCTAACCAATGCCGCTATTATACCAAGATCGATTAGTTTATGCAAAGTATTTTTTTGACACACTTCGATCAGTTAACTTACTGTTGATTGCGCAAGTTCTAAAGTTTGTACTTAAGTAGACTTGCTTCAGATTATCCACTTAGATACAAACTTTTTTGTATCTAGTTCTCTGCAACCAATGACGATATTATAACAAAATACATAGTAAGGTACAACATGTATTTTTGACACACCAAGATCAGTTGGCGTTATACCTATCCAACATCAGACGTAGTTGACTTTCTTTTGTAGGAAAACCAATAACAGTAAAATCCGTAAACAATTTCAGGGCATTATGCAATGACAGTTTAAATAGATCTTCAGACTTATTTGTACGTACCGTAACATTGAAAATATCTTGCGTTGATTTTGATAAGGTAACTACACGGTAAGTCATGCCAGACTGAGTGAATACCAACTTCGTATCCACATATTTAAATTGAGATAAAAAGATTGGACGTTCTTTACCGTATCCAATCAATAATTCCAGTTTCCTCCAGTGACTATAATTAATGTCAGTCACATGTTCAGCAATAAATTGCTGTATTGCTTGTTTACCTTCAAACATAACTGGTTTCCTTAAGTAAGTTCAAGATTGGGTTTAACCAGTTTAATTATATTTAGCTGGTCACTACGGAAACAATTTCCGTCCTGTGTTATACCTGTAAAGTATCTCTGGCCTTTATGAGATTGAGCAACTTTTTCAACAATCAAAACTAAGGCGTTTTGTTGTTTACCGTCTAAAAATACGGAAATGACGGTTAAAGGTTTTAAGTCTTCAGGCTTCATATTAGCCGGAAAACCTTTATTAACATTTAGTACGTTAATCATGCTGTTTCCTTTTGCTTTAACTTGAGTACATTATAACAAAAGGCGGCATTTATGTATACCGCCTTTTTTGACACACCAAGATTAGTTGGCGGTTGAGTTCAATTTTAAAATAGTTGTCAACTGCGAAAGTAATGAACCTACTTTATTTGGTGCCATATTAATGCGCTGTTTAGATAGTGTTTCGGTATATGAATCAAAGATTTGAAATACAGCATCAAACACTTTAATGGTAGAATCTCCAATTTCATTTTCTTGATCAGCGAACAGATTCAACGATACACCAAACTGTTTGATTATACTCATTAAAGGCTTTTCAGGCATTGTGGTCGATCCTAATGCCTGAACATTAAGGAGTTCCGAAGATATTACACTAACACCTCGAATAATAGCTGCCATATCGACAAGCGAACTTAATTCATCAAGATTATTAATCAAGCGAATTAAGTTTTTTGCCCGCATTCCGGTAGTAATAGTAGTAGGTAATCCATAAGGAACATCCTGATAGATGTTTTTGATGTCACTGCTTTCTTTAACTCCCACAGTGTATTGGAAAATATCTTCTAAGCCTAAAGCAACGAATAAGGCTCTTAGAGTATTTCCGCCGTAAGTAAGTAATTCACCTGCAAGATTTTCGTCAAACTGTCCATCTCGGCTATACAAGCTTTTCATAGTAACTAAGGCCGTATATGCACTGTTACTATCATAATCTACTTTTTTATCCAAGAAACCTTGGAAGAAGTTCATAAGGAAAAAAGAAATAGGGGCTTTACTTCTCTTCAACCAGTTTCTGTAATTGGTTAATTCAGGATTATGTAAAGCACTTAAAATATTTATTACAGGCTCCAGAACCACATTACCTAAGTGGTGTGTCAGAGTTAAAAACTTTTCTATTGTAGTGTAATCAATAATCGGTTCTTTTTGAGTCAGACAACGCAAAAGACTCATTAAATCAATCAGAACACCTAGATTAGTTGTACGACTATTTCTTGCAACTCGTACATGTGCCTGTGTATTTAAAAACATGGCGGTTACTTGAGTCAAAAGTAATCTTAAAGATGTATCAAGTACCGCAATATTCTTTTCATTCGACCTAATAAGAGTATTTACATCGTAAGGTTCAAATAAAAGGCTAATGTAGATCTTGGCTAAGTTTACCGCTTGTTTTTCACTTACTTCAGTGAATTTACCTACGCAAGTTAAACTCAAAGGATTAGGTTGAAGATTAACATAATCAGGTAATACCGAAATTAATTTATCAGGATCCATTAAAAGTTGTTCAGCTGGTTCCTTATTACCTAAAGCTTTCAATGTCTGTTTAAATTCAGAAAGCAATTGTTTTGAATGCTTTTCCGTAAACCAACTTAAATCAGGCAAAGCTTCGATAGCATTTTCTGACAGATCCACTTCAGGTCCTAGAACATCAACTGATTTGTTACCTGCCTGACTTTCTTCTGTTTCTACTGGCTCGGGTTTAGTTTGAACTTTTACAAAACTACTTAATTCAACACGTCCCGATTTTGTAGATGATTGTGTTGATAAGTCCGTGTCTGTTTTTACGGGTGTAATTTCATCAAGCATTTTATTTCGGATTTCCTTTGAATCCAAAAGTGCATATAATTGATGGAACATAAACGATGATACGAGGATCATCCAATTGTTTTCATTACACTTTCTTAACCATTGTACGATCTCAGGGTACACGGAACCTAAACTTGTAGATTTTTCATTTAAGATAGCGTGTTTGTAATTAAGTGCAGCCCCAAGCGGAAGTAAATTGCACTTAGAGATATCCTCAAGTTTTATACCTTTAACTTTAGGTCGCTGAACATTTTCAATTTTCTCCATAATAGGTTCGGAGAATTCGATTTGAAAAAACACAAAAGACTCTGGAACATTACATACATTACGCAAAGAAGAAAGCCTTTCTTCTGAAAGTAACTGGAAATGCTCACTAACGTTCAACATGTTGACACCATTCACAAGAATGAGTCCATTTCCACGAATAGATTTCATAACGAATAATTCGGAAATACCTACTATTACTGAATTAACGCTAACGAAACTTAATGGTGTATTTGCAGCTATCATAAAATCCTCTCAATGATTTAAACTTAGTTCAATGGTAAATAAATAATCTTCGATCATGAATTCGTAGGATGTTTCCGAAATTTTCGTTACTTCGACTTCATTACAAAAATCTTTTAATTCGGCTTCATCAAGTTCTTCACAAAAGCCTTCTAGGCTAAGGTGAACGTAGGCATTTTGAATGGCCTCTAAAATAAGATGTTCAATATTATTGTCAGTTGAGATAAATGAGCCTACTATCTCAACCTCGTCACTTTCAGTATTTAAATATTCCATTTTAAGATTCTCACAAAAATTTGTTGTTATATTGGTTAGGGTTTTACTGTTTATCCTTTATGCTTTTCTTTTTCATTACTGATTTAAAGATTCTACTTTTTTGGTCATCATCAAGAATAACTTCTTCAGCTTTTTCTATAAGCTGAAAACAATTAGATACATCGACGACCTTATCAAACTTTTTATACTTTGATAAGTGATTTAGTTTTTTAGGTGAAACGAAAACTAAATCACGCCAATCAAGCCTGTCAATAGGTCGGAAACTTTGGCTTATACCTACCTTGCCCGACTGGTCAAGTACCACCGTAAATTCTGTTGCTTTCAACGATTGCTGACAGCGAATACATTTACCGTGCTTACTTGTAGATAATCGACTATGACCTATTGATTTACATACCATCGGAGCAATATCTTCCAATGGAAGATTTAATCTTTCCAAATTTTTGATATCTACGAAAGTGGTAGATCTATCTTTCAATTGAAAGATAAACTCTTCATCATTGTAGCCAATCGCGTCTTCAAAAGCTGAATGATTGTCACGAAACAGATAATAATGCTTTTTGGGTTTTTGTTCATCACTTGCTTTTTGTATAGTAGGCAAGCTAATAAGGCTAATACCTACCAGCATCAGATTTTCCTGCAAACGAACAATTGCAGTAGTATCTTCTTTAAGTTCTTGACCAGAAATATCAAGAACAGATGCAAGCTGCTCAAAAGTAAGCTTTATGATGGTGTCCCCATTTAAAATTCTTGATACGAATTGCTGCACTGATAATACCATCTGATCCATTTTTGCATCAGTCAATTTCATAAGAACGCTCCAACGTAAATTTTAACAACTCTATTTTCTTCCATTTCACGCAACCACTCACGAACTTGCATGGTTAGTTTTCCAGACTTGTTTTCACCGTTACCACTATCATCGGTTCCCCAAAACAATTCTTTGTCCCAAGGCGACAGTTCGATCAATTCTGCTTTATCTGTAGCAATTAACCACTTGCGGAGATAGTAGTTCTGCATGTACTTTGCTTTTAGTACAGCCAACATTACAGGCTCTCGAATATCAAACCAATCTTTACGCATTACACATCCGGCTTTTTCGCTGCCTTGATAACGGGCATCACTGGCTTTCACGCAGTTGTAGATTTTTTGTCTTTGTTCTGGACTGCGCGTTTTGAAATACTGAAAAGCGGCTTCAGCATTAGCAAACGTTAGTGTTTCGTCGCTGCCTTTTTCAAGGTAAAGGACGATCATACAATTTTGAAAATTACTTAACCAACTATGTTGGGTGATACTGGCATTATACCGAATGTAGTTTGCTTCTGATTTTTTTGAAGAAACAGATTTTAACGGCTTTACTTTAACTACATTTTTCACTTTGTCACTTTTTTTCACAATCTTTTCATTGCCTACTTTTAATTTTTTCATCAGATTCTCGCTTATTTAATAGTTTAACAACGTCAACACCCAAGGATTTGAGTGCATCAGATAGAATTTTCTTTTGTTGTCGTAAAAGCACAACTTTCTTCTTAAGTCTCCTATTTAAACTTGCTGTTCCTTCCATAAGGATTTACACTCCAGTAAATGCTGGTCGGCCAATACAGGAAAGTGATTCTGCAAACGACGCACAGCGTTTTTATTGTAAGTCAAAAACACGAAACAATTATCAAACTCGGTTGCCCAAATAGTATTCCGTAAATCGTTAGTATCACGGTCATGGATAGATTTTAAGTCGTGGCAGCTATCTAAATCCATAAGGGAAATGCTTAGTTTTCTCTGTAGATCAAGAAAACTTAGATTATGATCTACAGGCTTTACAATCAAAGCTCGCATATTCCAAGTGGACATAGATTCCTGTTTTATTTCAAAAACCTCTATGAATTGAGGTAAAGAATAGCTAGCTACTTCATGAGATTTACTTATTACAGAATAAATATTTTTGTTTAAAAATTCCAAATCCGTAACAGAATTTGCTACAACCACGTCACGGAAACTAACTGGATTTTCAGGCCAACTTTTTAGGCGTGAAAATCGGTTGATGAATATTAAGGGTACTACTTTCATTTTTTCACCTGTAGAAAAACACTGCTTTTACCTGTGTAATAATAAAAAAGAACTAGATCTGTATAAGTGAGATTTTTTACTGCAAGATCATACCATTCATTGCTGTCGAGATACGATCTTTTACGTTCTTCGAAAATATTATATGGAATTATGTATTTTGTCTTTCCGTAACCTTGCACAAAATTGTAATGAAGTAAACTATTAACAAAATCGTTAGATAATGTTCTAACTTCAGGCTTTTCAATTTCAAAAACTGTAGCAGGATCCGCAAGAGAAAAGGCGCTGTCCACGACATGATAGAAATTTACTTCAGCGTTTCTTATTCTTGTCAACATTGATCTAGATAAAAAGTCTTCACTTACATCAATCAAGTTTAAGTTGTTAGCATTAAGTGCCAAACTTTTTAGTAATCGCTTTTTATCTCGGCTTTTAAAATAAGCAAGCAGTGGAATAGATCGGCTAATTAACTCAAGTACAAAAAACAAAGGTATACCAAAAATTTTATACATCGTTATAATCTCCTAAAAATAGGGCGGACGCGGCCGCCAGAAAATAAAATAAATTAAGTAGATAACACAAATCAACATTAAAAGAGGGGACATATAAGAATATTCTATTTTATACGTAAACAAACAGCCGAAAAATAATAATACTGCTAGTAGTGCTAACACACGTAAAAAATATTCAAATACCATTCTACAATCCTTTTAAATATTGATCCACTAATTGGTCTCGGGCGAGATTTTTTAATTTGGCCTCGCACATGATATCAAAATCAGGTAAAAAACTTAAGGCCCAGCGATTAGAGTGTTCATTAGGATAATCATCACTATGCTGCCGCAACAAACTGTCGTTGACGTCCAAGGTAAAATAGTTTGGTTTTTTATCACCAGAATGTTTTATCAAAGCTTCGGGTTTAGAGTAAGAGTAATGTATAACCGGCCGCACACCTCTCCAACTGTCAATTACTTTTTTGGCTTTAGAGCTTTTAGGATTTATGTAACCGCCCGTATTTACCCAGTTATGGTGGATGTCTAAAACTATAGGTACAATATCAGAAACCTGTAGTACGTAATCCAAACCTGCTTGAAATTCATCGTTTTCAATTGTAAGTATGTTTTTAGCTACATCACTTAATTTTGAAAAGGATTTTCTAAATACATTAATGCCGCCTTTGCCACTTAAATGCACATTACATTTAAAATCTTGAAACTCCTTACCTAAGCCCATACAACTTACAAGATACGCATGGTACTCTATTTCACGTATAGAGTTTTCTACTATTTGCGGATTCTCGCTGGATAGAACACAAAATTGATCTGGATGAAAACTCAAACGAACGCCGTGTGTTTTTACCAAACGCCCTATGTTAGGCAAAGAGGTTTCGACTAGATTCTTTACATCTGTACGTTCATAAAATTTGCCGTATTTTGGGTGAGTATACATAGGTAAAAAGTCTGAAGATAACCTGACCATTCTTTTTATAGGTTCTTTGTCGGTTGCAACTTTTAATACCAATTTATGGATAGCCAACAAATTATGTTTTACAATCTGCCACAATTTGTCTTCGTAGTCTTTGTTTTGATCACAAAACTTGACAGTGGTGGTTGTACATCTAAAAGGTGCTTCTAGTTCTTTTATTTCTTTATCTGTTTTACCTGAACGTTCAGATGTTAACCACTGACAAGCAAAGCCAATTTTCATATTTACTCCTAAGTAACCATAATCTTATTATGTTTGAGGCTGATAACTAAAATAATCCAGCCTTTTTTCCAGCAAAACAAATCAATTGGATATAGTGACTTATTTACAGTATAGCGATCTTTAATAGGTTGACTTAGGTTAAGACACAGTTTAAAAGACTTTAGTAGATAAGTATAATAAAATAAAACAGATTCTTCATCTTTTACGAAAAATGCAGTTGGATTGTAACCGCATTCAAGCCTAATTACATAACTGGCCTTGTTTGTATAGTAGGTTGTAAGTGTCGGACAGAATTTTTCCGGTATATTTGGAAATATTACTTTGTCCTTATATCCGTTAGATAATTGAGTGCTTTTAATCAAACAACCAAAATCCTTCAACTTTTTAAGAAGGGTAAGTCTATCCATATCAGCCTCAAAATAAATTGGGGAGCCATGCTCCCCAAAAGTTAAATGTACATAGCTACTTCAACAATTTGTTTTCTAAGTAAATTGTTGTCGCACAGAACACTCATTAAATTCCACATGTCTCCGCTGTCATGTGTTTTAATTTTTAAATGCAATAACTGGTCACGTACAACCCTAAGGAAAGCATGAAATAAATCTCTGCCTTCTAAATTTTTGATTGCACAAATTTTATATCCTTCAATTTCAGGACGTTTTACCACAAGCCCCGCAGCTGAAATTTCAGTACTTAAGGACATGAAGTGTTCAACTTTACCTTCATGGATTCCAGCAAAAAGATTTAAATACACAGATTCACCATTTAAATTTAATGTGAATCTTAGTAGATGCAGTCCGTCACGAGTTTTAACAGGAATAAGAGAAATTAAACTGTTGCTTCCTAGTAAATTCGTCTTAAACAGTTTGCTAACTAATTCGGCGGTTTGTTCTGTCAGGCTTGACGTCAATTCAAAATCTGAAAGTTCATGACTGGTGCAATAATTGTCATATAAAATACCATGAACTTCTCTAGACAATTCTGACGCCGATTTAGATTTTTCCTTATCATTTAAATGATCATCATGTAGATCGATAGAAAGAGAAAGAAGTTGTTCCATCTTAGGATGATCTTCACCTAAAAGATCTACAGCTAAGGCGATAAGACCGTCGGCGCTAAGATCTTTGAAATTTTCATCATCAAGATAATTGAGTGAACGATCAAACTTCAGACTGCCTTGAATATGCTTCAGTTTAGGGTTAGCAGGATTAGATTTTCTGCTATACTTTCTTTTTACCGAAAGCTTTTTAGCTGCAATTTTAGGCTTAGCTACTTTAGGTTCGATTGTCGCCAGCGCCTTAGTGTCTTCAGAAGTTTGATCAGTGCTTGAAACGTTTTCCTCCAAAACTACTTCAAATTTCGCCAAAACTATTTCAAACATAAATTCAATCTTTGTATACGGATGATCAGGATTATAATCCTTGTGATCTTTTCCTACAGGTAAAATGCCTTTTAGTTTTTGGTTAAGATTATACACACGCTGTCTTAGTAGTTTTCGTTCATACTTGATGTGCATATAAAATTGATTCAAGAACTTTAAAGTTTCAGTTTTGGACTGAATAATCAGCAATCCGGCGGCGTCGGCATTTTTGTCTGTGATAAAATAAATAATCTCGTTACAAACACTGATTATACTACTGACTAATGTGTCAGACTTTTGTTCAGGCAAAGCTTTCTTGTCAACAAATGTTTTTAATTCGTCCCGAAATAATTGGCTTGCCCTAAAGTTTGTGTAATAATCGTTTGACAAGAAAGCACATAAAGCGTAAAAGTTCAGATCGAATTTCTTAGTATTTTTCATGATGTTTTTCCTTAGATTCTCATTGATGGTAAATGTTTTAGATCATTGTGCGTAAAGCATGTTTTATAATAAGTGCATCTACGCTGTTTTCACAAATATTGTAATAAAGGCAAAGGCGCAAACATAAATAAGAAATATCTGCTTCTTTAGTTTCGTGCCGAATTTTTAAAGTTTTTGATTTAGTGCCTAGCTTTAGTTTAAAGCTGTTGTTTACGATTACCACGTTACGTAATCGGCCGTTAGGTTTGAATACTTTATTCAAAGAATAAGAATCCAAACTTTTTTGTTCCAACAGCTTTTCTTCTGCTCCTCGGATTCTATTTTTTAAGATTGAGGTGAATCCTTTAGCTAAATCACCTAAATAAACACAATAGGACTCAGACTTAGCGTATAGACGCACAGGAAAGTCTGAAGTTTCAATCAAGGTTATTTCCATGAGATTAATCTCTTTTTAATAAACTTTTTCGTCCTAGCTTAAAATTTTTGGCAGCATACCAAAAGCCGGAAATAAAAAGACAAATTGAAGACAAGGCGAAAACAAAAACCAACGCACCATAAATAAAATACGAGGCCATTTTAGTATTATAGGTATCAAATAACATAATACTAAGTACTGTCAATGCCGTGGAAATAAAAGCGCCTAATAGACGTCTTTGCCAGCGATAAGTGTACAAACTTTTTCTCCTATATTTGTTTAACTTATGGACTTATTATACCAAAAATCAATAACTAGGTAAATCACTATTTTTGACACAGCTCGATCAGTTAGAAGAATCTATTTCTTTAATGTCTTCTAACTCTTCTCTTACGATCTCAGCAATGCGTTTATCAAGACGAGAACGTTTTTTCTTTTTCTCTGCCTTAAGTTTGTTGCGCATTAAACGATTATGAATGATCATACCGCTAACGTAACCAAGACCTATACCTAATCCACTAAAGCACCCCATAATTAGTGCTTTATCCAGTCCAGAATCTGAAACGGATTTAGCGATCAACGCAAATACAATAGCGTCACATAGTCCCATAAACAAGCCAGTTAACCCTGCTGCAAATTTCAGGTCAGCATTTACGTTTTTGTTTTGAGTACTACGTAAAAAAGCACTTAACCAACCAACTAGAAGAATGGACACATAAGGCAAATAGATAGCAAACTTTTCCATACTAACCTCTTTTTAACTCATAGACTATTAATATAGGGAGTGGATCTTCTGGATCGTAAGAACCGTAAACTCTAATGTACTTACGTCCTTGTTTTTCCACGTATTCGTAATCGTGAATTAAATCAAGTAAAAAGATTGTATCGTGATGAAACATCAATCCTTTATACTTAAAAAACTTTTCACGATCTAATAGAAGACAAACTTTTTCAGGTTTCTGTTTTACCTCAATAAGTGTTTTGTGTGGATCCGTCTTTAGATCGTAGCAATAGACTTTACCGGACTTAGCTTCCATGTGAAATTCTCTTTTTCACAGGATCTAATTTCTTCAGTTCTTCGATTATATCCTGTAACATTGCCAACTTTTTAGCCCTAGTAGGTGAAGGCTTAACGCTTATCCGTCGCATTTCAGACTCTAAATAATTAATTTGGTCTGTGCGGGTGAAACACTCAACTTTATCTAACATTGGTAATATACCCCTGAATAATCATCAACCATATTATATTCGACACCGTTACCATCTTCAGCTTTCTGCTCTGCCCATAGTTGATCCCAAGAAATAGATGCAACAGCTTTATAATTAAAGATAGAAATCAAATAGTGTAAATCCACTAAAAATTCCTTTGAATCACTTATTCTGTTTTTACCTAAAACATAAAGTGTATGAGTAAACAAAGAACTACGTGCTGGATTAGTGACCCCCAATCCCAATAAAGCATAAAGTAAGGCTTCAGTAGTTAGACGTATATTCAAACTTTTTGTTCTGGCTTGAATTATCTTTATCATAAAGTTTACAGTAGAATCTTCTTTCAGTGAGTTAAAAAATTCTTCTACTTTTGAAGCATCAGCCGTAGAAATACTAAGAACAAAATTTAATGTTTGAGTATCTAGATCAACCAAAAGACACTGATCTAATGTTTTCATTGTTTTTCCTTAAATTTTAAGAACATTTTTAAGTTTGAGATCTCTGACCTCTAGAATTTTGTCGTATCTTAATTTTTTGGTTTCACCTGTAGTAACGCACATACAGTTAAAAGTATATTTATCTACTGCGCCAACTACTGCAACACGATTCTGATCTTTGATCCACCAGACATCTACTATATCAAAAGGTTTAACTTCCGTTTTCATAAAGATCCTTACATGAGTTAAGTTAAAAAAGTTCTAACTTAACTCAGCTGAATTAGTTTAGTTTCTGCGCAAGTTGTTCGACTGTTGGTAATACGTGCTTCACATACTAAAGCGTAAAGATCGTTATCTGCGTCAGCATCAATATCAGATAAATGTTCGACAAGAATATCAATAGGAATTTTAGGTTCTCGTATATCCATATCAACAATCTTTTCGATCAAAGCAATTTCAATTGCTTCAGATTTATGTGAATCTTCATTTAGCACATACGCATGTAAAGGACTTGCAGTGTAATAAAGGAAAACAAAAGTTTCTTTACGTCCAGCGACAGTAACGCGCATCATAGCTTTAAGCTCTGTATTCAATTTAATTCTCACTTATATTAGCAGATTTGAATAGGTTCTGCCTTTAACCTATTAACACATTATATCAAAAATCTGTAGGTCAGTAAATCACTGTTTTTGACACAGCTCGATCAGTTGACTAATTTAAGTAAGGTCAAACAGAAAGAGGTATGTTACATGAGTGAAGTAGGTAATAAAATTTTATCCGTCATTGAAGGAAGCTCTAACTTAGCGGAACTGGAAAATGTTTTAAGTAATAACAGTAAAGACCAGTATAGCGATGATCGTGCTGTCCGAGGAATTTATCGTTTAGGTACTTTGCTTATGCAATCACCAGATAAAGTAAAAGACTATCAATTTACTAATAGATTAAATGAATTAATCAAAGAAGTAGATACGGAACAATAAACTAGAAAAGGCCGCAAAATTGCGGCCTTTTCTATTAAATGACGTAACCTAAGGTCATAATACTATTAAAAATACTTTCAGAAGTTTCGGAGATCGTTTGCCCAGCAATATCAACAGTAACATGGTTTTTAGGCATAAGAGTGTGATCAAAACTACCGTTAATTATTCTTTCGTATGCCAAAGAGACTTGTTTTTTCTTAGTAGAATATTCTTCTTCTATCCTATCATCGAAGACTTCTAGATCTTTTCCACGACTGTTTGACATATAAAATAAAATGTCAGGACGCATACTACGCAAATCACACATATCAATACAGTTAGCAAAGTGTTTTTCTTCTACGCCTTTACCACCACATTGGTAAGCATAAGTTGAATAAAACCATCTATCACAAACAACTATAGCTTCAGTTTTCAATAATTCACGTATTTGCGTTGAAAGTTGCTTACGAGAAGCAAACATCAAAAGCAATTCAGTAACAGGACTTACTGATTCTTCATAATTGTCTTTAACAGTATCTCGAATTTTTTCCGCCATAGGTGTACCACCGGGTTCACGAAAAATAAAGATTCTCTTATTTGGATACTTGGCCGAAAGATTCTTAATTAATTGAAAAGATTGCACAGATTTACCGCAATTATCAAGACCTTCGAAAACAATGAACATAATTACCTCGCAAAAAAGGCGGCTCAAGTGGCCGCCTTTACGTTTAACTAACTTGGATCTGAGTATCTGGCAGTTTTGTAATATGCACCAGAAACTTTTCTAACGTGGCCGAACCTTTTCTGATAGCCAGATACTCAGATCAAAATTAGCTAGAGGCTGTTGTCTTATTTTCCATGCAACACAAACTTCGTTACTTTATAAGGCAACAGCTTTTTCTATTGGTTTATTTTATAGACTAATGTTTAGCACATTAAAATAATCGCGATCATCAATTCAGTTAATGCTATTCGAGGCTAAACATTCAATAGATCTTTACCTCAGTGAGTTTTTATAATGCGCAGGCTTGTGCGCAATTTGTACGGCCTTTTCCAGTTTACTATCATATAGTGATTGATAGTAAAAAAGTGGCCGGAGTTTTAATTGCCTACTACACATCAAAGACGTATATGATCGATAGTATTTAATGTGTACCAAAATTTTTAAAAGAAAAACAAATATCAAGTGCATAATAAACTTACTCTGTTGAGGTGACTGTATAATGTGATAGGTACACGATCTTGGTAGTTACATAAAAATACCGAACGCAATAATTGAAAATGGCGTAACAATTAAAGGTTTAAGATTAGTATCAGCAATTTGCAGGTCGTACAAATTGAGAATTCGTGTCACATTTTCTTTGACTAGAGCTTTAATGGAGAAAAACCCTATTCAAGGTTTTAACAATGAACGGTCGAGAGGACGCAATCTGACACCCCAGTTTAATCAGATAAAACAATTCATTGTTTAATAAACTAATACAGTCGAAATCTTTAAGGGATGGCTTACCTTGCAAGCTGGAACCCCTTCCATTTTAAGGTAAGCCATTTAAAAAAATGTTTTGATCACACTGCTAGACAATCGCAGGCTGGCGACCCACGCAAGAGATCCTACTGCCTTTAGTCTTCGGCGATCATTGGAATCCTTATCTGTCAAAGCGAACAAATTTAAAATTCTACGCAAAATGTTTTCTTGCCATACAGCAGAGAATACAAAATGGTGAACCCGAAATTTTTCGTAGATAATACACGCTAGATAAGATGACTAGTCTTACCAACACAAGCACAGTAAGTAATATAAGATGCCATGTTGCTGCCGTGTTAGAGTCTAGCAGTGTGATCAAAACATTTTCATTAAATTGATTTTAAAGTAAACACTAATGGCTTAGTACGTGTCAGCAATGCGTTTGAACTGCCCGATGTCACCTAAAAGACTTCAACGCACCTACATCTTTTATTTTAGAAGTGCTTACATTAAAATTAACTTTTATAATAAATTGGAGCGTGATATGGGAATCGAACCCATGATGACGGAGTGGAAGTCCGACGGTTTACCTAGCTAACTCTAATCACGCGCGTTATTAGATTAGGTAACTGCAAAGTAAATTAAAGCTTAGTTTCGCACTTACAAATGTTGGCGATTTACCTCTAATCTATTCTTTACACAAAGCGTAAAGCCCGAAATTTAATTCTGCTACGATACACAATTACCTAAAAAACTTTTATAAAATGGTGGCCCCAACTGGACTTGAACCAGTGACCCATCGCTTATGAGGCAATCGCTCTAACCAACTGAGCTATGGGGCCATACGAAAACTTAAATCATTGTGATACAGCTTAAATGACTAACAATATTGTCATCTACATCAAGCTCTAAAAGAGGAATTTTCTTACCATTTAGTCTATTTACAGCTGAGGCATTTATTATTGTTTTACGTGCAGTTTCTGAAAGTTCTTTAAAAGACATACCTTTTAAAATAACCGATCCTATGTTTCTACCACGTACAGGATATAAAACAGAATTTTTATTACAATCAACTACAATTAATTCAGCTGAATTGAATTTAGAGTCAACTGAATCTTCTGAAGATTCAGAATGAATCAACATCAAAGTTGTAGTTTTCATACAAATCCTTATAATGCTCAACCTATAGCACTATAATCTTATTTAAGACTTAGGTGCCAGCTAGGTGCCATGATTAAATAAGATCTTAATACGTTTCAGTTTCATATCTTTATATTTACAGTTTTCGAAAAACAGCATTTTCAGAATTTAAGGCAATTTTAACCTTGACCGTCTTTAATAAGCGCTGTGAATTTAGCCCTACCTGTAGAGTAAATTACAACTGCTGTTAAGGCGTGTTCTATAAACTCAATTTTATTGTCGTCGATTTCACCGTGATCCCATTTAACTGTATTAAATTTAATATCGACTTTATTATCTTTGACTTCCAATTTTTCAATTTTTTCAGCAGTATATTCAAGATGTGCCTTGCCTTCATAAGTAGAAAGCTGAAAGGTTATAAATGAAAAGTTTTTTGGTAGAATGAAAACAACAGGTGTTGTTTCTACAATACATTCTACACTAGTATTCTGAACATTAGAGTCAATTACACCGTTAGTTAAGTTGCCTAATAATAAAGCTTGCATAAAGTTTTCCTACAGTAGGCTGTGTGTTATTAAATTACAACACACAGCTTATTTACCGAAAGTTTTTAACTAGATTTTTTACGTTGCTTTGATACAGCAGTTTCTTCTTTAGTAGCAGTTGTTTCTTCTTTCTCAGTATTTACAGTTTCGCCTTTTGTAGAATCTACCTCACGGCTACGGCTTACATGAATATAAGCGTTAACGCTCTTATTAATTTTTGCGAGTCTAGCATTAAGCTGTACCATGTAACTTTGGATACTTTGAGAAAGAGCATCACGCATATTAATCAAAGTATCCAAATGATCGATTAAACTATCAACGAACAAATCTGATAGTTCTGTACGTAGTAACGTTTCGGCTTCTACATACAGACAGTCAGTTGGTGCCACAGAGAACTTAGACTTAGCGTATAAAATTAAGTCTTCAATTTGAACTTTAACACATTTAATTGAATCTAAAATTTCGTCGTCGGTAAAAGGTTGTTCTATTTTTTGTAACATGTGAGATTCTCCATTGTAAAGAAAACTAGAATAAAGAAGGAATTTTCTGAATATCAGGCAATGCGATAATTGCTTTAGACCACATTTCAAGATCTTCAAAATACTTGTCTTTGATCTCTTGCTGGGTAAACCAACCAATCAAATTTAACTGATCTTCAATAACAAGTTCTTCTACGTTTTTTACTTCTACACGGTAGACTAATGCCAGATGTCGCTTATCAACTTCATTGGCATTACTTACAATAATTGCGTGGTCACGCAAACCATATTGTCTGACTACTTCTTGATCATAGTCGAGATCTTCAAATGAAGTTTCAGTAACAATATTGCTGTCTCTTAATTTAAATTCTTCAGCTAATTCACGAAGCGCACTTGAAATTAAAGTAGAAACTAAATCAATAGAGTCTTTTTCATAAAGACTTCCTTGAACACTTAGTTCCTCACCAAAATAAGCACATTCACTTAATTCAATATGACCACCAAAACCAATACTTAGTTTTCCATGCAGCTCAGCCTCAGTTCCTTTCGGTGTTCTTGAATATAAAGCAATTTTACCCTTTGACGTAACTGGCATGTATGGAATGAAATGCCGATGTTGAATCTTTTGAAAACGATTTTTAGAGTCATCCAACAACTCTCTACTTGCACCAAACATATAAATTGGATTAAATAGGTCTCTAAAGCTTTCATTAGAAAAAAAGATATTTGTAGGAATAAAGGCACCGTCTTTATCACTAAGTAAAGGTGAAACTTTACATTTGGTAACAGATTCAATATAATAATTAAGTCCACGATCAAAAGATTGATCCAAAGTACCTAAGATTAATTCGGTTCTCATGGCTATGCCTTAATTGCGTATGTTTCATCTGAAGCAGATTCTTCATCTACATCTGAATTTACAGTTTGATCAGCAGCAGAAAGATCTGTTGTAGGAATATCTGCATTGTTATTTACAGCACCGTAAGCATAAACAGGATCTTGTGGTGACATAGAATCTAACGAAGCTTTAATAGCATGAACAGTTGAAATAACTGCGAGTGCAGAGTTTTCCCAAGCTTGAATAACTTCAGGTCTTTGTTGATCATACTGAGGTAAGGCAGCACCCGTATAAACTGATTTCCACTCTGTAGATTCACAATATGCGTTATATGCAATGTTACCTAAAGATAAAGTTGTGTTCATTATTTTTCCTTAACAGATTTAAGTTGCTGACTGTAAAGTTCGTCGGATTTAATATCAAAAGCTTTTATGATTGATTTTACGACCAAAATCCATAACGAACGTCTATTAAGAAATTGCTCGTTAGGATATTCTAGTTGTGCCTGCATTACAATTTTATTTGATTGCTGGGATTCACAATTACTAAATGTGACTGTGTTTATAAATTTAGGTGAATTTTTTATTGTTGGGTCTACATGTACAGAAAATTTAATCTCAAACTTAGATCCACAAAAAGAATCAGACATAAATTTCTCCAAACTAAAACATCCATGTTCAGTATAATTATTTAATCATCGTCGCCTACGATCTTGTCTTTACTGCGTTTAACAATTTGATCTTTGAATCGTTGGGTGCCTTTACCACTTTCACAATGTTTAGCGCACCATGCACGAATATTACCAGCCTTCTTAAGACCTGCACGTTCACAAACTTCAGTGATCTGTTTTTTGTTACCTAAAACCAAGACCTTAAAGTCATCGTAGCTTAGTTTTTTAGCTCCATGTAAAGGTACATCAGGATGAAACTTAAGATTGTTTCTAGTGCCGTCAATGTAACCTAGCTGTTTAAGATATTCGAACGTATCAAAAACAGGATCAAAACCACGGGCTTGGCCATTACCATCACTTACCCAAACACGCGCCCATACTTCTCTGTTAGGAATACCACCTAGTTTATTTTTGGTAGTACGTAAACAAATAAAACGATAAATATCTTTGCCGTCAGGCACTGTAACAGAACTTTCTTCCATTATGCCTTTATCAAGAACGAATCCGTAAGGCGCAGATCCACGAGAAGTAGATTTTATCCTCACGTCGCTGAAAAATTTTAAACTTTCTCCGCAACTTTCATACTCAGGATTTCCGTGCATAACAGCAGGACGTAAACGTAATTGGTTTACACCAAAAACAGTCATACGTTTTTTACGCATACCCGATCTGATTTTCTTAATACCTGTACTAAACATACGTGCTTGTTCGGCCATAGCATCATTGCGATCATCGTCATCTAGACCTTCAGGAAGCATTGCAGGATAACTATCAACGATTGATACTGCTTGCATAAAACCGTCAGGGGCAGGAATGCGAATTTTATTTGTTTTAGTCAAATATTTAGTATCGTATAAGCCTGCAAGTTTTTTCTTATTTTCTTGTGTATGTTCGTAGATATACCAATACTGATCGCCAATTTTTTGTACATCAGGAAGGGCACGACGAAGTTTTGCTTGATATCTAAAAAAGTCTTCTCCGACATCAGGCATGTAATACCTGATTTTAGGTTTTACCAGCCAAGATCCTGTATCATCGTCTTTGATACCAAAGATTGTACTAGCATCAGATTTTAATCCAAGTGCTTCCATCATATTACTGATATACTCAATATCAGTAGATCCTTCGTAGTCGAAAATACTTGCTGCCATTTTTCTGTTTAATTCATCAATTGCGTTCTGAATCATACAAAGCAACGTCATAGTCAAAGTCGATTTACAACTTTGTTCACCACCATAAATGGTATACCAACCACCACCAACAATGCCGCCGTTAAGAAGTAAATCAAGAGCCAAAAGCCCTGTGGATAATCTTTTTTCATCTCGATCTACCAAACTACTGGATAAGCCATATTTCTTTTCAATTGAATCCAAAAGATCATCAATATCTTCCGAAGGTGAATAAGTTTTGGCTCTTACAATAGCTTCATCTACGATTTCTTTAGATGATTTTTTTGTTTTCTTTTCAACTACAACAATTTCATCATCAACATTAAGTTTTTTCTTTTTGGCCATGAATCAAATGCTCAAAGTTATTGTGGCCTATCGAATAGGCCACATTTAAAACAAACTATCATTACCTAAATAGGTATCATAGTCGTAATCTTGATACGTAGTTATTACACCACTACATTTTACTTCTTTGCTTTTTTCTTTAATGGCTTTTTCAGATCAGATTTCTTCTTAAGAGGTTTTTTAGGTTTTTTCTTACCTAAAGAGTCGTCGTCATCGTTGTCGATTTTAGATTTCTTCTTAAGAGGTTTTTTAGATTTTTTCTTACCTAAAGAGTCGTCATCGTCGTCATCGTCATCGTCGTCATCGTCGTCGTCATCGTCGTTGTCGATTTTAGATTTCTTCTTAAGAGGTTTTTTAGATTTTTTCTTACCTAAAGAATCATCATCGTCTTCATCGTCTTCAATATCGGTCCCACCAATAATGTCCATCTTTTTAAAATCTTCATCGGCTTCTTTTTGAGATTTAACTCCCAATTTCTCTATTAAGCTAGAGCTTAGATCCCATACCAGATATTGTTTTTCTTCTTCTGTCAGTGGACTATGTTCTCCACGATCTATACTATACTTGTCGCCGCCACTTTTGGAATTATCAAAAGAGATAGCAATATCAATACCGAACTTATCGTGAGTGACAGGGAAAGGTTTCTTTTCACCTGATTTTTTATCTTTATGTACGTTACGTTTTTCTAATTTCTGGATTTTCTCAGCTAAACTTCCAGGAAGTGAAACTACTTTAACAGGCGACCATGTTTTGCTTCCCATCTGAATAAAGCCAGTTTTCTTTTCTTCAGAACTGAGTTTTTGCTTTAAAGCAGCTCGTGGCATGTCAGCTTGTAGATCACGTACAATGGCATTTGCATAATATTTTACACTGGTCTGGCAGGCACCATCTTCACCTTGAGATAATTCACAGTAAGGGCATTTTACACCTTTTAAAGGAACTTTTTCATTAGTTGGATCAAAGGCCACACACCAACGACTTACCTTGATCTCACGCTTGTCTTTTCCTCCACGGATTTTAATCCAATGTTGCTTTAGAGGTAAGATAGGTAGATTTAAAAAACGAAAATCACTGAAATCCCCGTTATCAGGAAACTTATGGATACCTAAAATTTCATCTAGGCGTCCTTCATCTTTGTATTTATTGTTACCTGATTTTGGATCGATAGAGCCGAATCCCGACATTGTTATTCTCCGAAAGGTTTATGAAGCTTCATTATTTATTTACAGATTTCGTAGATTTAAGATTTTCCATTATCTTAAGTTCTTCGTTTGTAAATACTTCTGGTAAGTCTAAATACAATCGTGCCAATCCATGAGGATCTGCACGTTTTGCAAATAGATACAACATTCTTAGTTCGCTGTTCACAGCATATTCTTCATCTAGATCTTCAGTTTCAGCACTTAAAATTTCATGTAGTGTGCTATCACCATCTTCTTCACCTGAAGCTAAAAGATAATCCATTGATGTAGAAAAATTAACAGACGTTTTATTGTCTGACATTATCTTTTTCTGATTTTGTGGAATAGTATAAGCTATTCCGTACTCATGTTCGCTGCTGTTACAAGTTAAACTATTTAACATCCAATATTTTATATAACTTGTTAGTGCGCCTTTACTGCTATCATATTTATTCAAGGCCACTACAACATTACGCATAAAATTTTGAACTACATCCCGATAATCGTATGTATTACCTGTGTTAGTATCACGTAAATGTTTTGCTTGCGTATGGGAAAGTTTTATGTATTGGTCTACAATACTTGAGAAGTAGTCATAAAATTGCTTTAATGGAACACTAGGTAAAGTAACTGAAACAAACATGTCTTGTATGGAATTAGATCCTACTTCTTTAACATAGGGATCCATCCTTTCTTTGTAGGAAATTCTTTTGCTTGAATCCGACAAATAACAATAATAAAGATCTAAAAAAGGTTTTCTATACTCTTCTAAAAATTTTTTAACAAAAACATGTATAAAGCTTCTTTCGATCTTTAATTTTTTTATTAACTCAAGTTTTTTAACTCTATCTGTTGTTATGATGGCTTGACTTAAGTGATCGATGGTTTCATTTCTATCTAGTGCGCAGAATCTTCGTTTTTTATTCTTTATTACAGCGGTTAAAAGGTAACAAAGCTGACTATCAAATACATCTGTGTGTAGCACTATAGGTTCCAATGCTTTGTATAAGAAACTATCCATGATTTCTTGTATTTGACCGCCGGTAAGATTTTCTTTGGTCATAAGAAATTCCTTATAGCAAGTATTAACCTATATTTACAGTTTTGTCATTTATACGAAAAAAGGCAGCCATAATAGGCCGCCTATTTAAACAATACTAAATTTGTTTAAGGTGCGATATAACTTTAGAAAGTAGCCATAAGGACTGATACATATTTGTCACACGGTCTGCATCTACTGAATTTGAGTCCAGTTTATCAAACTTTTCTACATGATTACGTAAAGCTTGGCATTCAGCATCCTCGTACTTTAAGTCTAAACCTGTATTCAAAATGAATAATTCAACAAGATCCTTTAAGGTAAAGGTCCCGCCAACAAATTCTTTAATCTTCTTAGATGTCTTGTTTTCACTCAACATAGAGAACATAACGTTAAATATGTTACGTGCTAAAGTTTCAGTATATGCAATAGTCTGCGTCTTTTTAAGAATTTGACCTACGTTTATAACTGCCTGTTCTTTAAGCTTATTTATTTCTTTAGATTGTACAGAAATTTGGTCGTTCAAACAATTACGTTCAGATTCCGAAGATTTATTTAAGATACTAATAACGTCTTCTAAATTAAAAACTCGTACTTGCTCTTGCAAGTACTGTTCTTTAAGCTGTTCCATTAGATTCCGTAAAGACCTAGATATATTTTCTAGATTTTTATTTTCACCTAATAAGGTTCCTTTTTCGGCTTCTAATTTTTGTATAGTTTGTTTGGCTAATTGAAGTTCTTGAACTAATCGATCGTTTTCAAGAGAAAGTTTTGTTATCAGATCATCTTCAGTCATATTTTTCTCAACAATTACATTTAGGTTTTTCTTTGTGAGGTACAGGTTTAGCAACGCTTTCAGCTTGACATATACTGCAAACATTTACCCAACCATTTACCGTAACTTTAGTGGTACAATTTCTACAGGCGGTTTGAACATTATTAGTTTCTTGTACTTTACTATTCACATGTGATGCAGGTACAATAGATTTTAATATATTTACCGCAAATCGCTTAGCGCTTTCTCTTCGTTTTTCACAAGCAGAACAAGACATATTACCATCCTTTGTCTGTTATTTCTTTGGTTATGGCGACCAAATGTTTGCACATGCCAGGTAAGTTATCAGGGTTAGTAAATGTTGCAGGATCTCCATTACCATAAACTAGTTTACTTGCTCCATGAAGTGCGTTAGCATACTCCCAAGTAAATATGTAATTTTCACACGAACATGAAATCATTACTCTACGCTGTTTTGTTATAGGTTGATCTTGGCTATCAATACCTATAATATAAGCTTTATGGTCTCTTCTAGATTTATTAGGTCTGTAAGGATCTGCTGTGTATGTAACTGCTTCTACGGCAGGTAATCCGCTTTTAGTTTTTTTACGGACAAGTTTTGAAACCACTACATCCATTGAATTATTTTTCATGAGTTTAGGTGTGGTTCTAAGCAATTGCTTTAAACTTAACCCTTTACGCATTAAAGAAGTTTCAGGTAACTGCTTTACCACGCTAGCTTGCCTGATTGGAACAACACGCATAACCCGTTGAGATGAATCCAGTTTATTCTGACGGGCTTTATCCTGTGAAGTTTTAACTGCACTGACTGAAGTTTTATTTTTACTGTAGGAAGCAAAAACTCTAATCTTTTTTTGGCGTTCCTCAAACATTTTTTTCGCCATAGATTTTAAATGACGCACACTAGATTTAATAGGTTTGTACATACTATACATCCTCAAATTCAGTAGAGTCAGATTTCTCTTCAGAAGATTCTTCAGTAGATAATAAAGAATCTAAATCGTCACTTTCAGATTCTTCACCTGATTCTTCTGGTTTTTCAGAAATTTCTTCAGAAACTGCTTCATCTACTTCATTCTTATTTTTCTTTTTAACTAGGGGCTTGTCAATATCATCAAACGCCCACTCAGCAATAGTTGCTTTTTCTTTATCTAGTTTCTTCTTTGTTTTAGTGTTTTCTTTTATATCTGAAATCAGCTTAAGTTCTAAATCTAGATTTTGTTTTTGGAGCCTTTGCTTTGTTCTCTTACGTTCTAAACTAATTAGATCCTTTCTACCTTCAGGTACTTGCTGTGCAAAAGATTCATCACTTAATCTATGTGAATATTGAGAACTTTTGTTTGCTGATTCTGATACTATACTTTTTCTGCTCAAACATAAAAGCTTCTTTATCATGTTAGTAGCTCCGTTAAAATTTTAAGCAATCGAGATACAACAATTTGTTTATTGTTTATATCTATACGTAGTTGATTTATCTGTTCACGACAGTTTGCCAACACTGGATGATCTATGTCATGCACTTTTTTTAATTTAGTGTAATGCTTTCTTAAAGAAGTTAGGTTAATTTTAAATTCGGACAAATACTCAAGGTTTACACGTAACAGATACGTATGTACGGCTAAACCTTGAGTATCGTATCTAGCTGTACGCAGTTTAATTAAAAATTCTGTAGGTATGTCATGCTTAGCCAATAATCTAAGATTGTCTTCATGTTTCTCTATTTTACTTTTATTCATTTTTAAGTCTCAAAGCTTAATCTTTGTTTCTGTTTCCATTTTAAGTTTTTGAAAATCAGAATTACTAACGATGGATATTGCTTGATTAAAAGTTATCAATCGTTTAGGTGAGTCATCGTGGTAATCAGTCCATGATTGTAAAAAATTTCTGAGCTTCTTACGGGCAAAGCAAATATTTAATAAAGGACATTCTTCAAAAACGTGCATTAAAGATCTATAATCAGATTCGCACTTACATGGCTTTGTCCTAACAACTTCATCAAAGGTTTCGTTTTCAACGTCGTGATTGATTGCTTCCCATTTTTCGTATTCCTCTTCAAAACGATTTCTACATTTGATACGCCAAGCTTGTGTCCATTTTTCTTTATATTCAACAAAAGCTCTAGGGTTATCTCTTGGTATGTAGATAAGAGAGAAACCTGTTATTTTCATGCCATATTTTTTAGCGTATTTTTTCTCTAGTGCATATACATAAAAGGGTAATTGATGTAAGTGTTTCTTTTCTGGAAAAACAGCATTATTAACTTTTTTCATGCTAGTGGTTTTATAGTCCATTACAATCCACGAACCGTTATCAAGTTTTATAATCGCATCTATGTGGCCATCAATACCACGATACTTAATAGCGAACTCAATGTAATCCATCGGTTCACCGCAGCAAGGACATTTGTTATTTGTACTATGTTTGCGCGTAGGTTTACCTTCACGTACCATATTACCTAAATGATCGTAAAGATTACGTGCTTTTTTACTTTCCTTGCATACTGGATTAATACATTTCCAGTTTCCCCAAAATTTACCAGTGAAACCTGCGAAGTATTGTATTTTAGCATGTACCGTAGTTCCTACACTAGTATAGTACTCCATACCGAAATATTTATGTTCTTCATTGTTTCCAAGTTTTTTAAAACGATACAATTTCATCCAATTTAAAATAGAGCAGCAAGGAAAACTACTAGGGCGAAATTGAGGTGAGCGGCCACGAGGTAATACTACTTCGGCCTCCATAGCTTCAGCCACTAACTTACTAACAGGACTCAAACGATTCGGATTCATTTTTTGAAAGTCAAATGAAAAAGGTTCGCTGTTAGAAAATTTTCTGTGTGAAGAAGGAGCGAGATTAGAAAAACTCATAAATTCCCTATCAAAATAAACTTATCTGACAATGTTATTAAATAACTATCGCCAGATTTTAAATAAAGATGTGATATGCCATCCAAATCTGTTTTTACTACTCTGTGCCCTTGTAAACTGATTTTCTTGGCAAACAATTCAAATTTAGATGGATCAATATTAATATAATAGGAATTTACACTATTGCCATTCATAACAGGTTTAACTCGATCCTGATCAAAAAAAGCGTAAAGCATTTGACGCAATTCATACATTTTAGGTGAATGACAAATGGCTTGATGGTTAGTTACTTGAATCATGGCTATTTTCCTTCTAACAGGTTAAACTGTAAATACTGTAGTATAAATTATGATTAAACCTGAGTATGTAACGTGACAAACCAAAAGAAGAAAAGTTTGAACATATCGGATATGCAATCTATAATAGTGTCAGAACTTGAACATGTAGATGGAGATAAAAAAAGTACACAAGATCGTATAATGGTATGTTGCCCATTTCACAGTGATAATACGCCTAGCTGCGGTGTTGTTGTAAGTGAAGGCAGTAGATATCCATTAGGTACATTTAATTGCTTAGGTTGTGGTGCAAGTGGTGATTGGAATAAATTTGCAAAGCAATTGGGCTTACGTCAGATAAGTGATCTTATCCCAAAAGTAGGTTCGGTTGATACCCACGGTCTTAATAAGAAATTACGTGAAATGTCAGGTTCTCTGCTAACTGACAAAAATGATGATATGGAAGCTATGTTGGAATCTTTAGGTAATCCGAGTTATATCTCATGGCCTAAATATAGTGAATGGCGTGGGTATCCAGGTTGGTTGATCAAAAATTTGAATGGCTTGGCATCTGTTAATAGACGTAATGAATTTAAGTGTATATTACCTGTAAAAGTAGGTAAAGAAATTAAAGGTGTTATTGAAGCACTTGAAGAAAAGCAAGAAGGTAAATTAAGTTACTTAAGTAGTCCAGGAGATTGGGTAAAAGAGAGCGGTTTGTTTCCTTTTAATTTTGTCAAGAAAATGCTTTCGAAATTAAAATTCAAATATGTGATTTTAGTTGAAGGTCCTCGTGATGCACTACGTTTAATAATGGAAGGTATACCGGCTTTGGCTGTTTTAGGCTCACAGAATATAAGTGGTAAAAAATTAAAGTTGCTTGAAAGATTAGATATTGATTTAGTTTGCTGGCTTCCAGATAATGACAACGCAGGAAGAGAGATGGGTAAGAAACTAACTTGGTTTTTTACTGAAAGCAATATGAAGTTCGAAATAGAGCAACATAGAGGATTTAAATTACCTAGAGATAAAGATAAGAAAGGGGATTTAATAAAGTTGGATCCAGATTCAATGAGTAAAAAATTAATGAAGGCATTGAAGTCTGAATTAAAGGAATATGGGGCAAGGTTTATAAAAGAAGAAAACTTAAAAGAAATAGTACAATGAATAAAGGGGAGGCCATTGGCCTCCCCTTTTCTTTTACATGATCTCAGCTAATAAATTTAATAAGATGTCATTTTTAGTTTTACTTAAAAGTTCATCCTTATCTTCTTCTGTAAGTTCATCCCTTACAGATAAAAATAAACTTTCTAGTTTATCTGCACTCACTGAATCATCTTTAGCTAACTCCAAAAGTTTTTCTACGTTAGTAGGTTCACCATCTTCATCTTCAACCGATTCACCTACTTCTTTTTTTGTAAGATCAACAGCTGTTTTAATATCAACTGATGTACCTACGCTGTTGGTAGCAATTTCAGATCCATTAGATGACACAGCTGCCATCTGACGGGCTAAAATAGGGTCTTTAGCTTTAAGCTGCTCGACTTCTTCATTATCAACAATTAAAAGGATTTGATTGTTGATCAAACGTCTGAAATCAGGAGTATCCATCAAATTGTTGATTGTAGCGTAAACAGTCAGATCAACTGGAACAGCAGAGTAAGGAACCATAACAGCACTAGCAGCACCGTTAACGTCTTTAATATTAAAAACAATATCCATAGGGTTTTTTGAGTTGTTTACAACGTAAAGACCATTAGCGCGGTCTTTACCATAAGTTGTGTTCCATGCTGATAGTGTAAGTGTGGTTAGTTTGGCCATTCTATTTTCTCCGTTTTGCCTTGCGGCGGTTTTTGTTTTTTGTCATGTTAATAATAGATTCTATAACTTGTTTATGTTTACCAGGCGTTAAGCCAAGAACATTCACAAGTGGTGTAGAGTCATCTTTTCTATTCTGCTGTTCAATAAAAGCTTTATAAGCTTTTGGGTTAGCGGCGTAATAAATCATCCAAGGTTCGAATTTTAATTCTTCTTGGTTAAGTGGAAAACTATTTAACATGTTATCTATTAGACTGTTGGATTGATAAACAAAGTCTAAACTAGGTTCAAGAGTTTGTTTTATCCAAGAACAGTATAGATAAAGCGTCATGTTTGCTTTTGCAGCTGTAACAGCTTTTTTTCTAGCGTACTCTGCAAACTTTTCGTTGTATTTCTTGGCTTCAAAATTTTGTTGATTCGGTAATATTTTAAAATTCAATAAAAACAAATCTGTTACAGCACCATCTGCTTTGGACCCTGTGTTGGGTAATAAGTCAAGGGCTAAGCAAGCCCTTTTAGTTTTGTTGTTATTGAATTGACAAGTTTTTATACAACACTTACCACTAAATTCAAATGTTTTTAGGTTTGGGCAAACTGAAATCTCTGACATAGGTATATCCGTTAGTGATATTAACTAGTATTTACAGTTTGGCCGTACTCAAAAAGTATTTTATAAATTTTTCCCAATTTGTTTCACTAAAGTTTGCGAAGTCTGACATACCAAAATATCTGGTAGCAACATAAAATCCTATAAGTGTTGCATCAAGTTCGTGAGGTGTTTTTGGACTAGCTTTTAATTGCAGTCCGTATTTAGTATAAGAAGACTTCAAATCTATTTTTTTATTGATTCTGTTTTTCCATGTAGAAGCCAAGAAAATATAAGGCTTTTGTTTTCTAAAAATATCTAACATGAATCCTATCATAATACAGATACATTCAATTGTAGTGCCTCTAAGGCCACGACTTTGAAAACGCTCTATGCTTACTAAATCTGGCTTATATGTATCTCGCAGTTTTATCATAGCACTTTTAAATCTTTTAATCTGATGGTGCATGTGCCTGCCGTGCAACTGAGTAATGCACCTATTAAACATGCCGGTGCCTACTATATTGGTTCTAAGTTTAGTGTTTTCATAAAAATGATCTTGCACACTAAATGCAAAATTTGAAGTACCTGGGTCAAAAGACAGTACGCGCATAAACTTATTCCTTAAGTCAAGTGTATCTAAATTAATATCCGATAATTTATATCCGAATATCCTGAAAAGAAGGTACAATGTAATGAGTTGGTTAGATACCGCTAAAAAACGTGGTAGACGTAATGCCAAGAATTTCACGTATGAACGTGCGCAAAAACGTCTTAACGAAGCACTGCCTATATTCCAACAGCAAATTGAAAATGCGTTACAGGTAGATAAAGTACATGCAGTTATTGCAAAACGTTTAAGAACAGGACGTTATTGTACATGCTGTAAAAGACTAGAATCAATTAATAACATAGATACAACTTTGATCGACCTAGATCCAGAAAACGAACAAACAGTTTCAACGTCTGTTAGTGTCACACCTGACGCACCAAGAAAAACAATCAACGTTGATCTAGGGCCAAGTTCTTTGTTTGGTTCAGATCTAACTCAAAGAGATAATACTGAACCTCTTAAATCTAATAGAGTTGAATTAGGGGATTTCGAAACAGAAGAAAGAAATAAGGTAAAGGAAACAGCAACCACAATACCTCTAGATTTTGAGGACTTGGTAACAGAAGGTACTGGAGTAGATTGTGGAATTTGTTTTCGTGAAGGACGTGAACCACCTTTTGAATTCACTAACTACCGCCAAAGTTTAATGACAAGTTTGGATATAGGTGAATGTTATGGATATTATTTAGATGATGGCGCACCTTGCAATATAGTACAGCAAGACAAAGAAGGCTACGTGTGTTTTGATATTCTTGTACCAAAGTATTTTATCAGCGTAGAATACAGTATAAGAAATAACACTTCGGTACTACCTTCTTCTGCACGTTTTTATCTTGATAACACTAACGAGTTGCTTACAAAACAACATTTGGAAAATAGTAGAGGTAAAGCTATTCGTATATGTGTCCGTAACGTAGCTACGTTCACTCATTGTATAGTCATGTTTAAGCTAAGTAACGATAGTATTCAGGCCAATATCAGTCAAGAAAACGAAATGATCAACTACGAAAACGAAGTTACTATAGGTGACATTACTGTAGTTCTTCCGGCTAGAGTAGGTCTATTTCGGTCAGAAGATTTTATCATTATACCAGAACGTAATTTGGTACTAAAGGTAAATGACAACCCACGTAAAAGCACCGCTGATAGGCAAGTATGGGAATGGATGGCAACAACACGCGCTGTTCAAAGATCAGAAGCAACCAACAGCATTTTTAAACACTATAAACTATATTGAGGTAATTATGAAAGTACTAGTATCTTTAAGTAAAGGTAAGAAAGGCGGCGGTAAAAAGAAAACAGGTCGAAGTCTGATGTTAAGTACGGTAATGCCACACTTAAGCGGCGAGAATGGAGATCAGCTTGTTGCTGCCGTTGAAAAACTAGAAGGTGATAAAGTTGAGGCCATAATGGTACGAATTGGCAAGAAGTTACGTGAAGAACTTGAGTTAAAGCGTAAGAAGTAATTTTAAATTCAAGTGTAAAAGGTGGCAAATTTGCCACCTTTTTTACGTCTAAATTTTGCCAATTTCAGCCTAAAATAAAAAACTTTTTAGCTTAAAAGCTCTTGACTGTGTTCCTATTATAGGTCAAAAAAGTCATTTTGAGCATTGAAGCGTGCAAAATGACTGGTTAAAAAATGAACAGCAATCGGCACATTAGTTTGACATAGCACAGAGCTGTCTCGTTGTATCAAAACGAAGTCCCGTTTTGTACCTTAAAAAGGGTCATAAATAATGGGTACTGTAAATCACTCACTATAGGACCTAATGTATCAATGGCTAAATGTCTCCGACTATAAAAACCGTAGGTTTTAGGATGGACGTAACGAAGTGAAGTCCAGCCTGAATCAATGATTCTTACTTTTAAAAATTTCTCCAGACCCCGGCAGACAACAGACAAATAGTAAAAATTAAGGATCATTTATAATAAATTTAAACGGATACGGGTCTTAGTAAATTTATTTAATGCCATAGATCTGCCTGCGTTTTCTCTTGCAGGATCTTTTGATAGAAGTCTTTTCTCTGCGCTAGATAGCTCTAAAGAGCAAACAAGCAAAACCGATGATCTGTATAAAGATCTTTAGTAAAATAGATTTTACTAGTTGTTTGCCGGGTGTTGGGGTTCCGGGGAAATATTCTATAATGTATTAAAGCTATTCGCTTCGCTCATAGCTACTAATGTGTTGCAAGCTAACGCTTGCACTTTTTCTTTTCTTTTCTTTTCTTTTCTTTTCTTTTCTTTTCTTTTCTTTTCTTTTCTTTTCTTTTGATCTTTAGTTGTTTGCCGGGTGTTGGGTCCTGGAGTAATTGTTTATTAATGTGTTTTAGGTTGTTTCGCTTCGCTACACAACCAAAACGGATTGCAAGCGTTAGCTTGCATCCTTTATTATCTAATAGATCCCTTTACAAATATTTGGGTTAATAGATCTTGATCAGATCCGGGGGCTGTGGCTCGACCCGCGCCCACAAAACCCGCGCCCGCGACAGCGCACAGCCTCATTTCTATGACACACAGAACGCTGCCGTTCACTAATAAAACACTGCTTTTTGAAAATCTGAAGCTAACCACTGAAAACCTTACTGCGTATTAAGAGATTTACCGGAAGACCCTTTTATGGCTGAAATCGTTAAAAAAACTAGTACCTTGTCAAGTGCTTGGGGAACCACTGCAAAAATGCACAATACCCGTTGGACACCTGACGAATTTGTCGAAGAACTTTGTGTTCTTGCAAAATACAGACTAAGAAAGCGTAAAATGGTTGCACTGGTAAAAGAATTTATTGATGTTTGTGTTGAATACCGTTACATGAAGAAAATAAACTTGCTTCTATTAGGCTTAGCAAAAAAACTTAAGGATCTTAACTTACTTGCGGAAATACTTGTATATTGCGGAGATTTAAGGTTACGTGATGTACTGAAGTTCCGCATGGACAGTTTTGTAGATACCTTTAACAATAGAAATGTAGGTAAAAAAATTTTGGCTCAAGTTTACACATTAGACCATTTGTGGTTTAATCTTTATGGTAACAGTTTAAAACGTATTAGAGGTTGCGCCGTCCATCCAAATTCAATTATAAACAGAGAGAAAGTACTAAGGTACATTAATGAAAATTGGCCTACATCCGCAAGATCTAGTTATCAAACTTTCTTTGATCGATTTCCTCAAATTTCTGATAATAGGCAGCTAATAAGATTCTTATACTGTAAATATTATTGTAATAGGGTAAGACCTAAAAGTATAATCATATTCTTTAGCATGGAATCTTGTATACATAAAAAGCTATGCGGTTTTAATTACAGGCTAACAAGTAAATGCGGGAAGTACGTAATTTATCAACGAAGTAGACTGAAAAAGAACAGTTACTTTGAATTACATCATAACAATCAAGTTAGTATACTAACAAAGGAAGACCTACAATGTCTAGAACAGTAACCGTTGGTTTAAAAATGAAAGCAAAGAAAGATGTGGTGAAAAAGAAAAAAACAACTAGTGAAGCTGTTGTAGATAAAGCTATTAAAAAAATCAAAAAGAAAAATCGCGTTGAACTAGGTGAAGTTAAGTCAAGTAAGAAAACTGATAAAACTGAAGAAGTAGGATCTATTAAATATGAATCCGACGACGTTTTGGTTGTGCGTTATGGAACCAAAACAATATACGGTACTTATATTGGCCGTGATCGTATTCTTCGTGAAGACGGTGTTGAAAAAGATGATGCTGATAGTGATGAAATGCAAGTATCATTTAAACCTACGGATGTTTTAGCTAATCTAGGTAAAAAACCTAGTGTAGGATCTGTCTACGGTTTAAAAATTGAACCTTTCATTCGTAAAATCGAAATTCCATTTTTAGGTGAAGTTCGTATTTACCGCGAAAATTTTGTCAAAGAAAATGTAGATGTATTAAAGTCTTGTGCTGAATCAGTAGGAGACTTATTTAAAAAGAAGCGCATTACTAAATGGCTTGATCATTTATCCCATACTGAATTGCGCAGTAAGAAAGGGAAATATGCAGGTTCCTTTACCTTTAGAAAAAGTAAGGATGGAGGTAAAACAGATAGTATATCCCTTAACAATATTCCTTTTGACGATAGAACTTATTTAGAATACGTTTTAATTCATGAGTGTACGCATGGAGTTTGGTTCCGTCAAGTTCCAGATCATTTAAAAGCTAAGTGGTCCAAACTTTATACAAAACGTATTGAACGTAAAAGTTACGATCAATCTGACTTAAATGATTTACTTGAAAGTATTAAGAGTTATGACGGTTCGATCAATAATTTTAGCAAGGAAATGGCTGATGATGTTCAACGCCAATTACTGAAAGAAATCTATTCATATATAAAGCGTGTTCATCGTTTAGATAGAGGCGATGTAGACACTTTAATTGAAAATGATAAAGATTCTCTTGATAAAATTTGGCCTGAACATCAGGATATTAGTAATCATACAAATGACGTAGGATCTGAGTATGCACTAACTAATGTGCGTGAATTCTTTGCGGAAACCATGACCTTTTATTTGTTAGGAAAAAAATTACCTAAGGATGTATTAAAGGGCTGCGAAGCAACATTACAAAAATGTATTCGCTAAAGAACGCTTTTAGAGAAAATTTATTATGAACCCAAAAGACTACGACAGAAACAACGAATTAAGAAAAAAGATTTGGAACATATACGAACAAGGCCGATCAGTTATCGCTATTGATCTTGATGAATGTATGCTTGATACTTGTAGTGTTATACTTTCACATGTAAACAAGATCTGTGGCACTGACCATAAAGTAGAACACATTCATCAATATGATATGGCCAAGACCTTAAATATAGATCCTAAAGTCTTTCAAGAGATCTTACATGAAACTGATTATTTAAGTAACACACCTCCGTTTCCTTTTGCGAAAGAATTTCTCAATAGATTAAAATCAAAAGACTTTAATGGGCTTCTTGACATTCCAGAACAAGATGTACCTTATATTGTATTTATCACACATAGAGGCTTTAGACCTGATGGCTTTATATTAACTCATGACCTACTTATAGATCACGATCTGATTCCTGACATGTTGATTGTGTGCCCTATTGGCATGAATAAAGTTGAGGTAATGGACGAATTGTTTGACGATAATGTTAAACTTGCTATTGAAGATCAACCTAAAATTCTTCATGATTTTTTAGAAGCAGGTATTCCTGTCATGAAGAATTTAAGACCCTGGAACATATCTTCTGTCTGGACAGATTTTAGTATTGACCTTAAAGTTAGTTCTTTGTTGATAGCTGAACGCTAATTTATTAAAGAGACTGCAAGTGTGTTGTTGATTCTCGTTTGGTAAAACTAGCGCTTCAAAGGAGTGAAGTTTTATTATCATACTGCACTTAATTTTTCCCCATTTTGAGTGTGATTTTTGATAGAGCCGTTCTTTCTTATTGATTGAACGGCTTTTTTTATGCTTGGCCAAACTGTAAATACATACAATGAATCTAAAAGACTGGAGAATCGAAAATGGCTGTTAAAAAATCTACAAGTAAAAAATCCAACATTGTATCCGAGAATCTTCCTGAAAAATATAGACCTGTTACATTAGATGATCTTGTTGGTCAAGATTCAGCTGTGTCAATGATTAAAGGCTGGATCAAAAAGAAAAGATTTCCTTCAACTATCTTAATAAGTGGTACAACTGGTGCAGGTAAAACCACACTTGCACGTATGATCGCACGTTATATAAATTGCGAAAAGCATACATCTTGCGGCAAATGTGATTTTTGTAAGATAAGTAAAGAAGAGGTTTTTGATTTACTTGAAATCAACGCAGGTACAAACGGCAACATCGACGATGTTAGATCTCTTATTGAAAAAGCCAAAAGATTACCGACCTTCAATAAATATGTTGTTCTTATTGACGAGGCTCATTTACTTGGAGATAAAGCAGAAAGCGCTTTGCTTGTTCCGATAGAAAAACCTTCTAAAAATTCTATTTGGATACTTTGCACAACAGACGTAGATAAAATAAAACCAACTGTTAAAAATCGTTGTGCGCATATTTCTCTGAAACCTGTTCCAGAAAAAGACATTGCCTTACGTTTATTGGATATCTCTAAAAAAGAAAAATTCGAGGTAAAAGACAAAGAACTCTTTAAAAAATGCTTGACCAAGATCAGTGAACTTTCTTACGGCCAAGTAAGAAACGGCATTAGTATGCTGGATACATTAATGAGTCAAATTAACGGCGGTAGTAAATTAGATCTGAAAAACTTAGATCAATTAATTACTACTGCTAGTGATGAAGATCTAAATCAAGTATGTGCCAATGTTTTACACGGTGTTTTAAGTCACGATTTAAAGGCAATTGTAAAAAACGTAAAACAGTGTAAAGAGCCTTTACGTTTGATAATGAATTTACGTTTCTTAGTAGATAACATTATTGATTCTGATATAGGTATTTCAAAATTTACACCTAATATAACCAAAAGTTTTAATCAACTTGTTACCAAATCTAAGATTAAATACAATATAGCCAGTTTAGTAAAAATTCAGTCTCTTTTAATTCAAGTACATTTACATATTGTGCAAGTTCCTTCTTATCCTGCCTCAGTAGGTCTTTACACTTCATTATGTGATCTTTGTGTTGACGATTACTTTAAAAAAGTTAAAGGATGATCATGACTTACACTGAGATCATTACATTTAATAATGTATTACTTTTATTGTTTTTTATCATTGTGATCTTCATAGGTTACGTAATAAGTAAATTTATAGGTAAGGCACCCTACAATGAAAAAGATAATTCAGACTCTTGACCGATCTATAGGATCTCCGTTGACCAGAATCTTTACTTCAGGTATGCCAGATAAAGATTCTTTAATTCAGTTTTTCGGCCAACCTGATGATCTATACACAGGTCCTGTTGAGTTAGTAACTTACGTTTGTAATGTTTTATGTAAGGATGTTACTGAAAAATATAGTAAATACGCTCAAACAATTTTTGTTATACGTCACATGATGTTGACACAAAGATTAAATCTACCTGAAAAGCATTACACTAAAATTTCTCTTAACTCATTAGATGTGCCTGTTTCGCAAATACATTGGCGTATGCCATTTATTGACTTTGAGCCTAGGTTAGCTCATGTTTGTTTTTGTTGTAATTATACCGACTTTGAAAAAGTATTTAATTGCTTCAAAGACTTTCTCACTCATGTCCATGATAAAGAAAATTTAAATCCTTTCCTTTCAAATAAAAGATTTAAAAATGACAGTGTATATCTTAACACTGTTGCTAAGACCTACGGCGTATTTTATTCTGTTGAAACTGTTTTATCAATTGACATTTTTTATGTGCATTTAATTTAAGAAGAAAACTTATGGAACCTCTATTCGCAGCTGATCTTCATTTTGGTCAAGAAACTGTAGTTAAATACCGAAACCATTTTAAATCTAGTTTAGAGCATGACTCTATTATATATGAAAATATTTCAAGACAGTTAAACAAAAAAACTACTCTTTACCTATTAGGTGATTTATGCTTTTCAAAAGATTCCTTAAAGTATTTGAAAGGATTTAAAGAACTTTGCCATAGTGTAGTGGTGATTGGAGGCAATCACTGCACAGAAAAAATAAGTGTAGTAGATCTTTATGAATCAGTTAGCCAAGTGCATTTCTATAAGAATAAATACGGCTTTACGCTCAGCCACATGCCTATACATCCTGAACACTTACGCGGTAAGTTAAATGTACATGGTCACTTACATACTGATCTAGTTAAAGACCCTAGATACGTTTGTGTAAGTCTAGAACACACTAACTATAAGGCAATGTCTTTAACTCAAATACGTGAAGTATTCAGATCAAGAATTCTTGATCTGAATCTATCAGACGAATATTTGAATGTTTTAAAATCTACCGGATAAGACAAATGCACAGACTTAATGCGTTTTCTGTTAAAAACGTTTTGACCTTTCAAGACACTACAATAGAGTTAGGTACAGAACATGGCTTGTATGTTATACAAGGACAAAACAAAGATAGCAGGTTAGCCAACAATACAAATGCCGTAGGTAAAAGCCGTTTATTTGCTGCTATACCCACAGTTTTATATGAAACAGATCCGTTATCTTTAAAGAAAAGAAACAAGAAAGATATTTTAAAATCCAAAACAAGCTGCATGTCATTGGATATTACTAGTCATGGAAAAGAGCGATTCCTTTTCCAACAAATGCCTAGTAACTATTTAGTACATAAATATGAAAACAGTAAATTCGTTAATATAAATGAAGCAGGAAAAGCTGTTAAATTGGAAATAGCTAGGAATTATATTTCAAAAGCATTTCCTATCTCAGAGTCATTATTTTACTCTACTTGTTATATTAGTGATCAGCGTAATTGTAATTTTTTAAATGCTACTTCAAGAGATCGCCTTGCATTTATAACCGATATTTTCGGTCTTGATGTTTACGATCAGTTAAGAAAATATTTTACTAAGAAGCTAGGTGAAGTAGCTAAAGCAGAAATTGAGTATCAAACTTTAGCCAAAGAATTGCTAGCAGCACAGACCAGACTGTCAGAACTTAATTGGTCTGATGTTAAATCGTCAAAATTAAAAAAATATAAAACAGAACAAGAAAATTTAAGAAACGATTTAACTAAGCGGTACTCGCGTCTTGGTGAGCTGAAACTTGCACGTACTAAAAGTGAAAAACTTGAGCAATTACTAGAACATAAAAAAACATTTAGTAAAGAAATAAAGATTCTTACAACAAAACAGGCAGAGCTTGAACTTAAGAATTCATCTTCTCAGTTGAAAATAGCTGAAATTTATGCAAACTATTTAGAAGATTTAACAGAGTATAAGCAGAGAAAAAAGAAGCTAAATCAAGAACTAGACGACCTAGAAAAATTAGATCTTACCGAAGAACAATTAGAGAAAAAACATGATGTTCTAACAAGCGAAATTGAGTCGTTGTATAAAATACAAGAAAGGTATCTTGCTCTAAAAGAAAACTATGATGAAAAAATAGCAGAGTACGAAAAGTATGTAAGACAGTCTAAAAAATTGCTAAGTGCTTTGTTGTCTACACCTACTGCAAAAAAATTTAAATTAACTGAAAATTCCATTGACGATGTATTGCCTTTGATTCAAGAATCTTATGATATGGCACGTACAACAGTGTCAATTGCACGTAAGTTATCTGACCACGATCATAAAGGAATGTGTGCCGTATGTGGATCTAGTACAACAACCAAAGATGTTAAAGCTCGTTTAAAATCTGCTGAAGCTTTAATAGAAGACCTTCAACCTTTAAAAGAATATCTTGCGTTAGATGAAGTTAAAAAGCCGAAAAAGGTGGAAGGAAAAGACCAAACCGATTTACTTAAATCGAAAAGACAAAAACTTAAATCAATAACAAACGATCTACAACTGTCTAGAAAAATCAAGTCAATTAACGATAGAATAAAAGATTTAAAGAAACCTAAAGAGCCAAAGCATAAACCTAACAAGTCACTTAAAGAACTTAAAGACTCGGTAAAGAACTTGGAGTCTTACGTTTCTTTGATGACACGTATTAAAGACATAGGGACAGTTTCATATGACAAGAAACTATACAAGGAAACTCAAAATCGTATTTCATTACTTGAAAATAGAGTAAATGAATTAGAGACCTTTATACGAAAACTGGATTTAAGTAGGATAGAACATTCTAACTATTCGCAAATTGTAAAAGACTTGAGCTTTAAAGTAGCAGAAGTAGAGCCTTTATTGCGTGAAAGGGAAAAACTGAAAACTTTACAAACAGCCTATTCTCCGAATAATTTAAAACTACAAGCTGCTGAACAAATTGTCAGTGAATTAGAAGACAGTTTAAATCGTTATAGTAGCCTTGTATTTTTGGAACCTATGAAGTTTCAGATTCGTACCGTAAAAGATGGTATTAGCGCTACAGTAACACGTAACAACGGTGAAAGTAGCGATATAATTCATTTATCTGGTGCAGAAGCCAACTGTTTCCGTTTATTGTTTTTTTATAGTCTTGTACGTCTTTTACCTGAAAACAAACGTACAAATTTCTTAATATTAGATGAACCTGATAGTAGATGTAGTGCTGCAATTAGATCACATCTAATTCGTGAATTTTTACCTAACCTGAGAAAAGTAGTACCTCACGTCTTTTGGATAACACCTAAGAGTGTTCATGATTTTCAAGATCATAAACTGCTTACTGTTATCAAGGAAAAAGGAGTATCTAGGTTAGAACTTACTTAAAAGGAATATACATGAGTAAAACCTTAGTTATTTATAACGCACATACTTTAGATGGACAAGCAGGTGCGTTAGCTGCTTATTATAAAATTGGTAAGCATAGTGAATTCATGGCATTTGATTATGGAAAATTAAGTGTCATGGATTACTTTATAAAAGGAACGTATTTAAAAGTATTGTATGTGATAGGATTACATTTGACAGCTAATGACATAGCTAGATTATGTCAGTACGCACAAACAATTTGCTATATAGATCATGTTAATGTTGAATTACCTGAGACCATTAAGAATAAAGTAAAAATCATAAATATTCCTAATCGCTGTACTTGTGTTACTGCATGGGCACATTTCATGCCTACTCAAATGATACCTCAAATGTTTCATATAATTGAAGACGTTGTATTAGGTAAAAATGAAATAACAAACAGCAGATCAGCATACGAAGGTTTGCGTTATCGACTTTTACAGTGTGAAGAAAATGCTTTTATAATGAATATGCAAGCGTTTCTACAAAATGATCCTACTGAGCTTATCATGGATGGGCTTCATGTTGGATCTATGTTTAAAGTCATAGCTTCAAATTTAGCAGGTAATCATTCTAAGTCATCATTGTTAAATAGAGCAGTTGCTTGCATTAATGCACCTAAGTTATTTGGTTATTCTATATGTCATAATCTAATGCAAAAAGGTTATGACTATGTTTTGCTTTATTCTGACTGTTGTAATCAAAGTTATGTTTATAGAAGTTGGACAATAGCTGCTAAAAAAGATTTAAAAGTAGATGCAGCTAAAATAGCTTTACTCTTTAACGGTTTTGGTACTGAACGTTTCGCTGGATTTACTACAACCTCTATATTACGTGACCATGATATCATACATGAAGTAAATCGTTGTTTTATGTAAAACTGTAAATATGATCGTATAAGGAGAGCGATCATGCCTAGTTCTACATTTTTTGCTATAGCAGGTCACGCACCTGATGAATTAATAAAAGAGTTGCTACATATAGACAGTGCGCCCTATTACTACACAGTTAAAGCCGGAGAACGTCTTAGTAAAAAAATAAATAAAAAATATATTATTTGCCTACGTACCGAAGATTTCGTACTTAACTACAAATTTTTAATCGGTACAGGCAAAAAGATTTTTGTATTCGGATCTCCGCTTTTTTTCATGAACTACATGGGATTTACTTTTTTAGATTTTGAGATAGATGAAAAAGATTGCTCTAGGATACACATATTAGACAATTTAAATTTAAATTTGCTAAAAGATGCTGCATCGAGTCCTATTATAAAGCACGATGTTAGTTATTTTGAATGTGTTGTAGAAAAAGCAAAAGCAGGATCTATATTTGACAAACTTATGAGTTACATCTATAAGCTACCTGCTAAAACACATCAAAAGCCAGTTAAAAAACTTTGTTGTTTATGTGTTAGGAATAATTGGAGCGCACCTAGACTTAAAAAAGAATTAAGTGACCTTACATCTATTATAAAAATAAGTTCTGAAATACAGAATGCTTTGACAGAGATATTAAACTCTTACACCGCAGTTAGATATAAGAATGCTTTTAAATTAATTAAATCTGAATCTGATGTACCTAAAGTAGCAGCAAATGCAGATTTGAACCCTTACGAATTTATGTATATACTTAAGATGTTGGAAAAAGATAAAAAAGTAGAAAATCATACAGAAATAAGCATCGACAGTTATCTAGCTAATGAGAAGAAATAATGAATTCTAGATTAGAGTACTTAGAAGTTTACAAAAGATCTATTAGTTTAATATTGCGTCATTTAATACATGTTTTATATTCATCTGCCAATCAAAAAAATGAAATCAGTTTAGACCCACAAAAGTTGTTGGAGTACCTTGCTTCTGTAACTGACGGACCTTTAGAAGCTGTATCTGGATCAGAACGAGTATTAATAAGTGCTATTCTTGTAGGTTACTCTAAAAGTTTTTACGAACAGACTTACAATTATGTAAAAAACTTACCTATAGACCTTGAAGAATTTAATATAGAATTTAATACAAAGGACACTTACGACTTTATTAAAAGTGTTAAAAGCATTAGAAAGTACTTTAATAGTCGAGTTGACTTTTCTGACACACTGAATAAATTGGTGGATATTGGCTTTATTTCAAAACACAAAGCATTCAGCCATGTTCAAAGCCTTGGACGCACGTATATGATTATACTTAGTCCTCAATTCGTACAAGACTTTTATTCTAAGTACTATTTAAGTCACATGGCTGTTGAAGGTAAAGAAATTAACATAGCTGATTATGTTGGATCCAACATAGCTAAAATAACTCTAGATCAAGGTGTAATAGAATTTGGTAAAGGCTCAGGTATAGGTGAATTTATTGAATTCTGCTCCAAATTCAAAAAAGAATGGGATAGGCAAGGAATCCCATTCTACAAAGCAGTTACAATAGCTTTGCTATGTAGTGAACCTAAAGGCGTTTTTTGTTATGTCAAAAACAACTGCTATAGATACCTACACTTGTTGGATGAATCATGAAAATATTAAATTTAGCACATAACTTAAAAACAGAAAAAAATCCATTAATACAAAAATCCATTATTAATGAGTTTGGTGTGAAAAAAGTAGCCTTAGCCAAGGCATTGGCCGATTTGCTTCCTGATGATTTTGGCAGTACCTTAGTTTTTCCTACAAGTAAAGTTCTTATGTTATTTAAAATTTATTTACATGAACTGGATCCAAAACATCTTATGCTTCCTGTTCAGGATATAACAGAAATGTTTAAGTTGATATCAGAGTTGAGTCAGACGAATGAAATATTTTTAGACTCATGTTCTAAAAACATAATAATCAAAAATGATTGAAGGTAGAGTATGAGCGAATCTTTTTCTTTAGTGCGATATAGTCCTTGCCGTAACAAAAGAAAAACATACTATTTCTCTATACTACCTAAAGACTTCAATGTTCCTAGTATTACATTCACTGACTATACTTACTCTAAGCTAATAGATGGAAAGTGGAAAATATTAAAAACATTTAGTGCCATAGGTCATCCAAGCAATTTAACAAATTTAGATGTCCCTGACTTTGTTTGGAAAATGGCCTACGCTCACTATATAAAATTCATAAAAAAGAATTTATTAATTCACCATCATAAGGGAACGTATGTTTCACGCAGTATTTTCAAGTGACTGGCACTTTGATGGATTGAGAAATCATTATCCACAAGATCATGCTAGACGTACAATGCGAGAAGTAGAGAAAGCTTACCAGTACGCTATTAAAAAATCAATTCCTTATATGATTGTTGCTGGTGATATAAGTGACAGTTATAAGATGACTCCTGAAAGTTTGAAAGCTCTTTTGGAGTTATTGATTAGACACGACGATCATGTTACAACCTACTATATGACAGGTAATCATGACTACGCCGATTCGACAACTACGAGTTTGAATATATTTGAATCTATGGTAGAGTTTAAAATGTTAAAAAACTTCATTGTAGTTAAAGATCTTAAACAGATCAAACTCGATGGTGTAACTTTAAACTTCTGCCCATTTCCACATACTCAACTACAAAAAGTCAAAGCACCTTGCTTGAATATCATTCATCAAGATGTTGCAGGTGCCGTAGGTGACAACGGCCGCGAATTAAAAGTAAAACATGATATTGAAATAGATTCTGACAAAGATTTCACTGTAAGCGGCCATATACATAAACATCAGTATCTTAAAAAACGAAGATTGCTGTATAACGGATCTCTGTTTCAAAAGACCTTCGGCGAAGAGTTACCTAAAGGCTTTGTTGATCTAAAGGCTAAAGTAGTTAACGGAAAATTGAAGGTAACTTGGGAATTTGTGGAGAATCGTCCTCATTTTGAGTTACGTACTATCAAGGTGCTAGATCAAAAACAATTCTCAGACCTTGAAGATGATCCAAATGTCCGTTATAGGATTTATGTTAGTGATGACGTCGTAGTTCCAGCTAGACTAAGGCAGCAGTATACTAATATTGATCAGCTGTGGTCTATAAAAGGGAAAAGTCTAACCAAGGATTTTGATGTAGAAAATTTGAATAGTGAATTAAAAGACTTACCTAAAATTGACCCTTTGCTTGGCTTAAAAGATTTTTTCAAAAAGAATAAAAAAACAAAATCTGATTTTTTGGAAGCTAAGCAGATTGTAAAGCAAGCACTCTCCGAATTAGGTTATTAAAAATTTTATTTTATTTTATTTTATTTTTTAAATAATAATAATTTTTTACTATGAGAATTGTGAGAGGTTCTCTGGAGAGTAAATAAACATTTAATTTTTGGAGGCCAAAAATGGCTACTACTGGTAAAGGTAAAGGTAAAGGCGGTACTGGTGCAGGTTCTCGCTTAAACGGTAACGTGAATGCTAAGACCACTAAGCAAACACAGAAGCAAAAAGCTGCTGCTGCTGGTCATGGTAAGAAAATGACAGCTGCTGAAAAAGCAAAAGCAGCAAAAGCAGCGGCCTTGCGTGATAGAAAGAAAACTCCTGCCGAGAAAAAATTCGAAGCAGAACGCGCTAAAGTTTTAGCTGAACGTCGTGCTAAAAAAGAAGGTAAAAAACCTGCTGCTGATAAAAAACCGGCTGCAACAAAAACTTTCGCTGATCGTTTAAAAGCGTGGAAAGAACGCGGTAAGACAATTACTGATAGTTTCAAAAAACGTATGACGGATCTTAAAAAACGTCAGTCAGATGCTTTAGCTTTGCGTAAGAAAAAACAAGCTGAAGCGCGTGAACGTTTAGCTGAACGTTACAAAATGTCCAAAGAAAAATGGGAAAAACGTCAACCACAGAAAGCTCAAGCTCCAAAAGCTCCAGCAGGTAAAGCTCCAAAAGCTCCAGCAGGTAAAGCTCCAAAAGCTCCAAAAGCTCCAGCAGGTAAAGCTCCAAAAGCTCCAGCAGGTAAAGCTCCAAAAGCTCCAGCAGGTAAAGCTCCAGCAAGCGGCCGTTTCCCTAAAAAGTAATAGTAAAAAAGGCAGCCTTCGGGTTGCCTTTTTTGTTTTCCTGTTTGTTTTTCTTATACGTGATGTATGTATAATTTATTTGTAAGTTATTAAAGTCAATCTATTTGAGGACTATATGTTTAAAGTTGACCTTTTTTCAAAGCAGGCTGACAAGATTAGAAGCGCAAGATCTTTTCAAGAATTAAATTCTCTAATCAGTGGCATGATAGAAAATGTAGACGAACTATCAGAACAGACGGATAAGTTTCTACAATCTCTTTCAAAAAATAAACCAAAAACAGTAGTGTATACTATTGCATTATCTAATAGTAACCGTATTGAATTAGGTGATTTACCTGCACCTAAACAAAAGAAAACAAAAGAAACTGGTGATATTATTCCAGCATCTAGTATTAAGTTTCCAAGTGTTACTCCAGATTTTACATCGTTTAAAGCACCTGATCTTACTGAAATCACAAGAGAGAATATGGTGCTGCATAAACTAGAGCAGCAAATTACAGAATTACAAGTTGCTGAGCAGGTACTACTAAGCAACACTTTATTTTCTAAAATGGAAAATAATAAAGCCTTACGTTTAGAATTAAGGCAAGCAATTAATAAAGGTAAGGTCGCCATAGCAGATCAATTAAAAGCTATGGCAAAAATTGCCAGAGAAAGCAGACCTAAACATTTAGCTGCTATGATAGACAGTACAGTTAAATTCTTGAACGAGATTATATTAAAACAGCAATTTACTCAGATTGTTCCTAGAACATTCGTGTACAAAAGCGATCCATCTTATTCTGGAAAAGATAATCAGATTAATTATCAGACTTTTATTCATATCAAAGATTTTGTGTCTGACTCTGAGGTCTTAGATAGTTATTCTATTGTCCTTACTTGCTCTATTGATATGGATGATGGCGTTATTAGTTATCATGTTACAAGTTTAACTTCAGATAAAATTCCTGGTAGTTTCCCTGTAGGTAAACCATTAAAAACATCTAATGAATTACGTAATATGGTAATGGGACTTGTTAAGCGAGATACTAGAAATGTTACAGGAGATCGAGTTGCTTTTGGTTTGAATACTAAACAGATGCGGCGTACCACTGAATTTCTGCAACTTGAATTTGTTGATGACATGAGACAGCAAGATGATTACTTACTATTCCGTCTTGTAAAAGGTCTGTCTGAAGACGAACAGCATGAAGCGGTTTTGCAAATCGGTGCCGCAGTTGATAAAGTATTTTATAACAAATTAACTGATGTACGTAAGCAGATGTCTGTACGTCAAGGTTCTCGTGTAACAGAAGAAGAAAAGAAACAAGCAAAACGAAAAGTTAATATACGTCCTGGTATTGAACTTAAAGTTGGTCGAAATAGTAGACGCCTATTTGTTCGAGTGGCTCTTTTACCTAAAACAAAATTGGAAATCACTCGTGATAAATTAAGAAAACTCGGTACTGAACTTAATATATCACAAAATGCTCTCAATAATATTATGCGGCATATTCAATGATACATTCACAAGCTCGATCCACGTTCAAACTAAATCCTATTAATGGAATTACAAAAACAGTAAGACGAGCTTTGAATTTTAATGAAAGCTCAGTAATTGATACAAAGCAAATAGGATCTCTGTTAGAGACTTTGTTAAAAAGGCTTGATAGCTATCCATTTGCTTTAGTGAGGTCAAATTCCTTTAGCCTTATAAATATTTCTACTGTATCAAGTAGTTTTGGTTATTCTAAAATCGAATTTTTGAAAAACAAAAGAACCTCAGTTAATCAGGTGTTTTTTACGTTTTCAGTTATTCCATCGCCTGCAAAAAACATAAAACAAGAAAATAGTGTAGATCTTATCGAAAATGATTTTATGTTTGGAACTAATAGAAGTAACATAAACTATTTGGTTGTTACTTTAGATCAATCCGAAAAGCGACATGGTATTAATTACCAAATGCTTAAAAATCTAGAGACCTTATATAATATTGTGGGCGTAGTAACAAAAAGCTTCGTAGTCAATCCTCGCGGCTGGTGGGAATCTGATATATATGTGACAAACTATCAACGAGTTTTGTATGATCGTTATTACAGTCGAAGTCCAGAACTTCTTTTTAAAGAAGACCCTATAGGGTTTTGGATATACAGCAAACATGTATGGTCAGATTTTCCACATTTAATTTTAACCAGACTGATCGATGAAAACTTCTATAAATATTTTACTTTGTTTATTCTTGATACTATATACGTTAACGATGAATTAAGTTACGGCACCAAAGATTGGATGTATGGGAAAACAGGATCTCTGGTTCAATACTATATATCAGGCATAAAAAAACTTTTGGTAATGTTAAACAATACTAATGAAATAAACAGTATCTCAGAACTAGAGGACTCTGTGTATTGTATAATTCATTTACTTTATCGTTATGTAGAGGCCGAAGGAATTAACTTAGATCCAAAACTTCCTATTACCCTATATAATAGGTTAGCTTCCTACGTTGGAAAACAGTCCGATCAATATCAAGTTAAAGATTTATTCTTTAAACTGTTCTCAGGCACAGAAAGGGCAGCTTATGATTTACTGGATAAAAGTTTTGAATTCGAAAAACTCGCAGAGAACCTATTCGGAGATTTAAAATGAGAGTCGTCGAAGGAACTCAGCAAAGTTTCACTTTAAAATTCTTGGAAGAAGATGGTACACCTACGTATCCTTACGATGACGTAGGTGGACCTTCCGTTACATTCTACGACACAGATATGGACATAATCGATCGCCGTAACGCTACACCTACAACAGTAACCGGCGAGTGGCAAGTAGATTTTTCCATTCCAAATTTTAATTTAATTGATGAAATTGATTTAGATATTGTTTGGGAAATGTACGATGAAGGCTGTAACAGAGTAAGTAAAACTATTACAGTAACTGTTCTTCCTGAAAAGAATAAAAGATATGGTGACATTGTTACCGTAATAAAAAAGAGTGACACTAAGTTCACTTTCGTCCTTGAACGTACTGTTGAAGCTAATGATAGTGTTCTAATGACTATTTCATTAAATAATGAGATAATTGCAGAAGACATTGATCTAATGTCTGACCCTACAATAGAAAAAACTATAACGAAAACTCGTGCAGTTTTTGAAGTTCCTTTAGGTGCAGATACTGCAAGTTTAAGGTTGGAACCTATAAGTGTTTTAGTTATACACACAGATAAGCGTAAGGTTCCCGATATAGTTCAATCCAATTTATGGGTCATTACTAATCAGATAATGGTAGCTGTTAGCATGTTGCAGCAATCTATTGATAAAGCTAAATTGGAAAATGTTATTCCTGAACTTGAATTTACTACAGCAGATTATTTACTTTATTTGTATCGTGGTCTTCAAATGTTTAACAGCTATCCGCCTTTAGTTACTTCTATTCGTGGGACTAATATGCAGGGCGTATTATTACATTTATGGATTGTATGCTCTAGTCTCGAAGCCCTTAAGGCACAAACACTTGCAGAAGGCGCTAGTGCATTTGATTTTAGTGGCCAAACTGTAAATCTTAATGTTGATAGAACACCTAGTTTAGAAGCAGCGATTGGAAGATTAGAGTCGCAAATCGAAAACGAAGTTAAACCTTACAAAAAATTGTTAGGTAAAGCTAGCATCATAGACAATGACGGATCTATAGGATCTAAAAGTTTAGCTAGCGCAATAGCAAGAAACTTTGGTAGGACAAGCATAATCAATAGTCCTACTACTAAATTTAGACGTACATCAGGTTTCTGGATAAACACCAGATTAAATAGATAATTAGGAGAATACAAATGTTCCAAGCTAAAATTAATTCTGCTACACCTATCAGCGGTGGCGCTATTGTTATTGTAAGTGTGTCACATGGACGCGATCAGGTTATTTCACCAGAACAGTTCCGTGCTGAAATGCAAAATGTAGCTGGCCATAAAATGACTGCTTTAGCAGGTTCTTTTCAAGTAATTGAATCAGGCCCTTTCCGTAAATTAGTTCGTGGTGCAATGGTCCCAACTCGTGAAGTTATTCCATTCAACAGGGATAATATGCGAGGCTTCCATAGTTTAAGTGCTTCTATCTACCAAGATGAATCTGAAAACATGTGGCAATTAAAGCAAGATTCTTCAGGTGATTATTTGGTTAAGGCAAATAACATTGATGACATTGCAGATATTGAGCAACTGATGGCAAGTTTATCAAGTTCTCCGATCCCTGGAAGTGATAACGCTTACTTCAGTGCTGTCGCCAGTGTACAGGAAGAAGTTAAATCTGCTAAAGGTGGAGACTTTATTACTTACTTTAATAAAGGTGCTTTGTGTGGAGGTATTGTTGTTGCTTCATTATCAGAAGAAAATGATGATGAAAGTTTGGTTGTTCTTCACGGTAAAGAAGAAGCCGTTGATGTAATTGATCATAGTCAAGTTACTTCAATCCAAGACAATATCGAATCTGTTAGTTGTGCAGGTCTTACTCTTAATGTACCTGAACATCTTGCATCGCAGTCAGCTTCTGCTTCAGAAACAATTGAAAAATTGGTTAGTTACTATCAAAAAGTGTACGGTCACAATGCAACGTTCTTTTCTAAGTTAGAGCAGCAAATTCGCGGCCACGCTTGGGCGTAACTGCAAAAGAAGTGGGGCAATTTGCCCCACTTCGTTTTTGTATTGAGGAAGTTAAAATATGTCTCGTGTGGAATTAGGTGATATTAAAAAACCGAAAATCAAACCTAAAGTCAAAACAGTAGAACAACCTAAAGTCAAAAAGAAAATCAAACCTAAAGTCAAAAAGAAAATCAAACCTAAAGTCAAAACAGTAGAACAGCCTAAAGTCAAAACAGTAGAACAGCCTAAAGTCAAAAAGAAAATCAATAAAAATCTTGATAAAAAAACAGTTAAAGTCAAAAAGAAAAAAACTCAAAAACTAGATATATCCAGCGGCAAGGATCTTATTGCTGAAGGTAATGCTATTCTTGAACGCATGTCTGAAAATATTTTCGATGAAAACCGTATTTATTTAGATCAGTATAAACATATGTTTCAGAAGTTAGCTGCTATGAGTGAAATAGCTGAACATCAATACTTTGCTAAAAAACAAAGTCGTGATATTTATGCACTGATGAAACTTTATGATCAAATGCGAGAAGTTATTGCGGATCTTAAAGCGCTACAAAACGTAGGGCAATATATTGATGCAGTGATGGATGATGTAATCGAGCCTTTTGCTAAAACAGCTATACAAGCTTTGCTTGATTTAATTAGTTCTACTAACGCATATAGTAAACGAAATTTAGATCCTGAATTTTCTAAATTATTGGAAGAACAATTGAAATCTTTTGGTAAAATAGGTGGTATCATGTTGCAAGAAGGATATGATGCCGCAGTAGAAAATACTAGACGTATACTTGAAGGTTAACCAAATGGGAATTTCAGCTAGACAAAATAAATCGTTTTCAAATAATAGATCTAAGTTAGCTGGCCCATTTACCAAACCTACAGATATAAGGCAAACAGCGGACTGGCGGCGCATAAAAGAGTTAATTCTAATACGTGACAACTATATATGTCAGAGATGTGGTGCCGTAAATAAACCTGACTACCCGACCGATGTTGCTATGACCGTTGATCATATTATTCCAGTGGCTTCTGGAGGCAAAAATTTAATGTCTAATCTTATTACTTTGTGCGCTATATGTCACAGTAAAAAACTAGGCAAAAAGAATAAAAGAGGCAAAAATCTTTTACTTTCTTTGCAAGCCAGAAAGACAAAAAAATTTGGAGGTAGTAGGTGAGCCTCGAATTAATTCTTAAAAAACAAAAAAGCCTTATCGGTTATGATTCTGAATCGTACCCTAGTATTCTAAATTTAGATACTTATGAAGGCGAAAAACTATGGAATGCTTTTTTAGAATGTCAAACAGTAAAAGATGTTAGATCTCTGTACGGTAAAAACTCTGACATTTACATCAGCATTCTATTTATAAACTATTTTCTAGGCTTAACTTCAAAGCCTTTTAGGCAAGGCAAAAAATATTCACCAGAAGCCTTAAGTTTGAAACTTCTTACAGCTACCTTGAAAACTGTAAATAGGAAATTGAACTCTTTTTTCTATAGAAAAGGCTTGTTAAAGTTTTCTCAATCTAATAGGGAGATTTCTATAGGTGAGAACTACTCAACATTTTTAAATGCTTTTGTCTTACCTAATGTTGTGATATACCAAAATCTTATTATAAAAAATAACGATCTCGATAGTGAATTGAATAGGTTAAAAGGTTACTTGTTTAAAGAATTCCCTAGACAGTTAACTAAACCAAGTAAACCTGTGTCAATACAAAACCTAAAAAATCACAATATAAGTCAATGGCATTATCTAGAAACTGTTGACGGGATAACAGTTAGCATTAGACGTATTGACAGCCAAATTCTTAATTTAAGAATATCATTTGATATGCCATTCATCTTTCCTGTAGGAAATTTAAATAAAACATCTTTCTATAATTTAATTCTACGATCTTTAAATTCATTTAATGCAGGATATTAACACAATGAAACAAGCAGCAATTAACATATCTGCTCGTGATTATCCACGAGCACTGAGTTCTCTAAGTGATGAATTCAGTTTGCCTGTCACTATAAATAAAAAACCTGAAATAGAAGATGATGGTATTTACATAGATCCTTTACCTTCGCCGGATCAAACAGAACCATTGGACTCGATGCGTGAAAGAATAAAAAGTAGTTTAACTAATAGGTCATGTAATGATCTATTGAATATCTACGGTAAAAAAGCATACTGGCAAAATCTTTCTGACTTAGAAATTAAATTCACAGCAATTGCCTTAATTGAAATATTTAATGAGCAAGGTATTGATCCTGCTTCATTTTGGAATTCATTGGTGTAAGAGGATACTATGGGAACAACTATTGAAGGACAATACTCTGTTAGCTCTGATCTTACTTCTATTAGTAATGCAACAGAAGACCTTAAAACAACTTTACTTAAATCTATTGCACCTATTGAATTAAATGAAGCACACAGACAAGCATATGAAGATGTGTTCTTTACGATTAAAGGCGCGAAAGATTCTAAATTTTCTCAAGACAATTTACGCAGTGCCGTTATTGAAGCACTTAACGTAGGCAGTAATCTTAACACATTCTTCGCTTTTATTCGGAGAGTGTTTGACTATGCACATTTGTTTGATGATTTACCTAGACAAGAGTTGGAAATGAAAATTCAATCTCTTGCCAATGAAATGAAAACCAACAATTTGGGTGTGACTGAGGCTGAAGGAAATTTATTTCTCCACGCTTTCCGTTTATTAGATTCAGTAGATAGTGATGAAATCCGAAACAACCCATTTAAAGGAAAGCCTGTAGATCAACGTCCAAGCGTTATACCTTTGATAAAAAAATCAACTCGGTACAAAGGTGGCTACGACATTATCTATGCAGGTAAAAGTAATCGCGGTGGTATGAAAATCAGTATGTCACCTTACCCACATATTGATCAAGATCCTGTAGGTTTAGGTTACGAACGTAAAAAACAAACAAATTACAATACAGAAATTGCCTTAAAAGCTGTTAAAGCTGCTAAGCGTATTATGGAAATGATTACCTTACGTAGTGACCAAGGTGCTTTTTCTGTTGAATCTTCGAACAAAAGAAGATTTTGTCAGTTTCCACTAGATTACTCTTTTGAAAGTTGGAATGACGAAATTTCGAAAATTATGGGAATGAGATTAGAGTTTTTCAAAAATCTTGATCCTGTTGTTCGCCCGTATAGAAACTTTTTTAGCGCTGTAGTTATCATAGAGCCTCCTGAAAGTGTTGTTTTCGCTTTAAATTCTTTTAACACAAGCTCTAGAATGGTAGCCCGTGGTTATAGTTCGCGTCCTGTCGTCCGTCCTGTACTAACCGATATTATTAACGAAGAATCCGCCTACACACGTCAAGTTGGATCTTCTGTAGCAATTAATTTAGATCTTCCTTTTGTCAAATATATTTGCCAAGATGAATCTACTGATAAAGTTTATTATTGCTTAAGTACTTGGACTAAGCAATGGACTAGTGCTTTTTTGCGTCCTAAAAATACAAGAGGTGGCGTGAATTTGGATCCTAAAAAAGTTGCAAGGTATATTGTGCCTTGTAGTCGCTTAGGCTCTATGGAAGAAGCACGTAAAAAATTAGGCTTACACGTATCTGATACTAAAACTAACGAAGATGGCTTAGTTGTAATGCCTAAAGGTCTTATCAGTTATATGCCAAGACCTGAAGATGCAAGCAATAAAAATGCCGTAGAATTTGAACGTAGTTATGAAGATTATTTACAAACCATTTATGAATTGAATCTAACACCTGGGCAGTCAGTTGACGAATACACTACAACTATGTTTCCAGATGATCCACGTTTAACCGATGGTTCAAATTTAGGTTCTTTCCTGCAAGATAAAAAGAAAAACGTCGATTTATATGGCGGTTCGTTACTAGCTTTTAACTGGGATTATGGTACAGCACTTTACGCGCAAACTTCTTCAGATGGAATTGCGCAGATTCCTTTGAATGGTTGTTCGCAAATGGATCCGTTAATGATAGCGGATTTCTTAGGTTACGACTTTAAACAAAGCGGTCAAGTTGCTCAACATAAAACGTTCTTAGCTGCTTTAAATGAATTTAAATTTTCTTTTGATTCAAAAGATCGTCTTACTTCAGAAGCAACTTTAAGTACTTTGAGTAAAATGGCTACTAGTCTAAGGTTGCCTGAAAAATTCACAGACTTAGAAAGCGTACCTATTTACCAACGAGTATTTTTAACGCAACGTATGCTGCACTTATTCGAAGCTTATTCGTTTTTTGCTGCACGTAATAAAGTTAAAAATATCGAAGAGCTTTTCGAAGAAACAAAAAAACAGATGGGTGTTGATCTGTTTACGACGGAAGGCACTCCATTAGATTTCAATCTTTATAACGATCTAATTGGTGATAATATTAGCGCCAGTTCTCTTTCTGTAAGACATAAAGAAGGTCAAGGCGCAATTGTACTTTGCCTACTTTTACTTGCCTTAAAAGATGCGCAAGGCCGCCCAGGATCTAATTTATTTAACTTTGTGTCAAGAGAAGTAGGGTATCAAAACGCTCCTACTGAAGTTAAATCTCATGAAGCTTACTTTGATTGTACTTCTCCATCTATTAGAATGGCTGATTTTGGAAATGTATACAATTATTTCGGCGGCAGATTGTTTAAAAACATGTGTAAGGCCATTACACAAATTCCTAAGAAAGATTTGCTTTACTCTGATCGGGTTAAAGACGAATCGTTTAAAAATAACCAACCTACATCATTTAACTATATAGCTAATGATGTATTGCCAATGGCTGTAATTTTTAGCAAGTACGTTCCGAATTATTTAGATTATTTTGAAAAAGCTGAAGATATTTTTGATCAATATAATCCAGATGAAACTATTGACATCAACGACATTATTGCTCCGGGCATTGAAGCAAATAAAAACAGCACTAAACCTGCGTTGTTTCCTCACCAAGTAAAAGCAAATCAGTTTTTACGTAAAGCACCTAAGTTCGCAATATTGGACATTAGCCCAGGTGGCGGTAAAACTACAATAGGCATCATTGATATTTTATGTTTGGCTGAAAAGCATAAAACAGAAAAGTTTGTACCTATTGTACTGGCACCGGATCGTTTGTGTGCTAACTGGTGTGAAGATACTGCGAAGTTTACTAAAGGTAATTGGAATACTATTCCAATCACTCGTGCTGTTGTTAACGTCTGGGGTTACGATTTACTTTATAAAATCATCAAAGAAGCTCCACGCAATACAATATTAATAGTAGGCTTAAACTTTTTAAGTCGTCAGAATCGTTTTAACGTTTCTTACGGTGCGAAAGATATTGATATCTCAGGTAGTGTTGAGTTTATCAAACAATTCAACCCATCTTATGTACTACTTGATGAAAGTCATAAAGCAAAACGCTTTGACCGTGCTGGTGGTACAAGCGCCTTACATAGTGCGGTTAAAGAAGTAACTACTATGACAGGCGTTAAATATATTCGTTTGGCTACTGGTACACTTGTACATGGATTACTTGAAGATGTTGTAGGACAAGCTGCTTTATTGAGTTCTTATGCTTTAAAAACTCCAGATAATATGGATGTTACTTTAGCCACTATGGAACGTGAAAAGTTAGCAGGTGCTATACGTAATAAACTTGGTAAGTATTGTTCACTTATTACTTTAAAACGTAAAGAGTGGGCCTTCATGTTACCTAATCCAATTGATGCTTTTTACACTGTGCGTCTTTTTGACTCTAGTATAGGTGCAGACAAGTTAGGTAACAGATTACACCAAGAAGCTTATGAACATGTTATGTCAGAAGCTAAAGAGATCATGTTAAAAGGCAGTGTACGTGATCTTGAAAAAGATGTTGATATTTCGGATGAAGATGAACCTCAGTTTGGTGATGACGATGACGATAGCGATGGTGATCGAGAAGGCAAGTCAGATTCAATCTTAGGTGAAAACGGAGAAGTTGATACGCATATCATGGCGATGTTGGACAAAAAATATTTCCAACGTGCCGAACAAATGATTGTCAATCCTTGGGGCGACGATTATTTTAAACAGATCGCAGATCAAGCCGGATTGAAAGAAACTGATTTTACTCCAGCACCTATTATCAAAACTACACAATCAATTATTAATCACTTTGTTACAATTGATTTTGATGGTAATCCTGATAATGAAGGTCGGGTATACAATTGGAAACCTGAAGTACAATTTAAGGAATTCGATGTAGTAGAATACAAAGGCAAATCTTATATGCGCCGTGCTTTACCTGCTGTTGAAGGTAAAGAAGTATCTATTACACGTAGATTGACACCTGCATCAAATGTATCTCCAGATAAAGATCCTGAAAACTGGAAATCTGAAAGTCGAGGTAAAGTTTTAGTTTTATGTCGTTATATAGGTAACACAAAAGCTATATACGAAGCGTTACCTATTAAGTACAGATCTAAAGCCCGTGTTTTTCATGGTAAGCTGAAAAAATCTGTAGGTGAAGATAACATTGAACAGTTTAAATACAATGACGATGTACAAATACTTATAGCTAACGAACAAGCTATTGCAGAAGGTCTTAACCTTCAAATGGCAAGTCGTATTATTCGCGTTGACACACCTTGGTCACCTGGTGAATATGAGCAAAGTACTGCACGTATTTTCCGTCCTGATCCTGCTGCTGCAAAACGTGATGAAAACGGCAAAGTAGGTGATATATCACGCGAAGTTATTTACATTGATTGGATTATGTGTGAAGGAACTTTGCAAGTCGGTAAGATCGCTAGATTAATGTGGAAAACTGTTGAAAACGTTCGCTTTAACGAAGAAGGAAATGAACATTACGATCCTATGAAGCCTTTTGTGCTTGATAAGATTACAATGGGCATGGATCTTTTATTTAATCGTTGTCAGATGGAAGATTACATGGGAGATGATCCTATGAATCCCGAAATAAACAATTATTTCGGTGCGAAAGCAACACTGGCAACATTGGAACGTCAAGAATTTATGCAAATGCGAAATACCACGCAAGCAGAAATGATTGATATGGTTATCCCACCTATGCCTAAAGATTTTAAAAAGCTCCAACTTTTGCCTACACTACCTAACCAAGTCATTCCGGATCCAGATGATTTTGGTTTAATAAAATTGCCTGATTTTATTAAACAGAACTTAGATGAAATCATTGAAGATCCTGAAGAAGTATTAATAGGCTTACCTGTTAAAACTGGTTTTGGTACTGGGACAATTATTGGCATTCAACGTGGAAATAGAATTAAGGATTTGACTACAGGTGAGCAAGTTCTAAATCCTGAAAAACCTATTACCAGTGTTAGAATAAAATATCATGCTAGTAATGAAGCACTTAAGGATATTCCAAGCGTTAATATGCCAATCGAAATGGTATATGTTGCTACCAAAGTAGATGGAAAACGTGCGGACAAGTTCTTTAAACCTACTGAAGCAAATGCCGCTGATCGTGCGCGTTTAGAACGCGCAGCACAAGAAGCAGCTAAACAGGCAGAGGAAAAGAACAGAAAAGATCAACGACGTGCCGAAGAACAAGCGCGTAAAGATCGAGAAGCCGCTGATCGTAAAAAACGAACAGATGCCCGTGTTAAAATACGCGATCAGAATAAGATTGATAACAAACCTATAAATGATGGAATTGAAGTAGTACCTAAAATTCCAAGAGTCATTCGTGGTGAAGTTGAAATCATTAAACCTGATCAACGTATTCCAGTAAGAAATCAACCAGAAATTAAACCTAAAGGTATACCACTCAAACTTATTCCTACATTCTACAACGGATTTTTGTGTTTGCATGTTACTAACAATAACCCTGCGGCACCTAAGTTGAAAAAATTAGGTTTTGAGAACTTCGACGACTTTATTTATATGGACTTCGAAGACTTCTATAGGTTTGAAGGTTTGATTCACTGGCTATACAAACAGGAAAAATTACAAAACCTTATTATTGAGGAAGAAAGCTTAAAACGTTTAGAAATTATTTCTGATGCGTTTGAGCATGAACACATTAATCCAGAATTAATGTTTAATTACAAACAAGCAAAACGTGCCAATAACAAAATTGAAGACTTCTTCAGAACGTTGAAGCGCGTTAATCGTAATAAAAAGCTTGTGCGTATGTACACAATAGTAATGCACGATAGATTGCGTGTAGTAGTGGATGTTAAGACAAATCCAGTCGCTTCACTAATGAAAGGCAAACTTATCAGTGCTGTAGGTGAAAAGTGGAAACTGCACCCAGGTATGCACATTTACTTTGGTGGTGGTAAACGCGAAGTAGTTAACAAGATCAAAGAACTTCAGGCTAAAGGTTATGATATTGAAAACCTACAGTCTGTTATTGAAGCAATAGATGAACTGAGACTTAGATAGAATGGAAATACGAAAAGTTTGTTTGCAGCGTCAGCAAATGATCTTGAAATTTCTAGGATACTATCAAGGAAAATGTGACGGCATCTGGTCAGCAATGACTATAGAGGCCAAACGTAATTTTGAAAATAGTGGTAAATTTCATCCGGCATATCCAAATAATGGTATGCCGTTTGATCCTACTTCAAAATTTCCTAGTGGTATTATGTTAGATTTTTCAAAACCTAGAACCGGTTTATTGATCCATGTTGACATACCTGAAGAATACTACCAAAAGTTTGCTACTGAGTTAGTCGAATATGATGAAACAGTAGATCTTAATGAATCTAAGATCCCAACTTATGATCCGTTATTAAATCAAACTATGCAATTAGGTGTTGAATCTACTGCACTTGCTATACCTCAGCCAGTTTTATTGAAAACCGAAGATAAAGAATTACCCGCTATATCTGAGGAAGTTGTTGAAAACAAGCAAGAGATTGAAGTAAGGCAAATACCTGTGAGCCAAAATCGACCTAAATTACCTCGTTAAACAAAAAGGCAGCCTTCGGGTTGCCTTTTTTCTTAGTATATTGAATACTGTAAATATACTATAAGTTCAAACTGTGAGGTTTTATTAATGACTATCACTAAAAAAGCCCGTATTAAAATAGATAAAAAGAAATTAAAAGCAAAGGTTAAACTACCTATTGTTTCTGTCAAACTTCCGTATAAACCAAAAAAGAATATTAAGCAAGCCTTAAAATCTAGACCTCAGGATACTGAACTTTATAATGTTCAGGCAATGCGTCAGAAAAATCCAGATGCAAAAAAACGTATAATGTTTTTACTTGATCATGTACCTAAAGAAGATCTACAATCTAAAAGATTGTTAGGTGGTGTGACAGGTGAAAAGCTATTCATGTTATTTGATTTGGCCTCCACCTTTTATGGATCTAAATTTAATGAAAGCGACTACGATTGGCTGGCTGTAAATTTTAATCAGTTTCGAACTTACGGTAAACAGTATTCAGATATGCTGGAAGAAAACAATGCAGACTTTGCTAGACACGCAAAAGAGATCATTGTCACATATCAGCCTGATATAGTTGTTACATTTGGGCAGGATCCATTTATAGCCTTATGCAATCAAGCCTATCTAAAATCCAAACAAAACTTTGCTAACCACTTAGGTACAACAATAAAAAGCAAAGTAAAAGCAGAAGAACGCGAAAATAATAAAGTCGTAACCCATGAATTCACTGTAGTACCTACTTTATCTTTGAACACTTTATTTAGTGAAACAAATAAAGAAAGCTGTTACTTGTCTGGATATGTAGCCCGCAACTTAGTTACCGCGTTTGACGGCGGGAAAATGCGCTATGCTATAGATCCTGTACATAAAGTGGTTGACGGTAAATTTATCCCTAAATATAAAACCAACTATTTAACTAATGTAGCCGATATTAAAAAAGCACTTAAAAAATTATCTGCTTGTGAATACGTCAGTGTGGATACTGAAACAGAAGACCTAAGCAAGGTAATGAACAAAGTCCAGACTGTACAGTTATGTGGTGATGTAAAAGATACTTACGTAATTCCAATTTATCACATGGATACGCCATTTAGTGTAAGTGAATTAAGAGACATTGTTGACTTACTTAGAGATTTCTTTGAAAGAAAAAACAAAAACAAATTACATATCACAACAAACGGTAAGTTTGATCTTAATGTAATGAAGGCAAATTTCGGAATCAGACATTTTAAAGCTGATATGTGGGATATTGCAGCAGGTGAATTCTGTTTCGATGAAAATATGAAGGTACTTGCTACTACAATTGGTAAAGGTTACTTTAACCTAGGTAACTTAGCTATGCAATACGGTTGCAGTGCTTTCATTGATAACGATTTTGGTAAAGAAAATCGCGCACACATAGCGCAAACTCACCTGACAAAAAGCGTATTACAATATTGTAGTCTAGACGTTATTGTGCCATTTAAAATATTCTTCAAGCAGCTGGAAAGAGCTAAAGATATAGGCTATGATAAATATTACCGCACGGTATCTACTGTTGTAGGTGATCAAATTCACGCATTTAATATTTTAGAGTCAACAGGTGCCCTGTGTGATATTGATTATTTATTTTACCTTAAGTCAAAATCTAGTCCTGTAAATGAGATTATAAAAGATCGTGAACAGAACATATTAAATAGTGATGAAGTACGTAAAGCAAGTGCTGCAATAGCAAAAGCAAAAGGTGCCCCGCGTAAAGGACTTTATGGAACTATTGAATTCAATAGTTTTGACTTAAGTAAAGAAGAACATAAACAAACATTGTTCTTTGATATATGCAAGCTTGAGCCTGTTAGTTTTTCCAAGAAGAAATTACGAAATGCTAAACCTATGCCGCAGATTGATAAGAAATTTCAAGAACGGCATAAAGACGTTAAGATAGTCGCAGACTTTACTGCACTGCAAAAGGCACAGAAATTACGAAATGCTTACGTAAACAGTTTCATTAAATTGTTTGCTGTAGACAAAGACTTTAAAGCAACAAAAAGATTACGTCCTACCTACAGTTATCAAGCCGTTGTTACTGGACGTACATCTGCATCAAATCCAAATCTTCAGCAATTGCCTAGCCGTGATGAATTAGGCTATCATATCAAGCGTTTAATGATCAGTAGTCCAAACACGTTACTGATCAAAGTTGACTATTCAGCACATGAAGTACGTTGTTGGTCAATTATTAGCGGTGACAGTGTAGTCGCCGATGTATTTAAAGTAGGTGCTGAACTACGAGATCGCTATAAATTTGTTCCAGATCCTTGGATTGCTCATAGAATTGAATTAGAAGGCGACGTACATAAAATTAATGCCGCTTACTTCTTTGGTCTTCCGATCCATGAAGTAACAAAGCCAATTCGAAACGCAGTTAAAACAGTTATATTCGGTTTGATTTATCAGCAAGGTGATGAAGGCTTATCGGCTTCAACAAAACAAACAGTTGAAAAAATACGTGAATTAAAAGCACAATTCCTTAAACGTTTCCCTGTTGGGTATAACTGGTTTGATGAATGCAAAGAATTTGCCAAGGAAAATCTATATGTAGAAAGCCCTGTAGGGCGTCGTCGTACATTATGGCCTTTAATGTTCAACAAAATTGTAGAACGTGAGAGAAATTCTCGTGATAAAGATCGACACTTACAATCAATTGTAAGCCGTTGTCTGAGACAATCAGTTAATAGTCCTGTTCAAGGATTCGGTTCTGACCTTATGATGACTGCCATTAGGTTGATTGATAAGTATAAGTATGAGTATTATCTGGAGACAGGTAAATATCCACTTATGAATTTAAACGTTTCAGTTCATGACAGCTTAACTGTTGAAGTTGGATATGAATGGTTCTGGTTAGCAGTTAAGTTCATTGAAAAAGCTATGACTATTGGGGCAAAAACAGTTGTAGAAGATAGATTTGGTTATGAATTTACTTCAACACCTGAAATGGATTTTGACATAGGTGCAAATGAACGTGATGTTAAAGCATGGAACTTTAGCTACGCTAGTATGGAAAACCTAGTACGTAAAGGTTTAGAGTTCCAAAGAGAAGAATTGCATCACAAAGTTAATGTGGATAAAGTTACTGATCGTATTATGAATGATTATTATGATCAAATGCCTGAATGGCTGCAAAAGCAGTTGTGGGCAAATAACATAAAAATCCGCAGTATGCCAAAGTCTAACCCACTTACTAAAACTGAAACCAAGTTAGCCGCTAAATATCGTGCTGAACTGAAGGAAAACAAAAAATTACTGGACGAAGCTATTGCAGAGTTAGAGGCTCTTAAGAAAAAAAGTAAATCTACTGAAAGTGATCGTAAAACCACTATTAATAGAGCTAAAAACAAGATCAAGCAAGTAGCTTAAGGATAAACATGATTGATATTGAACTAAGTGCCATACTCGGACAAGAAATAGATCTTGATTCCGAGCAGATTAAAAAATTAAATGACTATCTAGATAAAAATATAGCTTTACGTTGTGTCAACCTACTAAACTCATTTATTGATCTGGATCCTAGAACTGTAAATACTTTAGTACAACAATATACTGTATGTAGTCCAATGCTTGCTGATTCCACTGCATACATTGTTAAACTTTCAGATGTATATGCAATAAATATACTGGGTATACTTCAAGGTATTTCTGGACAAAGATACTGGATTAAACCTGTACCTAATGAGCTGGTTGGCATTAATAGTGTTTCGACCATTAATAGATTTGAAATACATACTGTATACGAAAAGGAAAAGGAATAATATGAACACAGTTGTTTTTGATGCTAAAATATTATCAGATGCTTTAGACAAGCTGCTGGCAGTTGTTCCTGTGAAAGAGTTATCCACTTACGGTTTAAGTTTTGGAAAAAAACGCTGCAAGCTAATCGGTCATGACCAAGATAGAACTATTATCCAGACACTGGCCTCTGTTAGGCAGTCAGGCGAAGGTGATTTCTTTTTCACCGATCCTCAAACTTTAAAGCAATCTATTAAATCTAAAGATGAAGTCGAATTGACTTTTGATAGCAATTTAGTATTTAAGTCAGGAAGATTTAAAGCTGACATGAAATTGTTTGAGCCTAGTCCTGCGACACTGGCCGATATAAAATATGCAAGTAATGTTGATGATGTAGAAAAATCTATTGAGGTAGACCATGAGTTTTTTAAATCTTTAGGTGATGGAGTTAAAATTTCACGCCTTAAAGATCCTTATAATGATGCTTATATTCCATCAGCTACAATAGTTTACGATGGATCTAGGTTAACGGTTATGGGGACCACCAATTACCATCTACATGTTTTCACTAGAAAATTAAAAAGCAAAAAAACTCCTGATATAATGATTACAATTCCGACCGGCGTATTTGCTGTACTTGATAAGCTTATAAAAGACGACGCCAAGTTCTTTATTACTGATGATAGGTTCTGTATAAAAGGAAACGGTTTGGTAATTAATTTACCTCCAATAGAAACCGAAACACCCTTAGAACTTATTGAGCAATTCGTAGAATCCTTAGGTAAGCCTTTAGCTAAATTTGATATAGGTAGTGAATTTGCAAAAGCTTATGAAGGTATATCTGCCTTTTTTCGTAAAGGCGTATCTACACTTTCAATGAAAGCAAAAGATAAAAAACTTTTTTTAAAATACCAGAACGATAATGGATCCGTTGAAGATGTTATAAAAATAAATAGTAATGCTGAATTTAGTGTTAATATAGATCCAGCTGTGTTTGCTGATACATATAAAAACATAAAACAGCAGAAAACTATTGAATTCTCTGTATACGGCAATAAGCAAAAAACACCAAATTGTTATCATTTTAAAACAGATTCAGGTGCAGGTACTTTAAACGCTTACGGGTATTTTAAAGAATGATAAAAGATCCAGATAAACCTTTTAGTATTAAAAATATCCCTATAAATAAATTTTACGTGTTAGGTACATCAAAGAATAGGACACAAATCTTATTTATATCTAGCTCTACAAAAAATGATGTCACTATCGACACTGAAAGCGTATTGCAGTACGGATCTTCTTGTAAATGCTATCCTGTTTTAAGCATGTCCGGAATCATAGTAGGTTCACTGTTGATAGTTGTTGGTAAATTCCATCTCAAAGAAACACATTTAAGTATAAATAAATGCACAGAAGATTGCTTTTCTGTTATACAGGCTGAGGGTGTAGGTGGCCTATTATCATTTATTGATGTAAATGATAACCTACTTATACTTCCATATAGCCCAAATACAAACAAGTTAACGGTGACAGATCGTGGACAAAATGACTAAAGAGCGCGTACAGCGACTCATAAAAAAGAATGAAAAATTATTACGCTTTAAAAAAGCTTTCTCTACTTTACCTCAATATAGAATTGATTTTGAAGATCTTCATAGTGAAATGAAAAATCTTCATAGAATGAGAAAACTTCAACTGTTGAGATCTGACGATCCAAACTTTATTAAAAATCTTTCTGGTGCTGCTATTCACGATCATAGTTTTCGATCTAGACTTACAGAAATCTTGGTTATAGGTTATGAAGCAAGCGCCAATCTAAACAAAACACTTAATAGCTTAACCGATTATTTACTTTCGGAGTACGCAAACGATTTATCTAAGTTAAGAACTAAAGAAGAACGTAAACAGTTCATTGGAAGTATATTAGATAATTTTTATGATTATCTGCGTGATGCCGAGTTACTTATTACGATAGCAAAAGCCTATATTGATAACATTGATAAAGGCGGCTACACTATAAAAGAACTTGTGCAGGCACACCAAGTTATTAGAAAATTTGAAGGTATGACATGAACAAAATAGTTTTACGTGATAGCATCTATATACCAATAAAAGATGTAAGTGATGAAGATGTAGCGAAACATTACGTGAAACATTTTTATGATGAACGTGTTTGTCGTGCGTGTCCTGAAAAAAAGAATCGTTTCAGTGACGCTTGCGCTAATTGTGAGTTAGGCGGTCATTTAGGTACGGCCAATCTTGTTAAAAAGAAAACTATTAATGGCGTACATTGTTATGGCATACCTATAGGTGATCGCTTAAATGTTGAGCGTAAGTTAGGTATTGACTTTGATGATTATAAGATTGTCGATAAAAGAACAAGATGTCCAATTGATAAAAGAATTAAATTCTTAGCGCCTTTACGTGACTATCAGATAAAAATCCAAAAAGATTGGTTGACTGCAAAACATGGTATTATTAAGGCACCTCCTCGTTCAGGTAAAACCATAACCTCGTTGTCTTTATGTATTGCCCTGGGCCAACGCTTTGCGATCATTGCAGATCAAAAAGATTTCTTAGATAACTTCAAAGAAGAACTTGAACAGCATTCAAATATTTTAAGTGTTCAAGCAAAATCAGGAAAACCTATTTACGGGTTTCTTAAAACAAAAGAAGATTTCTATAACTACCAAATTGGTTTTGTCACTTATCAGTCTTTCATCAGTGACAAAAACGGTAAAAAGAAACTTAAGTGGTTAAATGAGAACTTCGGAACCATTTGGACCGACGAAATACATCGTGGGAACGCAGATGCTTATGCAAAGTTCATTAGTAACGTAGCTTCACGTTATAAAGGCGGTTGTACTGCCACTCCAGAACGTAAAGATAAAAAACATGTGATTCTGGAAGATTTAGTTGGTCCTGTTGTTGCAGAAGCAACTGTCGAAGCAATGAACCCTTTGATTTCTCTGCATTTAACCGGTGTACACCCAAAAAACAAAAGTACTTATACTCGGGGTCCTGCTGCATGGACAAACGCTAACAAATTTCTGGCAGTTCATCCAGAACGAAACAAATATATATTACGTGGTATACTTAACGATCTAGAAAAAGGCCGATCTATTGTAATGGCCGTTATGTTTACAGATCAGGTTAAAAACATGGTCAACATGATAAACAGCGCTGTAGGTAAAAATATTGCTGTAGGTTTCGTTGGTGGTGGAGGCGAAAAGAATAAAAAAGCCCGTAAACAGATAATTGATGACGCTCGTGTAGGCAAGATTCGAGTTGTAGTCGGTATTCGCAAGTTAATGCAGTTAGGTCTTAACGTTCCACGTTGGGACACTCTGTATTTGATTTCACCTATTAGTAATGAACCTAACTGGCAGCAAGAAAGCCGACGTATATGTACTCCGATGGAAGGTAAAAAGCGTCCTGTGATCAGAATATTTGTTGAAACAGAAATGCCTATACCTTTTGGTTGCTTTAAGAATACTCTAAAGCACAGTAAAGGTTTTGGTTATCAACTATCTAAACGTGCCAAAAAGATCTTAAGTGAGTTGAATTTAAACAATGCACGAAAAGATCGTGATCATAACGATGAAGGATTATACGATAGTGAACGTTATGAACAACAAGACAACAAAAAACAAAAACAAAAACAAAATATGGTAGGTGGCTTTATTTCTCGATTTGGAAGCCTTAAATGAAAAACAAAATTCTAAGCACAAACATATCGTGTATATTTGATAAAGAACGTGAAAATCTTTTACTTGCTTGCGGTCTAGACCGTTTAGTATTAGCAAATAAAAGACATAACTACAATCTTGAAGAAAACGTAGCTAGTTTTAAACCTTCTGTTTCTGGCGTTAAAACAAGGAACATAGGTGAACCTAAACAATTAGATTACTATAATCGCATAATGTTAAACCCTTTAAAAGGAAACGGCACTTATGTACTTAATAGTTTTCCAACGGATTTAAGAGCTAAACAATTAGCTGCTGTTATAATGAATAAATCCATAACCGACCATAATGATATAAGTAATAAATTCCGTAAAGGAAGAAATTTACCTATGTGGATAAAGCTAGTAGGTTACGGTGGGCCTGATCTTATAAAGCAAATTCGTGAGGTTAATCCTTGCGCTTTATTCATAAGCAATATTAACGATGAAAGCACACCACATAAAATTGAAAAACTTAGAGATATTCTTGAGGTATTTGATAACATACCAAAATACATTATTACTGCCGGACAAGATCCTTTAACGTTTTTTGCTCGTAAATTATTCTATCCTGTTAGTGGCGCTATTAGAGTAGGATCCGCTAACAAGGTATCAAACATTTTGGAGATGATGTAATTGGATTCTTTTATTTATTGGTTACTTTTCAATAAGCCTAAATTAAAAATGGTGTGGGTTTTTCATAAACCTGTATACAGTATCGTATACAGGAAAGAATTAGTTGTGCCATTACTTGAAAAATATAATAAAGGTGAAGGCAAATTTAACACTTTGCCTTTTTTAAAACTTGATATAGATAAACGTACTGGCTTCTTTTATAAGATCGAAGATCAATTGTTTTGTCCTAAACAACTAGGTGATTGTTTAGTTCAATGTCTTAAAGATCTTTTCGTCTTTTATACAAAAAGATTTGTAAGTATTGAAGATAGATCTGATATGTTAGCGGACTGTGATTCTTTATGCAGTAATCTAGTACCTACTTATCTATTAGAGGGTATGTACCACCCATTTGATATGTATTTTAAATTTTTCGCTACTTCCGAAGAAAATAAACAGTACCCAAGGAATAACAATGATCTCAATTAAAAATCTCACTATTAATAGTTGGACAAAACAATTTGCATTTACTCCAGTAAACTATGTAGAACAAATTGACCAAAGTACTGTTAAGCAGACTCGCATTTGGTTAGAAAATTACTGGCAGCGTATTTCGATTAATAGATCAGATAGATCATTAAAGACTAATGTTTTAACTTGCGATCAATATAAACATTTATGGTTAATGGAAACATTACCTCATATAATTATGCGATCTTACTTAGTTAATGATTTTGATCGTGATCTTACAACATTTAGCTGTGACATAAAAAATTATATTGAAGGGAAAACTGATGGTCGTGAAGAATTTTCAGGCGTTTTTCCTATAGTAGAACATGCTAAAACTCTTTATCTTAAGTACCATGATACAGGATTAATAGGGCAAGAGGTACTGGTAAAGGAATCAGGTCTTACTTATGTAGATTTTGAATTTACGTATTTACTTCGTATTTTAGAATCTATGGAACTTAAAGAAGGCTTTGGTTATACTGAAGTATTGCAAGCTCTTTTAGATAGCTCTCACTTTAAAGATGGTACATTTGTTACCAAAGCTAATTATTTGAAATCTTTAATTGCTGAAGATCGCTTAAACATTTCGCAAGTACGATCTAAAAACAAAAGATATATTGAAATTCTGCATAAAAACAAAACAGTTGACACTATAATTGATTTAGAGGATAGTAAATGAATTTAAATCGTTTAAATGAATTGCTTATGGATCCAAATTTAGATCTACCTTACCATAGAAGGAGAGTAGACAAAAGTGGACAAAATTTAGTATGGTTGAATAAACATATTCAACAAAGAAATGCAATAAGTCAAGAACTAAAGACCTTACTATCTAAAAGTATTTTTGAACTAACCCGTTAAAAATGTAAAAGGCAAAGGAATGCCTTTAACTTGGAATATATTATGAACAATTTACCTGTATTGTTTAACTGGGATAACATTGATAATTGCGACTTAGAGACTCAAATGCACCATTATCAACACCAGATAGAAAAATGTGGAATATTTTTGAAAGGGTTTGATTCAACTATAGAAGAAATAAAAAATTTTGCTTCAAAAGATTATGAAGTTCAAGATTTAAGTATGGAATTGACCAAAATACAAATACAAATAGATTTAGCTAGAGAGCAACTTAGCTTACAAGCTAACTCAAGTGAATCAGATGAAAATGGGTCAGATGAAGATAAATTTAATGATGAAGATAAAGTTACTCTAGCATGTGAGAAAAAACGAAGATCTAGATTAAAGAAACGTATCGCCAAATTGCTACATCCAGATAAAACAGGCAGTAATTTTAATAGTGCTATGTACGACCATGCTATGCAATTACTGGATACTTTTCAGTATACAGAACTTGAAGCATTACTTGATGATCTAGAAAAATCAAAAAGTAATACAGCAAGTAAGTTTAGCAAAAAGCAGGCAAGAGAACGTCTTGAACACGTTGTTAATAATCTTAAGCTTAGATTCAGTTATTTAATGTCTGAAATAGAAGATAAAATTAGATCTTCTGATGGAACCTTATTTGATATTTATCAAAAACAGGGTAGGCTTTGTTATCAACATATTGTCATCATACGTAATATTCAATACCAAAATATTAGTGAAGCAAAAACCGAATTAATGATTCTTAGACAAAGATTAAAAAACTTGAAAAATGATGCAGATGAATTTACTGTAATCTAGGTCTTCCTGCCAAATAAATCGCATATTCTCCATAATTTATTATCATACTTAAAAGTATTTTAAAACGGAGCAATTTGCGATGTCTATGATTAATCCTTCCAATCCGGCTCCTGGCGTCTATGGTTACTTAAAAGATGCTAGTGAGCGTTTTCCAGCAGTTAGTTCAAGCATACCGGCTTTTGTAGGTGAAGCAGAGCGTGGCGACGTAGGTGTTGCCACTCTTTGTTTTGATCGTGAAGATCGTCGATCAAAATTTGGAACCCTAGACCCACAGAAATATGGATTTAGTGGTTACTGTCTTGATCGTACTTTACGAAATACAAATCGCGCATACTTTGTTCGTGTAGTTAACCAAGCACTTACGGCATTTGCTTGGTTAACTGTTGACGATCCTAACGCTACCAATCCAATAATTCGCTTAACAAATAATAGTGAAGCCGGATCTAGTATCCCTTCAGGTAACGAAGATCCATTTAAAAATATTGGATTTGTTGCTACTAATGCAGGTATTAGAAATGTCACCGGTTTTTTCTGCGCTAGAAATCCAGGCGACTGGAATAATAAGATTACAGTTGCTGTAGGGCCAAGTAATCCCGCAGGTGTACCTATCAGAACAAATGGTCACAATCCAAAACATTTCAACGTGTATGTTTATTATGGTACTTTTGTTGCTGGTGTCATGCCAGTTGAAAAATTTACTGTAAGTCTGGATTATGAAGTTAATGCTGATGGTCAGCAAATGTACATCGAAGAAGTAATCAACAACAAGAGTCAATTCATTAAGTTTAAACATAATGAAATTCACGGAGCTAGATACGAATTCGTTACTTCTGCACATGAAACACTTGATGGCGGCACTAATGGACAACGTGCAACCGTAAATCAAATTCGTGAAGCATGGGAACTTTACGCAGATCCTGAAAGAATCGAAGTTAGCCTGTTAGTAAATAGTGGTTATACTCACCATCTTATTCAACATAAGATGTTAGAAATTGCTGAGCGTCGTGGAGATGCTTACGCTATTCTAGATGTTCCTAGTAATATGCAAGAAGTTTCCGATGCTGTTTCATACCGCAAACAAACGTTAAATGCCAATACTTACTTTGGCGGCATTTACGGACCTGATGTTTTAATCTATGATGAATTCACTGATAGAAGATTTTATATTCCGATCAGTGGTGATGTTGCCCAACGTTGGGCATATACTGCATCAAATAGATTTCTTTGGTTTGCTGCTGCTGGTATGGAAAACGGCATTTTGCAGAACGTATCGGGTGTACGTGTTGAGTACGATCAAGGTGGAAGGGATGCTCTTGAATCTGCTCAAGTAAACTACGTGCGTAAACTTCCTGATGGTCAAGGTTTTGCGCTTTGGTCTCAAAATACTCTATATGCTAGAGCCAGCGCTTTACGTGATGCAAACGTTGTTGCTTTAAGTCTTTATATTCTTAAAGCAAGTAAAATTTATACTGAGAATCGTTTATTTGACCCTAATGATTCTTTCTTACGTGCTATGGTGAAACAAAGCGCGGATGATTTTATGCGACCTATTCTACAAGGCCGTGGTGTGGAGTGGTTTGAAAACCGCTGCGATGAAAAAAATAATCCTGTGGATGTTGTAGCTAATGGCGATCTTATTTTGGATATGATTTATGATCCAACAATTGCCACTAAACGGGTTCACGTTCGTTTTAATATCAATCCTAAAGGCAGTCGCTTTACAGGTGTAGATTCTTAACGGAGATAAAATAATGGCAAATCCCGCAATGGAGTTACGTTTAGAGAAGTTTATTTCTAGTGCTGAGGTAATCAGCAATATGAGTGACTTAAATAATGAAACTCCTGTGGCATTGCGTTATCAAGATCCACAAACACTACAGACAATTACATTCGTATGTAGTCAGGTAGAACCCACTAAAATGGTTTTACCTGCCAATGTTGTGTGGATTAATTTTGATCGCAATAGTCCTTACTACAAACAAGCTTTAAAGCGTACTTCTAAAAATAAAGGTTCTCACCTACAGTACGAACATAGTTGGGAAGTACTGTATTTTTATACAAACGTATTTGATAATCAGTTCTATTATCCAGAAGATCTTGCAGACTTAGATGATGAACGTGTTGGACCTGCTTCAGTAGATAAAGCAGGTATCGCAAAACTCAATGAAGCACCTTTAGAATCTAATTCCCCTCGCTTAATCAGCGAAGGACATTACACTCTTGAGAATAATCGTGATCCTAAAGAACACGAACACGCTGAAAAGCCTGCAACAAAATTAAAAACAATCAGTTCTTTTGTGAACATAGTCAACCAACCTAATCCATTAATAGGTATGGCATTAGTGTGCGATAGTCATTTAACTGCTAGTTGGCGCAAGCTTACTGAAGCAGACATAAACATGGGAGTTTGATATGGATGCAAGACAAACTCAATTCGTTCAAGCTCTAACAGAATTCAGTCAGGTAGAAAATTTAAATCCGGCAAAACCTGTTATTGTAAAAAGAACGAATAGTGTTTTAGGTAAGACAAATTTCTTTGTTTGCTCTAAAACAGAACCTAAAGATCTTAAGCTACCTATGAACGTTATGTGGGTTGATTATAATCGTTTAAGTTTGCGTTATAAACAAATACTTAAACGTGTTAATAAAAATCCAGATCTTCTTTATGGTACTGATCATACTTATGTAGCCGTGACCTCATTCAATGACATGTGGTTTGATCACTTTTATGATCAAGATGATGAACCTTCTGGATTTTATGATTTAGCTAGTGAAGAACGTATCGGTATTTTTACATTGTCACGTACACCTAATCTCGATGCGCAAAATCCTGTTGTAGTTACTTCTACTGATCTTCGTAATACTGATCGCCGCGTTCCATTGCCTCATGAAGGTATGCACGAAGAAATTCCAGCATCAATGTTAAAAACAGCAACAACTTCAAAAATAGTAAACATTGCTAACGGTGATGCTGAAGCACATTACGCACTTATTGCAAATGAATTAGGTAATAGTAATTACAGAAAATTACATATTTCTGAAGTGCATGAACCTTCACCTAACGAAACACCTAAATCAAGTTCATTGTTATTTGATCCTGTTTACACAGCAGAATTATTTATACCTGAGTTCACTTTAACCGATAGATCTTCAGGTGTGTCCTTTGTTGAAGCCCGTACTTTTACAGTTGCCTTAAAAGCATTTGGTTCAAGCAATGCGGACACAGAACATCGAAGATACTTAGGGACGTTTTTTCCAAATTCCATTACAGTAAGACACAACAACGTTATTCAAACCATTAGTAATAATCAATTCGTTGCCAATCAAATTGGCATTTATAGTATTCTTGCTGAATTAGTTGACGTTAACGGAATTAGTAGCGTTCAAGTTGAAGGATCTATTACAGTTGTAGGGGCAATATGATGACACTACAAGAATTTATTGATAAACATTTTCAACTTTGTTCTTATCGCGGAATCGATCCATTAAATCCAATAGATTTTATTATCCAACCTAGCGCAAATGTAAATCAAACTTGGACATTATTGTGTAGCGTAAGTGAACCTACATTTTCACGGGTTGCTTATAATATTTTGTGGATGCCACTAGATCCTGCTGACTCTAATTACAAAAAGATTTTAATCAGAAAAGACCATGAAACCAATAACATGGGATATAGATCATTTTGGGAAGTGATTGACACTTATGAAAATCTGTGGAAAGAAGTTCAGTATTGGATTCCGGTTATAACAGATCCTTTCCTGTTAGGCATTACAGATCTTAATGAAGGTATTGGTCCTGCCACTACTCAAGTTTTAGGTCTTGCTTACCTTGAAGGGAATCCTGTAGATCCAGAATCAGGATTAAAGCAACCTGTTTCACCTATTGCAATTGAACATAATGATATTCGTATGTCTAATCCTAGATACCCGAATTTTCATACACATCCAGACTACGCAAGAACTAAGATCAAGATCAATGACACTCAGTACGCATTAGTTTCCACTAGTTTTGTTCCAGAAGCTGGGATGCTTTTATTTATTGAAGGTGTAAATCCTGAAAATAGTAACGAATTTATTGCTGTGTGGCGTTATCCTAGATCTGCTGATATTACATTTATAGATAGAAGTCTTGTCAGTATTATGATTTCAGGTGCAAATATTGTCGATGAACAATCTGTCGAACAGTATGAAGTTTGGGCTACTTTTGCAGATGGTGCCACACGTAAAGTAACACCTAATGTTTTTAAAAATGTGCAGAATACTTCAAGTGCCAGTATTACCATTAATGGCGTATTGACAACAAATGATATTGCTGTGGATAGTAATATCACACTTGAAGCTTCTTACACATTTAAAGGTATTACAAAAATCGCGCAGAAACCTGTGACTGTAGTAGCAGGTTTGGAAGTTCTATCAATTGAAATACTAGGCTCAGACGAAGTTCTGGAAAAAACAACCAGTAATCCATATTCTGTTCGCGCCTCGTTTAGCGATAACACGCAAAGCATTGTAACACCTCAAACATTTACAAGTAGTAATACAGTGCTTGCACCTTTAAATGCAAGTCGTAGTATTGTGGCCACAGAAGCAAATGGTGATACTCAAATTGTTTTAACTGCTACCTACATGTTTGCAGGAAAAACAGTAAATGCCACAAAACCTGTATTAATAAAAGAAGAACCTGTAGTGCCTGTTTCATTGGCAATACTTGGCCCTAGTCCTTCGACTATGTTAGAAGGTACAAACTTCACATTTAAATTCCGTGTAAGCTACAGTAATGGCGATCAAGTTGTCAAAGATGTTATTAATAGTTTCAGCAGTACAAATAATTCTGTTCTTTCAGTAGCACAAACCACAACTGCTGTGGGAACTGCTGGGCTAGTAACAGCAAATACAACAGTACGATTGAATGGTACTTATGTAGAAGGTGGAACAACTGTTAGCGCTAGTTTAGATGTTCTTGTTACTGACGTAGCTGTTCCTACTTCTGCTGAAATTTTTAACGGTTTAACAACCTTTTTTGAAAACCAGCCGCAGGTATATAGAGGCCGGATCAAATTCGATAACAATACAACTATAACAGTTAATGATAGCACTAAAACAGTGTGGTCGATTGTTAATGGTGCATCTTACGTTACTATAGCAGAACACCCAACTGATGGATCATTAGTTCTGACACCTAATGACATTACAGCAGATCAATCAGTACGTATACGACTGGTCGCTACCTACAATGGTCAAGATTTTACTGTTGAACAAAACTTAACTATACGTGCCAGATTGAACACACCTAATACTTTAAAAATATTTGAAGAAAATATACTGCCTGCCAATTTTGATAGTGCTGTATCAAGCATTGATATAAATGCAGGATCTTCAAGTAAATTTAAATTTGCTGCCAAAATGTCCTTTACTCCAACGCAATGGTCTGCAATCAATGCAAGTGACACTAAACTAACCTTTAGTATTGCTAGTCCAAATTATGGTGTAACTGTTGTAGTAGATGATCAAGATCCTACAAAAGTTAAAGTGGAAGTTCCTTCAGATTTACCGCAAAATCGAAGTGTGCAGTTAATTGCTTCATACACCAATGACGGATCTTCTGCGAATGCAAGTTACACGATCAATGCTAAAGTTGTATCTACTGATATAACTCCAAGGTTTGGTATTGCACCTACTCAACAATTGGTAGCAGATTACGGAACTCCAGCATTTTATAATCTGTTAACTGGATCTTTAACAGGTGTAAACGGAGAGCAGTTTAGTGTAGGTATTGCAGAGGACATGGATCATCTAGGTTATATGATGTATCCAAAAGAATGGGGATATATTTATATTCAAAATACTTCAGATCTTAATTATGGTGGTTGGGATGGAGGTAAGATAACTTATCAAGATGGTACGTTCGGTTCCCCTGCTGAAGTGACAGTTAACGGTAAAGCATATTATATTTATCGTATGACATTCCCGGGATATACAGTTCCTACTACTTGGAAAGTTGTTAAGTACAATTCAAGTACACCTGATTCACATTTACCTTAGGAGAACAATTTCATGCCTGTAGCTGCTGCTGATTTCTTTTCACCTGCTACCAGATATGTTCCTTTTGTTCTAGAAGATACTTATTTCAAAGGAGGCTATCGTGTTTTTAACACGATAGCTGACCGAGATAAATATCTTACTGATGCCAAACTTTTAAGCTTTGGTGGTACAATAGAAAGATCTGATAGTAGAAAACCTATGATGTTATGCGGTGTAATTGAAACACCAAACATCATATATAAACTTGATGCTACGAAAGAAAAATGGGAAGTCTTAGAGTTTGGTACAAAATTTAAAACTGAAACCCCTTTAGATTTTATAGGACCCGATAAAGACAAATTAAGCATAGACCCTAACTATTTGTTACCTCAAGAAGGTAGAGGTCCAAATAAAATTTTGACTATAAGACAAGATGGTTCCTTGGGTTGGGAACTTCGCGGAGGTATTGCAGGAGTACGTGTTACAAAAACTTATCAGCCCCTGAATTCAATAGAGGCAGGAGAACAGCATAATTTCGAATTAGATCTCGGAATGTCTGTTATGTTGTTGCATGTTGAATTAAACACCGTTGACATAGAGTTATTGGGCTTTACCGATAGTTCTCGACAAGATCGCAACCCTTATCTTTTTAGAAGTAGTATAGATTTTATGAAAGATGAAGGTATGCGTTATGTTGATGGTGTTTATGAAAAACTTAGACGTTTTGCTTTTATGGTAAATTTATCAGAAGAACCTAATAATCTGCAATACTTCTCTATGAAAAATGTAGGCGCTATTGGCGTTAAACCTACACTTAAGATAACTGCTTTAACTTTACAATAACGGAGACTTTATGCCAGGACATTCATATAAATCTGGTTATACAAATCTTCAGGTTATGATTCGAGATGTAGTTACTGATCTTAAATCAATGGGATTTCAATTGCTAACAGCTTATACTGATGTAGCAAGAGGAGTTAACACTGCACCTAATCACGATGCAGCAACCTCGGTTTATGTATTGGCACCGACAAAAACAGTAGATCCCTTAGCTGTTGAAGAAGGCGATACATTGGATATTAACTACAGTCGAAGACAGCCTTGGAGAATTGTTATTCAAGTATTGGAATCTACTAGAACCTTAAGTTTTTGGGTTTGTACTCCATTACAAATAATTCAAAATGGATCAGGAGTTATTAGTGTCGCAGCTTATGAAAATTCTTTAACAGGAAGAAAAGATAGCGGCTTTCTTAATACAAATAATTCTGTATCAATTAATAACAAAGCTCAACATTTCTTTGTTGGTAAGAAAAACGTAGATAACTTAGTGTGGCCTTGTTTTGACGGTGAAAACCTTGATTATCAAGGCTTACCTATGTCATATATTTTAAGTGTGACAGATCACGGCATTTTCTTCAATAGTTGGGCCGAAAGTTTTGATAGTAAAGGAAACTGCTTTAACTGGTTTGTAGTACAACGGCTGGTAAAAGAAGACGGTTCAATATTGTTAGATGAAAAATCGCCACTGTTTTGTTTATTCAGTAAAAATGGTGGAGGCACTGACGATTCTAATACGTTGGATCCAAACGGAATTCAATATTTTGTTGTACGTGAAGAAGATATTTCTGCACCTGCGTCACCCCTATCCGCTGTGCAAGTAAGTGCAGATAGTTTTCCACTATTAAATCCAATACAACAAGTTGGTATGATGGTAAATCGTAATATTGTTATTCATTTCCCTAAAGGTGTGAATACACATAGATATTACTATCCCTATAAATTGGATATGATTGGTTACGTTAGTGCAGATCTTTTATCTCAAAAATCAGTACAGCCTTTAACAATGTTTGGACAAAACAGAATGTACGAGGCTATACAATCAAACTCTGCATATAATAAAGGTATGCGTATTTGTTTTATTAAACAAGGTTCAGGTATTGTCTGAGGAGACTATAATGACAACTCGTTATATTGAACGTGGTAATTTTACTGATGTGCAGATTATGATTGCATCTTTAGTAAATGATATGCAAGCAAATGGATTTAAAGTTTTAAACATTAACAACCAACCGAACACTACACATCCTGTGCAATTAGATAGTACAGTAAAACGTTTATTATTGGCACCGACTACAGTAGTAGATCCGTTAGCTATTGAAGATGGGGATAATACAGCACCTAACTATGCAAAACGTCAACCTTGGCGTTTAGTTATTGAAGTGAATTCTCAAGGTGAAGGCAGTATACCTATCGGTAATGATTTCATGGCAACTGCTGCGCGTGGTGTCATTAACTGGTATGTTTGTACTCCAACAAACATTATTGACGCTGAAGGAAATTTCAAAGTTGCGGTTTCTCGTGATGAACAAAAAGGAACTTCTCGCATTCAAGCACGTTGTGGTCTGCTTACAACTAATAGTGTGTTTCAGGCACCTACATCAGTTGATGCAAAAAGTTGGATACATAAGTCTATTGTTGCAGGCACAGAAGGACAACAGTGGGGCGATACATTAAAAGATCGTTCATCTTTCCGTTATGAGCATTTTGGTTTCAACCTTAACCGTAGTGATGAAAACCGTGTACACGAACAAGCTGTTCCATTAACTTATGCTCTATCTATTACAGATCATGGTGTTGCATTCATGATGTGGACAGAAGCCCGTGACAATACAGGTGATCGTTTCCATTGGTGGACTGTTCAACGAATGGTAAACAAGGACACAGGTGCTACTATTCTCGATGGAAAGTCGCCACTATTCTGTGTATTTAGCATGGTAGGTGGCGGTACTGTAGCCGGTAATCAAGGAGACAACTTAGGATTTGATGATCTGCTTGATGCACGCGATGATATTTATTATTTTATCGTCCGTGAAAGCGATGTACATACTCCAACTGTTCCAGTGACAGCTTGTTTTGATACCAATGATAGTACACGTATTATCAACGTTATGCAGCAAGTATCAATCAGTGAAGAAAATAAACTCACACTGAATATGATTAAAGGTATGAATACTCAACGTTATTCATATCCTCATGAATTGGACATGATTGCTTATTTATCTGGAGATGTTGTTTCTCAATTCGCTGAAGTACAGGTTCAAGTATATGGAGAAGAACAGCCTGCCGGTACACCGCATAAGCGTGTGTACAAAGCATTGAAAGCAAACCGTATGAATAACAAAGGTATGCGGCTGTTATTCATTAAGTCAGGCGGCGATATTAATAACAATTAATTAAAGTCAATACTAAGGCGGCCTTTGCGCCGCCTTTTTCGTTCGGAGATCCTAAAATGGTTTTATCTGATTTACGTCAAAACTTAAAAACAGGAAGTAGACATACTTCATTGTATTTTACACCTGATATAACTTTAATGTCTTTTGACATGATAGGAAATCTGTATACAAATTTATATGTTAGTGCAGGCCAGCTTATAAAAAAAGATGGTACTGTAGTAAATCCTCAAGATAAAATTTCTTTAGGTGAAGAACTTAAAATAATATTAAATGCACCTAATCAGTTTGGATCCAGTGCCACTAGTGTTATATACCAGAACAATACGGTAATAGGTTATTTCGCACTTACAACAGAAAACGAAGTATTTTATAGCTATGACCCTAGATACAATGATTTGCTGTCAGTACAAGTAGTTCCTGAGATCGATTGGTTACTTGATTCACACAAAGAACTAAAGGCTTTTGATTTTGATGGCAATATAGTAAATAGCTATGATTTAAATCAACAACCTACTAATAGGTTAAGTGACTTTAATACAGTTGTACTTGATTACCATAGAAATATGGCACAAGTTTTTGATGTACAAAACAAACTTGTTGCAAAAACATTATCAGGTAATAAACCTACAAGTGCCTCCAGTTTATACGCACAAAATAGAATTCTACAGTGTACAGCCATAGCATTTAATGGTGATAGTCAAATTTGCTTATACGATCAATTCTTCTCTAAATTTCTTACCTTAAATTTAGCTAATGTTATTGGTGTATATTTTTTCAATAATGTGCTGTATGCTTGGGCCAAAGACTCTAAAGTTTTAAACACATATACATTTAATGAGTTGGTTTTGGTAGGGCAGTCAACTTTACAATTCGACAATTTTATTCAGTCTGTTGTAGGTTCATCTAGTTTGTTTGTATTAAATGGCAATCGTTTATCTGATTTAGCCAATAATACTTTGCTTCAAATAGATAATGCACGTAACGCTGTTATTGAATCTAATAATATGTATGTGACACATGGAGCTAAATCATATATTACTCAAATTAATTTAAGTGATTTCAGTAATACCAGAATTAATATTCCAAATGCTGCTTTCTTGGACTCTATATGTGTGCAAGCTGGTGGACGTATTTATATAAGTGATATCGAAGCTAAAAAAATCTACGCTCGTGGTCAATTTAACCAAGATTGGGAATTGGACTTCCGTGCCTTTGGTTTAGTGTTAGGGGATCAAATTTATGCGCTAGATACGTACACTAATATTCCAAGTAAAATAGACATTGACGTATTAAAATATCAAATTGACGCCACAAATTTTTTGAACATACAGGACGTTCCTTTAGGTTCTTTAGGTACAACAGGAAATATTCGAGTATTAAATACAAATCGTTCACTGCCTGTACGTTTGTTTCCTCAGCAGCAAAATCTAAAATTGCAAGTAAATGGAGTAACTGTACCTAATACTTATATTTTAAATTCTAATGATGTGGTTACAGTAGTCTATGATTATGACTTACCTTTACCTAGTATGTTTGTTGGTATAGCCATTGATCAGCAAGTGTTCGAACTTAATTTGTTTTTAGATGACAGCCGTATTGTACCTTTAGGCTTTAAATTTACCCCTGTTATTAATGCTGTACCTGATTCAAATGTTTTAAGTAATGTCATAACTATTACGGCACTTACAAATCCGGTTACAGTAACTTTAGATAAAGGCAGTATAATATTAAACGGTGTGGATGTAGGAAGCACTGCTTTAATTTCAAATAACGATGAATTCGGTATCAAAATAAAAGCAGATTCTATGTTCTGCACTACAAAAATAGCAAATATAACTATTGAAGACAGGTTTACCTCAGTTTTCAGTGTTACCACTATTTCTGAATTGCCTGATGATTCTGATTTACCTAGACCTCAACTTAGTTTTGAAACACAGTACGACAAACCTCTAGGATCTACAGTATATAGCAACGAACTTATTTTTGACACAATAAATTTTGAACCTACTGAATTTACTATACCAGAAATTTATAACGCTTCGTTTTTGGTGAATGGTGTAAATGTAGGCAAGAAGCATTTAATAAAAAATAATGATGCTGTTCGTATAGTACTAGACTGTAGCTATAACTATGATACTGCCCATTTTGTACCAATAAATTCTTGCTATAGTGTATACGGATTCACGGTGTATACTATAGGTGATATAATGCCAGATTCTTTTGGTTTTGGTACAATACAAGACGCCAACATAAAAGATTATTTAGTAAGTGATTTAGCTTATTTTACAGGTATAGGGAACAATGTTAAAGTTCCGGTAATAATTCCTTACGGTGTATTGTTAAGACACAACGGCCAATACGTTACTTACGAATCACTAAAAGATTGGCGTAATATGCCACTAAAAGACCAGGTTGTCATCTTAACTATGTCTAATAATGATACTCTTCAACTTGAAGGTTATCCAAGACCTATACAAGGAATTTATAACAGAATACCTTTGTATGTAGGTGGCCGTGCTGGATATTGGAATATTAATACTCACTCTGTCGCAGATACAAAACAAATTGATTTAAAACTTGATCAAATACAAGCCTACAACTTAATTTATGATGATTTAACTAAAGATTATTTTATAAGCGTAGTGAAAGACGTTGAGGTCGTACACAGAAAAACTGCGGAAATCGAAACAAATTCTACTAAAGTAACTTCAGGCAAAATCCTTAACCTAGAAGACTTTAAGACTATTTCACTAGCTGCTTCAAATAAAAAAGTAGACAATTTACTTACTATAAACGTGTTAAACAGACTATTGACTGTTGACCATGACTTACCTTTATACACATATAATTCTGTAGTTCAAATTGAAAGAGATTTAGATGTTTTTGAAAATAAATCGAATGTATCTACGTTTGAACATATTAAAGATCTGTACGCTGTTACACCTAATCAATTTTATTTATACAGAGATCTAAATGCGTCAACCATTAAAAGTGTAGCACATCAGTTTGATCAAGACCTGAATGCCTACCATGTTAAAAATATTTCTTATTACTTTCCATCAGCTGATCTTGTTTATTGGAATAGAAATACGCAGTACAATGCTGAAATCTTAAATTCGAATTACTTAGATGCTTTCACCATTAACTACGATTTTATAAACGTACAAACTGAATATGTTGTCATTAGTTTTGATTATAAACCTTTTCAGCTTTTCGATCTGACAGATAGTACTGTGTTTAAATATGGAGAAAATCCAACAATATCCAATCTATTTATTTGGCAAAATGTTCCTTGGGTAACTTCAGAGATAGAGGAAATTTACTACCACAGGCAGCCAGATATAGATGTAGAGGATCGAGTTTATGAAAAATTTGCAGGATCTGACTTAATATACTACGATCCTGTGTACGAATGGAAAACACATAAATTTGTAACGTTTGATCCTGACTATACTGTGTTAGATATTAATAGTAATATTAATCTCGATTTCCTTAACGCAGTTAGTTATGCAAGTAATTCAATTTCGTATGAACCTGATTATGTTGCACTGGCTTCAGGAAATTCTTTACAATTTGAACTATTTAGTACTGTGTTTGGCACGTCAGCTAAAGAATTTGATTTAGTTGTATCTAGTGTATTTACTTCAAATTCTCTTATAGTAGATAATGAACTGGAAACCACACTAACGAAGTCAACATCCGTAGTATTCGAATACGTTATTGCAGATCACACAGATAGAAACGAAGTAGTTCAGATTGTTAAATATGATACTGTAAATCAACATAGAGACTATATTCGTAGCCCTTTACCTAACACACTACATCCTGGTTATTTTGCAGACGAACAGGCAGCAAAATCTGATTCGGTACGATACGGCTATCAGCTTGCACAAATCCAATCATTTTATGTAGAGGAAAAAGGTTGGGCATGGAACCGAATAATCCCATGTTCTAATCTATGCGATCCTAGAGATTGTCCTCCAAGCGGCTACATTCACGGTGGTTAACATGAACAAAAATTTAAAATTGTTTTTAAGTCAAAGCGCTAAATTTGAACAACTTGACGAGTATACTTGGTATAAATATAATGGAATTCAAAAAGTACAGATAGCTGTAAGAACACACAAAAGAACGATTGAAAAGAATTCTTTGTTTGGTTTACGTTATACACGTAATGGAACCATATACGTAATATTACCTGAAATGTATCATGTGGATTTTGTAGTAGACAGGACTACAGCAAACAAGCTTTTGAATAAAAGCGATATCGTTAAACGACCTACTATCAAAAATTTAACTGATAACAATACTGGAAAAATAATTAGACGAGCTGCTGCTGAAATAGCTGCGGAGTTATCACCTAACAGAGTATGGGATAGCCCTAGATATAAAGCAGCTAGAAACATAACCAACGAATCCGTTATTGATTACAGTAATTATCAATGGCGTAAAATTTCAGCAGTTGATGGTTTTAAACTAGCTAAAGCAGATAGAAAAATGCACTATAAACATAATGATATTATAGGCATGAGATTTATAAAACCTGCCACAGGCGGAGTGCTAATTGATAAAAACTTTAATCGTTTTGTCTTAAACACTGAAGCTTATGACCGTATTGTATCAGGCTCTAAGGTCTTACCTAAATCAAAATGGCCTGAAGGTAAATTTAGCAAAGAAGAAGCTGAAATAGCTAGACAAGAAGAATTAATTCTTGCCAAACAAAAACGTGCTTCTGAAAGACGTGCTTTACGTGAATTAGAGGCAGCTAAAAAGCGCGAAGAAGAAAAACTATTAAAATTAAAATTGGCTGAAGAACGAAAAGAAAGAAAGAGAAAAGAATTAGAGGCAAGAGAATCAGCTACTTTGTTAAATGAACATATAGAACGTGTGCGTAAAACTGCGGTTATTCCTATGGATGATCGTGATATAAGAGAACGAGTTAAACAACGTAGAAGATTAAGCGCTGAAGATTTAGGTCTTAAAGAAGAGTATTTAGATAACTCTGAAAAAGAATTTGAATTGAATTTAGATGGACTTACATTAAATACTGACACCAAGGTCGAAAGGAAAGAAAAACCTGCTGAATTAAAGGACATGTTAGATCAAGTAATTAAAGATACTAAGAAAGATCTAACTTTGTTTAATATGGAAGATATTGAATCAGACCCTGAAGATTTTGAAGATGATCCTGAAGTTCAATATGAAGACAGTGAAGTAGAACATGATCTTTACGAAGATGAAGAAAAGTCTAAAGACCTAGATTTAACAAAAGATCCTGAAGATGAAGATGAAGATGAATATGAGCCTGATGAAGAAGTTGAAATAGCAGAAGATGAACTTGAAGAAGTAGAAGATTCTGAAGAAGACGAACTTGAAGAGAAAAAACCTGAAATTAAATATGAAGAAGGTCATGTAATTACTTTTGAACAGGATGCTTCAGAAAGCAGAGAATTTTTAATTTACAGTATCGAACCTTTAAAAGGTAACGATCATATTTTAATATATAAACTTTACGATATTGATAACGAACCTGACGAATATAGAACCGTTCGTATCGACACACATAAAAAGCGAAAAATTGAAGATATGGCTAAAATGATTCGCAAAGTATCCGCTAAGGATTTCATTAGATATCAAGCTATGGCCGAAGATCTTATGAAAAATCCTGAACCTATTGAGAGTTAAAATATGTTAAAATCTGAAATTAAAAAATTTATGGATATCGGGTGGGAAAAAGCTACTCGTTCTGATTTTGACAGTTTTTTAGATTATATTGATGATGCTTACTACAACAAAGCAAAGAAACCTATAACAGACGATCAATACGACCTGTTAAAAGAAAATTACTTTGCTCGTTTTCCTAAGTCTAAGCGTAAGGCAAAAGTAGGTCATAGTACAGGTAACAAACGTGCTGAAGTAAAATTACCAAATCCTATGAGTTCACTTGATAAAATCAAAGAACCAAAAAAGATTGATCTATTTGCCAAGAAATATGCTGGACCTTGGGTTGTAAGTGACAAAGAAGATGGAATGAGTTTGCAGTTGATCTACTTTAATGGTGTACCAAGTGAATTGTATACTCGTGGTAATGGACTTAAGGGGCAAGACATTTCACATCTTATTCCATACCTGCGTATTCCAAAACGTATTGGTATTAAAACGCCATTTGCAATTCGCATTGAAGGAATTGTTGAAAACGCCGCATTTGAAAAACACTTGTCTAAAAAATCTGGTGGTGACTTTACAGCTGTACGTAATGCAGCTGGAGGTATCATTAATAAATTGCCTAGCAGCAAAGATTTTGATAAGTATGCTGCTTATGCAAAACACATGACATTATTTGCATTCAAGATTCTTGAAGGCAAGGGATATAATCTTAAACCAAGCAAGCAATTTGAATTACTGGATTCACTAGGTTTTAAAGTTGTTCCATATAAAATTGTGGACACACTAAACTTTGATATTCTTTCTTCTTTACTCAGTGAGAGACTTAAAGCCAGTAAATATGATATTGACGGTCTTGTTGTTGAACAAGATAAATACCATGCAGTGGGACACAGTTTACCAAAACATGCTGTGAGCTTTAAAGAAAATAATGCTGCTAGCATGGTAGATATAAAGGTTAAAGATGTTGTATGGGAAGCAAGTAGAAATGGTATTTTGATTCCTGTTGTGACAATTGAACCTACTAAAATTGGTGGAGTCATGGTCAGCAATTTTACAGGACATAACGCTTTCTATATTCAACATGGCTATAAAAGTGAATTGAAATCTAAGCCGCCTTATGATCCAAGACCTTTAGGTAAAGGCGCTATCATCCGTGCTGTTAGATCTGGTGGCGTAATTCCTTACATTGTTGAAGTTGTTAAAGCTGCACGTAAACCTCAAATGCCTGATGTTGAATACAAGCGAAAAGGCATACATGTAGTATTAGCAGGAAAGCAGAACATAGGGAAAGAATTACAGACTCAGAAAAAGATTGAGCATTTCTTTGTCCGTATCGGTGTAGATGGATTTAAGTTATCTACTGTTCAACGTTTTTGGGATAATGGATATACAAAACTTAGTCAGTTTCTTAAACTCAAGAAAAAAGACTTTGTTAACATTGATGGTTTAGGTGAACGTAAAGCAGAGCAGTTTGAGCAAAGTTTAACTAAAGCTCTATCTGAATTGGATTTTGTAAAACTAGCTGACGCAAGTGGCTACCTGCCAAATTTTGGAACCAGACGTTTTCAAATGATCGTTGATGCGTATCCAGATGTAATGGCATGGCCTAAATCTAGAATGAGTGATCAAACAATTGTAAGTAAAATACAACAGCTATCAGGCTTCAACGAACTAGCTTACGATTTTGCTGATGGCTTACCTAAAATTGTTAAGTTTGCAGATACTTTCGGTCTTAATATTAAGCAAGTTAAAAAAGTAATAAAGGGATCTAAATTTGCAGGGCTGAACGTTACATTCACCGGTGTCAGAGATTTGATCTTAGGTAAAACTATTAGTGAGCAAGGCGGAACAGTGCAAGACTGGCGCAAGGATACTAATTTAGTCTTAATAAAAGAAGTTGGTTTTACTAGTTCTACTGTAGAAAAAGCTCAAGATGCAGGTGTTAAAATATTAACTGTTGATCAGTTTAAAAAGAAATATAAGGTACTTTAATGAAAACTAAAATGTTACATATAGAATCTGCTACCTTAAAGGAAACAGTAGATCAAAATGAACGCATTAGAAAGCAAACAGGTGTTATACCTTTTTTTATTGACGATGATGGTGAAATATATGTTATGTTGATTGGCAGCAGACACGCAGGAAACTGGAGCATACCAAAAGGTAAAAAAGAAAAGCACTTATCCAAAAAAGATAGTGCTGCCATTGAAGCATACGAAGAAGCCGGTATTCGAGGTGATATACTTGGAAAACTCGGCGAGTACCAGTACAGAAAAGGATCGACTGGTGTAATGCAGAATGTTATAGTTTACGCCATGCAGGTTGAACGTCAGTTGAAAAAATTTCCTGAACAAGGGATGCGTGTACGTAAATGGTTCACTGTTGATAAAGCTGCTAAAAAAATCGGTAAGAAACTTTCGCATATTGTACTGGCTGTAAAAGATTATGCCCCTGAATAAAACTTTGTAGGAAAACATTATGTTCAGCAGCTTGGATATATCTACCGATTATTGGAGACATTTTATTCCAGTTGCACCTGACATTGATATAACTGTAGTACTGGGCGAAGAAATTTTTATTGATCTTCGCCCATTTATCATTCAAGGTGCTAGGGATTTTTTCGATCAAAGTAGTCCAGACACAAATGTAATACCTGATAAAGTACCTAGTCAGCGCGGCTGGCGTCTTGAATATTTTATTACGGTTCCACCTAAAAAAGGAACTATTAAAAAAGAAACATTTTTAAATGGTTTCATTTATAAGCCTGATAAAGGTGCCGGTAACTCTAATGACTGTTTTAACTATCAGCTTAGTAACGGTACTCAATTATCCCATCACGGAAAAATAAATATCACTATTATAAAACAAAGTGATAATGTCTGGGAAATAATAGGATTCAGACCAGATGCTAACGCAGGAATAGATCCAGTTGAATTCGAAATGCGTATGAGTGTTAAATCTACGCATGTTTCCTATCCTTTATATAGTGTAAAAGGCTTTAAGTGGTTTGTTGAAAACATACGAGTAGTAGATGGGTACGTAGTAAAAACTATGGATCTAGTACATTCATTCAGAACCTATATGAATTCATCTACTGATGAAACTTATGTCATTTCTGATGGAGCTATTTTACCTAAACGTATGTATAAAACAGATAAAGATATATTAGGTATTGATCCCTCCACACAAAGAAGATATGTACCTACAAATAAATTTCCTATGGTTATATGTGAATTTTGGAATTTCCCTCATAAACGCCAAGGTGAGTACGGTCCTGTAACTGACATGAGCAGACCTGAAATAAAACAATTTAAAATTCAGGATTTCCATTCAATTGATTGGAACCTTAGCGGATCTATAAAACTACCTGAGTAAACAACACATGAAACTTGCATCTTATACAGTAGTAAATAACAATATTAATGTTTTACCGAATTTAGTAAAAACTTTGGAGAAAGTAGATCTAATATTTATAATGGACCTATCAAGCTCTGATGGAAGTTATGAATTTATTTCTGATTGGGCAGAAAAAGATCATAGGGTGAAAATATCAGAATATAATAATGAAGATGAATTACAAGCACGAAACATGCTATTACACATGGTTCAAACTAGTTTTGCACACACTGCGATTTACATAGATCCAAGCTGTGTTTTAACCGATTTGGATTGGGTAGCCAAATTAAAACTTCTTGATTTAAAAAATTCATATTCCGTTTCAGTTAGCCAACTTGTATTAAAAGATAATGCACCTAAAATTTCTTATGTATCTAAAGAAACTTTAATACATTCATCTACAGCCAGAGCTAGCTATGTTCATACAGATAAACCTAGATTGTTAGTATCAAACGATGTTGTAGATTCAGGAATTCATTTTATACAGACCTTGGATCGACCTTTGACTGAAAAATCAGTTACGTATTGGCAGGATAATCGAACCGACTGTTATGCGATTTTGTTGGCCAGTAATTATTTATCTGATTTTTCAGATTATGAAGAATTCGTTAAACTTGCATTACCTAATGTAATTGAACAACTTGATATCCATTTAGATATCTACGCGATTCAATCACTTTTAAGTTTCTATCAAGTAACAGGCAAAGAAATATACCTGAACATCCTTTCATTTTATTGCCCGTCGTTATACGAAGTAAGTTTATATAAAGGACTCAATCGAATTCAAGATAACCCTATTGTTGCCTTAGGTTATTTTACTGAAAGTCTTGAAAGAGTCGATCTTGGTTATAATTTAACTGTATATAAAGATCCTCAAGCTAAATCCAATCTTTACCATTATATAGCTGTTTCCTATAACAATATTTATGAAATAACTGGACTAGATTTTCATAAGGCTAAAGCTGTAGAGTTTTTGAATTTAGTTGTTGCATTAGATCCAACAAACGCAAATGCTAAATTAGATTTGGATTATATGTTAAAAGAGAAACCAAATAATGAAAAAGAAGTGTGTTGAAATCAAACCATTTTATTCTATATCGGCTAGACGTGAAATAACGGTTGAGCCTGATTGGTGGAAAAAACTCGGTGAAGCTAGTCGTAAAAATTATTTAAAGAAACATCCAACTAGCCAAATGGCTAAATTTATTAAGAAGCAAGAAGAAAAGAAAAGAAAAGCACGTCTTAAAAAAGCTGAAAATAAAAAATCAGAGTTACCTAAGGTAAATCATGTAGATCCTGTTGTTGAAGTAAAACCTGAAAAAGTAGAAACAAAAAATGCAGGTAAGAATTTCGCAGAACGGGTAAACACTAGATTAAAAGATTTTTTCTCAAATAAAAAACAAAGAATCAAAGATTACACTAGTGTACAGTTAAAAGCAGTTGGAGAAAAGATTACTCGTCAGGAAATCAAAAGACGTGCTGCTGAAAAACTACCTTATATAAAAGAAACCTTAATGGAATCTCAGAAAAAATTCATGTCCAGCATAAACTCTGTTGGATCTTATATAGATAATTCACTTTCACCTGTTAAAAAACAAAATTTAGGTGAGTGGTTAAAATCTAGATTAACAGGTAAAGGCAGTAATGAAGCCGGAGAAAAGACGGGAAGTTTGATTGCTGTTAATATTATAACAGCTGCTTTAGGCTTAGGTGCTTTGATTGCAGTAACATCTGGTGTTGCGCCTCTTGCTGGTGCATTAGCCGGTGCATTTTTTGGATTTAACGATTACCGTAGATCTCTTCCAGATAAAGTAGTAGAAGAAACGAAGAAACGAAGAAGCAAAAAGAAACCTGTACAGGATTTAAAAGATGAATCTGCAAAAGATTTGTATAAAGAAGAACCTGAGGCCGTAAACCAAGAACCTGAAACATTAGATCAAGCATCTAAAGAAATAGATCTAGCCGTAGCTGATGTTGAAAAAGCTATGGAAACCTCAGATGATGTTGTTGAAAAAGCCTCAGAACTTGAATCTAAATCCAATGACGAACAAGAGATAGTAGATAATCCTGTCAGATACTTAACTGAAGAAATCGCGTTATGGTTAAAAGATCAAGATCAAGATCTAATTGCGAATAAAATAGCTGAATTAGCTGCTATAGAGGAAATGATAAACGAAGGTTATTCACCTAACGTTTCAGATCTTTCCGATGAAGAAATTGATAAACTTCTAAACAGTGATGTAGAGATTATCTCAAATCATCTTCAAAGTTTATCCGAAGAAAAAGAAGATTATGAAAGCGAATATGTACCTGATGCCACTGTTAAAAAACTAACTTTACGTTGCGACAAGCAGTGCATTAGATTACCTTTGAACGAAAGATGGCGATACAATATCCGTTATGGTGACAGTATAATAGGTAATATCCGGTGCATCGTAAAGAACACTGGAGGTAAATTTAGCCGTAATTGGATTTGTGTTTTAGAAGACGGCTTCAATGAAAGCGTGTACCGGTCAGGTAAGCCTATTCTAAACAATGAGCCTTATACCTTGATTAAAAACGGAAAAATTTACCTAGTGAATCCTATTAAACAAACATTTGATGAAACTTGGTCTTGGGCTAAGCTTAATATCGACAAGGATTTTTTATGAAACCTAAAATTTTAGCTTTAAGTAGTGGTACTGCAATTTTGTGTGATTCGGATTACGAAGCTCAATCTTTAGTTGATTTTCCACCTAATGAGCCTTTAAATTTATTTAAAGTTTTGGATTTCGTTAAAGCAATGTACGATGATGCAATTTTTGCCCTGCAAAAGGCTACCAGACCTGTATCTAATTCTAAATTCAGTCAAGAAAAAATTGCATCTGATTTCGAAGCACTGGAAAAAGCAATAAATTTTCATCTGAGAAATCAGCACAACGGTCTGCACGAAGTGTACAATTGTTTAAATTTACTCAGAAACCGATTAGATTTGGAAACTCGATCCAAACATCCTGTACCTAATTGTTTAAAATTGAAAATTTATCTTGATACTATTTGCAGTAAATTTGTACAAGAAAACAAAGGTATTGATTTGCTTGCTACCATGATATTTGAAGACGGTAAGAGTTTACGTAAAAATCCTCTTCTTAAAACCGACCACGAAAAACGCCTTGAAGAGTATCTGGCCAAAAAACAATTAGATTGAGGTAAGTATGTTAAACAAGAAAATAGATTTAAATTTTAAATCAAGTTCTTTTGATCTTAGTATGTTGAATCGTTATAATATAGGTGAAGGCGAAGGTCGTGGTATTAGTTTGCATGAATTATCTAACAAGAATAAAAACATCGAAGTTAAGCCTGATATGGCAGGTGGCTGTGATAATGTTATTCTCGATGTTAACTGTTGGCTTCCCGCTGCCGCAAAAGAAATGAATATTAGCCCTAATATTCGTGATTATGTAATGGTCCCGACTCCGGCACTTATTACAGATCTGCCTAATACAAACGGTGATAGTGCTAGCCTTAAAGAATTATTACGCTTTAATGTTAAGATGGGACGTCAAGCATACAAAACGTTTCAGGGTAAACCTACGTTTGTTGAACACGCTAACTCTGATCACACTAAAGCTAAAGGCATTATTCTTGATGCTTATTTAAAACCTTTAAAAGGATTCAAGGGTGAATTAGCTAAGTTAGTTTTATTATTAGCTTACGATAGAACCCGTGATCCAGAAGCTTGCAATAAAATTCTTACCAATCGCTGTAATACTCATAGTGTTGGATTTTATTATACAAGTTACACTTGTAGTATTTGTGGCCATACAACACATCAAGACACTATGAAATTGTGTAGCCACACTCGATTAATGAAAAAACCTTATATGTTGAACGGCCGTATTTGTTATCGTTGGTGTCATGAGATTACAGGATTCGAATGTAGTCAAGTTGAAAATCCTGCGTATGTCAGTAATCAACACGATCATAGCAAAATTCTTATGGTGAGATAATATGGAATTCAAATACATTGCAGATATACCATTCGTTTACGGTGATTGGTTTAAGATTTCAAATGACAACCCATTTTATTCTGTAACAATGGATAGTAGGTTAAAAGTAAAAGATGGTAACGGAGCTATTTCTCCAATTACTTTTGAAGAGTTACGTCAATTACTATTGAATAGCACTACAACAATGGGTAATCAAATTAACCATGCTGAAGTATTCGCTTCATTATTAGATACAGATGTAGAAACTTTGGCTAAAACCGGTGAATTACCTGATTTCACTAAAACCGCTTCCACGAGTAATGGATATTCTGCTTATCGAGTGGTAAATAATACTATACCCTTAGGTACATCTATACCACCTAAATTTACATTGCTTGACCGTGCTAGTGTTTGGTCTTCTCGTGACATACTTCCTCTTGAAGGTATAGAGCAAGTTGCTGTAGATAATGCACTAAATCATTTGGGCAATAAAATGATTACAGCACAAAAGAAATTCATTTTATGTAAATCACACCAAATCCCTACTTGTTACGGTCAGTCATTTAAAAGTAATCAACTAGATGTACATCAATACATAATCTTAAACTTCCATCAATTACAAGGTATTGCTTCTGGATCTGTAACTGCCCAATTTATATGTCAGGTACTTACACACGAGTACGCCCATTATATTTTCGATCACGGTATAAAACTTTCGCAGAAAGAAAGATTCAAAAAATTATTTGCAGGACGTGGTGTGCATAAGGATCAATTCAACCATCCCGGTTATGAGTATCCTTGGTATAAAGAGGCATGGGCTATATTATGTGAATACATGGTGCATGGTAAATCTGCTCGTGGTCTTAGCACTGTTGAAGGTTGGGAAATCGCTGAGCAATACTTTGACAATAATTTTATTAAGAACGGTCATCCTACAGGTGATAGTCTTGAACATTTGATTAAGGTGTAGGTATGAAAATCACAATACGTATGTTCAGCCTATCTAATAACGTAGTCCCATTGATTAAAATACCTAATCTAGCTGAATTACACGAACTATTCAAGAACCTTAAACTTAAGAATAACTCTGATCCTAAAGTAATGTCTGATTTTAAACATTTATATAAAATTTATGAAGTAGCTTCTGAAACAGGGCCTTATAAAATTGCAGATGAATGTTTTGACTTGCTTTCAGACTTAAGACTGGCACGAAATGTCTTAGCTGTCGAAGGTGCTTTTAAAGATACTGTTGTGCAGGCGTGGATAAAAAAATTTGAGATTGAGCCTCAACTAATAAATGTAACTCGTGTGGCAACAAAACAGAGTTTACTGCAAGCATCAAAAGAAAGAAATGTAAAAGCGAAAAAAGCATTTAATGATTTGATGGATAAAGCAAAAGCAGTATCACAAGATCTAAAAAAGCAAAACTTAAAGAAGCTTAGTAAAGCAGTTATGACGTTCTCAGAATTGCTTGACTCTGAGCGTACATATTTGAGTAAGAGAGAGATTGAAAAATATGAAACACTAATAAAGTTGTTAAACATTGAAATCTCCTTAAACTCTGAAAACCTAGATGTTCAAGAGCGATCAGATTTACTCAAACAAAAGAGTTTAGTATTAGTGCGCTTTAGCAAACTTGACGGCATAAACCCATTTACTTTAATATAAGGCATGAAAATGAAAATTAAGGTTAGATTAATCTCTACTTCGGCATCTAATAGTAAAACTCCAGAAATTAAATCAAAAATATCTGAATTGGCTTCTTTGCTTTTTGAGTCAAAAAATAAAATAATTAAAGAACTTAAAGTAACCAAGCCTTTAGTTAAATCTGTTGAATCACTAGGTTACGCTGTTCGATTGGCGCGTAAGTCTCACGTAGCGCAGAATAAATTAGATGATCTTGCTTCTTTGCTTGGTGTTAATCCAGCACATTTAACATCTGCTGTAGATAAAACAGGTTATTGTCTTCATTTCAGTTCAGGTGCTGCAACTAAAGCCATAGCTTCTTTAAAAAGAATGGCTAAGGCAGAATCTGTGGAGAGTTCTTCTAAAAAAGCCTAATAGAGAGTAACCTAAGAAAAGAATAAGATCTTTTAGATAAAGGACTTGAAATTGCGGCCAAATGAATTTGCTTTTGCTGATCGGGTAGAAACTTGTTGTTAAAAATTCTAAAACTCACGATGTAAAAAGCTTTAATTACTCCGGCAAAAACTATTACATATAACATCACAGAATCTGCGACTGCTCTCCCATTTAAACGACGTTAGTATTAAGGAAGCACAATGAAAATTTTCGTATCGCAATCAGCTGAAGTTACACAGCAAACTTTAAAACGTAAGATGAAAATCGGCGCTAAAGTACAATTACTTATGGTCGCTTCTCCTTCAGAAATAGGAACTTTAGGTCGAGGCAAAGCATCTGTAACAATAGCACATAATTATGTTGTTACAGATATTCAAACAACTAAATCAGGTGACATTAAAAACTGTACACTTACAGTAAAAGGACCTAAGCCTTCACCGACATTAGGTTTAAAATCTGTTGAAGTACTAACCGCAACTACATTGGCTAAGTTGATGTCAACTAAACTTAATAAAGATTCAAAAGTTGGAACTAAATCTTTAAAGTTTGTCACGGTAAAATCTAAAGACACTGCTATGGGTAACGCTAAAGATTCCAAGTTAGCTCAACTTAAAGATAAAGTTAAAGAACTTGAATCTGCATATAAAAAGGCGATATCAGATTACCATAAAGCAGAAACTGCTGTTGATAAGGCAGATAATGCACTTGATAAAGCGAAACGTGCTTTAGATCTTTATATGAGTAAAACGCTGTAGGTGGTTTACTTCCCACTAAAGTTAAATTAACTGACTCTATAAAGATCTCTGATCTTGATAAGGAATTCGAGTTTGTTGAGTTTAAAGCTTAATTGAAAACATGTGATTGCTGCAATTTAGATTCAGCAATTTTCTACATGTGACCATTTTATTTAAAAGAATTATCCACAAGGTAGGAGGTGATCCATATCTCGTGGTAACTACGCCACGTAAAAGATTGTAGTAGAGCAATGGCTCGACTGCATAGCGCAGACAACTTCTTTCTATTAGAGGATTTGCCGTGAAAAACAATGTCAGTGGCGATGTAAGTAATTAAACGAGTGTGTGCGGTGTAAAAGCCGCACCTTTATAAAAGGGAAAACCATGAAAGTCTTTATATCACATTCGGCAGAATTTTCTACTGCTATTAAAAAGAAATTGGTTGTAGGTAATACTTTTATTCTTAATACCTTAATCCTAGAAAAACCTGAACCTAAGCGACCTTCAGTTGGATTTATTACTTCTGAAATTCGTGCAGAGTACGCTAAGAAACCTGCGGTTGTTAAAATTGAAAAAACTGAATATTTTATTGCTGAAGTTGAAGAAACTAGAACAGGCACACTCAAAAGTATTACCGCTAACAGAGTCAGAGGTACAAAATCTTTTACTTCAATGCGTTCAGGTTATAATCCGCCTGCTGTTTTAAAGTTAAGTGCTGCCAAATTGGTTAAACTTCTTGATACCAGAATCACAAAAACTGATTCAAAAGGTACGCAAAGCATTACACTTAAATCAGTGACAGGATCGAAATCTGAAAAACTTGCACCTTCTTCGGTTGACTCTAAAATAGCAAAACTTCGATCTCAAATTCAAGATCTGACAAATCAATTAAATGCCCTTGATAAAATTAAGAGTGCTGAACGGGCTAAGATCGAAGCAGAATCTAATAAACGTGCTTTAGATAAATTGAAGGCCGACGGTTACACTTACATTCAAGAAATTGCAGGTAAACGTGTTAAGAAACGTACTTTAGTGGAAGCAAGAAACGTTAATCCAGGTATAGGTAAATCTGCGGCTATTTATGCAGTTAAAGACGGTAAAGAGCAAAAAATACTAGTGTGGTCAGCAAAAGATCCGATAACAAAACGTATCTTTAAGGGCTATATGTGGTGGTTTACCACTAACACTGCTGAGAAAAAATTTAGCGCTGCTGTATAATTAATTTCCAGATTTGGGTGCTGTATAAAAGCTGTACCCATTTATTTTCTTTATATAAGGGCACTTATGAAGAAGCTTACCATTACATTAGTTTCTACATCAAAATCCGTTAATAGTATCCAACGTAATGGTAAGCATATTGAATATAATGGATTATTGTTTCCTGATTTTGATAAGCCTATTGAAATAAATGACAAACGATACAAACGTGCAGTGCTTGCACGTAAAGGCAATGAATTCAAATTAATTCGTTATGGCCATGTTGATTACGAAGATTTTACTACACATAAAGATCCTGAACGTAGAGATCGTTTCAGGAAGAGGTTCCGTGGTATATTAAAATCAGACGGTAAGCCAGCATACAAAGATAAGTGGCAAGCTGCTTATTGGGCGTATAACGATCTTTGGTAAATGTTTAAGGAAAATCTATGAAAATCACACTGGTCTCAACAAGCAAATCTAGTTTAGTAAGTGAATCAGCTAAAAAACCTAGTCTTACAAGTTGGTTTGATAAACTTTCAAAAGAAGCTCAAGAAGAATATTTGGAAGAGCATCCAAATAGTATTTATGCTAAGCATTCACTGCGTAAGGCAAATCACAAAGCGCGTAAATCCCGTACAGGATCTATGGCGGAAAATTTAGATCCAAGATTTGCAGAAGCCTCTAAGGGTTTAGATCCTAACTTGCTAAAAGAAGTTTCGAAATTAGATGAAGATCTACAACAAGCTTTCACAGAACATTTTTCTGGCTATATAGATGAACTTATGCTGGATTTTGATAGTGAACAGACTGATGACGCTTTAAAGGGACGTAAAGCTCGCGCTATAAAAGCTAAAAAAGAAGCAGACTCTAGCACAGATCCTAGATCTAAAAAGAAAGCTACGCAAGAGTTTAAGAGAGCCTTTGCTGATTATAAAGAATTAAAACTAGCACAACAAAAAGCACAGGATATTATGAAAACTCCTGGTAAGCTTGAAAAATTTAAAAATGAATTAGGTAGAAAACTTTTAAGTAAAATGAGCAAAGTACAAGCGAATACTAGCGTGTAATGCTTGTGAAAAATAAAAATTTATTAGGAAACATCAAAAATGATTATTAGTATATCATCAAGAACTTCAGGTAAAGAAGTAAAACCAGTTAAGATTCCAAAGAGTATTGCTTTCGCTGCTGAAAAAACAAAGTCTCGTATTGTTAAAGCAGTACCAGGCCGTTATATTCTTAAAAATCGCAAAGGTATGTTTGTTGTAGTAAGATTCAAAGACGAAACACGTTATACCGCAAGTGTTGGTACAAAACTTTTTTCTGCATCAAGCACTGAATCTGATGTAGAAGATTATTTTGTTGTTGAATCTGAATCTAATCAGCCTGGTGCTCGTAATTCAGCGGCAGGAAATAAGTTGGGTAAGAAAAATCATGCTAAAGGCATGTTGGCAGCTGGTTGGTGGTTATTTGTAAAACGTGCAGATGGTAAAATGCAAAAGGCATATATAGGTGGTCGTATTAGTGGCCGTCGCCTATTAGGTTTATTAGATCCTTCAACAGTTAAAACTGAAGAACCGAAGAAACCTATCAAACCAAAAGCAAAAGCAGGTAAATTTAAAGTTGTTAAATTGAACGGTAGAAATTTATACGACCTGAAGATAAAAGGTAAGAGTGCTGCTACTCTCAGTGCAACTCAAAAAGTTTCAAACATCAAATCTATGAAAAAATTAGGTCTTGATGATAAAGAGATTCAAGAAATTTTATCTCAACTTAAAACGGAACCACCTAAAACAGTGAAAGATTCATTAAAAGAACGTAAAGAAGAATCGAAGAGGAATGCAGACTCGCCACTGAAACAGAGAGTTAGACAACTTAATAAAGAACAGATGGCGCGTGACAAAGCTAATGAGAATTTCAGCAACAAAAAAGCACCAGAATTAAAGAACTACGGTACGGATATGCGTACATTAGTAGATGCCATAGTAGTAGCAAGCGCTTCAAAAGATCCAAAAACACTCACTAAATATGTGAAAGAAATTGCTGCGAAAGCGCATGAAGCTTGGGCTGCCCAATTTAGAAAAGATAATCCTGATCAAAAATCCCGCGTTAAAGCTACGAAAGATGCTGATTGGATTAAAGCAAATGGATCAGATAAAGTTGACATTTTAAATACTAAATTTGATGACTTACCTTCTGACTGGCAAGCTGAAAATTTAAAAGGGGGTACAGCGTCACTTGCTGCTTTCATGAAAGCAGGTAAAGTGATCTCAAAAGATCCAAAAGCAGATATTTCAATACCTTTGGAAAAAGCTTCTGATGAAGTACATAAGAAGTGGCTGGAACGTAATGGAGCATGGGCGCAAGAAGATCAAAAAGTTTCATACGCTAAACTAAGTGAAACTGAGAAACAAAAAGATCGAGACTTCATTGCCAATACTATTAAAGTATTGTCGAAATACCGTTAAATTTTATAGGATACTTTCATGAAAATCAAACTGTTCATAAGTGAATCTAATTGGTTTTCGGATCTAACTGAGAAAGCAAAAAAGCTTTATATAAAGGAACACCCTGAGAGTAAATATGCAAAACAATTAAGTGAACCTTCAGCTGCTAAACAAAGTGTACGTAAGATGGAAGTATACTTTATTAAAGATGTAGACAGATTTGTTCAAATTGTGCGTATTGATCCTAAACTACTTTTTAAACACTTCTTTATGAAGCCATCGCCTCCTTATGATATGGAGTTGCATGAAGTAGTTAATGGTGTCACAAAAGGTAAAACTTTAGATCTTCCTAGATCCGCTTTAGATGCTGCACACAAAGAAAATTTAATAGGCACACGAGTTATGCTTGTTGAATTTAAATAAAGAAAAGCCGCTTAATTGCGGCTTTTTTGCTATCTACATGCTGAAAAGTATAATTTAAGTATGTAAGTTTATCTTACTATTTAAGCGCTTAAAAGGAACCTGTCATGACTAAACCTGCTAATTCTGTTAAGCCTGTACGTGAAGGGCAGAAACAGAAAGATAAGAAGCCTGTGGTCATTCCAAAAAGTATTAAGTTTGCAGCTGAAAAAACTAAGAGTCGCATTTCATTTGCGATTCCTGGTCGCTACATTCTTCAAAACCGTAAAGGAATGTTCGCAATTGTTCGAATCAGTGAAGACACTAAAATGTCTCCGTCAATCGTCACCAAAGTATTCAAAGCAACTGCCAGTGACATTGATCTGACTGAAGATCAGATCTTTGCACTTGAGCCTGTTGAGTTAGATTCCTTATCAGAATCTAATCAACCTGGACCTAAAAATTCAAGTGTTGGCAATAAACTAGGTAAGAAAACACGGGCACCTAATGTACTAGCTAAAGGCTGGTGGATGTTCCGTAAAGGCAAAGATGGTAAAACAGCTAAAGCCTATATCGGTGGTCGTATTAGTGGTCGTCGTTTACTTGCTTTGTTAGATCCAGCTCAAGCACCAAAACCTAAAACAGAAGTTGTTGATCAAATTGGTAAGAAACCAGTTGTCGATACAAAAAAGATTGCTGAACTCACTAAAATCTACAAAAAACTTGGTGAGGGTATTAAACAAGCTAAAGAACGTTTAACTACTTTAAAGCGCGCTACTTCTAAAATCAGTTTAAAAGCAAAGATTAAAGAAGCGATGGAAAAACGTAAAGAAATCGCGGATCAAATCAAAGCATTAAAGTCTGGTGTTAAAGTAGAAGCGAAACCTGCGGAAACAAAACCTAAAGTTGACGCAAAACCTAAGGCTACACAGGTTAAAACAAAAGCAGATATATCTGCACTGTCCCCTAGCCAACAAGTTTCATTTAAAAAGTTAAAAACACAAGGCACAGAACTAGTTAAAAAGATTAAAGAATTTCAGACAAAGATGGAATCTCTTAAATCAAAACCAGCTAAAGCAAAAGTTCAATCAGCTATTGATGAATTGATGAAGTTAAAGAACGCTATTGCTAAAAAACTTCAAATGTATTTAAAGAAAGCACGAGATAAAAATACTGAACCTAAAGAAGCAGCCGTTGTTAAAAAGCCAGAGCCTGCTAAAGCTGAACCTAAAGCTGTTAAGGTTAAACCAAAGGCACCTGCAAAAAAACCTGAACCTATGAGTCAGGAAAAGAAAGAAGCCAAGGCCGAAGTAAAAGATCGAGAGAGCAAAATTGATGTTCTCGTTGAGAAACATGATAGTCTTAAAGAAAAAATCGAAAAGATTAAAGACCCAAGACAGAAGGCGAAACTTCAATCTGCAATTGATGCCATCAACAAACGGATTGAAATCAACGCCGCTAAAAAGTCTGGAGCCAATAGTCGTTTAAAATCTACAAGTGCTGAAGATATTTATTTCCAAACTTATAGTGGTGCCGTTCAACATGCTGTGGATACCGCTACAAAAAAGGGTTACGGCTACGATCAAGATGATTATGACCGTATCGTAGCCAACAATAGTAAAAAACCTTCAGCAGGTAAAACAACTAAATTTATATTGCCTTTAATAAAAGAAGGTAAAAGGTCAGGGCTAACAGTGGCAGTTTACTGCACTGACGCAAATACCCCAAAACCTTATGAACTCACTTACTATATACATTAAATATTTGGTGAATTTATACTTTATTTAGTTGTATACCTTAATTTAATAATATACGGATAATCGGTCTGTATAACATTAACCCTTAGTTCAGGAGTGTTCAAAGATGACCATTAAAAAACGAGGCAAAAAACTGCCAATCGTTGTATATGGCAAGTCTGAGTCAGATGCTACTGGGTTGTACTCTGCTGTCGCTTCAGGCGATGGCGTCGTTTCACTTAGTAATGGTGTTCAATCAATTTTAACCCATGAAAGTTTAAGCGAAGCATTGTACAATCCTATGACAGGTCAAATCGATCTGGAAGAAGATGTAGAAATGACTGCAATGGCAAGCACAGCGCAACCATTAACAGGTACTGTTAGTATTTTCAGTGCAGAATGTTCTGATGGGTGCGGTAATCATATTATCAGCGACATCAATTTATCTTTCTGTCCTTCATGTTCCGCAGACCTTCCTGAAGATGAAGAAGAATCTGAAGTTGATTTAGTTGACGAAGAAGATTCAGATCTTGACGAAGAAGATTCAGACATCGACGACGATTCAGACATCGACGACGATTCAGACATCGACGAAGATTTAGACATCGACGAAGATTTAGAATCTGAATCTAATGAAAGTATGATTGTTGTTGCAGCGGATTCATTGGCTGAAGCGGTAGCTCAGTTTCGCCAAGTAGCCAGCCAACAAGATCGTAAAATTTTTGCATCTGAGTCTGGTTCATTTGTTTCGCATTCAAATTCTGAAGTGAATTACGATCCAATCACCAGCGATTTTGCGGAAGAAGTTGAAGGCGATGTTACTATTGTCAGCGAATCTTCTACATCCGATGAAATCGAAGCAGATCATTTAGTTTGTTCTGGTTGTAACGCACACCACATCAGTACAAGTTCTGCAATTGTAAATTGTATTCGTTGTGGTGAAGGCTTAATCGAATCCGAAAGTGCTGATCTTGATGAAGATGACTCCGAATCTGAATTGGCTTCTTTAGCTTCTGAAATTGAAGAATTAGAAGCTGAATTAGACCTCGATGAAGATGAAGATTTTGATCTGGATGACGACGATCTAGAATCAGAATCTAGTGATGAAGACGATCTTGATATTGATTCTTTGCTATCTGAAGCTAGCGATCTTCTTGAAGAGTTTGAGGACATCGAATTTAATTCTGAATCCTCAGATGATCTGGATGAAGATTTAAGCGATTATGATATGGATCAAGAAGAAGACCTTGATGCAGATGATTTGCTTGAATCCGAATCTTTTGCTGAAGGTAACGAATTTGGATCTTGTTCATCAGATGACGAAGATATTGATTTAGATATTCTAGATGAAGAAATTTCAGCTTTGGATTCTGACGACTTGGAATCTGAAAGTGCCGATTTTGAACTGGATGAAGATTTAATTGATCTGCTTTCTGAGTCAAGTGACGACGAAGACGAAGACGAAGACGAAGAAGATTTTAGCCTCGAAGATTTAGATACAGATATGCCGGAAGACGAAGACGAAGACGAAGACGATTCTGACATTGAAGGCTTCGACATTGAAGATAGCTTAGATGAAAAAGAAATGGCGTCTGAATCTATGTCTTTCGATGTAGATCTACTGAAAGCATTATCTGCTACTGAAGATCTGGATGTTAAAAAATTCCATGTTGCTCACTGTGGTAGTATTGAAGGCCAGTCCACTTGGACAGCATTCTACGGTAAATTCCCAGTAGCCATGTGTTCAGAATCTAACGTCAACGAAAACACGGCACTGAAAAATATTTTCGAAAGCGCTAAATTCGGTGAAGCGGTTAAGGCACATGCTAATGCTTCAGGTATTGACGATGCACTTACACAATTCAAGTTTGAAAGAATTAATCCTGAACTTGAAGTCGATGCAATTGTATCACAAGAACTGGTTTCACAATGTGAAGCTCGTGTGAATGAAGCAAATGAAGCATTGAATGCTGCGTTGGCCGGTGTAGATGCTGCTAAAGATCAGGAAGTTGAACAACAACTTGATCGTGTTATGGAAGCACTGTCTGCAAGTTCATTAGGTATCAACCGTGGCGTATTTGTAGGATCTTCAAATCCAATTGCAATGCGTCTAATTTCGGCATTAAGTGCTGCTGGTATTAATCCAGACAACGCAGCTGATTTAGTAAATGATGCTTTCACTCAAGCTGGTGATACTTATGCAGAACAACTGTTAAGTCATGCACGTAGCTTGTTGGAAAAACCTGAAGATGTTGCTCAAGCAGTAATCGAACAAATTGTTGCTACCGCTAATAATCGCATTGTTATTCCAAAAACACATGTTGAAGTAAGTGACAAGAAAACTCAGCCGATGCAATCTGAATCTTCTTCAAAAGCTTCAGCTTCTAATCACTTCCTTGCTATCCTTGAAAATTAAGTTCAATCGGAGAATACTATGTTAACTATTAACAGTCGTTACTTTAAAAGTGTAGACCGTACAATGCTTGAAGGTTCTGATGTAAAAGGTGACGGTCAGATCTTAGTTCTTGTAAATGAAAACGGTGTAACTTGTGCCCGTCCATCTACAGGTGTAGGTAAAGAAATTTTTGGCGGTATTTTGATTAGTTCTCAATTACCGCAAACCCACGGTTCAAACGTTGAAGAATTTAAAATCACAAGTTCTTCAGTTCGTTTAGCCCGTAAACCTGAATCAAGTCAGTTACTGGTACGTGTGGACGGCAGTAAGAAAACAGTTACTACCGGAACAGCTGCACCTGTTGATGCAACTAAAGTAACATTGACACCTAACGGTGAATTAATGTTCCACGCTGACCACTTGAATAAAGCAGGTTTCGTTCAATATCACTATGAATTAACTGCAAGTGAAGCCCGTGCTTTAACCGGCGATTATTTCGCAGGCGTACACAATACACCAGTATATTCTACAGGCGTTGCGGCTGCCGGTGTTGAAGGTACGTACCAAACAGATATGTTCGATGCTTCAGCAGATTGGTCGGGTATCATTCACCCATTTATTGGTGCTGATGGCCGTTTTGCTGCTGACGGTGATACAGAATTAACTAACGTAAAAATCATGGAATCACCTAACTCAGGTTCTCCATTCTTGACTGTTGAAGTCGGCAATTAATTTTAATTTTCCAATTCTGAAATTCGCTGGAGCATAAAAGTATGAGTAATTTAGTCAAAGGTAAAACTTTCAGTCTGCGTAACGGCGCACCGGTGACAGATCTGAAATTCAAAGGCAGCAACATGACTGCTCTTTCAAGTAACGGTGAAGTGAACGCAAATGACAATCGCGATCTGATGCACAAAATCGGCCAGCTGTTACAGTCTGTATCATCTGGTGAAATTGTTCAACAAAATGTAGGTGCATTTGCTTCTTTATCAAATTCAGATAAAGTAAATTTGATCGCTGTTGCAAATTCTGATAAAGATAAATGGGCTGCTTTAGGTGCATCTATCGCACAAGAAGTACGTGAACAGCAAACTCGTCAAGGTTTTTTACGCAGCATGACTGTTGTTGAAAACATGAAACAAGGCGAAGTAATGCGAGTTCCTATGCCTAAGCATGGCGGACGCGCTATTGTTGCAACTGGCCCAACTGCATTGCAGTATCAGTTAATTAATGATCGTTACTTTACACCTAGCCCGTTTGAATTAAAAGCTTCGGTACGTGTAAGTAAGTTAGAAATGGTGCAGGCAACGCACGATTTATTAGACCATGCTTACAATGAAGCTGTTGAAGGTATGGTAACTGCCGGTGATCGTATTTGGAAAAGCGCTGCTGATCGTACTGTTGGTAAATCAAACAATTTGGTTGGTTTTAGCGGTGCTTTAACTCCGGCAGTTATTTCTCGTGCTGCTTCACGAATTCGTGAATGGAATCTTCCTGTATCTCGTGCAGTTATTGCTGCAAGTTTTTGGGAAGATATCCAATCTGAAAGTTCATGGGCAACTGCACTGACTCCAGTGTCACAGTACGAATTACTGTTAACTGGTAAGATTGCAACTATCTTCGGTCTGGATCTGATGACTGATGGTTTCCGTCCTGAAAACCAACGTGTGTTGACACGTAACGATGCTTATATTGTTGCTGATTCTGAATATCACGCTACTATGGGTTCGTTTGGTGGTATTGAAAGTACTCCAACTGATGGCTCCAACAACGGTGAAACTACCAAAGGTTGGTTACTGTCTGAAGTAATGTCTTTCGTTATTCCTAACACACGTTCAGTTATCAAACTGCAACGTATCTAATGATTAAAATGTCGGCTTAAATTAAAAATCCTTATTACTCTCCCTTAATATCGCCGACTAAGTACTGAGCTAGAAAAACTCTCACTTTCTAATTAAACTCGGTAAATTAATCACAAGAACCCGTATCGAGATATTCTTGGTACGGGTTTTCTTGTTTAAGGATCTTATAATGGAAATTCAAAACTATATACTTGCGGATGATGCAGACTACGATCAATTTTCAGGTACTTTAGTAGGTATATCTGTAATAACTGCTAAATTAAAGCAGTTGTTTAAATTTAAACATATTCCATTAGTATTAAATGATAACTGGCAAGGTGCATTAACGAAAGCTTATGGTATTGCAGATAATATTGAAAAAAAATTGCCGGATCCTTATTGCTATCTAAAAGTAAGTTCTTTTGGTGTTCGTGACGACGCACATAACTTAAACCAGTCTATGCGGAATGGTACTGGATTTAATACACGAGGATCTGATACTGGTGATTTAAGTAATGCCTTACTTGATATGCAGTATTTTGCTTGGGCCAAAGTTAACATAGAGCTTTGTGTTGGTTTCAGAAATCCAATTGCTTTTTTTGCTTTCTGCGAAAAATTGAGTATTGCTATACGCGCACGTAGATTAAGTGCGTCCGCAAATTTTGATGGAAACGTTTTTGATGTATATGCAGATCCACAGCAAAGCGAAATATCTCCAACTATGATGACAACCGATGATGCAACTACTGCTGGTTGGTTAACGTTAAATCATGCCCTTACCGTACACACCCAATTCGGTACATCTATCGCAGTCGCTAAACTTAATAATGAAGGAATTATAACTAACAATGTAGAGGTGATCCGTGAATAAAAATTCAAGAATATCTCAATTGAGACAAACAGGAAGAACCTTAACCACGTCCTTTGCTGTTGTATCTACAACTATAAACACAAAAGATACTAAAATTCGAGGGGACGACAGTGTTAGAATAACCGTAAGCGATAGACTAGTAGAGCAAGAAATTGCCTTATCTGTTTCAACTGAATTTGAGTTACCTATAAATTGCGTTAGTAAAATACTGGCTATAACTTCTGCACATAAATTTAAAATATTTTACAGAGCTGTTGAAACACAAGACTATATATTTTTTGCGGTCTGCGATAAACAGTTTTTATTTAATGGTGCCTTACTCGGTCAATTTAAGATTGTAGGTGAGTACGATATTGAAACCTTAATCAAAATTATTTACGCTTAGTAAGAATGTCTCTAATTTATACTAGAGACTGAAAAAACGCTTTTTAGGAGCAAAACACATGATAGCGCCCAACAATCCAAGCGCTGGTGTCTATACATCTGAAATAGTTATTCCTGAACGTAGTACATCAACTTCTGTATCAACAGGTGTTATTGTAACTGCTGCTACACGCGGCAGAGTTATGGAAAGAACGTTTTTAGGTGATAAAGGCGATCTGCGTAATAAATTCGGACCTAAAGTACCAAAACTTACTAAAGCACTTAATTGTGCTGAGCATTTTTTGAAAGAAAGTAATTCTCTTTATTTGACTCGTGTGGCAAGAAATGCCTTATATGCAGGACTGCTTGTTCGCACGTCTTCGAATTTTGCTACAACAGTTAAAATAAGTTCAGGTGTAGTTGATCCTAATGTAGTAGGCATGACTGAAGCAGATATCATGTTTATATACGCGGATAACCAAGGTAAATGGGGCAACGATGTTTATGTTGTACTTTATCCTGACACCACAGATGTAGATGGACATCAATTTATTTTAGAGGTATATGAAGGAATTTCTACAGTGCCTGTAGAAAGATACTCATGTACTTCCTTCTATAAAAAAAGTGATAATGGTTCGCAGCTTTTTGTGGATGATGTTGTCAATTCTAAATCAACACGTATCAAAGTAAGATCAAACCAAAATCATTTTGCTTTCGGTAGTAATTCTACTCCATTATTGATCAATGCTATTATAGGTGGTCCTTATGATAGAACAACTGGAAAATACAACGGCCAGTTATTTGGCGGTACTGATGGAGACCCTATTACAGTAGGCGATTTGATTCGTGGTTGGGATTTATATGCTGACTATGAAAAAGTTGATATTGATATTTTAATGTCAGCTGGCTATACCGATTTAGCTATAATGCACAAAATGAATGACATCGCTGCACAGCGTTTAGATTGTATTGCTGTATTTGATGCACCTGAAAGTTTAACAGGTGCAAGTGAGTTAGTAAATTTCAGACGTAATATCTTGAACATGAATAGTAGTAGTTCTGCTATTTATACACCACACGTTAAAGCTTTTGATAGTGATAATAGCTTAAGTTACTTCGTACCTCCGTCTGGTATGGTTGGTGGTGTTTTTGCAAAAACTACAGAAATCGCAAGATCTTGGTTTGCACCTGCTGGCTTAAATCGAGCTATTTTAACAGATGTTCAAGAGTTAGCTGCTTATTATGATCAAGGTGATCGTAATATGCTTACACAAAATCAGATAAACTTCATCATTGAAAAGTCTGGCCAAGGTAATGTGATTTGGTTAGCAGATACTTTGTACGGTGGAGGCGGCGCAATGCAAGATATCGGTGTACGTCGATTACTTGCAATATTGCACCGTATTGTACGTAGAGCGCAGTTAAGATCGATTTTTCAACCTAACGACGACTTTTTACGTAGACAGATCAGAGATGAAATGGTTGCCTTATTAGATCCTATACAACGTGATCGTGGCCTAGATTGGTACGATGTTGTATGCTCTAAACAAAATAATTCAAATGACGGAATTGCGAACGGAGATTTAGTTTGCGATGTTTATCTTGATCCTACACGTTATACAAAACGTATTCACTTAAATGCTATCATTCCTAAGAAAGGTCAGATTTCATTTGCTGAAACTATAGGAGATAGACCTTAATGGCCAAGAACACTGAAATTTTAGATTTACCTATTAGATTAAAAAATCTATTGGAGATCGGTAAAAAATCAGAGCAAGCTTATTCACAATATATTCTAAAGGCCACCAAAAAACCTTTAACCAATGTTCAAAAATCAAGAATGATGGTACATACTAAAAGGATTGGTGAGATTGTCTTGGAATTAAATGAATTTGTTAAAAGTCAAGGCTACAGTATTTCAGGTCTTGATCTACTTCTAATTTCAGGTGAGTATGTTAAAATTTCTTCATCTGGATCTTATAAAACAATTTATGTTCTGAGGTAAACCATGTCTAAGGTTACACTTAATGAAATGACAAGCATTGGAGATCCTTTGCTTTCTGATGCGTTTGAAATAATTATCCCTAATTTGCCTGCTGGCATTAACAGTCAAGGTGGTAGATATTTCAGATTACAATGTAAAACATTTACAAAGCCAGGTGCTACACTTGAAGAAGTATTGCAAGAAGCCTATGGCCATACTTTAAGATTTGCAGGTAAGAAAACTTTCAGCGGATCTATTAGCGCTGAATTTAACGAAAACAGTCAATTGAGAATGTACACCATTCTTGAAGACTGGGTTAACGTTACTCGATCTACAGAGTTTCAGCTAGGTCTATTTAAAAGTGAATACTCTGTTACTGCCACAATCAACATCTTTGATCAAAAAGGCGCGATCAAATACGCAGGTGAGTTGCGTGGCTTCTTCCCTAAAGGGCTTCAGGATATAACTTTTGATGGTACAGCAGCAGCAGTACCAGTTAACTGTGATTTTAGTTACGATTATTTCTATCGTACAATTCCAGCTACTGTGAATCCTTCAGGCGTACCAGCCTCTTAATATTACTAATTGGGGCTTCAATTGAAGCCCCAATTTCATTCAGGGAACACACATTATGAAACGTGTTGCTTTTAATCTGGAAAGTAAATCAGTTGACTACAAAGATATTAATAGTACTACTCCAGTTTTAAAATTTCGACGGCCAAAACGACGAATGAAGCTCAGAGTAAAAAGACCTAAACCTAATACAACAATAGGAATACTACGTAAAAAACTGGCCAGCATTAGAAGTAAAATAGTTAAACGTTTAGATGACACTAAATTCAGATTAGGCAATAAAGCTTTATTACCTAAAAAGAAAATGGAAGCAAATAAGTTTTACAATCAGTATAAAACATTAAAGATGCGACTAGATAAATTGCAGTCTATAAAGAAAAATCCACAAAAATTAATGTGAGAACACTATTATGCTGATTTCTATAAGCGTTACACCTAGTTATGCTTGGTATAGCTATGTGTTAAAACGCAAATTAAGCTACGGTAATGCACACAAAGAATATGTTCTGGAGTTAAATGAAGGTGATATATTCGGTGTCCGTAAGGCAGGACGTGTCTTTTATTTAATTGTTAAAGACTATACTGACATAGTTTTTAAGCTGACTACAGAAGAAGCAGAAGACCTTATAAAAAAATGTAAAGGTTGGTCAGGAAAGATTGATAAAAAAATAGTTTCAGCTGGAATTGGAGGCAAAGATTTAAGAGTAAGGCCGTCTGTAGCAGAAACTAAAATCAAAGCCCCTAGAACATCAGGAAATAGTGGTGAAAATAAAGAGTTGACTGCTACTCTAAAGAAACTGCGTATTAAAGGTATAGCAGACATAAAATTCTTACATAAAGAATCTTTTTTACCTAATGAAATAACTTATTACTACGATATAACATCTTTATACAACGCTTACGCTATATCAAAGCGTTTTGACTCTAAGCCTAAAACTTGGGGAGATGCTATAGAGGAAATGATTGAAAAATTAATTTCTAACCTTGATGTGGAGTGTGGTACTGTAAATTACTTAGGTAAGCCTACTAAATTAATGTCGGTATTAGTGTTGGAGTAATTTTTATGTTAGTATTTGTTACAGGCACTCATGTAGGTATGCGGAATGGTAAATTTTATTTGTCCGTAAATAAAGTTATCAGTAGATTAGATAATGTTAAAATCCCTAGAGTATTAGCAGAGCAACTTTATAAGATTTCAAAACATTCTCAAGTAGATGCTTGGAAAAAAGAAGCTGCTTTTATGTTATGTTGTTTAAGTGGAGATAATGGCACTTTAATGAACGAGTTTAGAAATAACCGTGACAATATTATTGAAGTTATTTCCATGCGTTTTGATGCGACTGTTAATAGAAAAGTTAATAACAAAGCAAATAATTTTAAAAAATTAAGCCTATCCAAGATCTTTGAAGAAGGCGCTAAAGAAATGGTTTATAGTTATTTTCCTTTTGAGGTAGATTAAATGTCTATATCCATTGACAAGTTAATTGATGAACGTAGTGGAGATCGTGAACCTTTATTGAGTTTCTTTTGGTTACTACAAAAATTCCCTATGATAGGTGGGTATACATTACCTAGCAGTTATTGTTTATCCCTGACTTTGCCTTTTCCTGCTTTTAATACCCAGCAAAAAGAATTAGCTGGTACAACAATTACATTCCCAGGTAATACAAGCATAGATAGTTTTGAAATGACTTTATATGTTGATAGTGTTGCAAGCTCTATAGTATACATTCAAGATTGGCAATCGCTTATACAAAATCCTTTAACAGGTGGCTATAGGACACCTTCACATTATTGGAAAGACTTAAACGTAAATTTACACAACACTAAAGGTAAAACAACTGTAGAGTCAAGTATAAAAAATGTGTGGCCTATTTCTATATCTTCACCTCAATTAAACCAAGACACAAATAACATGGAAGCTAACGTACAATTTGCATGTACTGCTCAAATTTTTAAACCTACAAAAAGAATATAAGGTAAATAATGTATGGAATACCAAATTGATTGTCAAGATTTGCCCAGCAGAGGAACATCTTACCCAAACAAACAGATTAATATTAAGCCACTGGATTTCGAACAATTATTAAATATCTCTGAAAGTGATGCGACAGGTGATGATCTGCTTTACGTTATAGCAATAAAAGAATGCACCGATCTGCCTGAAGGTGTATTTTTAGATGTTTCAGATTTTTATTTAGTTTCCTCAATTGTCAGACTTATCTCTTTTGATGAAATGCCGGTTACTATGAAATGGAACTGCGCAGAACGTCATTTAAAACTAAAATTGTTAGATTCTAATGAAAAAATCTGCGAAATGCTTACAGCTAAAGGTTTTCATGTATCTGATGACATTTGGACAAAGTTTTCTGTAAGTGAAAAAGAATATACTGAATTAAATACATTGTTAGATGGTAAGGCTGAAGGTTCTTGGTATACATGCGGCACAACAAATACTTTTGATCTAACACCTGATCATTTAATGAAACATGTAAAACAGTTACCTAAAGAAATCGATCTAGCATCTGGATTTAAACTACCTAATTCAATTGACATACCTGAATATAAAACTTTAGGAAAAGATTTACGCATTGCAAAACTTTTACGTGTTTGTATGTGGTTAGACCCTAAAGAATTCGGATCAAACTTAATAGATAGATTTAATTATCTAAAATCTGCTGAAAATTCAGTTGCAATGTCATTGATACAAAAAGCTTTGAAATACGATCAAACATATAAAGCAGGATTATCAAAAATTATTCTTAGTTCGGGCTGTTCTTGCTGTGGTTCAGCCACACATAGCTCGGTTTTATCTATTAGCCCTAAAATGTTTTTTACAGGATAAAAAGATGTTCTGGAATATAGGCGGATTACCTTCTAACTATAAATGGTACGATTTTAAAGTAGTCAAAGTACGCGATATCCTCATACAAGATCTAAATCCTTTAGAGTTGGCTCGTTTGCAATCTAGAGTTGCAGATCTAGTATCTGTTCTATCTTCCATAACAAATTTAACTGAAGAAAACACTTACTGTTTGACTTTAGGTGATGCTGTTTATATAATGGCCTACTTAAGAAAAGCTTGTTACACAGAAAGTCATTTGACCTTAACTTGGGATTGCAATGCTTCTACCGTAAAAAACAGTAAAGGCATTGTTTTCCCTGAGTATCAGGATTTAAATGATAAAGAACTAAAGATCCTTAAACTACATAGAGACTTCTGTGGAACTAAGAATACAAATCTAGTTTATTCTTATCAGTATAAATTTAAGCCTGTAATTCCAGATTGGACGCAAATAACTATACCTAATAATTGCCATGTGCCTACTTTAAAAGATTTGCACATTTTAGAAGAATGGCAAGACACAGATCCAAAGCTTTACATAAAATATGAACGCTTTTTCAATCAACTTCTGTGCCTTAATGGTAATACTGTAGATGAAAAAATTTGTTCTTTCAAGCAAGCTTTTGACCTTAAGCAATTAAATCTTATTAAGAAATTTCATGATGATTCTTATCACGGAATTGATCTGATGTATGATCTGCAATGTAACTGCTGTCATAATAAACCTACTGTTACACAAAGCCTTACAGCCCATGAAGTTTTACCTAATATATCTAGCAGTTCCGTAATGAACATGCAGTACAATTTAATGCAAACTATGAACTCTATTATAGCAGAAAACACTCCAATAAAAAAATTGCTGTATTGGCATAGTACACATCAAAAACACGAGCAAGAACGCGCACAAAAACGTGCCGCTCTTAAAAATACTCGTAGGAGAAGATAAACATGGAAACCAAAGAAATTGAAAATAGTGAAGTACAAAATCTGCTAGATATTCTTGATAACTATGTTCCAGACTCTTCTCTGGTTAACCAAGATAATTCCTCCGATTATATTATAGATCCTTCAGATTTTGCTTCTGACCTAACAGATAAAAATATTGAGTCTTATGTTACAGTTACTTCAGAAGCTATTAATGTGGAAAACACTGATATAGTAGATGATTCAGATCAAAACACTATACAGATAACAGACAACACTGAAGTAGTTGAAAGCGTTACTGAACTACAGGAAACTACTGAGAACGTAGTTGATCTTATAGAAGAAGGTAATAAAGAACAATCCACTTTACTGAATAGCATTGATGATACTTTAAAAGATCAGTTTGAGGCACAAGAAAGAGATCGTAGAAAAGCCGCTATTATAAATGAAACAACTCCATTTGACCATTTTGTCAACGCACAGAATACTAGAGACGCTGACGTAAATCAAAATAACGGAGGTGGTTTATTAGGTGGACTTATTCCTCCGTTTGGGGGCGGTGCAAAAGATCGCAAAGACAAAGATAAAAAATGGAAAGATAAGACTAAAGGTGAGAAATTTAAAACAGGTCTTGCTACTACAGGTAAATATGCTGCTATCGCTACGTTACTAGGTCTTGTAGGTTTAACCGCAAAGGATAAATTATTTCCAGAAGGAATGCCTGATTGGATGCCTTTTGTAGGTGAAGATGAAGATGGTAATAGTGATAGTCCTATAAGTGACGCAGTTGCTACAGTAGGATTGGCCGGTGCAGGTTATTACGGAGCTAAGAAAGCAGGACAAGCTGTTTTTGGTAACGACGTTAAAATCAGTGACGTCGATTCAAAAGTAGATGTTAATGATTTAGATCCAGACTCTAAAAATACAAAAGCTATATCAGATAACACAAAAGATTTGGATACAGATAAAAACAAATCCAGTTGGTTTAAATCTTTAGGTAAAAAGTTTAGTGATAGCCCTGAAGACATAGATCCTAAAGATTCCAAATTTAAGTTTTCAGGAAAAGGAATGGCTGCAATTACTGTGCTGGCTTCTGGCATAAATGCTTATCAGCAAGTTTCTGAAATAAACAAAGATGAAGATCTTACGGAAGAAGATAAAAATAAAAAAATTGCAAACCTAGCTGGAACAACAGCTGTTGACACTACAGCACAACTTGCTGGAGGATTAGCTGGTGCTAAAGCTGGTGCTGCGTTAGGTGCCACTATAGGTACTCTTGTATTTCCAGGTATTGGTACTGCGGTAGGTGGTGCGATAGGTGGCATTGCAGGATCTATTGGTGGATCTATGGCAGGATCTATGATTATGGACACCTTAGGTTTTACTGAAGCAGGCGGCGAAGTTGCAACTGCTGCCTACGAAACAGTTGCAGATATTTCAGACACCGCAAGTAAAATGTATGATAATGCAGAAAAAATTTATGTGGATACTGTAGAATCAGGTAAAAAATTAGCAGATGCTGCTACAACTTCTATATCTAAATATGTAAGCGGTTTGTTTAGTTATACAGATTCCACTGCTAGTTCCATCAAAAATAATACAGATGAATCTGCAAATTTGATCACTGAGAGTACAGCATATTTCAATACTAAAACAGGCGAACTATTAAATCCTGAATCAAAAAATGCAAACTCTATAGGGCAAACAGTTTCCTTGATGTCGCAATGGCCTATGATGTTTGCCCCTATACTAGGGCTTGTTGGTACAGACATGCAAAAGCTTTTTGGGGAGTTTGGTTCAACAATTACCGATAGTATAAATACGTTAACTGAAGAATTAGGTGAACTAGGGGATTTACTTTGGGATAATCTTGTAAATGTTTTTGAAGGTGATGATGAAACAGATCGTGCTCTAGAAGATGCGAAGAAAAAATTTAACGGGAATTCTTCGGATCAAGAAACAGGTTTCTTCAAAAATCTTTTCGGAAATAATAAGCCAAAAAACAATATTATTGTAGTACCTAATTCATCTTCAGGTAACGTGCCTGCACCAAAAGTTCCTAACTATAGACCTAATTCATTTAAATCTCCTGAGATAAAATCAGATATAATGGATTCAGGTATGAACGTGCAAGCTGTAGATAATGTTCAGGTAGTACCTATGGAAACTCAATCTCCATTTAAAGAAACAGTTAATAATTATTATGGTTCGAATAGTGTTAAACCTAAAGCAGATAAACCTGTTATGAAAATGGTTCCTAGAAGAGAAATGAAGAAAGCAGAAAACAATGGAATTTCATTTGCGGCACCTTCACTGGATAATACTCCAAACACAGTACAGGATGCTACTTTAGGGTTATTAAATATAGGGGTTTTGTAATTGAACTATTTAATGTTGGACAATAGAAATCTTCCTGGTGTTCGCGGAATAAATGCGTCAAAACCTGCTGTAGTAAAAGGAATAAATGTAAATCCTATATATAGAACATCCATAAGGAATAGAACAGGTACACTGGCTTTTAATGGGTACGTTCCTACAGATTTTCAAATCGCATTATCTAGCGGATGGGCACCTATATATTCAGGTACTTTCGCTGATTTTATGGCACAGTCTGGAGCAGTTTCTGGAGGTGTAGCTTCTGGAACTAATGCACTTGCAGGTTTAGCTGGCGGATCTACACGAATTAAAGCTATGACAGCGCAATCTTGGACAGAGCCTGCCTATTTACAGCTAAGTTTACCTATACAAGTTCATGCGTATTCCGATACAAATAAAGAAGTAATACAGCAGATGATAAAAATCAGTAGACTTACCACACCTTCAGAAAAAGGTAATGCTGCTGATACAGGAATTAACGTTAACTTAGGTGCCTTATCTCCGCCAGGTCCCGCTGCTGCTTCAAGTATGTTGCAGGAATTCGGAAACTCTAATTTCACTATTGATGATGAATTTGAATTTATTTGCCAGATAGGTAAATTTTTTAGAATGTCTCCTTGTATAATAACTAACGTAGTCGGCGCTTTTGATGGCCAACTTGAAGACCAAACAGGCAATCCCTTAGGTGTTGAATTCAATATAGAGGTGAGTTCTTATTTTGCGGTAACACAGCAAGATATACAAAAGTGGTTTGCCGGAAACTTTGGTAATGAATTTAGTGAAGGCGACAATGTATGAAAGATATTATTTTAGGTATCGATCAACATGGATTGGATCCTTTTAAGAATGATTTAATGGATGAAATCTTTAATATAACTGAGTGTGATACTGTTACTGTTGGTGCAAAATATGTCAGTAATCCACAGCTAATGAGTTATGACTACTTAGGTAATGTTGAACTTTACTTTATTATTCTTATGTATAACGGTCTAGGCAATAGCTTTAAACTAGAGCGGGACATGACTATACTCGTACCTAAGGTTGAAAGAGTTAAAGAAATTTTAAGTAGGCGAACTGTAGCGAAAATTCAAAGGATAAGTATATGATCGGGCAAAGCAACAGCGGTGTACGTGTAAGAATTAAAATAAATGATAAAGACCTGCCGCCTGCTAATGATTTCTTTCATAGTTTTTATATTTATTATGGCTTTGGTTATAAAGTTCCGACACTTTCACTTACAGTCATAGACAAAAATAAATTGCTGACTGGCCCATTTTCTTTAGTTGATGGATCCAAAATAACACTTATCTACGGTGTTTCCTCAAAGCCAGATCGTGAATTATCTTTTAGTTTGATCTCGGCTAAGCCTACACAATCAGATTCTGGTGTAATATTTAATATTATTGCTGTAATGGGTAAGCCGAATTATATTTTCGGTGCCCAGCAAGAAAGTAAGCGCGGGACAAGTGTAAACGCTATTAAGCAAATCGTTGAAGCTAGCGGTATGGTATATGACGGAGATGTTCAAACTGATGATAGCATGACATGGCTTAACGTAGGTAAAAGCCGTATGTTATGGATTCAGGACATACTCGCTAAATCATACAAAGACGACAATAGTTTAGTTGTAGGTATGCAAGATCTGGATAACACGTTTAAAGTACGTGAAATGTTTGAACTTGCCCAATCCAAAGAACAATATGAAGTATTTATAGGTGATTTTCCTCAGAAGAAATTTAAAGTCAATGAATTTTTTGCCTCACAGTACAAACCATTTAACTACTCGGGTATTTCAAATTTACTATTTAATTATGGGCATGTACGTACTCAGCAAAAAATTGACGGCACTATTGATAAGTATGATACAGTCAATCCACCTGTTTTAGGCGATGGCCTTTCCATTAATCAAAGTATTCGTGATAGTTTTACCTATAGTTCTAGCCGTACATCTAAATACTACGATAGCGGCATAAGTGAAAAACTTAATGGATCTAATGCTCATAAAAAATACTATGAAGCAGCTGTACTGAATAATCGCTATCTTACCCTTTTTAATTCAGGTATTCAGATTAATATAATGGGGCAAGTTGAAATTCCTTTATTCAGTGTGATCAAGGTCAATGCTGTAAATCAATACCAAACACTAGAAACCCAAGAAAATTTAAATGGTAATTATATAATAGGATCTGGAATAGTTGCGTGTGTAGGAAAAGAGTATAGAGAATTTTATAGTTTATACCGACACTATGTAAACGAAAGCGGCAACACTCCACTGTTAGGATCTAAAAATGCGGATCCTAACAGTAAAAAACCTGCTATGGAAAAAGCTAATAGTGTTGTAGACTACTCTGACCCAGTGAAAGATCAATCATTGAGCAAGCAAGCAGCTAGCTTAGCTTCTGGCGTAAATAACGCAGCACAGAATTTAGTTCAAGGACAGGACAATATAAAAAGTGGATTTGATAAATTTATAGACACAGCTATGCAGCAGATTTCAGATCTTGAAAAATCTTTTGAAGCAGAATCTAGTTCTTTTGGTTTTGCAGAACTTGCAGCTAAATACACAGCAGGCAAAGACCAGCTTATGAATTTATTAAATGAATTCAGCTTTGCCAAAAGTATTTTAGAGAATTGTGGCAAACTGAACCCTTTAGAAAGTTTGGTTATTGATCTGGTTAAATTAAATTTAAATGGACTAGTCGATTTGATTGTAGATCGTATAGGTCGAGTAGAAGGTTTGCAAGCTAAACTGCTAAATGAAATAAATAGTTTGCTTGCTTTAGGTGATTTGAATGGAGGTTATTTGAGTGCGCCTCAGCTTAATGTTAGCTGCCGTACTTTTGCACAAGACCATTTGAATGCTGCACTTAGGGATCTATATCCAGATCAGTGCATTGATAATTTTAACATGAATAGATTAAGATTCCCTTTTAATAAATTGACTAGACTTCGACGACTGCTGATGTCTTTATTAAGAGATCTTTTATGTGCCTTAGGTGAGAATTCAGAAATATGAGACCTACTTCAGAATTATTAAGATCTTTAGAACGTAAAGGACTAGATCCTACAACTCCACACAAGGCAATTGTAGTAGATAATAACGATCCTGATAAACTATTCAGGATCAAAGCACGTATTCCAATATTGCAGGATGCAATTGAAGATAATGATCTACCTTGGTTGATTCCAGAAGATAACATACATCCGAGAGGTCTAACTGGCGGTGTGTTAGGTCATTCAGCAAGTGTTTGGGGTACTCCAAAACGTGGATCTTGGGTCAGTGTTTATTATCGGCATGACGGAGATCCGCATAATGGATCTTATTCTGTTCGTGTTCCATTTGACAAAGAAACACTGGCTGAAGAATTCGAAGTAAACTATCCAGATAGATTAGGCTATGTATTACCTAGCGGCATGTATTTTGTAGTCGATGAAAGAACAAAAGAAGTTTTTGTTAACTTTCCAGGTGATTATCACATGACTGTTTTTGGTGATGTTTTCCAATCTGTTATAGGTAACTACCAAGTACATGTAGCGAAAGATGTAAGTGCTATACCAGATTACTTAAAAGATAATGTAAGTAGTCTTCTTGAAAGCTTAGGGCCTCAGGCTAAAAAGCGCATTAAATTTAAAGGATTGGGTAAAACAGACAGCGGCAACATGCACTTTACTGTTGAAGGTGATTATACGCAAAAAGTCTTGGGCGATCATATACTTCAAATACAAGGTAAACAACGTGTCGAAGTACGTGGTAGTGTGGACTACGAAGCACAGTCACAATTCAAGATAAACGGTTCACGTATTGATCTGGCTTAAGGAATTAATTATGAAGTTACTTGAAACCACATTTAAAATTAATGTATTTGAAACTATAGGTGAACCTGCTGGTATCTTCATGGAATTTCCATATCAACCTGCTAAAACAGCTGAATACTTTAGGCAGTACGTTATTTTACCTGCTTTAAATGTATATGAACGTATTGAAGTTGACTTAGGCGATATAGCTTATTCTGCAAGTTGGTTAATAGAGGCTTTTGCTGGCTTAATAAACTATGGAATACTTACACTTGAAGAATTTAAAAGAAAAGTATTTATTACTTGTCAAGGGCACCATTTCTATTCTGTACAAATCAATCAATACGTAGCACAAGCCATTTATAATTCTAAAATTTATATTGAACGGAACAAAATAAATTTTGATTTAGGTACTACATCTAAATGTAATCTTTTTACCGATACATTAAAAGAATCAAAAGAAACCGTTGTATTAGTATACGAGAATTTTGAAATACCTAACCCAAACTTAAATATTTTATGTTTAGAGCTATGTGGTTCAGTTACGGCTTTACGGCAATTAGTCGATGAAAACGATGTTTTAGTTTATCCCTTACGTGCTAGTTTGCGCAGCATATACAGCTTAGAGAATAAGGATTTTCGAGAATTAATGTGTAGATCTGGAATGACATTTAACATGTTTAGCTGTGATCGAGATAACGTAGAACAAGAACTAAATGAAATCTGTACGCACACAGATCACAGAGTTCGGGTGTTACGTAGATTGCTGCGCACTCCTGAATTAACTATCTTCGATGAAAAATGATATGTATTTAGATATAGCTATAATAACCACGGAACCCACTGAACTTCAGTGTTTAAACAAAAAGATTGATAGTGCCTTAAAATTAGAAGGACTTAATTGGGGTGCTTCCAGAATATTCATATTAAACACTGACCCAAGTATGTTGAATGTAACGCAAAAATTTCACAGGACAGAATTTGCAGGAATAGTTTGGGCCAAAGATATAAAACAATTATATTCTTGCACCTATTTTCTATACGCAAGTAGTATAAAAGACAGACATAAATTTAATGCCTTGAAAAAGAAATTTAAAAATTTAAAACGCTCTAAGTTTTTAAATTTATCCGACACTAATTTAAGCTAATGTTGGATTTTATAGGTATAGATTTATGACCAGAGTAGAATTAAACGATTTCTGCTTGTTGTTGGTCAACAAGTCACTTGATGATTGCACAAACTTTAAAGGAATATCCTTACTGCATTACGCTAGTAATTTTAATGGGTATGATTATGGATGCCATATTCATTATTATGGAAAATACAATGTTGTTGAATTCACTTGTGATGGCGTTGATGCTGATACAGTATATTTTGAATATGATCGAAACGAGTATGATCAGGCTCTAAAACATTTCATGGATATCATTGCAAACTATGAATCTGACTTAGATACCATTTACATCAGAAATCAAATATCTTGCTTATATGATAAGGAAGTTTTTGATGCAAGATCCTAATGTAGATCATTTTATATCGAAAATGCGAAAGCACAGAGAAGTATGTCTTATGGACATAATGCCTTCTTACCTAAGGCAAGTTAATGGAGTGTTCTATAAAAGCTGTGTACTTGAAAGAATATATGTTCAACCTAAATTTAGATGTAAAGGTGTAGGCAAGGCTATGATTTTTCGCCTTGCCTCTTTTGCAGATAAAAACCAATTCCTTGTCCTATTAAATGATTCGACAGCTTACGGATCAGACCCTAAGAGATTAAGAAAATTTTACATTGATATGGGATTTGTGTTGGCAAAAAATCTAGGTATACACGATTACACTCTATGCAGAATACCTATTAAAAGGCAGCAGTAATGCTGCTTTTTGCGTTTGTACAGTATAAAACTATAATTTATATAGGTAAGTACGAAACTTATAACCAAGAGGATTTTTAGATGAACACACCTTATTTAGACAGTTTGAGTGCAGGCAATTCTTATTTATCTGCGGACGGCCTCGCTAATATCGAGAACATTGCAGAGTTAAGAAAAGATATTGTTTCATATGTAAAGACCATGAAGCCTCAGGCAGTTGTTAAAAAAGCTGCTGGTGGTTTTGCAGTTACTATTGTTGTGCCTGTTAAACAACGCAAAGAAGTAACTACTTTAATGGCAGTAGTAAAGCCATTTGCTACAGGTAAAATTGCTGTAGCTGGTGAAGCAGGTAAATTCACAATGAGTTTTGTTTGTGAAGATAAAGCCACTGCTGAAAAAGCTGTTGAAACTTACGGCCGTTCTGCTAAAGTTGTCTCACCTATTATGTACTACACTGTACCAAAACGTAGTAAGGCAGTTAAATATAGTGCAGTAAAAACAAAAGCTAAAGAACCGGCTTATATGAAAAAACGCGCTATTAATATTAGCGAACGGACTTCAGTAAGCGAAGCCGTTACACAATTGCTTCCTGTTTATGCTAAAGGAGTTCTGTCGGCGGCTCTTGAAAAGAAAATGATGACAGCTGTTTCTGCGTTAAAAAGTCATATTAACAAAGTACCAAAAGTCAAAGAAACTGCTGGTGCCCAAGCTGATAAAAATCGCGCAGTTAAACAAAAAGAATATGCAGGTTTAGCTAAAGAAGTTCGTGCCTTGTTAGAAGAATCCGGTATTAAAGCCGCTAATATTGTATTAGGTACTTCAATTGCAGGTCAAACACTTTACGTTAAATTGGCATCAGGTAAAGTAATGACGGTTGGACTTTCTTCTGTAGAGAACTTCAACAAAGCTAAAAAAGCTGCCGCTGAAGCTTATACTGAAGATGAACTGGATGATGCAGATGAAAAACCTGCACGTCGCCGTCGTAGTTAATTAAATATAGAGGTCACTGTATTTACCGTCCAGTGACCTCGACTCGTTTATTGAGGTAAAAATGAAGCTTAATATACATTTATGTGGTTTTATTTCTGTTTCTCAAGGAAGTAATATTGATGTAAGTTACGCATTTAAAAAAGCAATAAAAGCTTATATTAATAACCAAAGAATTTTACCTTCGAAAATTGAAAATGGATTAGAGGCAGATGCTGAAGATACTTTAGTCTTAGGTATTTTAAAATGTATTCCATACGTCTTACAAGATATTAATTCAAAGATTGTTATTTTTGAAACAAAAGACGGAACTAAACTTAAATCTTGCGTTATATCTGACTCACGTATTGTATATGACAATGCAAGTGCTTTCCGTATAGTACCTAAGAACGATGTAATTACACAAGAAAACAAGCCTTTTGTTTATAAAGGCTTAGGTAACAAGAGCAGTATCTACTTTCCTTATGTTTCTTTTACACATCAAACTTTAGAAAAACATATTAAAAAAATAAGCTGAGGTAGATAGAATGGATAAGCTTGCTGCCATTAAATTTATTATTAACGGTATTACCGGAAATAAAGAATGTTTACCTGATTACACAAAAGATTTGGATACTCAATTTTTAGAGTTTACGGTCAAGGCTTTAATAGAAAATGACCACAGGAAACTTAATGTGTTTCTAAATCTGGATAATGATAGTGTAGTCGGTTCTTCTGTAGTTCAAGAGTACGATGCAGCATGTGAAAATATGTTTTTACTTGACTCAAATCGTATATTAGATTTAATGTCAGATCCAGAATACGCTTATCCTAAATTTTTTACACAACTTCATCTTAATAATGTACCAATTAAGTCAGATCAACATTTATATAAAGTTTTAAGAACCTGTGTTTGCTTATACCGACACGAATGTAGTGATGTACTGCATACACTTGGCTCAGGTAAATATTTAAATCAAAATGCTTTAGATGTATTTAATATTCTCAATACAATAACATCTGATATTCGTACACTAATAGATTTATCCTTAGAACATGGATACTCTGTATCTGTTTATGAGCTTATAGACAATGATTCAGACTATGACCGTTATGTTGTTTGGCCTACCTGTAATAACATGCGTATGGTAGAGCAAAATGGTAAAGGTTATCTATATTCTATGGATAAAAATTCTGAAATATTTGATTTCAGGAACTTTGGAAAAGAAGTCTTTAGGCATTCAGTTCCAGCAAAATATAAAGAAGTACAAAGATACTTTCTTTCAGAAATATTAACATTACTATCTTATTAGGAGAATCAAACATGTCAGGAACATACTTAGCAGTAAAGCCTACAGCACTTTCACTCAATGACATTAAGAAAATTCAATTAGCCATTAATATTCAAGATCCTATCCCTAAAGAAGAAATTCATTGTACTCTCATGGCCAGCAAAGAAAAAACAGGTTCAGGTTATTCACCTAATCCAGATATTGTATATTCTGCTTCTGTAACAGGTTGTGATATTTTAGGTGAGAAAGGTTCAGGTTGGCAAGCCTTGATATTAAAGTTGCACTGTCCTGCATTACAAAGACGCTTTAATTTGGCGAAACACCGAGGCATGGAACACAGTTACCCTGAATTTCTGCCGCATGTAAGTTTAGCCTATGAAAAAGATAATGATCTTGAAGGCTACTTGGTAGAGCTTCGAGAATATCTTCAAAAGTCTCCGCAGTTAACTATTGAATTAAGTTACGAGTATATGGAGCCATTTAACGATACTTGGATCGAAGACGAGATCAAAAAAGATGAATCGAAAGTCTGAGACACTTCGAATTAAAAACGCTGCAACTTATTACATGGTGGATAAGAACTACTCAGTTTATGATGAAGTAGGTTTGAAATCTTGTAATAAGTCTAGCAGATTAAGAGCAGACTTAATAGGCTTAAATATAAAAGCTGATATTTTACTGATTGAAGTTAAAAGCTGTTGGCAAGATTTCGTTACCGATACTAAGTGGGAAAACTATTTAAGTTTCTGCAATAAAATGTACTTTGCTTTATCAGAAAGTCTTTATGAAAGTAAGCATAAAGACTTTCTACGAAAAAGACTTTCTGAATTTGGCATAGGTATTCTGTTGGTTAATTCCAAGGGAAATGTTAAAGTCGTTCTAAACGCTAAGAAAAGAAAAGTAGATGGTAAGACACGGCGCTGGCTAGTAACCAAGCTTGCTTGGCGTGGTGGGTATTGCAAAGCTACTTCAGATAGATCTATGCGATTTAATACGAATCTTACAGATGATAACTCTAGCCTTTTAGAATTTTTGACTTGGCCTAAATCAGCTAGAGCAATCTATGTCAGTAAATACCCTAAATGCGGTTACAAAAAATATATTAACTACCCAATTCTTGACGATAAGTTTATAGTTGGTTCTGTGGAGTAAGTATGAAAACAGTTGATGTTAGTGGTCAAAATTTCCTAAGAAGTCAATTTAAACAGTTGCAAAATATTAGTTTTATTTCGGTATACGGTAATAAAGTAATGGACTCCAGCATTTTGTCTGAGTTTAGGGGGAAAATACTTTTATTCGTTCCGTGTGTTCCAACAGCAGAAATAAAACAACTTACTAACTATGTTAAAAAACAAAACTTAATAAAAGATAAAAGCAAAATCCAGCTACCAGAAACAAAGAATCATGATCTGGATAAGATTTGCAGTAAATTCCAAAGAAATTCCGTATTCGAGATCATGGTTTTTATTGAAAAGTATTCAGAAGACTTAGGTGACTACCAAGAATACCTATTTACAATTATGCTCAGGAAAAATTGAATGAAAATCTTAATTAGCCTATCAAACGAAAAAATAAATAAGAGTAGCGCAACGTTCGGTCCACTTACTGTAGTAGCGAATTTTGCTAACAAAAATATGTACAGTTGTACATGGGCAAATAAGATGAAAAATTCATCTACTATATTGACCAAACTTGGATTTAAAAGCTATAGTGTCGTAGTAACTGGTCCAAATTTGCCTGAAAGTTCTCAAGCTTTTAAAGATTTAACTTCAGCTGCTTTAGGTTTCTTTAGTAATTGCAGTACAGTGCGTTTAGAAGACCTTAATATTGTTAATGGCAGGAAATGGGCAGCGGATTGGATCAAAAACGTAGAAAATGTTTCTACGTTAAATGTACGTCTTGACATTAGAAGTAGAGAGCGCGACAATCTTCATATTCCTGTAACTGTAGGAACTGATGTTAAACGGCGCGGTGTATTACTGTCTATTACTGAAATGAGTGCTAAATGCCGTGTAATGTTATTAAATGCGGATGGCAGCAATGGTAATGTTCTTGAATTGCCAAAAGATCAAATTTGGATTGAATAAGGAATAGCTATGTTTCCTATGGTGCAGCAGTACTTAAAAATAGTAAATGATTTAGGATTAGTTCCTTTCGTTTCTTTAAATACCTCTAATCAAACTTCAGTTAGTGAAGTAAATTCTGTTAATAGATTGACCTCTGTAGAAAAAGACTCTAATAGTCTTTCATTTATACCTCAACTGTGTATCGATCAAGATACTGGATACATGAAAGATGATGTTACAGGCGTTTATTATACTTTAAATAGGCTTTATATAGGAACACGGCCTGTAACAGTTTTCTTAAAAGCTTTAGATATAGATCCAGAACTAGCTTTACCTAGTCATTTAGTTTGCTCTGTCGGGTACAGTAAAAAACTAAATGAATGGGTTGCTTGGAATTTGACAGGTGCCGATTCTTTTTGCAGTCGTGAGGCAGCAGTTTCCTGGGTAAATGAAACATCCAACGTAAACATTGATCGTTATTGTAGTCTTGATAAAATGTTTGCTAGTGCTGTAATCACATCTAGAGTATTTTTTAAAGCCTTGGATTGCTATTTTGGTAACATTACAGAATCCTTACCTGTAGCCGAATATAAAGAGCAGAATCTAGATAAAATTTTTGAACACATAGATCTCGATCTAGATAAAATTTTTGAAAACTGTAACGAAAAAGATTCAGGCGCGTTCAATGAAATGGTCGAGCCTTTACTAGCTTTATTTAAACAAAAAGACGTAGAAAAATCTAAATTTATCTCAGATACTGCTAGGTCTGCAAATCCATTGTACTACCGTATAAGTGGAGAACATAGACAACATAATAGAAATATGCCTAAACAAGCTTTGACTGGTCAAAGACACAGCGGCGCACATTATCAACATAATGTACCAACTGATTCAAACCTAACCAAACCACATACTGGAATAAAAATAGGAATTAAAAGAAGTGGTGATCATGTCCAACATAATCATACTGGACCTACTTTTAGTTCTTTGAATAATGAAAGTTTTGTATCAGAAAGTGCCGAAGATCCAACCAAATATGAATGGTATCGTTATGTTCCAGTTAATGGCCGTAGTATTAGCCTTAAAGGATATCATAAAGAATTTGATCAGGCCAGTATAGATGATACAGAAGTTTACGGTATTAGACAAATTCGAGGCAAAGAAGAATTCTACTTGACCTTTGGTAATGCTCAAGATTTCGGTATACTTTTCAGGGTTCCTACTGCTTTGGTTAATCGCGCTATAAAAAATAGCAAAACATATAAAGGTAAGGTTCCTTTAGGTAGAGCAGTAAAGCCTGTTGATGTAAAAGAAGTGAAGCCTTCTCAGGTTAAAGAAAAAGTAAATAAAATAGTACCAAAAACTGAAAAGCCTTTAACTATAAAAGAACGTCGTGAGGCAGAAAGGCAAAGACTTTTAGAAGAATCTAAAAATAAGCGACTTCAACCTCAAGTACGCGACCAAGTTATACGTCCCGATGGCAAGATTAATTTAAGTGACATTGATGCCATTAATGTTAAATCGCGCGATGTTACATATTTAGGTCTTTACCAACAAAGCATATTCTCAGACGATTACCATGTAGTAATTAATGACGAACGCGATGAATTATATTCAAACATAATGAGTGAAATAACTCGCGGTAAGAATAGTAATCCTATAGCGTATTTATTTCGCGTTAGAACAAGTCAAGATTGGGTAGCCCCATATCTAGGTGTATCCGCTAATAAGATGCGTATGAACAGTGCTATTGTTAAACGGATAATTGCTTCAAATAAACACGAAGTAATTAAAGGCATTAAAAACGTAGCAAACTTTGATGAAAAGCCTGAGCTACCTAAAGCAAGTAAGTTCAAACGTGCTGAACCTATTTATTACGGCAATAACTTTGCCGTACTTTCTGAAATAAAATCTGCGATTCTCCAAGGCTATTTCACTAAAGCATTCAAAGTAACCGATATTAAAAATCGCAAATCTGTTACTATTGACGATGAAAAAGCCAAGAACGATCCGCACTTTGGTATTGAGTCTACGGATACAGATGAATTTATGTTAGTGCTTTCTGCACAAAACAATAATCCGTTCTATCAACATGAAGCAGACGAGATACTACAAAGACTTTCACGTATTTATGGACCTACTATTAGAACTGTAGTAAAAGAAAGTAAAACAAGTGAAGGTAAGTTAATGATGTTCGTGGTTATACGTTTGGCCTTGAAAAAGGTCAGCGATGAACACTTACATAGAAGTAAAGCACTGCATGATCTTGTAAGAAATAATCTAAACAATAAACAGCAAGTGCAGAAAGGCAGCGATTTTGTTGAAAAACTGGACACATTAAAATCTGAATTCAACAAACTTTACAAGAAATATGAACAAGAAAAGATTCAGGTATCTGCAAAACGAAGCCATGAAGAATTGAACTTAAAAACTGAGATCGACAAACTTAAGTTACAACTTCAAGCCAAAGGCACAGCTAATGTAAGACCTATTCTGGATAAGCACGATAAACTTGTTCAACAATTAAGTAAATTGCCTGCTAAATACGACGACATGTTAAAAACGGTTGAAGACATTTATTCGGAAGAAATATCTAGGCACCAGCGAGAGATTCGTGTTTTAACAAAATCACATTCGTTGAACTTTAAAAATCAATTGATCTTTAATATGCCTGTATACAAAGCCAAATTTGGCCAAACCTTGGTTAGTGTGGAGGTTGTTGACTACAATATACCTGACGGCACTGTCGGAGTTCGTATTGTACGTGGCGGTGATAGAACAGTCCATTATATAACAAACTTATATTCATTTTTCGATGAAGAAAAAGTTTTCCCTTAAAATAGTGGGGAATTAATTCCCCACAAATCTTTTCAGGAATTACTGCTATGCCTGAGTCTTCTTTATTGCATATACTATACACAAAAATAGAAAATAAAACTTTAACTTTACCTACTTTGCCTGATGTTGCTGTTAAAGTAATGTCTATTATTGACGCACCTGAAATAAATTCTAGCGATCTGTGTCGTGCTATAAGTAGAGACAGTGGCATATCCATTAGACTGATAAAGCTTGCCAATTCCGCACATTTCGGCCGCAGCATTAAGATAACTACACTACAGCAAGCTGTAGTTCGTTTAGGTTTCAGGCAAGTAAGATCTCTGGTGATTGCTATGGCTATGGAGCAATTATTTATAAGTACAGACTCTGTTATACATAACAAATTGCAAAGTATATGGCATGATTCAATTAGAATTACTTCTACAGCAATGGCCTATGATTTTATAATGCACAGAGGTAAATACAGCGATACTCTTATGCTGTTAGGTACTACATGCAGACTTGGTATGCTTACTGTACTAACTGAAATCGAAAAAACATTTAGCGCCGATATATTCCCAAAGGTTGATTATACAAATTTAACTATTATTGAAAAACCTATACTTCTATCTCTATTTAAGCATTGGGAATTTCCTCAAGAACTAATTAATATACTAGTTAGTTATTTTGACCGTGCTGCTGTTTGTCCGCAATCTTGTGGTTTAATTTATGCAGATAAATTTGGAGATAAAAAATTTGAAGAATGTTCTGAGTTGGTTGAATTAGATAAAGATATATTTGATAAGATATCAGAACTAGCTAAACAATTTAATAGTATTTTGAGGTAACTATGAAAAGCAATTTACTGTCTATTTCCGCAGTATCAAAACAATCCACATTAGCATTTATTAAAATTATTTCCGCTGCTTCTGTTGCATTTATGGAAAATTCGCCTTTATCTTCTTCTATTAAGTCTGATTTAAGATCGTGGAATGCTGATGCTTCTGAATTCATCAAAAGATTTAATTTAGATAAAAAAGCTTTCTCCCGTATCATATCACAGCTGCAACTCGATAAAGTTAATCTTGTTGATGAAATAGGTGACGTAATGGTAGGTGTGCGTGAAGCACATAGATCAAAAGAACTTATCAAAGAACTAGATCTGAGTAAGCTTCATTTGGATTTTTTAAAATGCTTGATAAGTGTTACTTTAGGCGGCAGTGAAACAGCTGTTAAGAACTTATATAAGAATATAAGTAAGTTAGGTGATCCGAAGTTAAGTGCTTTATTTATGCAGGAAACTGAATTAGATCAAAGTGATTTAGTTGCAGAACTCTCAAGATTTTGTAAAAATGTTTTCAAAAAGCCCGAACAAGATCTTAATGTAGAAGATAAGAATAAGTTAAAGGCTAAAAATCCTGAACTCTATAAAGAATATTTAAAATTGTTACGTGATATTAATGAAGTAACCAAACAAGCTGTTAGTCAATTTGTACGTAACTCTGGCCAGCAATTAGTAAAAGCCACGGAACTCGTTAGATATTTGAAGACTAATAAAATCCGATCTAAAGTACCTGAAGGCTTTAATGGCTGGATAGATGAAACAGGTGCTTATTACAACACAAATAAAGTAAAGCTAGAAGGTGCCATTACAGGCAGATTGGAAGCAAATCCAAAATATGATCCTACAACAGATGATACATACGTATTCTTGCATTATCCACTATTTGGATCAGGGCAGCCTCAACGTATCTACACTGTTAATTACAGAAAAGGTAAAGTGAGTAAAAAATTTAATGCTGTAGGTGCATTAATTAAAGATTTACCTGCGGCACGTAAAAAATGGTTACATGAGTTAAAAACTGGAAAACACAATGAAGCAGATACTGTTGCAGCCTTAATTCTTGAATTGATTTATGAAACTTCTGCACGTATCGGAACAGCAGGACAAAGCGGTCAAGGTATTAGTACACTATTAGTCAAAAACTACACAGGTAGAGGCCAAGGTTATTTTACACTTAATTATTTAGGTAAGAGTGGTGTAAAACAGAATCATAAAATTCTGACTAATCGCATTGAAACCAAACTTTTAAAAGAACTGTTAGAATCATTGACTACAGGTAAAAAACCTAATGATTTGATCATGACTGTGAATAAAGGAAGAACCGAAAAACACATTAACGGTACTTACGTTAATAAATACCTTAGATCTTTAGGTGTTGATCCAAGTGTTACCCTTCACAAATTCCGCCATGCCCGAGGATCTATTGTTGCTCAAGCTCAATTAGATAAGGCTCCGTCATTCAAAAATGCTTCGGAAGCAGAAGTAAATAAATGGTTTATTGAAGCAATGAAGAAAGTCGGATCTGAGTTAGGTCATGTTAGCGGCGATAAAGTCACTGCCACTACTGCAATCCAAAACTATATTGATCCGCAGTTAATTAAAGATTGGTTTGATAAAGTTGGTGTAAGACCAGGCAGTGTTATTCAAAATGCACTTAATAAGGCAGGTAAGGATTAATCCTTACCTGAGTATAAACTATGAAACTAACCTCTATTTCTTTTACAAAAAAATCCACTATTTCCTTAGATGCTAAAACATTAATGACGGAAATTGATCGCGCACTAGCACGAGTTGATAAGAATATAGCCGTAGAAAGAAGAAAAATGCAGATATTGAAATCAAAATCGGAAGTGAGCGATTCAGCTAATTTATCTTTGCATGAATTGCTTGGTAACAAACAAGTTCTTTTAAGTGTTAAACTGGCCATTGAGAAAAATGATTTTAAAGATTTAAAATCTATATAAGGATCTTATAAGGTAAATCTATGCACACTCTTGGAACTAATACTGTATCTTCTGCTGTTTCTATTGCATTAAGGACATCAAATAACATAACTGTGGCCACTAATAACGCAGTTCCTATAGTTTGGGGAGAGCGTGATGGTAAACCTGATTTAAAAAGATTCACACATTCCTTGGGATCATTTACTGTAAGTGTTAATCGTAAAGGTAAATATAAAATAAGTGTGAAACTTAACGGCAGGCTTACAGGCAGTTCATTGAGTGTGCAGAACAGAACGGACAATGTTGTTGTTTTCTTAGCAATCAATAATCGGACATACAAACCTTCTTATCTATATGCAAGTCCTTACCAACAAAGTGGTGGATATTTTACTGTGAACGGAGTCATTGATGAAATAAGTTTGAATGCCGGTGATTTCGTTGCACTTTATATATACCGTCTTGTAACAACAGGAACAATATCAATTGCAGCTTCTGAAGCTGTGATGTCAATAGAGCAGACTTCAGAGGAATAAGAATTGATTTCAATAAAAAATAGCTTTACGCAAACTGTTAGATCTGTTCCTTTAAATGTAGCTGTACCGAAACCTGAGGCAGACATCACAGTAGATGGCAGACCTGACTTACCTAACTACGTTGAAACAATAAATTGGAAATTTCCTAACCTTAATGTATACAGCACAGGCGATGAATATACTGATATTGTATTTCCACACAGTCAAATCATAAACAAAGCAGTGTTAGATCAGTACCGACTTCACTACGCAAAACTGCTTTATATTAAACGTAGTTTCGAGCAAGCTAATTTAATGCAGCAAGAAGCAACTGGCTACCATACAATTTCTGACACTACTACATTAATACAAAAAGATGTTTACAGGATGAAGTATGATGATGCCATTGAATACGCAATTAGATACGAACAGGCACAAAGTGTAAATGGAGATGTAAGCGAGGTATATGTACCTGAACTACTTGCTAACGAAAGTTCACTGGTAAATCAAGATCCTTACGAGTTAGCTATTTCAATTATTTCGAATTACAATGCCAGTGATAGTAGCCTAAGATCTTATTTTGGTAAAATTGAGGGCATTAGACGTTTGTTGAAACGTAGAATCTTAGCTGCTGAAACTTTAGATCAGCTAAAAATCATTGAATGGGCGGATTGGCCTATCTATGAACCTACAGCACTTGTAGATATGGAAGGTTAAAATGAAAATCTTTGTTTCTACATCAAATAATGCACATGAACAAGCTGGTAAAAATGTCAAAGTAGCTGTTGCATTTGCTTATAACAAAACAAATAATAAAGAATTGGATATAGTAGTTAATTTACGTAATGAACTCACTATCTACGTTCAGTTTCTTACAACAAACAAAAACATTCAGAGCAATCTTACTAATTACGTTCTTAAGAAAACAGTCGCTGATGAACTTAATGAAAAATTTGGTTCTGATTTTGATGAAGGCTTTATATCAAGTGGCGGTCCTGAAGGTGTGTCTGTTCAATACACAGCACGTACAACCTTAGGAAAGTTATTGAATAAGCAAGGACAATAGGTTATGTATATTTGGATGTCTGCTATCTTAGCTTCTTTGTGTGTGCAAATACCGAATGTATTAGCTATATCAAAATACGGTAACGGTATAATATTAAAAGAGGCAATTACATTATCTTTATTGTGCCTACCCTTTACTTTCGTAGCCTGTATATGCTACATGTATTTTTATTCGAATATCGCATTGAAGATCAGCTACCCTTCAGCTATTTTAATTCTGTACGCACTGAATTTATTGATAGCTACTTTAGTGCAAGGCTTTATACTAAAAACAAAATCTATGTATTTGGTGGATTACATATCAGTCAGTTTGATTTTAGTGGGATTAGTTTTAACAGTATTAAGAGAGCAGATTAAAGGATACTTTTCATGAAACGTATTAGAGTAAATTTGGAGAGTATAAGTGCTTTAAAGCCTTCTCAGTATAGACAATTTGTACGTGGTTGGAAGCCAAGTCAAGATTTTTTAACCATATTTAGAAGAGAATCCAAAGGCAAGTCTCCATTTCGTGTACTAATAAGCCCAGAGCAAAACGCCATTAACTTAAAATCTATTATACCTAAAGAACTAATGGAATACTTGTTAAAAAATAACTATAATATGGACCTTATAGGTTACGTGACGGGCTATGTAAATGATAAATATGGACGAAAACAAAAGTTAGGTAAAGTAATAGCGGATCATCCGAATCTTTTAAATCCCTTTAACTCCGACGAAAGCCGCAAAAAAGATTTGATGGAATTAAATAAAGAAAGTTTTGTCGTTGCCATAAGTCACCACCCCTATGACATAGCAGGTATGAGTACAGATCGCGGATGGACAAGTTGCACTAATCTATTAGGTGAGTATGAAAAATCTGCACCTATGAAAGTACAACCTGAAATAGATAACAAAAGTATAATAGCCTATTTAGTACGTAGATCAGATATTAATATAAATAAGCCTGTGGCCAGAGCTATAGCTAAAAAATTTGTAAGTGATGCAGGTTCCGAGAAATATGTAATTGACGCTGTTTATCCTGATAGAAACCCTTCTCTTATAAATACTTTCCAAAAATGGCTAGATAAAAACATAAATTCAGGTCTGAAAAAAGTCCCGAATGATTTTTCAATGTACACTTTGCCTTTCGGTATGTATTCTGACGGATTTTCTGACACCGAAATTGTTAACGGGTTTTCTGAAACAGCTGACGAAGAACAACTATTAAATTTGTTTCAGGGCATAGAATACTTACCTTCATACTCTAATATGTCAGCTTTTGTATCCGCCCATTACAATAATAAAAAAGCTTTGTCCAAGATAAAGAATGATGATATGTATAGGTCTCAATTAATAACGTATTGTCTGAGATTTTTAGACTTATTTGACACAAACAAGCTTAACAAATTCATAGTAAATTTGTTAACAGATATGTACGATAATCGCTATCCATTTGAGGCCGCTGTATTAATAGCTAAATATTTACCTAGACGCAAAATTACAATACTGTCTCTAGATGAATCAAATAAATTACTTGATAATATGTTTAAAAGTCGAGAAGCCAAAGATTCTATTAACTACGCAAAGCTGCATGGTGGATCTGCCATTAACCTATTTAAAATAGGACTTTTGGCCTTTTTATCTTATGAAACGAAGCCTTTGAATTGTTTTTCACGGTTATATGCAAACTGCCTTAACCCAGAAGATATTTTGACGCCAATGTTAGATAAAAGTTTTGAAATAACAAAAGAGTACGGAAGATTTTTAGCTGCGGCTATAATGGCACAATCTCCTTACGTAGATAAGAAAAAACTATATATTAAACTGTTTCAAGATCCTAAAATAAACTTTAACTGGGCCGATGAATATTCAGTTGTTTTGTTACATAGATCACAGCCTAAAGAAAGCAAGCTAGGTGTAGAACTTACTATCATGACAAATTTATTGAATGACGTGAATGTTAATGTATTAAATGTATACACGGATGTTTTGATAAAATGTATAAAAGAACTTGAGTCGCTTCTTTCGGATAAAACTACAAACGTATTTAAGTACAATCAAAGGTATCTTCAAAATAATCTTAATAGGTTAGAGGTGCTTGGTGATATTGAAGGTTTGGCCTTTCTTAATCTTGTTATCAATCAATGCCCTAAGGTTGACTATTGGCTAAACTGAATTTATAGGCTAAAATATGCGAATATTTATATCACTTAGCTCAAGTATTTACTTTCGAGGTTTGACAGAAAAATTCTCTAAAGCATATCAAGACAAATCTCATATTATTTGGGTAACACCTGACAAAAGCTACGCACAGAACTACACAGAGGCCGAAGGAAGTTTGTTGACATACGATCTTAAACTAGGCACTGCGTTTAACTTTGGATTTAGATCGTTAGATACTAGCGTTAAAATACAAGAAGTTTTGTCCCGCGTACAGCGTGGTATATTGTCTGCTTTCAGAGAAAAGATTATTGATCGTGATTTAGCAATGAAGCTAAATGATGAAGTAATAGATCTAATTGAGAAACATGAGAAAAGTAATAAATATATGAAGGTATGGGAATGGTACTCTAAGGAGAAGAACATTTCTAGCATTTTGTTACGTGCTAAATTTACTCACATAGATGCAATGGAAGGTATTGATAACAATATAAAAACTATTGGCATTCTTGATAGAAACATTATTAAGAAAATACAGATGATATAATAGAAAAAGCCGCTTAAATTGCGGCTTTTTCTATTATACAACTGAGTAAACTATACTGTAACTTCTTTTAATGAACCTTACACTTTCTTACCTATCCACATTGAAGTAAAGCCTGGTAAATCTATTGAAAACTGTTTAGGTAAAAATTCCTTATTCAAAGAATTTTTAAAGTCTTCTCTTTTTTGTTCTGTATCTGCTTTCACAAAATCACCATAAAACAGAATAAGTGAAAGATCTTCAATTGACTGCCTATCTGTCACATAGTTCATATATGAATCATCTAGCATACGTTTTAAAACTAACTCAGGGTGATCTGATGAAAAAACAGTACGGTGGATATCCTTATAAGTTTCCATTAACTTCGGTAGGCGTAAGTGAGGTAGATTCGGCATTCCTACAAAATACATTTTCATTTTCTATCCTTCCATTTTGCGAAGTCGTCAATTTGTTTGAATATTTGGTCAGCACTAAAGTCAAATTCTTTGGAAGGTATTATGATAGTTCCCATTGATGTAGCTAAAGGATCTGCTTCATAGAAAGGTATGAAAAGTCGTGCCTCTTTCTCATACATAACTATCATAAAAACATTAGAACTTAATCTACCTTTAAACCTGCTTTCTATCAGGCTTTTAAGTTTGTTTAACTCTAATAATATACTCATGATTCGCCCTTGTTAATCAAGTCTACTCGATCCATTAGATCTTGGGCTATTTCTTCAGCATCGTTATCATTTAACATTGAGTCCAGTGTCGAACAGAAATCATGAATTTCGTACACAAGGTCATCAAATTTATTATTTGTTTCGTCAAAATTAAAACATGAAATGTGTGCTTCAAATCCGGCAGCTTGTGGGTGGCCACCTCCGCCCATGTCAATTGCAATTGTATTAATTACAACATCATTCTTAGATCGTAAGCTTACTTTACACATGCCTTCACTTAGTATGGTAATGGCTGCACCTATATGATTAGTTTCCGTGAATAGAATATTACAGGCTTCGGATCTAAATGATTGAGGTAAATTTACACAAGGAATTGTGTAGGTATTTCCCGATGTTTTACCTTTGAATGTAAGTAAAAATTTATTTTCAAGTGCTTCATTTAAAAAGCTTTGACGTATTTCTCTGGAAATAGTGCCCCTATCGAATAATTTAACAAATTTCTGATCTAAACTATTCATGTTTACTGTGGCAGCAGCTTCTTCTATTGTGAAAATAGTTTCATAGAAGCCCAACATGATTTCATCTGTACCCAACATCTTTCTATGCCACAAATCTCTGTCTTGTGCGTGACGAATCATTCTAGGTAGGTGATCTAAATAATATTTTATATTAAAATATCTTGTTGCTTTTTCTGAATTAGTGTAGGCATTGAAAAAAGCAAAAGCTAATGCACAGCCACTGTATTCGGTATCAAGAATTCCCCAAATCTTTTTCTCTTGTATAAGATGATTTAATTCCAGAACTCTAGGTTCATGGTGATCAATCAAACAGATTTTAACACCTGTCTCTAGAAGTGACTCAATTGTTTGTAGGTCAAAAGAAAAATCAACAAGGATAAGTAAATCACCTTTACCTAATTTCTTAGGTATCATTCCATATTTGTACGCAACATACTCAATTGGAATAGTTGATATTAGTGTAGTATGCTTCTCAGCAATTAAATCACTTTTTCCTGAATGCCATAGGTAAACACATGCAGCTGAAAGTAAACCATCAGTACAATCGGCATGATAATAAACACTAATATCAGTAACATCGTTCAACATACCTGATTTAATATTAATATTGTTGTTGGTATTCATTCTATTTTCCTTTTCTCCGATTATCCCTCAAACGATATAAATCATTTTCCAGACTTTTCTTTCTAGTTCTTAGGATCTTAATTTCAGATCTTAGTTCTTTCAAAGTTTTTTCATTAGCACTATTAAACAAATTGACTGTATCCTTCAACTTATTTAATTGTGCTAATGTACAAGCTCGATGATAAGAATCTGCATTATCATGAGCAAAAAGATCTAATGTGCATAGTGCTGATCCTGATTCTTCTTTAATCAAAGAACAGTCTATAATAGACTTTAGTTGTTTATAAGATCCTCCTCTCCTTGCCTCAACTGAAAGCACATTAAGGTCCCCAAAATTGGAAAAGAATCTGTGGTATATATCATAAGCCGCCTTTATATTTTCGGTATCTAATTTGGCTTCATTAGAGACAACAGAATAACCTAAAAGGTTTAGAAATTTAGATATTAAACTTACAATAACTGCTTTCATTTTTATCCTCAAAGCATTTTTATTTAGGGTTTTCATTTGTTGCTTGCCTAATGCGATCTTGCATCTGCATTTGTATCTGAAAATCGAAACATGTCTTCAGTTCTTTGATCAGGCTATCTATAAGTTTCTGCCTGTAGTCTTTAAACTTATAAATGGTATGTGAATTCACCATTTAGAAAAGAATCAAAATCTTTCTGCACTTTTAACGCATTTAAACCATTTGCGAATGATGTATTTATTACTCCCAATATTTGGAAGATTTTTTCAAAGTCACAGTTACCTATTCCATACCGTCCATGCACATGGACAAAATTTAACTGAACATCATAGTAAGGCTTGTTCTTAAAGAATTTATGATCTAAGTGATGTTGGCTATTATAGTAATCTCCGTCGTCAACTACACACCAATAAACTGGATTATGTTCGACAACATAATCTAGTATGGCTTTACATCGCCCTTTCCATCCTCCGGTATCGGTCACTACATCTTCGATCTTTAATCCTGTTTCCTTGAATATGCGATCAAATAGAACTGAGTTCTTTTCATGTCTGTGTGAACTGAACCAACTGCTACAGCCAACAACTTTAATAGGTGCGCCTTTATTATGTGCATTGCGTAGTGATCTAGCCAAGTATTTAACTACATCGACATCGACAACATCACCAGGAATAATTCCAACATTAACATTAGTGGCCATTCCATATTGCTTATTAAATACACCATCTATGTCAATAAACAATAATCTTAAGTTTTTCATTCAACTATCTCGGCTTTAATTGAAATATTATCTCCGAGTATAACGGTTTTGCCGTTATGGTGATGCGCTTCAACAGCCCTAGCACCATCAATATCAAAAACAATTTGAAGCCTATGTTTTCCAGTCATAAACTTTTCTATTTGTTCAGGCTTTAATATGGTACTCATTTCAATTTTTGTACGTACTCGGTTAATTATTAAATGTCTAAATTCTTCTTCTACTTCTGTAATATAGTGAAAAGATTGCAATTCCATAATAATCTCCTAAGTCATTTGAGCAAGACCTGATATATTAGGTTGTACTTCTTTTTTCTGCTCTGCAATAACGTGCTGATTTCGTGCTTGAGTTTCTGTATATATTAAAGGTCTTTCTTGATTTTCATTGTAACGTGTAGCCAGTTCACGTAAGTCAAGACCGTAGTAATCTGCTACCAGCAAAGCATCCAGCTTTTCATTACCTACCAGTGCAATAAACTTATCACCGCCCGACCAAGCTATACGCACGGCAACTTTTTCAATTTGCGTCATACGAAAAAGCTGGTCTGTACGACGTTCAACTACTGTTGAGAAAACAATTTTTGGATCTAAGAAACTAAACATTTTGATTCTCACTTATATTAGGTTATAGCATTCAAGTATAAACGCTATCTTTTAATCCAGTGCCAAACAGGTTCTACGAATATTCCGCTTTTATCACTTGCACTACCTACTCGTTTCGCCATTCTGTATCCAAAATGGTGGCCTTGCTTTGCACCTAATTTAATTAGGTATTCATTCATAGGATCGCACAATTTATTTACGGTGTGTCCAGAATAAACGTCACTTATATTAACACATAAATGACCACCTACTTTAAGACTAGCATACGATTTTTCCACCAAAGGAATTAAAAACTTTTTTACCCAAGTACTGCAATCTTTATAGCGCAAATAACTTTGGTCCTCGTCTTTACTATAACGTTCAATATTGAAATACGGAGGACTAGTAAAGGCGATATCAAAATGATTGGAAGGAAGATCTGCTTTTTCAAAACCACTAAAATAAATATTAGCTTTTTGATCCTGCCGTATATATCTACGTATTTGTTTTCTGTAGTTTTCGTGTAGATGAATGTTAGGATCGAAACCTACGTATTCAACTGCACTACTCGCTAAAAATCCTTCAAGCCTGTCACCCCAACCACTACACATGTCTAAAACAGAGCCTTCACGGGCATAGCGATCATATAGTGCTTTAGCCGCACTTGGCCTGAATTGACTAGCTATGTATTTACGCATGGCGATACAACTGGATAATACTTTACTATCAACATGGCTGTTCTTAAGACTAAATATTGCTTTTAACATACTGGCACGAAATTTAGGTGTGTGCCAAACTCTCATAGGGCTTGGACTATTTACACTATCACAAAACATTCGTGCCTGATGGTGGAAGTGGTTTGAAGCTGCATTGCCAACATTAGAGCTTTCTATATATCTGTCTGATAGTATAAACTTTTCACTTGGGTAGCGTGTAACAACTTGACCTAGTTTTAGAAGTTTTTTGGTATTCAAGTCCACTAATTGTTGGTGTGCATCATCTGCATCTTGAAGTGAGGGAGCTTTTAAAGGAAGTGCCAGATTATAACTATCAATTAAATCACTTATAAAAGTAATAGATCCTTCGACTCCGTACTTATCAACTAATCTAATTAAATTTTTGTGATCTATATTAAGTTCGCCGTCATTTATTTGATAATGCTTCATTATATTTTCTTATAGGATTCTCTTAACCTTAATTTACAGTTTAATCTGCTTTACCAATGGAAAAGCTACCTGCCTTTAAATAGGTTAGAACTGACTTTATTTGAAATTTCTTCTACATCGATCTTTATGTAACCCATTACAAGGTCTTCTTGGTAGTCGTTTGCGAATTTACCTCCTATAACACTGATATTTTTTGCTAAGTATCCAGATACAGGCTTCAAAATATATTTCTCTCCCCAAAGATCTGGTATAAAAAACAAATAATGGCCTCTATCTAATTCAGACAAGTGTTTTCTGTTTAACCACTTTACTTCTGTACCTAATTCTTTAATACTAGGTAATGTTTCAATGATTACATCTATTTCTTTTATTTTACTGTACTGAATACATACTTTAACCGAATATAATGTATTTAGATTTTTATTTTTATGTATTACACTAACAAACTCACTTAATTCTGTGAACAGTGTTTTATTAAATTCATAAGTGGAGACAGATTCGTATATTTCAAGTACACGACTCTTTATTTTTTCTATTAAATCTGTTTCAGGCATTTCTGAATAAATTTTACACAGTTGGCCGTTTTCTAAAATCTTACCTTCACCGGTTAAACACTTAGGGACTATATTCATTTTAAAGGATTCTACTCGATACATTTTTCAAGATCCTTGATTGGTGTTGTGTGTCCGTAACATTTACGATAATTCTCTATTAAAAGAGCATCTAATTCTTTTCCCTTCTTTTCTTTTAGAAGAGTCGCGGCCTTACTCTCTGCCTGTAAAAAGATCTCACCTACTACACTATGGACATAACGGACAGTATTTTTATTCATTTAAAGTACCTCGAACCATTTACATTGATCATAAGAAGTATCAGACATCTTGACCCATGAATAACCTAAATCAGTTAATTCTGACTTGGTTTTAATACTATTGAATCTATTGTCAAGTATATATGTACCTTTGTCCGTTTCTGTTGCTACCACACAATGCAATTCTTTTTCTTCGGTATGACAAATGATTAATCTAGAGGAATGTCCTTGATCGTGTATTAATTTGCGTAAAGCAAGTGCAAAGTCTTCACAGTCTCCGCTGAAAGATTGAGTTCCATCATAATCATCATCTGGCAGTACCCACTTTTCTAATATTCCATATTTTTCTACATCACATACATAAGTAAAGCCTTGTTTAACCTTACCGAACAGTTGAATTAACTCATGTTTAGCAATTGGCCTTTTTGTTTGTTCCATTTTTCTTGTTCTCTATCTCTATTTGTTTTTTAAGTAAAGTACATCCAGCAGGTGAAACTACTTCTTTACCTGTTTTAAATTCATTATCGGGTGATGTACCTGAGGTTGTTGCACACCCACATAATAGTATACTAAATACAAATGTCTTCATCAATTAGATTCCAATTTTTACGGATTTCAGTGAAAAAAGTTTTTAGTATCTTTAGCAAGACAAAGAACACTACAACACTTATTAAGATAATCACTATCTTACCTGTTGTTAATTCATTTAAATGGATCATGTTAATTCTACCACTACATTATTTATATCAACGTTCAGTGCTTTGGCTATAGTTTCAACCATCAAAGTTTTTGCTGCCTCATAGACATAAGGATTTAAATCTAGTTCATTGTTTTCCTGAACTTTTTCACGATATCCATTATCGATCATTATGGATTTTACTCGTGATTTTTCAAAGCACACTTTTATTTTATGAGGTTCTGCTTCAATTTCTTCTGTTAAAAGAAGTTTTATACTAGCGTTATCTAACATATTTTACCTTAAACTTTATTTAATACTGTTATATTGCTAAGGGCTAAGACTATTCCATTATCGAAGTCGTTAAACTCGCCAAAATCTTTAGCTTCACTTATTTTAGCTTGCAAAGATTCTATTGTTTCAGTTTTATCGTATAAAAGAGAAGTCATTGCGAAAGCAAAGCCATTACGTTCGTGCCTTTTCTTTCTTTTCTCTCGCCATTTACCGAACATTAATTTTCTCCTGATCTACATAAGATTGTTTAACATCTGACATTTTTACTCTTAGAGTTGGAGCATAACCTTTTATAAGTTCAGACATTTCATCTTCGCAATCTGGATCTAGTGTATACCAAAACTTATCGGCGCGTCCTTTGTTAGGATCTAGAACAACAAGCTTATCGTCTTTATCCAAATACATTATTACGCTGTGATTTCCTGCTACAGTATTTAATGAAGGCACTGTACATAAGTAAAAATATCCATCGTCAATATAATCAACTATTGGATTAAGTAGCTCATGCTCGATACCTAAAGATTTTAAAAAAGTATGCTCATTTACCTTATAGCAATTCTTTTTAAAATCTTGATGAAAGACTTCAGTTATTTTATCAATGTGAATGCCTGTAAGCATGGATAAACTGGCAGACACACAGTTATCACTTAAAGTTTGAATAACGTGTTTTATACGGAAGTCCATAAAATTAAATCCATTTTTCTTCTGTTATAGAATAGGCGAGTACATTACTGCCTGTACAGATGTCTCGGGTTGCCGTATATTTTATGGCCTCAATGGCGTTCTTGCCGTGATCTAATGCAGCTAGTGCAAAATGTTCTCCTGAACCTAAAGTTACACTGCAAGCTAACTTACAGCCATACGGCTGATTTTTGTCTGATGTTCTATGGTAGACTTCTTTGGTTTTCTTATCAAAGTATAATGCAGCACATTCAATAGAGGATTCAACTTGTTCACCATTAAAAATCTGCACCAACTTATTATAGTCAGCTAATTTACCACAAAAGAACCATATACCGTCTTGTGTTTCCACAAATTTGTCCACAGACTCGTCTGTTAGAATTACAGTTTCTAATAGTACTCTTTGATCCACTGCTAATATTTTTGATTTATGATCATACACAACAGTTGTCATCTTATTTACCTTTTAGTAGTTCTTTACAATTACTTCAACAGTGTTATTGAGTTTGTTGTCTACAGCACGGTTAAGAGTGTAGGCTTCACCTTTTGTTCTGAATTCTGGATAAATAACTTTATATTGCTTCATCCACTTAGCCAGTTCTTTATTTTTGTGCCCACGGTGTTGAACACAATTACTTAGGATCCATCGAATACCTAAACCGTCTAGATAATCCAACATACTAAACAACTTTAGATCGTTATCTTTATTCCAATTGCCTTCATAGACATTATCGCCGCTAGCAGAATACGGAGGATCGAAATAAAAAACGTGATTTTTGTCAATTTTCTTAATTGCCTTCTTAACATACTGAAGGTAACAAAGATTATGTAATTTTATATTCTGCAAACGATTCCATATCTCTGTAATATGGGCATCACGCGAATTAGATGGATTTGACGTCCTGAATCCGAAAGGTAAATTAAACTCACCTTCTGCATTAAATCTGATTAAACTGCTAAAGCTATGTTTACTTAATACCCAAAGTCGATCAGGTGTCATGTTTTTGTTACATCGTTGGCGGTAACGATAATAAGCATCTTCATCTTGTGCTTCACGACCTAGCTTGTTTCTCTTTATCTCTGTATTTAAAAGCTTAATAAGCTTGTCTGATTCAGATGTAGTTTTAATGAATTCCATTATACTAAATACATTTTTATCGTATTCATTGTAATGTACTTTCTTACCTTGACCTAAAGCATTAAGTGCTATTACTCCAGAACCTCCAAACACATCATGCAAAACTTTATATTCACCTAATAGACTTTTAATCTGATCAACTAGCTTAAACTTGCTTCCTTGATATGCTATAGGTCCACGAATTATTTTAAAAGCGTCCATCGGTTAAAACCTTAAACAGTTATTTTATGTTCTTTTAAATTAGGTTTATTAGAACCTTACGGTACAATGTTTACTATTTAGTTTCTAATAAATTAAAATATCTACACGGTCAAACCTAATACAATAAACATAATTCCTACAATTAGAATAGCTAAAACTTTAATATACGGATATTTAGATTGATTATCCACTGGAACCTCATATTGCTTTATATGAAAATTTAAGCATCTGGAGAACTGATACCTATTAATTTATTTTACTTCAGATTATTTATTTCCAGACCAATCATCTAAGCCTACAGTAATTGTATTGCCTTTTAAGGAAAGGTGACTGTCGCTCAATGGTTGAAATTCAATTTCGTATTCTAGCAGGTCTGATTTTGTAACCTCATACTTTGCACCAATAGAAAAAGTTTTAAATTTACCGTGAACAATACTGTCCAATAAGGCAGAAGCTTGCAAAACATTTACACTAGGTAGCCAGAAAACTTGAATACGGTTTTTATCGACCTTACCAATCTTTACGAATACGCGACGCCAATATTGATCCATGTAACTTGATCTGTCTTTTCTCCATTTAGATTTACGTACAGAAATGCCGAATGTTCTGTAAACAAGAATTACAACCCTATCGTTAGTATCAAGTGCTTTCTTTAAAGCACTTGGATCAGGCAAACCACAAAATGATACGGTCTTTGGCATTGGTACAGAATCTAATTGATTCTTCCAATTGCGGATAGCAGTATTAATCGACATTTAGTTCTCCAAATAAAGTTTAACATTAAGGAGGTAGTGCATTTTATGTTTGATAGTTACCTGTGTAAATCGAACAGTTTTACGATTTAATTTGACTTGAAGTTTTAATTGTTTAGCTAGCTGTTTGCTTGCATGATCCAAACTTAAATGTTCAGCACTGGCCGTATAAACTTTTTTACCTTTAGGTGCTTTTACATCTAACCCGCCATTTTTACAACCAAGCAAAATACACAGTGCATTAGTTAAATGTTGCACTGTCTTTTCTGAACTATGTACCAAGTTACTTGCGTTAAAAGTGCGTAGAGGATCTGCAAAGTTATTGAATACACTCTCAAATTCGTTTTCGTTTTTAACTTCAATAATGGCCTGAGACTCATTATCAATGGTTACAGGAATTTTATTAGATTTCTTCATTTAATTTTGATTCCATTCGATTTCCTACGTGACAATATGTTGTAAGCTGCTTGCGCGGCCTGTTCAATTTCTTTTGCTACAGTGTGTCCACCTACCGCAGTAGCATAAACATTTTGACCTGCATATACCAGTACGTCCAATACTTCTATAGGAACTAATTCGTATCCTTTTGGAATTAAACCACTGGCACGTAAGGCTGAAGGACTGTAACCTATACTTCGCAGTGGATGATTGACGCTCTTGTAATCTGCACGTTCAACACGAGTAAACTTGTACTGTTTACGTAAACGTTCTTCTTCATCTGCAATTCGTTTGCGTTGTGCCTGATCAGTAAGCTTTGCGTAAATTGATTCAAACTCAGCGGCCCTTCCATACACAAGACCTAGTACATCGCGTAAAGCACCTTCAGTAACATTCAAGTAAATTGAATCTTGAATTTGATCTATGTGACTGCAATTGAAATCCATAAATGGCATACGTAGTAAAGGAAATTCGTATGCGGCTTGCCTAAGTACATCAAACCAAATTTCTTCTATCTGCGCTTTTAGACTTACAGTTATAGCTTCGTGCATTAAAGAAGCAGTACGTTTGGTTATATTTGATGATACAAACATTACGATTGCCGATTGTTCTTTATACGCATTAATAACAACAAGATCGTCTTCGGTAGCCAGTTCAATATCTGAATTACATATTAACTTCGGTTTACTGAACATACTTATTCTCCGCTAGTACAGTTACCTACTACAACTGTATAAGTTTCACTATATCCAGCTTGTGTTATATGGAACTCTATATTTTCAATTTTTTGTAGTACATTGAATACAGCTACAAGTTTACCCTTTACACAAACTTCCGTTATTAACTCAGCACGATCTTTTAAAGAGGATTCTTTAATAGGTGGCTCAGGAAAACCAAGTAGATCCATAGTGAAATACGAAGCAGTAGCAATACCTAGTACGAAAAGAAGCATATAGAAAAAGCCACTAAACATACTCTTTATATCTTTAGTCGTGATTTGTGACATCTAAGCTTCTCCAATTACGTGACATTGGAATTAATTCATGTTCAATAATACTTTTAATATTTGACAGAATTGCACCTAGACTATCAATGCCACCAACTTCGTGCGAGTGTAATCGAATCTTTTGCTTGCAAGATGCAAATTCGAAAACACAGATAGGTACTTTTGAAGGCGTTTCACCAATTTTATAATAAACACTACCTGAAAATGGTGTATCTTCATCATTTATCATTACGTATTTAGTTATAAAGCTTTCTGCTTTTACGCACGAGAAAAAATGCTCTATTGCGTTAACTACTCGCAGGCATTTTTCTTCAAACTTAGCTTGACCTGTTTCTCCATGTTCCCCATAACTATGAATACCTATAACACAGCTACCCCAAGCAATTGTAAATTTTCCATAGAAATGGTGAGGTATTAAAAAGTGAGGATTGAATCTGTGTTCTACTTGCCAGCTAATTGCATTGAGTGAAGGACTAGCCTGCAAAAAACTTCTATTTGAATATTGATTCATTTTGAAACCTCTATTTGAATATTGATAAATTTCGTTACTCATAAGGTGTTGTTTCCTTGTGTGGAGGCATTTTACGAATTCGTTCCGTTACTTTTTCACAGTGCCTACGTGCCGCTAAAAATCCTTTAGTGTAGTGCATTCCGTTATTATAGCAAACATTGTCAATAAAGAATGTTCTACCTGGTCTCATAACTATGTTGTACAATAGATGTGAGTAGATGTGATCACGATGTACGTAATTGCTTTTCCACATACCTTGTGGAGTGTATCCAGATCTTCGTGTGTATAAATTTGGATAGACACCTACAGAAACATAGAAGTTTTGATCTGGTAAACGGAAACCAAACTCTTCGTATAGCCGTTTTGCCATACGATCATTTAGTTCTTTGGCATTTGCTTTATTGTCAGCACAAACATCTTTGTAGATCTCAAGACAATTATCTCTAAATTCTTTTGACCAAGCAGGAACTATTGGCGTGGCCCATTTAACAAATAGAGTATGACGTTCATGTAATTTGCCTTTACTGTCTTTCCAGTCAACTAGGGTTACATAGCTAATGTTGTACGCTTTGTCTTCTTGTCGTTCAACGTATTTACGTACAACAGTATTCCCTGATCTAAATGGGATTGGTTGATACATCAATATTTCCTTTATCAAAACCTGCTGTAGGACACCAAACATCTGGTACAAAAGACCTAGTGCCGTTATACTTTTGTTTATCTAGTTTCTGGACAGGTAAATAAAATACTTTGATTCGATTTTTATCTACTTTACCGATCTTTACGAATACGCGACGCCAATACTGAACAAGATGGCTGCTTCGATTTTTTCTCCATTTGCTTTTGCGTCCGCTGGTGCCGAAATTACGATAAACCAAAATAAGTGCAGTACCGTTGTTTTCAAGTGCTTGACCTAGTTTGATTGGATCAGGCAAACCAAAGAATGAAGTCACTTTAGGTACATTCTCTTTTTTACAATCCTCAATATATTTTTCAAAATTCATTTTTGTCTCCAGAATTAAAGTCTTATCTGATTATAAGATGTTTTTGGCACAAAGTATGGTCCTGTAGATATGGATGGTGCTTATCTATTGTAATGGCTGTGTTGTCACAAGCAGAACACTTTATTCCTTTATCTTTAGCATGTTCTTTATAAATAATTTTGTAAGGCACATATTCATTTTCTAACATAACACAGTTAGATAAAATTCTAGTATAGCCGGATGTTTTAATAGAAAAAGGCTTTAATCTATCTTCTGATATATCAATACGTTTCATGAAATTTCGAAATTTATTTAAAGCCAGTTCGTCTTGCCTTGAACTGTATGAACCTACAAAAAGAGCTACCACAGTATTTTTGTTTGTGGTGTAGTGTGCTATATGGTCATTAAGACATATAACATCCCCCTTAATTATGTTTACTGAACTATCCTCTGATATAAGTAACCCATCAGAATGTAACGGTAGCACATATACAAAACCAGTATTATCTATGTGTTTACCTACATTAGGTTTCCAGCCATAGATTTCAACTATTTTACTGTTCTCTGTGCCTACTACAGGGCCTTTAACTCTGTTTAGTCTTTGACACATATAATGATATCTTAGGCTGGAATAAATTTTATCTGATACTTTAATGTTTCCGACAATTTCCAAACTTAACATAGAGACACCTAAAGAAAAAGGCAAGAGAATCTCTTGCCTTATATTTACAGTTTAATCAAGTACACTAAATTGAATAGTCTTTGATTAATTCTTCAAGTTTTTTATCAAACATTTTTAAGCAGTTTCGAATCTTTTTGGCTTTTGCCTTAGGTTCGTCTTTAGATGCGAGAATTTGACAAACTCTTCGTTTCTTGGCCAAAAGTTTCTCAAGTTCTTCCATCTTGTATAAACTATTCAAAGCATTGAAATGACCTACAGTAGTGTTTTTTGGATCTAGTTCTCTATATCTGTAGGTTAACCTTAGGTCTTGCGTGTATCTGTTTACAGACATTTTATGTATTTTTACGCAATCGACTTTTAAATCCAATGAATTTGCGCGTATTTGCATTGATTGTACAATAGAATTCAATAAACTTAAAAAGTATTTATCTGTGTGTAATTTGCTAAAATCAAACTCTGAATTCTCTAGACCTGAAGCGTAAACTTCTAGAACTATTTCTTTCGCCGTATTTATGGATGTACGGATAACATGACCTAAAATTGTTAGAATGTTAACCATATCCGTAACAGTATTTGTTGCGAATAGAGTTTGCGCAGGATCCCAATCTTTCCAATCCGATTTTTGAAGAAACCAGTTAATCACACCTAAATCTTTTACAGATAAAAGCCAACTATTTTCTACGACTACCTTACATATTTCCAGTAAAACCTTATAAAATTTTCTAGCTCTGTCAATGAATGCTGCTGTAATAGGCTGTCCTTCATCAATTTTTAAAAAAATTGCCATTTCAGCAATTGCCTTTTGTGTATGGCTATTAACGTCGATCAAGCGTTCAAGATCATGAACAAAAAGATTTAATGTGTATAATGCTGACCATGTTTGTTTTTGTTGTACGCTCGATAATTGCGTCACCAAAAGATTTTTGGACATTCCTTTGAAAAAGGAAACGTTGCTTCCTTCTAAGGTACTAACGACATTATTATATAAATTTCCACGTAAACGATAAATACCTACATTCAAGTAATCATCATTTATTAGTGGAAAGCTTAAATCAGTATTTTTCACAGCATCTTCAGTCAAGTATTTACTATCATACTTGTTAGACATCTCTATAAACAATTTTGAGAAAGATTTAGTTTCGCCTGCACACTTAGCTTTATATGTTTCTTCAAAAACTTTCAGGAAGATATCCATTATTGGTCTCCGTTTGAACTATCTAAAGGATCTATATAATCTACACCATTAACATGATAAATCTCTTGATTACCAGAAAACCTAGATCTATGTTCTGTCCAGCTGTTTATAAGATGTTGGTAATCTGCTCTTGTTCTTAAACGTTTAAATCGTGCCTGATCAATTCTTTGTAAAGCACATGATTTGTCAGGGAAAATCAAAAATCTTTCTTTAGAGTCTGTATGTTCAATTAAATATACTTTGTCAGTACCGCAAAAACGCTCACTAATTAAATTGAATCCATTAGGTTTGGCAAGAACATATTCTAATCTATGCGAAACCATATTAGACATTTTAGAATAATCTACGTTGCCGTCTGGTAAATTTAAAAATACATCTAAGGAGTGAGACTCGACGACGGCTAAGCGATACACAAAGTATGGTATATTATCACTTGTAAACTTCAGATCAAGTTTTGCATAGCCTGAAAATTCTGTTTGAAGAAATTCGTAAATGTCTTCCTGTTCATTAAGTAAGGTAGATCTAAAATTAATTAACATACTACATTCCTTGTGGTGGAATACGGATTCGGATTTTCAAAGGACCTTGCATTAAATTGTGTTCATTACTACCAACTTCTTCTGCAAGAAATCCTCTACGTTTTATTTCTTCGATAGTTTGGCGAGGTAATAGAGCTTTACCTTTTACTTTTATCACAGGGAAATTTAGCTCCACCCCTTTTTTAAGATCATGAATAAAAGCTTTTTCACGTAACCAAATATCTATTTCAGTCGGCTCAATTTTAACTTTAACTTTACTATCTAAATAACTAGATACATCTGATAAAATTGGATCACCTTCATTTTCTTGGTATTCAGCTTTGGAAATCTTATCACCTACTGATTCAAGTGCCAAAACTATTTTATTGAAAAAGTCGCATTCTTTGCCTGAGATAATATCAGCGTACTCACGGCGATCAATGACGCCGTTTTCATGTAACGCAGATGCCATGATTGATCTGTCGTATATTTTCATATTCTCACCTATTACATTAGTTAATGTTCACCAATAAGCTGGCATTTATGCCAGCCTATGCTGTCAAAAATCGAAGCAACACTGATCTATTTAAATGTTATTCCATTAATCTTTAGAATATTCAGGCTCTACGAGATCTAATTGACCTTCACTAGTAAAGCTTGCTAGTTGTTCAACAGTTGCCAAGGAAATAGCGTATGATTTACTTGGAATAATAATGAATTGTTCGCCATTACTTTTACGTGCCCAAAGATCAATGTAGTTACCTACTACATTCTTATAATCTAAGCCTTCAAAACCTTTTGGTTGTTCAATAGTTAGAACACGCTTAAACTTTACTTTGTCACCGTATTTAGCTAACAGTTGTCTGTACTCCAATGATTCGTCATCTAAATCATATTGGTGCTGTACTTCACTATCGATCTCTAACACAAGTTTGTGTGCGCCGCGTTCATTGACAATTGTTTCCAGTTTTACGATAGGATGTTCAACAATTACAACAGCTAAACTCCAAACGTAAAGTGGTGATTTTGTACCGCGACCTAAGAAAAAAGAAGATAATATACTTGAAGGATCTTGCTGGTCCCAACCGACACCACTCTTGATCTCGCTTGCTTCAACACTGTCTACATGCAGCATGAAGTTATATAAAGCTTGGCGGTATTGTTGTTCGGTTTCGTCTTTTAAAGGTTGACGAAAATTACGGCCTGTTGCGCAATTACGCAAACTTTCAAATGTTGGAAAACTCATTGGCATAATAATTCCCTCAGATAATTGATTCTGGACTGTCATCAATCCAGATATTAAAATTGTAATCAAGTGATTGGCAGAAAGCACGTTTTTGTTTCATGCCACAATAGATTACACTAATGTTTTTACGATCACATAGATCAGTAATATCACTGTTATCATCCGACCCTAAACAATCTTGACGATCATGACGGGCAGTAACTATTACAATGCTATGTCCTGCCAGTTTCACACTATCAATGAAATTGTCCCATACTTCAGGCATTGCAGTATATGTTTCATCGAAATCTAATGCGATCATTACCATAAACTTTTTCCTTAATTTCTTTTCATTCTACCAAATTGTTGTTGATAGTCACCCATTCTGCATTCGGTTGTATATTCTGTAGTTACACCTTGAACTTTTGGTTGTCCTGATTCACCACACTCCACAGAATAATCTACTTCAGTTCTGAGCATTCTTAAATCTGTATTCTTGACTAATGGAACCTCTACACTTATATGCGCAGGAACGGAATTAATTCGGTGCCAAGAAGCTAAAATTATTTCATCTTTTGCACAAACTGTTTCAGCTTCTATCCAAAATAACGTATCAATCTTACCCATTAAATAGGCAACTAGATCGCATGTAAAAGACTTTTTGTTTTTAGTGTTCCAACCAACAGACATGAACGTAACACGCGACCAATTAATTGTTGTCTTGGATTCAACATACTTGCGTAATTGCTTCAAACTATTTGGTTTAGATGCTGAATATTTAGGAACTAATATAATCAGATCTTTAGTTCCATATAGTTTGTTAATGTCTAAGCGGTTGAGTACACGCACTTCTTTGTTTTCAAAAGCAATAACTGAATCGAAATCAATAAAGTCTGCAATGTCGTCAGCTTGATCATTTTGAAGAGCAGTCCACTGACGTTGTAATTCATCGGCCATAGCACTAGAAAATGCCTTAGTCGATCTGTTCAGTTTAAGATTATTGGTAAATGTTTGATCAACTAGCCGTTTAATCTGGTTTAATATAAGGGTTTCAAGTTTGTTCATTAACCTACTCCAAGTCAATACGGTTTGTTTTTTGATCTACAGGCAACGAATATTCAAAATAACCACTTTCATCACAACGACCATAACCCGCAGTAGTTAGTTCGCAGATACCTTGACTAAAAGTTGGTTTTTTACCTTGCTTGTACCATTCAATTGCCTGTAATTTATTTTGTTGCCAAACCTCTTCAGGAATATCGCAGATTGAAAATGTCATACATGCCTCACAAATCTTTTACAGCCGACCTTGAAATATAAATCAATGCAACTGACGCAATGGCCTTAATTCTTTTCCATGTTTTAGATAACATCTGAAAAGTTAAAAAGTTTAGAACGTAAAAGGGCCAAGAAATAAAGAAGTTGCAGATAAACCATTTATTATCTTTAGGCTTTAATGCCAATGAAGTTCTTAGATTTTCAACCAACGAATTAATTGCTTCTTCATCTGTAGATCTCTCTTTGTACGGAGTCAAGTAATCAATACTTTCCCCCAACACAATGCAATAAATATTTAGCTTAAGTAGTTGCCGCCTTAAGTTATCGGCGGCTTCTAGGCCAAGAAATGTTTTCGTTCCAACAGCTTCAGGACTATAAAGAAGTTTAGACAGATCTATATTTGACTGCGAAAATACAATCATAGGAATTATAACTTCTGTTATATCATTTTCCATCTGACCTGCTCTGTCTTTAATGAACAGTACGTCAAAATTTAAATTTCTTGTAGAGTGTTCAGGCCATAAGCCAACAAACTTTTCATTTAGAAAGCAGCGAATTCTATATTTATTGCCTGAGATAAAGTTTGCTATGTCCAATTCAAGACCATTATGTAGACCTAGATAATCGACGTATTTGTTTTTGTCACTATCTAAAACTTCTCTCAATTGTAACTGCATTGCATTTTCTGAATCAAGATACGGATGGCAAGAACAAAACTTAGCAAATTCTGGCGTTAGTTTAGAATACAATTCGTTTAACATAAAGCGTATGGCAGTGACTAGCTTGACATCTACTTTTGTACGGGACTTAAAGAAACTATTTAATAGGTCAGAATAGCTTTTAGCGTAGTCCATATTTAAACGGAACCAATTAATTAAAGTGCTGGCAATCGCTACGCCAATACAAACAGATAAGACTGTAAAATCTGTTGCATTATACTTATGTAGTAGGGAGTAGACAAGTAAGTAGAATAAAGTGGCCCAAATTACAATAATTGGATGTACCCCCTCATTCAATGTCACACGAATCATAGGATATTTTAATTTTATTTTACCATAAAATAACTTATCCTCTTCACTTACATTAATGATTTTATTTATGTGATCGCTAATATTACCTACAGTAAAGCAACCAAATAAAGTAATAATTCCAAGCAGTATCCAAGTTACTGAAAGTGACATTAGATCTGAGAAGGCTACAAGTAAGCCAATAAATGTTGTGTACGCTAAATTAAAAATTTCCATATTTACTCCATTGATTTATGGTGTTCTATACACTGTTTTTCTGTATCAAAGATTAGATCACGGCCTTGCAGTTGCAAATCTACTTCTAAGCAACTTGCTAATCTTACATAAGCATTGTCCTTACCTTTAAGAAGCATGTGGCCTGCGCATTGTTTCTTATTCTTTCGGTGTTTATGGCAAACGAAAGAATCTTGTTCAAGAATCAAATCTATCGAGTTATCTAGCCAACCACCTAAAGAATCTTTTCTAAAGGGGCAATTCGCACAAGGCGCTTTACAGTGAGTTGCTTTCATTGTAATTACTCCAGCAAAGATTTACATACAATCTCTTTTTGTTCCCACGTTATTTTAAATTTTTGATTGTATTCAGTATAGTCCATAGGATTTTCTACTTTAGTAGATCCGTCCCATAGCTGCCTATTGAATTGATTGTGCCATCCTTGTGTTCTAGGTTTATTGTCACGATAAATGTGACGATATTTACCATCAACAAACTTATCTGGAGCACAAGCAGAACAAAGCGCCATTCCATTAGGAAATGGTTTGTTAGTAACTGGATTAACAGCTAGTCTATTATTTGTGTCACGTACCCACCAATTACCAAGTGCTGTATTTTCTACGCAACCACAATTTTCGCAAATATACATAGCCATCAGTAGTTATCCTGCAAACGTTGACGTTCAAAAGGTTCATAGTAGTCCGTAATAAACGTGCTAATATAACGACTACGTGCCGCTTTAAGATCATTTACGTAATTGGCAGGACGTAGCTCTAACGCACTTACGTAAAATTCAGTATTGTATTTTCCTTCCGTTGTTTTTATTTGTGTTATATCAAACTTTTTGAAAACACGTTGAAAGAATGTAGCAGTTTGCGTACTGTAACAATCGTTTGCAAAAGGAGTCAACTTTGTGTGATTTGTAATGGTATCAGATTTAGAGCCATGCGATCTAACACATTTAAAATAAAGAATTGGCCAACCGGTTATACGGTATGTAAGATCCAAGCAATAAGCTTCACGTAGTGCAGCAACAGTAACGTGTACGTCAATATCACCCAACACATACATCATCAATACAATACTTACGGCCGGACCGCAAACTGTATCAACACAATTAATTAAAAAAGTCTCATGCAGGTCTAGTTCGGCTTCACTTGATTTTGTATCAAGGAACTCGAAGATTTTAAACTCACGTTTCTTTCCAGTGCCATTTTGGCCATAAGATTCTTTTAGACAAGGCTGAAGAACTTTAATGTTATCCAGCGTATAAAGAATAAGTGCGTTAATCTTAACAAGCAAAATGAATGAATCAATTTCATCAACTTTACTATCGCCGTATGATACTTGTACCTGTACATTACGAAGAGTATTTAATTCAGTTAAACACACATTTAATAAAGATTGTTTAGCGATTTCCAACTTATTAACTGAGACTAACTTCATGGCTGCTCCTGTATTGTTCTGCCTGTGTAACGTTCAAAATGACCTTGGTTCATTATTAAAATAACATGCTGATTATATTTACGTATTAGCGGTAAGCTTTTGGTAAGCACCTCAAGTATCTGAATTACATCAAAATATGATTCAATTCCATGAACAGAATTCAACTGAAAGACATTCGGCCTTAGTTCTAATGATTTTACAAACATTAGTCAGACGGACTTCCTGATTGTCGATAAGACCTTGTATTGTTAAACGACAAAACAACATAAATACATCAATAGCCATTTTTTCATCGTGGCCTTTTGCTAAAAGATGTAAGAATATTTTCTGATCCATTTTCAAGATACCTACACGTCTTTTTCTTAAAGACGTTAGTAAGATTCCGCCAGAGTTTAAATACGATACATAACCTGACCGATAAGGCTTGTGTATGAATTCACCTAAATTCTCTACATATAAATCATCTTTGTTATCTTTTAGGTAATCCAATAAATCAGTAACTGCCTTAACTATTAAAGGTTTTGAATGTTTTGATTCACGTACAAGTGTTGAAATTAATTGCTTTTTCATTTTTCACCTTCTTTAATCTTAGGTAAAGATCCGTCAGCTGCAAGTAAGGCATGTAGATCCAGATAAAGTTTTTGCAGTAACGGCCTTAATGTAGGTGTCAAATTATTTTGAAAGGTTGCACTGTTCGTCTTTAATGCGTTGGATGTTTTTGCTTTGGTCAGCAAAAAAGTTTTCAACAAGTTATCTATAGCCATTTTAATCAGACCTTTTGGTTAATCGACTTAATGGGATATAATACTCGGATTCGAAGTTTTCCAAATATTCTTGTTTGCATTTTTTAAGCTTATGTTCATATACATAGCTATTCTCACTTTCCAAAACGCTTCTTAGATAGCTTTCGTAAGGTACACCTTGAAAAGCACCTGTACCCAGTAAATCAAGAAAGTCATTTGAAGGCGTCATGCAGTCAAATTCTTTAAAGCACTTTTGAAAAAACAAGGAAGTGATTATAGAGAACGTATCTGTTTCGAAACTTTTCAAAATGAATGGCTGCTTAGTATACTGAATATCAAAACCTTGTTCTCGGTAAATATTGTCGTAGAAGTAGGCTTCCGCCAGTGCATCTACTGCCACATCACTTTCTATGTCACCCAAAACAAATAAGATTATTACAATACTTGCCATAGGGCTGTGCAAGGTATCAACACAATTTATCAAATGTATCTCAGCCAAATTAAGATCAGGCAAAGAGGCTTTTGATTTTGAGGCCAAAAGATTGCAGATTTTAGGTAAAGATTTGTTTGATATGAGATGATGTAACTCAGTTACCTTTTCCAGCGTATGAAATATAAGGCATTGTACTTTCAGTAATATTAACAGGTCTGAACCCGATATTGCCGGACTTTGATTATATTCTTTACGTGCTTGGTTGAACAGCATTTGAATATCCACAGATTTTAATTCATTTTTAAAATCTGCAAATACATTATTGATTACTTTCATGGTCTACCTCTTTTTGATCTGTCTTTGAATCCAGTGTAATCGTGACACTGTAACCTGAGAAAATTGATAACTTTTAATCTTAGCCTGTTGTGGGTAAACTCTTTACCTACTTTACTGTAGAAATATCCGTGAAACCAACTTACCTTTGCATCAACGTTAAAGAAAATTTCAGCAAAGGTTCTTTTTTCGAAGAATAGTACTTTGTCGCGTTTTTCAAAAGTGTCTTCAATTTGAGTAGTACGGCTAAAACAATTTATTAGATTTATTTGGTAGCTATTACTATCTGTCTGAAAGAAATCAATGCCTTCACAAATGAATTCAATAAAAGGCAAAACTATACCACTAGAGCTTAGATGTAAACAAGTTCTTTTCCAGACATCGAAAAATTCCACAACACCCAGTTCAGTTTGAATTGAAGCAAACTCTAACCTTTTTTCGCTTTTCAAACCACAAAAATATTTACTATGGTTTTTACTTTCAATGTGTCCATCCACATTGAATTCGAAATCATTTATGGCAACAACACCTATAAATGAATCGCCGTCAAAAAGTTTGATTGAATAACCTAGATCGGTTTTTTCTATGTTAACGTGCATACTTACCTCAAAAACTTACCTTGAATCCAGCTAAATACCTTGATAGGTATTTTTCAGAAAGAAACATACCAATATCCTCTTTTATCATGTTATGTATATCGAATATAGGGATAGTTAATTCAGATTTTCGCAAAGAATCTGAATTTAAACATTCATTAATATGAATCCATTCACCTGGGATAATACAGTCTAAATGTATTGCCAGTAAGTTTACTTCTTCCAAGTTATTACAGTTGTCTACCATAGTAGCAAAAGTTTTACGTGCTACATAAAGTTCATCTTCATATAGGACAGACAAACTGTTAGCTAAAGCAGGTAAGAACGTTTTATTATTGATGATTGAATCGATCAATTCAGCCAATGAAAGCACTCGCATAAATAACTCAGCAGCAAGCACTAAAACTTTTTTGGCTATTTTTAGATCGGTTTCAGGAGAAAACAGCTCTAAATTTTTTGGTTCATCTAAATTTTTTGGGTGATTTTTTTGGTCTACAGGTGAAGAAGCTTCACCTGTAATTGCATCTACTGGGACTTTACAATAGAAGCCGCTGACCAAGTAAGGCGGGTATTCTGAAGAAAATGTGATATCAACTTCAGAAAGATCGATTGATTTAATGTGATCGGCGATGCCGCCGTCAAAGACGTGATTTGTATTCATAGAATCCTCTGCTTTATATGCAATGTCTTGGTGTCAAGCACCTTAATTTAATACACTAACAGTTTCTATAGGAATCAATTCAAGTGTCTGACTGATACCTACTTCTTTATCTAATTTTGATTTACCTTTCTGGCTTATCAAAATTTCTCTGCCTAACACCCCAGCAAAAGTTGTTCTTACCTTTAAACCGTTTTCCTCTAACTCCACCAATTCATAGGCTTCGAAAACTTTAACGATTAAAATCTGCCTTACTTCACTACTTGAGTCATTGACTAAAGCTTGTCTTCCTTCAGCAGGCTTTAGATCAGTTAAACATCCTAACACCCCAATTGAGTGTGTTGTTGTTTCGTGGTCTGAAAGTGCGTAATTATAAAAACTTTTTAAATCGCAGGCTTTAACATTAAAGTTCTTGCAAATTTCATTTATTGTTTTCGCAATTTTTAGAATGTCTTCTGCAAATGAAGACTCTTCTTCATTCATAGACCTATCATCTAGACCTATATCAATTTGCGTAGGTAAATTCAGTTTCTTTAGCTTTTCTAAAATTTCCGCTTTTTTGATTTCGGCGGCGTCCATGCTTAATGGAACAATACTTTTTAATTTATACAGGCTTTTCATAGTAATATCCTTAATTTGAGAAAGTAACGTATTCGATTGTTAATATTTACAGTTTAGATTTCAATAGCTTGACCTAACTCAATTAAACTAGTCCAAGCTGTCATTGGTTCACCTACATACGCTTCACCTGTGTTATCATCGTTGGCAGGTGCGCCCATGATACAAATCGTTTCATCGGCTAAGGATAAAAACAAATTGCCTTCAAAGTTTGTGTTAAAACAGTTGTTAGCACGATCAAAGCGCAGTGTACAGATCCAAGATCCTTGATCAAAAGGTAGGACAAAGTAAAGATCTTTTTTCGGCACTTCACCTGAAATACGGATGATGTAGTTATTACCTGTGGAGGACGAAGTTAATTTAAACTGTTTGAATTTTGCCATTTTAATTTACCTATTAAAAGTATGAAATATGTTCAGGTGCAATAAAACCTAATACGAACACTATGATTAAAACGTACACACCGAATTTATTTAAAAAATAATCAGCTGCCTTATAACGCTTAGCTAAGTTTGATAACACACAAATGGTTAAAACGAGTAAAGCAAAGCCGCAAACTAAATTTGGCAGTGCTTGCCATACAGCATAACCTACAGGACTTGTTACTACTACAATATTAGGATCTTGCATAATAAAACCTACCTTAAAAAGTTTAACCTACTAATTGCCAACGTTGATGAATAACACAACGTTCCCAGTTACCGTAAATTCCTATTTTACGTGCTGCCTGTATTACTTCTTCGTAATCAATTTCTTGATTAATACCATTAGAAATACGCTCTGCGTAAACATTGTTTTTGCACTGAACAAACTCTATACCGTTTTGCTCATAAATTACTTTACGTTGTGTCTGCATGTCTTCCCTTACTTTCTTAGTTTCTTACGTGCTTGCTTTTGACATAAGCGTTTTTTACGGATAGCATTCAATTTTTTCTTTGACTTTGTTAAACGTGTCCGTTCTGCTTGGTCTGAATAATCTGAATCCTTGTCCTGACAGACATCTGAGGAATAATGGTCGGAAGACCTGCTCTTGTAATCCAGATAATCTGATTTAATATCGTCACAAGTTGAACTATTTCGCATCATTCACCTACACAATTGCTGAAAAATTTTTCACTACCTTTACTTCCTGTAGTCCATGAAATTTTCGTTCCAAATTCTTTTTTAACTTCATTAATTAAAATTCTACCGTAACCCTTTCTCCTGTAGTCAGGCTTAATAAAAATTGATACATCGCAGCAAACAGGATCTGTTTTTCTATTCCTAAACTGCGAGCGAAATTTACGAACAAAAATAATTCCAATCGGAGTCGTATCACGGAACATAATGTGAAGAGTTAAAAGTTTTGATACTCGGTTTTCCAGAATATCTTTCATGAATTTACTAAGCATCCAACCGCGCACATAAAGATGGTACTTTAAACAAAGGGCGGCACCTTCTTTTAATGTGCTTCCTTTTTCCGCAGACCCTGTAAACTTTTTGATGGTGTAAACAGATTCCTTAGGCCATATAATTGGCATACGTGTGTATTTTGTATCATAACCCATAACACAATTCCCTTAACTAATTAAACGTATTATACCAAATTTTGGTAAGCCAGTAAACACCTAATATTGACACACCTCGTTTAGTTGGCTTTAGTTAAGAGGAAAATTTATCTCTATTTGAGGTATGATCTTCAACGAATTTTTATCAATACGGATTGTAATAGGTGTATTGTTTGATAATAAAGTAGCAATAGCATTATCCTTATAAAATTCTATCCGATCAGAACAATCAAGATCTAATGTTGCATCATTCCAATGTGCAGCACCACATACTTTTAAATGACTAATAGAAGTTTCAGATTCTTCAATTTTTGAAGGGATTAAAAGTAAATTCTCGCCTTTCATAACAGCAATAGTTACCAAATGCAGAATCTTGTCGTAATCATTGTATTCGTGTATGAACAAAGATGTAATTGCTTTAGCTATTTTGGGTTCGATTGGATCTTTCGTGGCCTGTACAATAACTTTTTCAACTACTGTAACTTTGTTAGGTGTATCTATGTTGTTTTTATGTGCGTAAATGTTTAAAAGTGAGTCACCATATTTATCTAGCAAACTATAAATTGAGGCACCTAAAATAACACATATCAAAGCGACAGTTGAAATAATTTTAACTATTCTATTAACCATAAGTTTCCTAAATCTTTAGCAAGTTAATAATAAGTAAGTCAAGTTTGATTTATTGACTTTATTTAAAATCTCTTTTAAGAACCAATAAAATATTAGGATCTAATTTAAGTCCTTGAGGCACTAAAATATTTTTATAGCAAATCCCTACATGTAGTCTGCAATCGTTGGTTTCGATGTTAAAAATATTATCAAGCAAAAGTGCTGTGTGATCAGGTGCCATACTCAACGCAATCTGGTTGAGTAAAATTTCGCGATCTAAATTTTTTAGGTTATGGATTTTGTACGATTTTCCAAGAACACCTGCAATACTTAACAGCATATAACGGAAAGCAGCAATAAAGTCCACATCCAATGTAATGCAGTGACTATTAAACAACTTCTTAAAATCGTAAACTATTAAATTTTCTTCTTTAGCATAAGAATCTAGCTTTAGATTAAAGCTGTCTTGTATACGTTCAATGTTAGCTACGCTATAAATTTGACTGTAAAATTCTTCACGTCTATACGCATAGAATGGATTTTCGTCATCATCAGGTAAATGAGCCTCAGCAATCAAAACTTTAGTGAGTTCTTTTTGTAAGTAACTTGAAATCAAACTTCCTTTGACGCTGTTAATGTTTCGTATTAAATCAAAACACTGTCTTTCATTTACTTGATCTACTCCGATGCCGTTCTGCCTTAAATAATCCAAAGCAGATTGATCGCGGTAATCATCGACATAAATTACATCCGTGATACTTCCAAAATTTACAATTCGTTTAGCACAGTTAGGGCAGGGACTACTCATTACAAAGATAACGAGTTTTTTATAAACACTTAAATCAAGTGCCTTAAGTTCTGTAAGATTCTTTAACTTATTTAAAGCGTTTTCTTCGGCATGAATAACTGTAGATAATGTTTCACCATTTTTTTCAAATACGTGATCTTCCCCACTGGCAACTCCATTACATCCGTCACTTAATATTTGCCAAACTCTCCCTTTTAAATGGCCTACTATAATACTGCCCATTTTCTTTCTTGTTACTCTAGATCTTTGAGCAGCTGCATACATATCCGGTAAATACGTCAACAACTCTTTATGTTTCTTTAATATCATTGATAGTTCTCCAGTTAATATCTTTAGGCTATGATTTTAAAATACAAAGGCTTTGTATAGGTTAAAAACCTGAACTTGAAGTAGAGTTCAGTATTTACAGGTAAAGCCTCCGGTTTTTTGGATCTAGCTAATTGGGAAATTTCATTTGAGATGGTTAAGGTATCTTTACCTAATAAATCTAATAATGACAACTTAGTGGCCACGTCAAAAGGACTTTTAGTTGGAGATCCTACAATTCTGTGGAACTCTTGATCTAGGTAATGGTTGTGTAGGGTTTCAACAAGTTTCCCGTGCTGATCTAAAAAACGCAATCTAGCGTCGGAGTCACCTAAAGTAGGTAGGTCAAATGATAGTTTAAAATTTAACTTTTCCATTTAATATTCCTCTATATGAAGGATCTTGATCTATCATGCAACCACTTTTTATGTACTGCCTTACCTAGTTCAGTATTAAATTCTACATTTAAAAAGAAATCATACTGAGACTTTCTTGCCGCATCACAGTCCTGTGACGTTACAATTTTTCTTCCCGTAAATTCAAAATTAAGTCGATTTAAAATTTTATTAGAGACTTCAGAATTTGAATGCAGTGCGTAAAGTAAATCTGCTTCACGTAAACAAATTTTTTCTAGTGTATCCGGCACTTTATGTGAATAAGGATATTGAGTTACCTTGATTAATTCTTTAATTTTTTCACAGAAAGCTTTTTCTGATTTTTTAATAAAAAATTCATCCACTACAGAGCAAGCTGCTTGAATATTTTTGTCATCAGTTTCTGCCCCTAAGCTGTGCAAGGCATCGTGACAAATAGCCGCACAAATAAGTTCATAAGAACGTTTGCCTTCGAAATAGAGGTTATACAATCTATCAGCTAAGATCATTACCATGATGGAATGTTGATGATTGTGATAGTGATCAATTGAATTTCTCAATTTACTTGTCACAACATGCTTGATAAATCTTAAGGATTTCTTATCACCAAATTTTAGACTTTGGTAAAACTTTTCGTATTCTTTATACTCACCATTAAAATAAATTTCACACTCACGCCATTCGTTAAATAATCTAATTAGATTTCTTTCGGTTTCAGTTAACGTTAACACAATGTTTTCCTTACTTAAATTTTAGAGCTAATGATCCGAAGTTCTTATAATTAAGTTCGCTAGTATCTTTCGACTTAATGGCACTAGCTAACTGTTTAATGTTTTGAACAGCTGCATCACACGATGCAATTTTTACAAGAACATGATCACGTAATTTTGCAACTGCTTCCACAAACTCTATGTTTTCAGTTGCTCTAGCCGTGCAAGGCAAATCTGTCATAGTATTTGACAGAGCATATATAAATCTCAAATGTTTCAGTTTTTTCAATTCTATCTTTCGTACAGCAAAAAACAACTTTAAATAAGCTTGAGTTTCTTGTTTATTATGAAAATGATTCATACTACACCTGTTGGTCTAAACATGAAATATAGCCGTGCTTTATTTCAGCACCTAAGTCAGTGAACATAGTTAAGTTACGTATATCAATGTCAGTAAAGTATGTTTTATCTGAACCTATCCGCATATCGTATACGGCCAAAGCGTCGGCCAAACATTTCTTTTCTAAAGTATCTACGTTCTCTCTAGATAGAACACAGTTTATGCAATCGAGAATTTCCTTGATAAAAGATCTCTTAACACTATGCAGAGCAACTTTAGTATAATAATGAAACAGCCTACTATTAATATCAGATAAATCAAAATTTTTAGTTGGCACACAAGAAGATACGATAGTAGCTGAAATTATTAGGCAAGTACTTGCTTTATAAGAAGGGGAATACTCGTCATATAGTCTATCTGCTATCATTAAAACTTCTTTCATTCGCATTTCAGTAAACGTCAGGTCGAAAACACTTTTACTCTTAAGGTACTCGACGCAATCCGTTGTATACCTATTAGATCGGCTACTTAGGTTCTGCAAAAAGATTTCGAATCGTTCTGGATTAGCTAAGGTCTTGCGCCAATTCAGATACATTTTGATTGTGTCCGTCATTTATTTTCCTTAAGATCAGGGTAAAGCCTGTTAAAGATTTGAATAGATTCTCTTCTTTTTTCTTAAACCAGAATCTTCGCATCAAACCATGCCTGTCAAGATCTTTGTAAATCTTTTTAATTATTTGCCGTTGTTCATCGACCACTGTACTGATCGTAGAAGATACTATTACACTGCCTTTTGGATCTTTTAGTGTGTATTCGTAAATCATTTAGGATTGCCTTCAAATAGAAGTTTTCTAGCCTTTTGATCAAGGCCATCATTATCAATATGTAATAAGATACCAGGTCCAGGAATCCAACGCGAATAATGATCACAAACAGGACAGTTACAAATAGAGGAACCGTCGTCGAGATTTTTGAATTTCCAACCTTCTGTTTGCCAATCCTCTATATTGCAGTTAGGGCACCGTGTCCAACTAATTTGTTTATTTATTTCAGCATGGAGACACTTGTATAGATGTACCAACTTTTGTTCTTTTCTACTAACAAAACTTTTTGGTGCAGGTAAGGTTTTCTTATAATTACGTAGAAACTTAAGAATATGGTAAAATTTGCTTTGACGAAATAAGCTAAAGGCAAAGATACAGATTGTAACAGCTAACAATAGATTAAAAAAATCGTTCATCATTCACCTCCAATAACAAAAGTCAGATATTCACCTTCATGTTCAACAACTTCAACAGATCTATTAGAATATCTTTCTTTTTCTTCTTCAGTCAGCAATCTGTTAAATGTTAGAGTTTCTGGAGAATTAACACGAAGTGCTTGATTTACCATAATACCTACAAGCTCAAGATCGTGACCAAAACGCAACATTTGACTTTCATGTACGATCAAAGTTTTGACCTGTATTTCAGTATAAGGTAAATCCACCTCACCATCCAGAACCAAATCATATCTAGCTAATTCATTGCCGTAATAAGAAATATTAAAATCCGAGTAACGTTCCAGACAGTTTTCAGGGGCTTCATGTTGCCCTTCAATGTCGTACAACTTGTTATCAAGGAACAATGAACAGTGACCGTGTATTTCTACCACGGTGCCTCCGTACATCTTTCTCAATAAATCTGCTAGTTTAAAGCAGCTTCCATTTTTATATACATGAACTGATCCATAAAAACTCTCACGTAAATCTTTAATGAAATCTAAGATTTCCATACTCACCTCAGTTAATTGGTACATCTTCAAAAAGAATTGTTACTTGTTTGGAAAAATAATCTACTAATTGCTTGTAGTTGTGAAACTTTTCAAGTGAAATAACTTGCAGTCGGTACATTAAATAATTCCTAAAATCAAGTAACGTACCGTTCTCTGCATAGCAATCGTTTGTGCTGCTGTTCCAAACTTCTGTATCAAAACATTTTACTGAATAATCGTGTATTGACTTTAAAGTCAATTCGAAGGGTGTTTGTTCTGTTTTAGCACAAACACTGCTATTCAATTCATCTACTATATGCTGGGCTTTCTCTAAATTCATTTATATTCCTTAACCAAAATCTTAAAATATCCAGAGCAGACAACAATTCAACAAAATCACCAGCATAAAGATCCAAATTTTCTACTACTTCGACAATCTTTAGTTCTTGGTGTTGTTTTTGTATAGGATACAGACATGCTCTTAATCTTTCTTGCATTAAACTAATCTCTTCGGCATTTCGAAAAAAACTAGAGAGACTAGCTATCTCAGCATCTAAACATTTTAATGCCGTATTTAAATAAGAAAGTTCATCAAGTTTAGTGTACTGATCTTTTACATAGACCAAAGATAATAAAACTAGTAACAGTATTTCCATAAGATCATCCTTGAGAAAAGTATTTCTTATCCATTAAATTTGATTCTACTAGCAGACGGTAAGTTTTACCTAAAGAAGGATCGTTTCTTTTTCCGCCTGAATTCCAATGCTTATTTATGTCCAGTACAAGTTCTTGATTATCTAATTTCTTGAGAAAAGAATTCAAGTCCATTAATTCTAGTTTCGGGTTCAGACTACGATTAAGATTTTGTATCCTATAAGAGTCTGCTTCACTTAATTTAAAAGTACCTAGTCTAAGAAAATGCCATACTTGAGAATTTTTCGGAAAATTAACGCTTTCACTTATACAGTAGTAAGCAACAGGCATTCCAACAGAAGGATCTGGATTTGCATTTGCTTTATTCAGCATACTAAGTCCATGACAGGTACAAAAATCTTTTACATCAGATTTTGCTTTTGGTGCGTCAAAGAAAGTGTCAGGTATGGACTTAAAAGCGTTTTCAAAGTTTTTTGCGGATTCACCTGAAAAATAAATCGACTCACCTAAAGAAACTAATTCAGTTTTATCCAGTAAGGATCTTTCTGTGGATCTAAACTTAGGATCGTCATTTAGTACAAAAACTTTTTGGCATATAACAGTACTCAAAGGCAGTACATCTGGAATTTTTACACGTAAGCTAGATCCATCCTTTAGGTGAAAGAAAGCAGTGTTGTAGGACAGTGAAGCAAAAGGTATGATAACACTTTTGTTGAGATATGCAGGTGTGCTTCTATAAGACATGTTACGATACATGATACGTACTCCGAAAACAAGAAAAGGCTAGGAGAAGATACTTCTTCTTACTCTAGCCTTGATTTACAGTATTAAATGTCATAAGTTTCCACGATCAGATTACCAATTTTCTTAACAACTGAGTAGAAACTTTTCTTCTTTTTACCTCGACGCAAGGCTTTAGTTCGTGCATCGTTTATACTATTTACTTCGCATATTTCCACAGACTTATGGTTGTGTACTGAAATTAATACTAAGGTATGCTGTTTCATAAAATTTCTCGATGCCTTTAAATAATGTTTAGCGTCTTTCTTTTCTTTTTCCTTTTTCCTTTGGTGGAGGCAGGCCGTTTGCTATCCGTAAAAAATTTTGAATAGCTTCATACCTTTGTTCAGTTGTACAGCGTAACATCATTACGGCTGTTTCTTTTGCCTTAAGTCCAAAATCTGAAGACCTCAGTATATTATTTGAGATATCTATCACAGTTTTATCGAAATTCTCACCGTACTTAATGCCGATTAAATAACCAAGTGCATAGGTAAATGGTAATTCTTTTCTGTCGTCATACTTTAACATAGCCAATATCTTTGTATGAAGTGCATTGCTTTGTTTTGCGATCTATACGCACGATTGCTTTAGCTGAAAAACGCTTAAGCTTGTTCTCGAACATTACACCTAAATCAAACTTTGATTTATCACTGAACTCAAAAATATTGACAGGTAAATAAATTTGATAGTCGTATGCTGACGGACTATCAAATTTAACTTGCAGTATCCTGTAGCAAATTTCATCTGTAGGCTGTGAAGGCAATAGATCTCCAAGATACAGCATTGATCCATCAGGTAAATCGAACATGTTTTCGACTTCTTGTACTGACAATACTTGGTATTGAATACCTGTAACAACATGTTCAAACCAACGCATTTCACTGAACGGTTGTTTCTCCACGTATTCATTTAAGGCGGGTAATTCAAAAGTTTTACAATATTTTACTGCATGTGTCTTGGACTGCAAAACATTCAATAAATTACGGATACCTGTTTCAGTTTTCAGAAAAAACTTTAACATTTTTTCTTGATGTTTCATAGAAAGAGTCATTGCCTCTTGACTCCATTCACTTGTGCCACAACCGCAACTAGCAAATGGCTCAAAAATTTCATGGACAATAAGTTGGTTGCATTTAGGGCAATCGCTTGGAATACTCATTTTATTTCCTTATAATAAATTTTCAACAAGCCATCTAAGACTTCATTGGTTACAGTATAGCTGTTACGTAAAAGCAATTCACCTAATCTAGGTGCAATAACATTTTCAAACAAAATACCTTCAACTTCTGGAAGTTTGGCCACAATTGACTCTAACTCTTGCATAAGAGATCTAAAGTGGCCTTGACTAACCGCGTCTGGATTTTCTGAATTAGTTACGTTTGAAACAGTAACCACTAATTTTATTTCTTTATCTACACGTTGTTTACCTATTCTAAGATAAACATCTATACCTGTAGGATAGAACCATTGACTACGTGGCAACAAACTGTTTTTGTTGTCGATAATAAACTTTTCTATAGCGTTATACATTTTGTCCATAACTACCTCAATTTCTGACAGTTTTTAAATCTGATTCGAATTCTTTTATAAGATCCTTATTTTTCTCAGTATCATCTTTTAGGTAGGCAATAAACTTTTTCAACATACTTTCTTTTTTATTTTTAAGTAAGTCAGATAAATCTAAATGATCTAAAAAATTCATGAGAATGATTTTTCTGGCATCTAAATTCTTCATGTACACAAAAACTCTTACTTTTTCCGAAGAAAGATCGTTTAGGTGATCTTTATATTGAAGTAATTCAACATGTTCTGCCAATTCTGTATGTTTCTCGCAAACAGCCACAACAGAATACCACTCAACTGAGTCAAAGTTTAATATGATACCAGTACTGGGTTCCTTAAACCCAAATAACTGCGGATACGTTTGCAGTATGTAACTTACATACCCACTTTCACTCATTTTTAATGTATCTAGTTCTATATCCGGCGATTTAGACTTGCCAGGTTTAAATTGAACGACAGTTGTTTTGATGCTTCTATTAATTAAATAGTTAGATTGTGCCTGATCTTGACTTGCCTTGATTTGCAAAATACGCTTGTGTACCTTACGCAAGGTTTTAATGTATTTGTCGTGCGCTTCTTTTGCAGACTGCACTAGATCGTCCACTTCACCAGTAGGCTTTAGTGCAACGGCATCTATAACTGCCTTTAATTCAGGCCATGAACTAATTTTGAATTCTGACATAAATACCTCAAGTGTTAGTTGGTTCTGGTAAACCTAATGCAATACGGTGAATGTTACTGCGGCGAAATGCAGTTAAGATTTCTGCTACTTCTTGGGCGTATTCACGATTACCTTTATGTCCGCCGTTGTAACTGGCAACAACTTTACGCCAAACACCTTTATGTCGTTTTTCCCAAAATTCAATTTCTAAAATAGCGTGTTTAATAGAAAAATCAAGTTCATGGATCAAACGCGCACACACTAGATTGCGATTAAATTTTGAGTCCTCAATTTTTTCACGCTGCATAACATTCACAATTTTATTATGAAAAGGGCCGCAGCTAGGATCGTTTAAATTAACTGGCCAACTACTTGCACGGCTTTCTTTCCATGCAATTGCAGTTAGTGTAAGCTGGTGTCCTGTGTGTGCAGTTGCATCATAGATCTCAAGAATTTTATCCATTTTTTCTTCCGATAAATCATTAAGACCATATTTCTTTGCATAAGCAGTGTCACGGAAAACAAGTTCTTGCCTTACCGTATCATTAAGTTCCCCTACGTCAACCATGATTTCTGTACTATTATCCCGGATGGTTGTTAAAGTTTCGGCCATTTCAGTTACCGTATTTTGAATTGTCCAGTATTGGTAACTCATAACCATCAATAGCAAAGTTGATACAGTGGCCCAAACTTTAACGATCATAAATTTCTTCATAAGATTCTCACATATTATCTAAACAAATGGAAAGGCTTTACGTAAATCTTCTGCGTTCCAAGATACTTCACGTAAAGCAAATTCAGGTACACATAAACCTGAATCATGATAAACATAATTACCTACACACCTGAGATTTTTATTATGGTGTTTTTGCCAATACCAAATCTCTCCAACTTCTTTAAACTTCTCAATAGCTAACAATGCTACTTCTTTACTGCAAATACAATAACGATCATCATATCCATAGTCGCGTGTTGGATTCACATAAATTGCTACACGGTAAGCTAATCGCTTTACGATCAAACGTGTGTCACCAACAGTAACATCAAACAGTAGATCACCAAATGCTTTTGTAAGATCTTCTTTTTCGCTGTCAGCATTAAGTAAGGTAACTGTTTGATCAATTAAAGTTTGAGGTACAGTTAAAATAACTTCACTGCCTTTTCTTTCAAAAGGACAAGAAATTAAATCACCTAGCAGTTTAATGTGCGTCATAGCTTATACTCACTTTACAAGAGTTAGATTAGGTCTTTTAACTTCAGGCTGTGTTTCAGTTTCTTCGGTAGCTACCATAATGAAAGGATTAAAAATTTCAGAATTCTGGTCAGTTAGATCTTTAATTGCTAGAATAGCTCCGATTGGTATACTAAAGTTACACTGCATTTGATCCACACTGACAGATCCGGAGATAGATCCATCTTTAATAACGAAAACCGGACAAGCTTTTTGGCTGACATTCAACGTTAGCCTTCCTGAATCAGGATCTATTCTTGAAGCTAAAGGTCCTGAAATATTTAGGCCGTGTACATCTGCTTTTTTCGCCTGACCTTCATTCTCTATCATTACATGACAAAGAACGTCAATAAATACACGATGTTTTGCCTTACGCAGTTCATTTAGGATATGAGTTACTGCAATGTACCTAGCTTCTTTAAAGATGTCCATGAATTACTCCAAATTAAAAGCCGGAAACTAACCGGCGTCTTTATTAAATGATTTCAACTTATTGATTTGAGTCAAAAACTTACTCTACCTGAAGTAAGAAATATTTTGAGCTAGGTAAAAAGTTGAACCGATATACATCTGATTCTTTTTCTTTTGAGACATAGCAGCCAAGTAAAGTACTTACATAAGTATAAATACTTTTTAGGTCCAGCCCTGTTTCAGCACAAAAATCTAACCAGTCTTGAATTAAAGGTAGTGCGTACTTACCTAAGAAGTGAAGATTGTCAACGCTTTTTACAAAAATTTCTTCACGGATTGACCTGTTAACGCTGTACAAAATATTTTCTTTTAGAGCCTTGTGTTGTTCATTAAAATCAATCAACAAAAACACGTTACCTATATCCAGCACATACATACCGCTATGTGCTTTGTTATTAGAGTAAAAGAATTTAACGCCGTAACGTTCACGGATTATGTCAGATATTTGCACATGGTCAACAACGCCGTTAACAGAACAATAGCCTAAAAGGCGATGTACAAAGTTTGTAATTGCTTGTGTAGATTCAACGTATTGTTCTGGATATGATAAACACTGCAAAATATTGTGTTTTGTTTTCCAGCCACTTACCATTGTGTTAAGTTGTGTTAGGTCATTGCGTAATGGTTTCGGATTCGTTAAATCCAATAACTGTTTTAATGATAAACGTGTGTCCATATCTTACTCCTTATTAAATTCTTTGGTAATAATTTCTTGTAGTTTGTACGATAAATCTAAAGCTGTTGGAAAACTTTGCTCGTTACGTTCTGCTTCCAGTTCTTCCATAAGCTTGTAGTAACTAACTTGATTATCGTATTGCTTAAGCGTTTTATCCAAAACGTTTTTAATTTCTTCGATAAAACGTTTGTTACAGGTTGATTCATATAAAATTTCACGTTCTCTTTCACGGAATTTTCGTTCAATCTTTTCAAGACGTAAGTTAAAGTACAAATTTGATAATACAAAACAAATTAAGGCTACGGCAATATAAATCATGAGATTCTCCTTAAGTATTTACAGTTACCTAGATTATTTAAACAATTACCTGTATTGTGTATGCTACAAAGAACATACACTAACAAATAACTACTCTTGATAAATGCCATTTACAAATACAGCACTATCAAGCTTTTCGATTACACTGCGACGGTACTCAGTGGTCAAAACATTAAGATCCGTAAAACCGTAGGACTTAAATGTATTAGCAGAATCGAATAGTGCGATCATAACCTCTATGCTTGCACTCAAGTTAGTTTCAACTTCCGTTTTATCCTCTGCTGTAATTCGGAATATAATACGACTATTTTTTTCAACAGAGCCGTAAAGTGCCACGTTTTTATTTTTAACGTGTTCCATGTTTTTAGCATTGGTAAAAGAGTATGAATTACGCAACTTCGACTCAATCATCCGGAGATCAAATAAGTCAAGTACGGTATCTTCAAACTTTTTACCGTTGAATTCCATTAATGTTAAACCTTTTAACTTCAAACAGGTTTCCAGTAATGTGCAAAGTGTATCGAATTCGCTTTCGTTCAAAGTGTTATATGTGATCACATTACTTTTGGTTTCAATAGAGGCCAAAGTAGATACATCTGACATATTTTCAAACAGCAAATTGATAAATCCAGAAGCATCAGTTAAAATATTACTATTTCTATGACTTCCATCTAAAGCGTTTGTTATGGATTCCAAAACTTCGTTACGTTGGATATTAATGCTTGCGTACAAGCTGTCTTGCATTTCATAAAGTAATGCAGCCCAAACTTCTAATACAGGATCATCGGCACCTACCGCCAAAAATTCAGAAAAAGAATTGTCATTTTGGTCTAGCTCAGGAATTCGACCTGAGTGTAGTAAGTGTTGAGATCTTGAACAACATTCTTCAATAAAGAAGTAGGCTAAGGCTTTACATCTCCGATAAAGCAGTGGAGTATTTGCAACTACCATTGCATCATATCCAACTTCAGTTGAAAGAAGCTGCGCCATAACATACGCAAGATCGTTCTCTAGTTTACGAAAGTCGTCTTTAGCCAAAAGATTTTCTTCTGAGGCAGAAACAACTGGAACAAACATATTCCAAGCACGTTGCATAATATTACTTGCTGTTAATCGCATAAAAGCTGTCCTTAAAGTTTATCGGATAAATTTATTCTATTTTATTCAATAGAACACAGATTTCATTAAACTGATCTGATTGATCTCGGCGAATCTGCATGTCCACCAATAGCTGTCTAATCTGATCGACGTTTTCTTTATTCTTATTAATGGATTCACTGCTTTTGCTTTTGGTAATAGGTGTCTTATGAACAGCATCTTTAAACAGTATATCAATTTCAGGCTGCTTGAGTTTCTGGATAAGCATAATTCTACTACTATCAATACCTAAATCAAGTAACTGTTGTTTTGTATAGATTTTTGTTTTAGCCTCGACAGTAAAATCGTCAATAGCATAATCCAATCCAAGATCCACACTTCTAACAAAAGAAAGTTTGTGTGCCCACATAACTGTACGTTCCTTTAGATCTATATAAAGATCTTTAGTGAAAGTACTCATGTATGAACCTAATCTAGTTTCATTCACACAGTATAGTGTGGAGTTAAAGCAAAAGTAAAGACTTTCTTCAGGCATGGGTTTGCCGTTTTTAAACGCAATAAAAGTTCCGGCATCCGTTTTCACAGCAAATTCATTCACTAAAAATAAATCCGTACTTTTTGCTACAGAATCACAATATTCTGTGCCTTCAGCGAAATAAGGTTTGGCTATACGAAAACGATTTAACTCAGGTGACTTCAAACGTTTACGTTCATAAAGACTTGCATTAAGATGCGTAGAATCTTTGACTTCACTTACTACCGCGATAAAGTTCTTATCGCGTGTAACAATAAGATACTTATTTGACAAAGCTTTTTCGCGATCAAATTCCATAAGATGTGTAATAAACATTTTAATTTCCTTTGCAGATAAAGGCAGGAACAGAATAAATTTGACCATCAACCCGTACAACATCTTTGTGTCCAGATGCAGGCGCTACCAAATCTTTTCTATCAGGTAATGCGTCCAATACAATTGCACTTACAATCAAAAGCGTTTCAGGTTCTGGATCAGGCAAACCAGTTACAGTACCATACTTGATTGTATGCAATGGAATACCTAAAACCTCGCCGTGGTATAAATGGTCAGAAGTAACACGGGCAATTCCAGAAGATTTAAATTCCAAGATCTGGATTTGACCGGCATTAAGTAATTGAATACGTACAGTATGCGGAGTAAAATTCAGGATTTTCATAGGTGTTCCTTTGAATGTTTCTGTTCTTGATCTTTGTAATAAGGCACTACAACTTCCAACAACTTTTTATAGTTTACTGTACTGTTGATGACTAACGGGTTGATAAATTTTGTTAAAGCATTTGGATTTTTCAGACCTTGAATTTGTCGGATCAACTCGTGATAATTTGCTTCCTCTACCGTATGACTTATAAGTGTCCAACTTCGGATAAGTCCCTCAAGGTAGTCAAGTTCACGATAATTATGAACTTTAATTACTTCTTTTTCGTAATCTTCAAAACCTTCTAAAGTCCATTTATCTATCAATGCGCAGAATTGCGTTTTTACTAAAGATTCTTCAAACTTTTGATCCGCGTACCTGCCTTCAAAAGCCTTAAAGTCTTTGGAAAAGACTGACGTTGCTTGTAACACAAATTCATGAGCATGTTGGTAATATGAGCGCATGATCTCACCCGGTGTTGCAATAGCTGTTACTATAGCATTGGCAGCGTGAAAAGGTGCAAGATAATAGCACATTAAAGGACTTTTTTCTTCTTCCAGTTTTTTAATCTCAAGTCTTGCTATACTGGCTTTAAGAATAAGATCGCGATCTTTTTTGCCTGATCTGTAATTGGCAATCAATTCACGAAAAATACTAAACTGCGGGTAATAATGTTCTACTATAGGTAAAACACGCTCGGCTAAATTCACAGATAACTCACGCAACTGATCTTCCATGAATGAAGGAAAACAATCTTGTGAAGTTATGTAATACAACGGAATTGCAATTCTGTCATACGACTTACACCACACAGCTAAAGGCACGTTAGCACTCGCACCAAACAAGTGTATAAAATGTTGCTGTTCTTTATTATCCAGTTTTGCATTTAAAATACTTTTAAGAGTAACTGTTTTCATAAGATTTTCCTTTAAAAAGAAGGTACGTAAATACGTACCTTCTACCAATTTATTTTTTACCTTTAGATTTTTCACGTTCAACTTGCTTACGGCCATCGCGTATTGTCAGTGCTATACCTACCACACATACCATAGCAAGAACTATAACCACTATTTCAAATGTACTCATAACAATCTCCTTTAAATTGAGATCATTATACTAAAAATTTAGGTAGCTGTAAATGGATGTTCTTGACACACCTAGATCAGTTCGTTTAATGGTAATAATTATAGGTACTGATTATAAGTACCTATAATTAAATCACTAATTCTTTTCTTTAACAGGCTTTACTTGTTTTTTAACAACAAACACTGCGGATAAAGGGATTACTTTTTTAGATAACTGCAAAACAATATTTCCTGATCTCAAAATTGTCTGGATTTTAAACTGGTTATAAACTTATCGAATAGAGCATAAAGGCTGTTATCATGATCCGGCTTTTTTCTATTTGTAACAAAGCGCAGTTCAATAGATTCTGTACCTTCTTCGATTTCTTCTTTCAGTTCGAAATTGGATACAAAGGTAGGCACTTCATTATCAATTTTTTGAGATACGCAGTAATCACCTAATACATTAGCCAAAAAGATTGTATTGTAGTTGGCGTAGTGTATTTTATTCAAAACAAACTCTTTTAAATCTGGCTTATCTGTCAGTATTTCCAAAGTACGGACAAAACAACCAAAATAATAAAGGGCTTCAGACCTGTTATATGTATCGAACTCAATGGAAATTTCTTTTTCTTTTCTAAAAGCAAGGTCCCCATTAAGTTCGATCTTCAATAAGTCTTTTACTTGATGTACATCTAATCGCGTAAATGCAGATCCATCAGGCGTCATTGAGTATGACGCCACCACTACCTGCTGCATCATTAATAAAATATTAATGTATTGTTGTCTTTCATTCGAAATAACTTTCAGATCTAACATACTATAATCCTCGTTAAAAGTTTTCCACAAATTTAAGTTCTTTTCGTTCTTTTCTTTTAGGTTTGGTATCAAATACGTAGAACATTACCCAAGTACAGACAAACGGTACACTACCGTAAACCGAAATATCTAGTGACATCATAATGAAAGTTATGGCTACCAGAAAAGCTAATGGGATACGTGATTCAGATTTCAAATGAATTGTTTGCATCAAAAAATTTATAGCATTATCCACACTACAATTGTTTACATTAGTCAGTATAGCTGAAACCGCAAACGTGGCAGTAAATACAAAACTTAAAGCAATATTTAACAGATTACTCATTGAATCAACGGCTAGCACCGCATAAGGTGATATATTATATTCTCTATCAGGTAAATAAAGTGATATACCATAAACGATTAATAATATAACCATCAGTAACACAATTACAGGGCCAATTAAGCCTAATGTATAGAATAATAATGTCTTAAAGCTCTCTTTATCAAACGAGTTAAAAAACATTAATTGAAAGCAAAGGCATGGCACTAAATAGTAAAATATTAAAGTCAGATCTTCATGGCCTGCCACTATTAAAAGCAATATTAATAGTGACCGCTTAAAACTTTTAAAAACGTTCTTGAAGGTACATCGAATAAGATCCCAAATTTCTCGTAGGTTTTCCATTTTTCATTTTTCCCTCAAACAGGTCTCAGGTAAGTAAACGTTGGATGTTCTCCGGCTCTGTCACCAACGGCTTTAGTTGGCTCAAGATTACTTAACTTACTTAAAGTTTTAAGGTACTCACGATCATTATATTCACAATGCACAAGCAAGTCACCTTGAATTAAGGTCTCAGTACTTTCTACAAAACGTACCTTCTTTTTAAGGCCGTTGATTTTCATTTTAAATTCTGACATAGCTTAATCCTCTACTTTAGTCAAAAACATTATTTTTGTTTGCCCTACTGTCAAGGATTTACCTTGCTGTAATTTAGATAGTTCTCGTTTCGCTGCATCACTTAATCGAAACTTTTTAATCACTTCGCTGCGCGTCATTGTTGTTGAAGTGTAAGGAGTACAGATTTTAAACACATCGTTAAGTACTGTCATTTACGGTATTCCTTTGCCAGATCTGCAATAAGTTTTTCAATTTGGGCATTTAACGCATTTATCTTTGTTGTGGTTGAGGCCAGAGAATTTGAAATCGAGTCAATACGTTTTGAATCAAGATCCAGATCTAATTGATCTGAACGGGCTTTGATTCTTTGATTTAATTGCTTTTTCAATTCTCGGGCACTTATTCCTTTAGCGCCCTTTTCTGTACTGACTAAGTTATTAACAAAGTAAATATCTTCCAGTGCAAGTACGTGAGTGTAATCTTTTGCTTTCATTGCGGTTTTCCTTGATCTTTTAATCGACGTTTTGCGACATTGATCTCAATCATAATCTTTTCGTTTACAGGACGTTTAGGGTAATCCATTATAAAAATACCTTGATCTGAGATCGTCGCGTGCTGAGATTTAGTACCTAGTGAAACTGTTACCGGAAATTTTTTACAGTGTTCACGTATTTCAGTATAAAGTTTATCGATCTTACTCATTTGGTTTCTTCCTCTGCGTTTTCAACCAATTTCAAACAACTAGGTTCATACTCAAACAGCATACCTAATGCAGAATGTTCTGTACGTGTATCTACTGTGATACGTACCTTGTAAGGATAACGGCCTCCATTATAGATACCGCGATCTGCTTCATTTAATTTTTCAAGAACTCCGTACATATTCGTTCCGGCAATTTGAACTGTTTTTCCTTTGTTTTGCTCAAACCAGTTTCGATGTTCGTCTGTTGGCCCACCTTCATACCGGATAAATTGTTCTTGTACTGCACGAGGCATACCAAGGATCAAACTGGCTGTAGTAGAATCAATCATTTGTTTATTCCTTCTATTGCGGTCAAAAGTTCACGGATTTGACTTAATTCGGTAGATTGGTCTGTTGGTACTTGCAAAATTTGAAGTTTATTTTCGATTTGGTCTGTTAGTTCTGCTGTTACCTCAGACCGTTCTTTGCCGTAACTTTCCAGTAATTCAAGGCCGTAGTATTTACCTACTGTAAAAAATAGTTCTTCTTCTTTAATGTCCCGTACAACATTTTTACGTACATCTTTTAAGATCTTGTACGTACACTGTTCTTCTATATGTGAAAGTACAAGATCTGCCTGATACATAAGTTTTGGATTTTCAAAACTTTTTACATCTGAACATTTAGTGGTTACTATTACTACTTCAATGTCGGTTGATACAGTACTAAAGTCAGAACGTTCCAAAAATCTAACAGAATAAATCTTTGCAAGTTTTTGACTTAAAGCCGCAATATTATCATTTGCTGCTGGCGATTCGGGAAAAATTAAAAGAATTTTCATTTGCTTACTCCTAGTCTTCGAATACCCAATTTTCAGAACATAAATCACATAAGAGCATAAATCTAGGTAAGCTGTGAATACTTGGATCATCAGGTAACTGGTTCCATAAAGTTTCCATTAATTTTGCAGCTTGCTGGCCAGCTTTCATGGATCTTTCTGTGAACGGCACTGTTGAAATGTTTTTATTAAAATTTTCAATTTCTTCGATTATTTCACTTAAGTAACTGTGTTTATTTTGGTATTCAGGTAAGTTTGAGGATACCACAATCAAGGCATACCACCAACTTAATGGATTTTGAATTTTGATTGTACCACGTACCATGTCACGGATTAATTTTCTACCTGCATAAGCAAAAACAATTTCAGTCATTGGAAGAAAAGTTTCTTCTCCCGCTTTATCTACACTGTACCCAGTTACACCGTTATAAGTGATTGGTTCATTGCCTAAAGCACGGAAAAATTTGTTACCTTTGGCAAAAATATAAAGTGACATATTAAAATCCTTTAATTAGTTTGGTAATACGTAAACATAAACTTTTTTAACAGAGTCTTCCATAAATTCTTTATAAAATGTATTTATGTACCCACAAGCATTTAGTGTGGCAAGAAAGCTATTTAGATAAGTAACATTGTGTGTTTGGTCAAAAACATCTGTTTGCTTAAGGTAGATATAATTGCCATCCTCTAGCATTAATCCGGCTAAACACTTAATGTAATTAGATACGACCAGAATAAAGCAATCTTCATCCTGATTATTTAAATCAGATGCCAATTGCGTATAACCTGAAGGCTCACGTACATAAAGATTTAAAATTTCTCTACCATTATCCACAGATCTCGATATTGCAAACTTAATAGAAAAGTATTGCAGATTAATTTTTATCTCCATGAGATAATTTTCAGTAGCTAAAAGGTAGTTTACGCTATCACAGTTTAAATAGCGGAGGCAAATATGCTCAATAAGAGACATTTTAATCTCCTTGGCTTTCAGCAAATTTCAACAGTGCTAACTTAGCCAGTTCTTCTGGAAATCTCAAACTAATTTTTACGATCTCACCTTCGATAATAGTTGTATCTTCATCTAATTTTAAAGCAAGTGCTAGTGTGAACTTACCGAAAAATTCTACTATGGCACGATAAGACCAGTTTGGTTTTTTACGGGCTTCGATAATACACTGCATAACTATTTCATTTAGAAAAGTATAGCAGTTTGGAGTTTCACCTATAATAGTTTTATAGATAAAATCTTTTTCGGCCGTTGACCCAGTAGATTCTTTACAATAAAGAACACGGACATGTTTAGCAAACACATTTTTTATCTGATTTGTTGAACTGTCCTTTTTGCAGCTTTTAAACAGATCGTTTGCTATCTCACTGCAAAGTTTGTCGTCAAGTTTTCCGTCCTTACTGTACAACGATAAAAATACACTGTTAGCAAATAAGGTAAATGTTTTTTGTGCGCAAGCAAAAGCCTTAGATTGATGTTGCATGTTAATCTCCTAATTTTTTAATTAAACTGTTTAACGTTTGCTTACAAGAAGATAAACCTTGATATGTAGGCAAACCTTGATCGTAACAAAAGCTATCAAGTTCTTTATCACTTAAAGAGTTAAAGTCTTTTGCTGTTTCTGAGTAAGGCTGCAACAAGAATCTTACGGCACTATTGACATCGCTGTTAGTTACAGCCATAGTTTTCTTGATCTGTTGTTCCAGATTTTTCAAAGCAAAGTAAATGCCCAAATCAACTTCAGGGACACCTAACGTAACTGGCTTACACAGGCTTTGGAAAGTATGGCCTGTAGGATAAAGTTCTTGAAAGTACTGATGAAATTGTTCAGCATTATCACAGAACACACTTTCAACTTCATGCAAACTTTCATCCATAAAGCCGAGACTGTTTTGAAAGTCATGAATTTTGTAAATCATAAAAAATATTTTCATTAGTGTGTTTCCTTATTAGCTTGAGCTACAGCCGCAGAAAGTTTGTCAGTAAACACTAGCCAATCTAACCAATCGTTGAATGGCATCATACGGCCGTAGTCACTGAATTCGAAATTTAACCGATCATACATTTCTCTAAGTGTTTCACCTTGAGCATTTTTGAAGATTTTGTTTGAGTTACTTTCTGTAGACGTATTCATGATATTTACCTCTTTGTTAAGATGTGTATATTATAACAAAAATCTGTAGGTCAGTAAATCACTGTTTTTGACACACCTAGATCAGTTATAGGTAAAACAAGTAACGAACTTCTCAATGGTTCCGTACCCAAATTCTCTATAAAGATCTTGCACAGTATAGCCAAACTTTTCTATTTTTATTTGTTTAATTTGCTTACTGTTTTCCAACATATATAGAAGTGAAGACAAACACTTTAAATCATCTATAAGGCAGTGGTTAATTTCATCACCATTTGTAAGCCATAGTACCTTTAACATATTGACCTCAAAAACTTTTCAGCTGTTATAATGTTGTACTACATTCGTGACACACAATTTGTTTATTGTGTTGTATACTAAGTTGATTCAATTGATCTTCAGTGTAAGGAATTGATGACACCTCTACTACGTTAAAAACTTCTTTTTCTTTTCCTTCCGTGTTAACGTATTCATCTAAATAGCCTGCTCTATATTCAATGGTTAATTCAGGCAGTAGGTTAATATTTTTAATTTTTGTGTTTGTCATAGTATGTTTCCAAAACAAAAAGGCGGAATATTCCGCCTTTAATGTATTTACAGATTTAACTAGACTTAGTTAAATTAATTCCTACGGCACCGCTACGCTCACCATCTTCTTCGCTTGTGCTAATAGTTGCTTTTGCCCAACCTGCCGTCAAAAACTTTTGTTCAAGTTCTTTACGGTAAACAAGAATACCTTCATAAATTGCTTCATCATCAGCACGAAGGAATGTAGTATAAATTCTATCCTTATGCCATTGTGTATACCAACCGTTTTCAACTAACTTGTCGAAAGCATCATTTAAGCGATTTAAAACTTCTTCAAATGATAAATGAGATTTGGCGGGCTTCAGATTTTTAGGTGCAAAAACTTTCATAGTATTTCCTTCTGTTATAGACCAAGAACGTATTTTAACGTTCGGACATTTTGGCAGCGAATGTGTGTAAGGTTCAAGACTCTTACCTGTTTGCTTGTAGAATTCTGATAAAATTTTGTTTTGTATTTCCATCTTTAGATGCCACAGAGGATCGTCTGCCTTATTGACGTTATTAAGTGAATCTAATAGACCTCCAGACCAATCGTTCATAAAATGAATTAAATCTTGTTGAACTGGCACTATATTATAGTGATCGATAAATTTTTGTTTCCACTCCTCGTCACTAAGATGTATTTTGTTACTTATCCCTTGACCTATTATGTGACACATAAGAGGCGTGACAAATATACTATCAGAATCCTCACCACTAATGTATTTTGCTTTTGGGTATTGATTATGCCAAACAATATTTTTACAATCTTTTAGTATAAATCCGTCATACTCCTTTTCTCCTCTAGTCCATTCACCAGGAACTCTATGATGCTCTACCACAGTTAATTCATTGAAGAAAATGTTTGTGATATCAAAAAGTTCAGGTAAAGGTCTTAAAAAATATGAGGATGTGGCAACTTTATTTTCTTTATCTACCAGTGTTAAACCTAGTGTCCAAACTTTTTGACCGATTTCATATCTCACGTCAGGTTTCCTTATTCAACTACACGCCAACGACGGAAACGAATTGTGTCGCCTTCTACACCAAAATGTTCAATATAATGTTCGAGGGTTTTACCTGTTGTTTCTTTAAAAGTTTGTATAACACGTTTTTGAATCTCTTCAATTTTCGGCCAGATTTCGTGACATTCAACTTTAGTTGTATCGTCATCTACTATGCCACCATTTAAATCTTCCATAAATCGTGTCAGTGAAAACTGGTTAATTGTTGATTTATATTGATCCATGAATTTAGTGCAAGCAGTATTCCAATCTAAATCATTATCCAGTGCCTTTGTCTCTTCAAAAAGTTTTTCAAACAAAGGTGTTGTAAATAAGCCGTCATTAGAATCTGAAAGCTGGCCGTAGCTTGCGCGTGGGTATTGATTGTGCCAAACACGATCTTGTGTATCCTTAAGTATGAAACCGTCATATTGTTTTTCGTCGCTCCACTCACCAGAAACTTTGTGGTGTTCGGTAACAGTCAATTCATTGAAGAAAATGTTTGTGATATCAAACTGATTTGGATAAGGACGTAAGAAACCGTAAGGGTAAACTGGTTTATTACTTTCTTTGTTTACCAGTGTTAAGCCGATTGTCCAAATTTTTTGATTCAGTTTATAACGCATAATGATTCTCACTTATCAGTTAGTTTAATTGTTAGTTGCCGTTTTTAATGAATTCAAGATCTTCTTTCGCAACTGCCACAGGATTTTCTACACGGTCATAATAACCGGCTAAAATATTGTTAATGATGTTTCGTTCTTTACGGCACTCGACTTTGTTTAGTAAAGTACGTAAACGAAAAGCTTCTTCAATGGTTAATACTTCTGTTTGATTAATAATTTGCGTATTCTTTGATGCCGTTAGATAAGTATCTAACGGCAGAGATAAAAATAAAGCGGTATCAACTTGGTTACGTGAAGTCAATTTTAACGTTAAACTTTCACCATAACAACTGCCATCTTGTGAAATAAAACCTGCCGCAATTGGCGTTCTGTGTACTCGATGCCAATCACCATGCGTTTTATTTTTAATACGCATCAACGATTCTGCCATGCAATCGTGATTGACTGCATTAGGAAATACAAAAATCTCTTCAATACTTCCTTCGCTCAAAGTAACAATATATTTTAAATGATTACTCATTTTTCTTCTCTGTAAAACAAGTCAAAGGTTTATCTAAATTTGATTCAACACAGCTTTTTAGATTTGTGTGTTGATCGTGTGTTTCTTTTTTAACATAACCAACCGCCGCTACGGAAATCCAAATGATCTGAATGACAGCAGTAATAGTTAGGGCCAAACTTTTGTCAATTGGTTTAGACATCAAGTGATACTCCAATGTTTGATGCAATGCGACGCATTATATCGTGATCAATAGGCCAATCTCTTACCAGACGGAAATGGTGCCTATAAAATAAATAAATGATAAAGAGTATAATGCCTTGATCGTAGAATGGTAAATTTTTTCTGTTTTCTTTAATCGTGTACACAAATTCTGGAATTTTCTCCAACATTTTCCTGATTTTCATTTCAAGATTTTCGTCGCAAACAGAAATAAACTCAGATAGTAAACAAGTACCAAGTTTATCTAAAGGTTCTGGCGTACAGCCAATAAATTCAACGTAAAGACGGTTGAACATATTTAGTTCTTTTGAATTATCTAATAAAGATACCACCATGTCAAATTCCTCAGCAAGTCAAATTCCTCAGCAAGTCAAAATCGTAATCAAGTAACATCGGTTTATGATCAAGGCATTAGAAATATTACGAAACAAACGGAAGCCTTAATCTGTGAATAAGTTTTTCCGTTTGTTTACTATTTGTATTTTCAATCAGTTACATATTTATTCGAACAAGAATAAATAACTCACCTTAATATTAACTGGTATACATTGTGATATCTGAAAAGCAAGAGCTTGTTTGAACTTATCAAAGTTTTCAATTAACTCTTGCTTTTCTTGTTCTGTTTTTACATCAAAGAAATCGATCATAGGTTTGCTAAAAATATCTTCAGCTGTCCCTTCATTCGACATAATTCGTTCACCGTAATAAATCTCAGTAAATGATTTTACTGTTTCTGCTTTATTGAGATTCCTTAGTTCTACAGCATAAAGTGACTCGAATTCTTCATAGCCATCCGTACCACGCAAATAAGCATAAACACAAAGCAAGTTTACTTTTTTCTTAAAAACAGGTAAATGTTTAAAGCTGGCGAGTTCTGGATCGTTAATCGTATCACCTGATTGATTTTCAAAATACAGAATTCCCAAAAGACTGTCGCCAAATATTTCTACAAGTGATCTGAAAGTTAGATGATTTAAAGCACCATCCGACAAATTCATGCAGTTACGTGGTATACAGAGATTAAGTGTTGTAGCACTGATATGTTCATCTGTCAGTTTAAGTAATACTTTAAATCTTACAGCCGTGACGTCACCTGTGATCAAATGATCGAAGTGATACATACTAGGTAAATCTTCAACCCACTGATCTTTTACTTTTTCAGCATTTTCACCTGTATAAAACAGAGCATCTTTACGGATCGATTCTAAATTAAATGTTTTCATATTACATCACCTTTTTATTACAATGTTTTTATCCCAATCGACAATAGACACTTACCAAAATGTCTATTAGCAATATCAAGAAACAAACGGAAAAGCTTTTGGTCAATATGCCTTATCAAGGTTTAACGCTTTAAATCGTATTCAGCAAAGCGGTCATACCACGCAGAACTTGCATTTTGTTGACTGCCCATACATTCATCGAATACTAACCTTGTAATTTCTTCTTCTAAGTTGTTGCATTTTTCCAAATCTAATTCACCAGTTTTATCATAACGCGCTTCCCATTTCAATTTGTTATTTACAGGATAAGCGTGAATGTACAAATGACTTTTTGCCATTGTTTCCATGTCATAAACAACTGTCCCATTAAAGCTTCGGATAGTAATTGTATGACCTTTAGCCGCTAATTCATTCATTGCTTTTACAATACGTAACATAAAAAATTCCTCGTCGGTTTAATCGACAATAGACACTTACCAAAATGTCTATTAGCAATTTTAAAGTTTTACTTGGATCTAGTGCGTTTAGTTTTAGGTAACGTCTGACCTACATCAAGCAACACAGTATTGTCAATTACGTCATGGAAAAATTCACGTATAACCGATACTTTATCTAAGGTCAAAGAATCGTGTAGCAAATGGTAAGCTAAAGAAGATTCTGTATCTTCGTTAGGGTTATATCTTACATTTTTAAGATATTGATTTACAATATCTAAGGGTATTGTGGGTGTCCTGACATCTGAATTTAAAACTTTTTCTACGGTATTTGCATTTATTAGTTCGCTATTCCCAGTAGTTTCATTTAATACATGGAAGTAGGTTGTATCTGAAGCCAACAGAACAACAAAAGTTTCTTTACGGCCAGCGACAGTAACACGCATCATAGCTTTTAATTCTTTCATGACGTTTTCCTAAATAAGATTAAACTTTATTACAAAAATAAGTTGGGGTATTTTGACGTTATACCTAAATTTTTAGCCAGCTCAGCCAAAGCAGAAAACATATCTTCAACGTTTTCTGAGTCAACGTACTCTCTTGTGCACAGTTTTGTAAATTCTATAGCAGCTTGTTCACTGCTGGCTACACCAAGCATAATATTTAAAGTATGCCGTAGTTCCTTCGTGCTAGCCGAAAGCTGCATTGATTTATGTTTTATGCAGTTATTGACAACTTTTTCAGTCAAACCTGCTGTAACAGCCCTTTTATATTTTTCGATATTTACCTTCATCTGTGCCTGAGTCTCAATTAAAGCATTTTGTAAGGTAACAGCAGCAGACATTTGAAAAATTCTTAGACCTAACGGATAAGGCGCGTTCTGCTCCTCCATGAGTTTGTTATCTTTTAACCGATGGTTGTAAAAAGATGCCAGACTTTCATGAAGCTCACTTACACTTTGTAAGTCAGGTGTCAAACGAAAATCTTTATCAGGAAACATTACAAACATAATTCACCTCGTTAAATTAATTTATTGTGTTAAGAAATACATGTCAAGACACACTGATCTGATCAAATTTACTTTTACCGATTACAGTGAACAAAATAAACATAAGCAAATCAGGCGCTCTAGTAATATACATCAATGTTTTTAATAACCACACGAAGATCCGCCAACGTAGCCACATCTAACACCGTGAACTTTTTTAACAGATAATCTTTCCGTACTGTCACGCATTCTGTTAGCAGGCACTTTATACTGTTTGGTGTAGTCAGTGAAATTGAATAACTCTTTTCGTGACCAATCAGAATAAGCGATTCCATCTTGGTGGAAAACAACTTCTGTTATTTTCTTTAAAATTGCATTTGGCTCGTAAGCACTTGCCTTTAAGTAAGCTCTGTTTTTATTAGAAAGTTTGACACTCTTTGTAAAGCATGAAGGACAATAATCCATTTCAGGCGCTTTACTATCTACGTCTCCCTGTTGCGCAAATACCTTATCAAACATCTTTAAAAGTTGCGGCTTCGCCACTTTACCTTTTTTACTTGAAGCATACGCATGTAATGACTTAAAGATTTTCTTTTGATTATAGTCTACACGAAATACAACATTGATATGCGGATTAGATAACATTAATTCAAGCGCTTGTCCCATTTCCCATTCGATGTTATGAATATTCTGCTCACAAACAACAAAGTTTATGTGGAACGATCTTACACCCAAAATCTTACGGAACTGAGTAAGCTTGTTTATGTCGTACATTGAACTGATACCCATGATTTTCATATTTGTATCCGCATCAAAAGAATGCAGTGATACATTCATAAAATCCAACTTGCACTTCAATGTAGTTGGATCAATTAACGTATTTAAAACTGCCATAGTTTTATTTGCTGATTCTAAAAACTGGCCATTGGTTGTAATGCCTACACGCTTAATCGGCGTAAGTTTCAGAATGTTATCGACCGTGGAATGTAAAAGCTTAAGGTTTAGGGTAGGTTCACCTCCTGACAATGAAACGTGGTCAATTACATGCGAAACCTTTTTAATTGAAGTAACTAAGTTAGATAACCAACTTTGCTTACTCGCTTTCTTTTCCATTTCTTTTTCAGGACAAAAGACACAATTTGCGTTACACGTAACAGGCAGTATTGCCGTAAAGTTTCTTAACTGCTCCATAATTCACCTTAGCCATATTAATTTATTGTATTAAGAAATACGTGTAACAGTCAAGAAACCTTTATCCAGAGATAAAGTTTGACCTACCTGTAGATCACTGATCTGGTCAAACTCTTGGTCTTCCCAGTCAGTGACTTCTGCTAAACCAAGCAATGTAAAATTACCTTTAGTATATACCATATCCCTTTCAGCTTCTATATTTACGTAAAGACTGAAAAGTTTTTTAATCTTTTTCTTAGATTGTTTCATCGAATCACCTTCAATAGGTTAACTTAAAAAAGTACCAAAGACTCTAGGCCAGTAAAGTGTTTCACCATCGACATCTTCACCACTAGCTAAAAGTTCTAGTATTTTAGCGTTGTCGTCCTCCACTACAAAAAATAATGGAATCCACTCTTCTGTTTCACGTAAATATTTGAAACGAAGTTCTGACCATTCAGCAAAGTTACTCAGATCTTCATTGCTATGGGAAGTTTGAACAACTTTTTTCTCACCATCTGAGTTAAAGAAGTAGAGAAAAGGCGAATCACGCAAAGCAAGTTCAGTATCAATTTGTTTCAGCGTGTAAACTTTACCGCTGACTGGAGACAGATTCATAAATAATTCCTTTATTACTATAATTAAAGATTAATTTATTGCGTACACTATTAAGAATGTACGCTAATATTAAACTCGTTACGCTACACGCTTAACTACCCAATCTTCTTCATGGTCTAAAGAAAATTCTTCCCCTAAATACATAAATTTCAAACGTGCTTTGTCACTGTCTTTGTAGCACAGGCCATCTGTATCTTCAATAGCATCCGCGAAAGTCAAAGGATCTGAACTTTCATTGTTGTGGATAAATACCCAACGCATTGATTCGGATTTTGCTTGATCAATAACGCTATAAAAATCCGGTACAACAGGGGCAATAAAAGTTATTGCCGCCGTGTCAATTAAAACACATTTATGACTGTCTGCATGTGCATCGCCAACATTGAACAAAACATTCAGATTAAATGAACGTTTCATGTTACGCGAAAATGCGTGTTGCCCTGCGAAGTCTAATTCAATTACAATACCGCACAAAACGGTATCTTCTAAAGTTGCTTCAACAATAGAGCCAATTTTTAAAGTAGAATAATCCATACTTATCTCCGTTATTTAAGCATAAAACGATTTGCGGCCTTTACCAACTCTTCTGCATACTCAGTAGAGTGGCATTCTGCAAGTGTAACGTTGTTGGCATCTACCAAGATCCACTGCTTGTTGTATAGAGGCAATGCCAATTCAGCAGGGTCATTGAATAAATGATCGCACATTTTTTGAAGTTCTTGATTTTGTTGAACAGCAATCTTTAATTGTTCTGTTCGTGACTTAAGACAAAACATTAACCAAATTAAAGTGATGACCACTAAAATGTTTAACAACGAATTAAGTGTATTAATATCCATAAGTTTATCCTTAGTATAATTGAACTTTTTTATTGCGATTATATGAACGATATTCGTAATGCTGAATTTCGCCGTTAGTAAAGTGGGATGGAACTAATTGGCGTTTTGTTTGCCACCCACTATACGCATTTACATCAAACAACAGATCTTCAAGTTGCGTATACAAACCGTCAAGTAAACCAAGGTAGTAATCCACAGACTTTAGTTGATATGAGTCTGGTAAACAAGTACATTGATTTTCTAGTCTCCAGATGATTAATGCAAGTTCTGGAATTTTTTCATCGGTAATTAATGAAATACGTTTTTTATTTGTTTCCGATACTTTCGACATTTTCTGACTCTCGCTGTTAACAGCAAACTTTTAACAGGCTGTTTGCCTTACCTATGAGATCATTATATCAAAATAAACCATATAGGTATATGCTTATTATTGACACACTTAGATCAGTTAGAGTTAAATACCTTACGTAAATAAATCTTTGTCCGGATTTCATCGCGCTCTAGCTTATTAAAATCCTTGTTAATAAATTTGAGCAATTCAAGTGTTACATGTGTACCTGCTTTAGTCAGGCAGTCGAAAACAAAAATGTTATCTAGCCGGTAAACGGCACTGTTCTTGAGCGTATATACTGTAAAGCCTACTCGTATGTTATAATCAGGATAAATATCACAAGCAACTGCTTTGATCGACACCGTAAAATAAGTGTATATTAAAATCAATACAATTGCAGCAATCACGCCAGTTAATATAAAGGCAAGAGTTTCATTTTGCATAAGTACCTCAAACAAGAAAAATTTTAAATAACGTAGACAGTAGTTATTGTTGTGGTTCCAACCATGTGGTCTACATGGTTTATTTCTATATAACTAGCTGCATGTAACATATCTAAAAAGTCGTCATAATAAAGTGTTTTATACGTATTATGAACATCTTTTGAAGTTTGTCTAAGAGTCACTACATCATACATTATCAACTTATTTTTGGCTAAGCGCGTAATATATTTTGATAAGACCGCAATTATGAACTGATCACTACTGACCGAGAAGTTTACTCGGCCTTGACCTAAATTGTTAAACTTATTTTTCGCGTACAGCATGAATTCCGTGTCTACGAAAAAATCAAGTGTCTGGCCTTGTAAACAAATTTGAATAGATATCAATATATGCTCAGCCGGAAAAAGTTTGTAGCTAACGTTCGATGCGTTTAAATATGTTGCAACATCCTTTAAATCTTCAAGATTTAATTCCATATTTACCTCAAAGAGAAAAGGCCAAATTAATGGCCTTGATCTTAATTAAGCTCGAACTTCAAGACGGCCATAGGCATAAATAGCCTCTTTACGTTCTTGAGTAAAATCACCTGACACCATTTTCAAATGCGGCGGCGAAGTTTCATAAACTTCTTTGACTACAACAGATGAACCATCGTTAAAACTGTAACGCCATTCATTTGGTTCACCAGTTAAAATATCGTCAACAACTCTTAGTAGCATGTGTAGCTCCTTTTATTTAGTTAGTAAAATTTCAACAGTTAAATTAAATTCAGGTGAATCATCAATGAAAGAATTATTACCTTTGATAGTATCATCGAAGAAGTCTTTTTCTTCTTGAATAAGAGTCAGCATGTAAGAAGATTTTGTGCCTGGAAACGCTTTTGCGTATTCTCTCAAGGCTTTTAAGATGATCTGCCAATGGCGTCGGCCAGTTAAGTGCAATCTTCTTTGATCTTCGCCTTCATTAAGAGTCAGACCAAAAAAGTTTGCCAGTTGGCTACTGCCCGTGAAATACTCATAAACTACATTAGATGTTTTGATTTTGATTTCTGTAGATTGTGCCATGTTTATTTTCCTATATAAATACTTAAGTAGTTTCCATGGAGTACACTAAAAAATGTACTCTAGTAAACAACTTTTTGATTTAAACTGTGTACATTATACCAAAATAAGCTATATATGTATATGCGTATTTTTGACACACTTCGATCAGTTGGCTATTTAACGTCAATGCGTTTTTGATGTAGTGCCAACTGTATACTTAAATACTGTAGATCTTCGGCAGTTAAAAACATTGTGCCGTCAATACCAAGGTAAGCCTTACCTGCATTTTCTGTAAGATTCACTACAGCTTCATCAGTTTGTGTATCGTCATCACCTTCGAAAAAACCAACTGTCACATTAAACTTTACTGTATTTGTTAAACACATTTTAGATTCCTTAATCTGAAGCACGAATGCCCAAAGTTAAATTTACATAGTTCAGCGACGAATGCTCAACGTTTTTATGTGTAGAGATCATTAAATCTGAACCGTCTTTAAACGTATATTGAATAGTGTTACCGTCAAAATGTTGGTCTGCACTAATAGATTCGGCAAGACTGGTCTTTAATAAAGCAAGTAAATCATTATGTGATTCGTGTTGCGGATTTTGATAAGCCGCCAAAAGAGTTTGAGCTGTGTTCATTCAAAGTTTTTCCTCTAATCAAAAAGATTGTTATGCAGGTGCAACATTTCATCGAAAAATTGCTTAGATAAATTTAAATCTACAGAACCATTCTCTGCTACAGTAGAAAAACACGTTGCGAACTTAGCTATAAGCGTTTGAGCTAATCTTGCTTTTAACTCAGCATAAGTCATATAGTAAATACCTTCACCTACTTTTCCAGTTTTATCAACTAGCTTAAACTCAACTCCATATTCAAAAATTTCTGTTATGATACCAGAAAATTGCTCAGACATAAAAAATTTAAAGTCTACACTAACATTTAACTTTAAAGAAGGTTGAGCAACATCAGGCTTTTCTTGACGTTCAACAATTTGAATTCGTCTTTTTAAGGACTCCAAGATTTTCTCTCTTAAGAAATACTTACCTACTTTAGCATAAGCCTTCTCTCCAACTTTTACCAAAGTAATTTCAACCCCTTTATTTAAAGGTTCTTGGTTTTCGTCGAAACCTATAATTAAACATGTAGTAGATTTAACCAAAATTTGCATTTTATATTCCTTAGTGAATAACAAAACAGACAACTAAGGTAAATGTGGACATACGATCAAGATTTTGAATTGCTTGATGTCCACGTACTGCTGTCCTATCAATATCGTCAGATAAGGAATTCAACACTGTATGAAATTCCGCGATTTCAACATCAACTTTACTTTGACCTACATCAAAGTAATCTGGAACAAGGGCTTCAAGTTGTACTTGAAGCCATCCCTTACCTTTCAGTGGAAAAGTAAGTGGTATAGTTACAGCCGCGATGTTTGAAGTAACGTCCATCATGTTGTTATCAAGACGGAACTTAATTTGAGTCAGAATATTTAATGGATACTCTTCATCATCCACGATAATGATCTTCTTATTCATACTACTCTCCGATTTAGTTGTTTTTAGCTAAATAATTTAATCTACTTAAATCCGATATTACTTCAGATGAAGATAAAGATTTAAGTTCTTTTCTGACGATATTAGTTATGTTACGTAACGCAAGTTTATCTCGTTTGGTCTTGATTTTCTCAACTTCTTCCCAATCTTCTTTAGACAAGCATGAACGTTTAGATAAGTATGGAGTTAAGGATTCTGTGAGTTTTACCACATCAGGAAATGCAATTTCAGCACCTTCAAGATCAAACAATTTATGTTTCTCTACACTCAGAAAATAATCTAAGCAAGTTATTTGATTAAAATGCTTCAACAGTATAAACTGTTTGGCACATACACGACATTCAAGAATCATACGGCTTAAAGCATTTTCTTTAGTGTCGTCACTTGTTAAAGTAGTGAAACCAAAATCAACTTGTTCCAATCTGAAGGCTTTACCCATTGATATAAAATCAACAGCATGTGCAATATCATGAAACAGATCAAATACATTTAATCCTGTAGTGCCTTCTTGCTTATACTGAAACCTATAATGGCCGAAGTAAGATGTTTTATATCCACCACGGAACCATAAATTTCGGATATTCTTTTCCGCAAATTTTTTAGCTATGTTTAGCCGATTTATTTTTGACATAAACTACCTTTTAACGAAGATTGCTTGTCATTGCATTTCGACAATTTGAACACTGAACATTTCTGTTTTAAATTCAGGAAACTGACGGCAGAAGTTTCTGATATGTGACTCTGCTTCAGACCTCAAGTAATGATCCATGTTATCAATAGCTTTATCTTTCGATTCTTGGATAACAGCAGACACAAAAGTCTCTGTAGTCAACTTACGTAGTACGACCGCACACTTAGCCATCTTGATTCTCCACGGGAATATCCCAACCGTTTTCAATAAACTTTTTCAAGTTTTCTGTGCGATAGATCTTAAATGTGAATAAATAAAAGCGAACATCAAGCTTGCCGATTAGGTCTAAATGATCCCAATTAAACATGCTGAGCGGTTTCTTTGCAAAACTCCAGAACAAAACAAACGGCCATGTTTTAGGATGTCTTTGTCTGAAACTTAATTTAACAAACTCTTCTTGAGTGCCATCAAACTTTTTATCCATGTGCGCTTGATGGTAAACAATGATTCCCCAATAAACGAAGACCTTAACAAAATACTGAAAGAAAATTGACCACACTATGGCAATCAAAGGCCAGCCAATTACAAATCCGATTAAAATCTTGCCAAACGTATGATTAACGTATTCACCAAGATAAAACACAAAATGCCAAACAGCATTAACTACGCTGATAAAAGTTTCCATTTAGTATTACCTCATAGGTTTTAACCATTAAACTGTTTCGCACTCACCGCCTTCATATCCTTGAATTAAGTTCAAGGCCAATTAACGAGATGAATTTTACCTTCCTTCAATTTTTTCTCGAATTCAGTAAAGCTAATGCGGTTACGTAGCCGAACATTTTCTTCTTCGACCAAATCAAAGATTTTCTCGATTAAATAATCAAGTTCTCGGTAATCTTTAAAGTTCACAGAACCTACAAAGTTTAAATCCAAGGCACCATTCATAACAGCACTTCGTTTAAAATCTTCATCACTTAAATCAACAGCGGATAAAATGATATCAAACGCATCAGGATCTTGTAATTCATTATTTTGGTCAGTTTGATCAGGTGGCGTTAATTTGACTTCTATGTCGGACAGCGCAACCTGCAATCTATCCTGTAGACACGCAGTAAGTACATCGTCCAACTTTTTCACAGAATGTTTAATAGACATAGCTGAAAGTTTTACTATTTCAGTCTTATCCACTTCAATTTTTAAATCAGGCATATTCAAATTCAAAAGCTTTATGAAAAATGAATAACCTGTTTTAGATTGACGTACTTCACCTAGACTATTTGTAGACAGTGAAAACTGCGCTTTAATATAATCTTCAGGTTCTTCTATTGAAACAGGAAGCCAAATTTTGTTAGGATCATCACCTAATTTTACTTGTACAAAAAGAGCATCCTGCAAGCAAGAAGAATCGACATATAAATAAACGTACATAAGTCCCCCGATTAAATCTCGTTTTGTTCCACAAGTTAAAACATAGAGTTTAACTTGCATTCATACTCATTACTTCTTATACGGTGAAACGCATAAAGTTTAAACTGGACAACTTGATCTTCGCTTAAGCCAACTTTTGAATTAAGTAGATCACGAATTTGTTTTGTAAGACCTTCATTACGTATAAGGTCTACGTCTGTAGCGCCAGAATTGTTGCCTGTCATAAAAGGCTGTACTAATTTAACTACCTGATTTAAAAATGTCACGATACCCACCAATTGATTAAGTAGGTGCAGACAAAAAATCTGCACCTGACATGTTTACATTAAGCAACTGAAGTCCACGTTATTAGTGGACACAGATACAATCTGGTCAAAGTTAATTGTATCCATCTTATAAGATGAATCGGTTAAAGAATCATCCAACTGCTTGCTAAGTAAAGTCTTTTTGATTTGAACTAATACTGATAACGTGAATCCACCTAAGCCTGATTCTACAAACTTTTTACGTGACAGATAATCGATCTCAGTGACTACACCGAATAAATGTTCAGGAATATCGTTGAATTTGATTTCTACGATAACACCAACTTTAATTTGATTAGGTTTAACTGTTGCTTGGTTCATAGCTTACCTCTCTTTGTTTAATCTTCTACTTAAGAAGTGACTATTATATCAAAAAATAGCAGGCTAGTAAACCATTGTTTTTGACACAGCTCGATCAGTTGGCTTTAATCGCAAGTTTAAATGAAAAAAGGCTGGTCAATCTTTT